TCTTTGGAAAGACTAAAAAATAAAAGTAATTTATTAAATTCTTATAAATAAAAAATCTAATAAATAAATTATCTAACTATAAACAATATTTTTTTAATGGAATGGCATCTCGGCAGTCTTACCCTTTCCTACAAATGACTTATACACAATTGCAGTAAGGTTGGCCAATTGTTTAGTAAGAAGTTGCACCTGTTGTTTCAAATTGTACGCATTATAGACTTCTTCTTGCTCCTCATCTTGTTCCTCATCTTGTTCCTCATCAGAACCCTCATAATTGCTTGAGTCATCCGAATCCTTCTCTTCCTCATCGGAATCTTCGTCCTGCTGCTCCTCCTTTAAAAACATAGTTGGGTTCTTCTTAACATAGAGATGATTGTAATCAGCAATGCCTTCTTGGTCTAGCTTATACATAATTGCCTCATCACTTCGCTCATGTAGCAATGCAATCTCAGACACTGATAACTTCAGTAAATCATATTCTCTCTCCAATCTTAAACATTCATTAACCGACCACTTGTAACCAGAGCGCTTTTGTGTTTGCATTTGTGTTTTCGACATTGTATATATTATAATTGGTTTTATCTTTAAATTGTTTTAAATATATTATCTTTGAATATTATTGTTACCATTATTGTTATCATTATTGTTACCATTATTGTTACCATTATCCGGATTATTAGGTCTAATATTAGTTTCATACATTAATATATTGTTAGAAGGGTCATAAACAAAATGGTCATTATTGTTAGTTAAAGATGGATTAAACAATGTTTGAAAGAGACGATTTGTTAATGTCCCAATTAAATCACCTGTTATTGCATTATTTGACATATCAAATGAAATCTGGTCAATTATGTTAGTTTGTGGATTTCGAATGACATTAACATTTGAAATATTTTCATTGGCACCTATTGCAGCATTTGCGGAGGCACCTACATCAGCGGGTATTTCTGTATTATGCGACAAAGTCTCTCCTACATCTGGTGTAGGAAGAACATTAGTCGCTGCCTCTGTCGTTTCTGAATTTCTTATATCAAACCTACAAACCGGACATCTTACATTACTTTGAAACCATTCATTAAATTCAGTAGGAAGGAATATATGACCACAATGATTTATTTGCCTTACATTGTCAGTACCATTGAATCTTTCTAGTGAAATAGCACAAGCCTCCGAATTTGGCGATTGTATTTCATTATATCTAACAAGTCTTGATGCATTTTCAATTTGTTGAATTGTAGGCCTAACAATCACATTAGAATTTAAAAAGTTGGAAAGTAGACTAGACAATTCATCTGTATTTTGTGTTGTATTCGTATTTTGTCTTGTATTCGTATTTTGTCTTACATTAGAAATAGGTTGTCTAAAATTATTTCTAAAATTAGCTAAATTATCTAAATAAACATTAGGACTTATAGGATTTTCATAATCATAAAACACAGCATGATTATTTTCCCTATTATTTCTATTTCTATTTGCATTTGTATTTCTATTTCTAAAATTAGAATTATAAGCATTTGAATTAGTATTTGAATTTCTATTATTTAAAAACATAACTATATTTATATTACTTCGGATATTATCTAAGGTTTGATGTAATGTAGTAATTTGATAACTTATTTGTTTGTATTGTTCAACATATATATCCAACATTCTATGTTGGTCTGGTGTAAAATTTAAATTAGAATTTGGAAATGCCATAGTTATAAAATTATAATATATTAAATGAAATGTGTTTAAATGTATTGTTATATAATTAATTATTAACTAAATGAATTTTGAAAAATATAATAATAAAGGTTTATCAGGCATGGCTAATTTAGGCAATACATGTTTTCTAAATTCATGCATGCAGGTATTGTCTCATACATATGAATTAAATGACTTATTAAATTTAGAGACATATAAAAAACGATTAAATAATAAGATTGATTCTGCTCTACTTATTGAATGGGATGAACTAAGAAAATTATTATGGAATGAAAACTGCATTGTTTCTCCATTTAAATTTGTGAAAACTGTGCAAAAATTAGCACAATTGAAAGAACGTGAATTATTCACCGGTTATTCTCAAAATGATTTACCTGAATTTCTTATATTTGTAATAGATTGTTTCCACAATGCTCTTTCAAGAGAGGTAAATATGAGCATTCATGGTGAAATTACAAATGAACGTGATAAGGTTGCGTTAGTATGTCTAGAGCGAACCAAACAGATGTATTCAAAAGATTATTCCGAAATATGGAATATTTTTTACGGAATTCAAGTATCGCAAATTTCATCAATAACAAATAATGATGTTATTAGCATTACACCGGAACCTTATTTTATTTTAGACCTTCCTATTCCTCTAGAAAACAAATCACCTACACTTTTAGATTGCTTTGATTTATACGTAGAAGGTGAAATAATGGATAATGGCAATGAAGTATTTAATGAAAAAACTGGGAAAAAAGAGGTGGCAAAAAAACAAATAATGTTTTGGAGTTTTCCTAATGTATTAGTTATAGATATTAAGAGATTTAATGCTTCCAATAGAAAAAATCAGATATTAGTTGATTTCCCTTTAGAAGAATTAAATTTATCAAAATATGTCATTGGCTATAACAAAGACAATTATATTTATGATTTGTATGGCGTTTGCAATCATAGTGGTGTAGCACAAGGTGGTCATTATACTTCATTTGTAAAAAACTCAAATGGTAAATGGTATCATTATAATGACACTAGTGTAGCACAGGTTGCATTACCAAGCCAAATTATAAGTCCAAAGGCATATTGTTTTTTTTATAGAAAAAGACCAATAAAATCTAGCATCGAATTAAAGGGTCTAGTTAATTAAAAATCTGTTTTATATATATTATAATGGACGAATCTTATAATACAGTTAGTACAAGTTTAGGCACTGTTTCTACAAATATTTATGATTATATTAATGGAATACTTTCAAATCCTAGCATTATTGTAATTATAGTTATTGTTCTAGTAGTATATATATCTATATTTTTTTCTTTAGGAGAGTCTGAGTCAAGTAGTTCCAGCAGTTCATCATTTAACTTATTTAGTTCAAGTTCGGCTGACACATCTGAAACTGGCGCCGGTTCTAAAACAATTAGCATATTTATAATGTCAATATTTTTAGTTTTAATGTTAATAAATGGTCTCCAATATTTCTTCGGTGTTGACATTATTGCAAAGATTAAAAATATATTCACCGGCACTCCTGAAGTTGATATTACGATTGACCCATCTGCTGCATTATCGTCTTCAAGTGCAGTTCCTGAAATTGTTAGAGCGCCTCAAGTATTTAATATTCCTGGGAATAAATACGTTTATCCGGATGCAAAGGCATTGTGCAGCGCTTATGGTTCAAGATTGGCTACATATAAAGAAATTGAAGATGCTTATGAAGAAGGAGCTGAATGGTGCAACTATGGATGGTCTGAAGGTCAAATGGCTTTGTATCCTACACAACAGAAGACATGGGATAAATTGCAGACAATTGAAGGTCATGAGAACGATTGTGGTAGACCTGGTGTAAATGGTGGATTCATTCAAAATCCTGCTGTAAAATTCGGCGTAAATTGTTATGGTTACAAGCCACAAATGACACCAGAGGAAGAAGATATAATGGCAACAAGGCAACTTTATCCTAAAACACTAAAAGACATTGCTATGGAAAATCGTGTAAAATACTGGAAAGATAAATTGACTGGTATTTTGGTCTCACCATTTAATAGTAGTAATTGGAGTAAAATATAATAATTGATAGCAATTGAGATAATAATAATAAATAATAAATTTAAGTGTTTATTATTTACTGAGCTTTTTTTAATGATAATTCAAATAATGCTTTCAAAATAGAAATAAATATATTAACTGAATAAATTAATATCATATATTTAGTCATAATCATTAATGCACCATAACACATGTTAAAAAAGAATTTAATATGTTCTTTGCATTGTTTAATTGCATTATTGTATTTATAATTTAAGTTCATTTGTTTTAACAAATTAATATCTATAGTAATTATTGACCTACAAATTGGACATGATTTTGATACATTAATCCAATCTAGCAAACATTTAATATGAAAATTTCCATTACATTTACAATGCGATGAATCAACCAAAACAAAATCTTTCATTTTAATTAATTTGTTAGTTTGTTGAGATGATTCAAAGCAAATTAAACAATCTGGTTCGGTATTATGAATTACAATGTTTTCAGAAAGCGTTTCTATTTTTACTTCTTTTTTATTATTTTGCTCTGATTTATAACTCCTTAATCTTTTTTTATACTCATTATTATTTATATTATTATTTGCTGTGACAAGCATTTGATATATTTATACTAATTAATATTATAAATATTACGTTTAATACTTAATAGTTATTTACATTTTGCGCGTTTTCTTTTTACTAGAAATAACATCATTTTTTCTAGTTTTCTTCCTTTTTCTTTTATCCATTTCTATCATGCTCATAAATTCATCAAAAATATTATCAGGCAACATTTTTGTCTCTTTATAATCACTTAAACTTGAGTAAGAGCCTATATTTTTTTTATTAATATATAATAACCCTGCAGGAACTGCTAAATTTTCAAAAATATTGCTTGCTTTATTACCACCCATTTGATTGTTGCGATTTTCTAATGAATTGAAGGTTTGCATTGGACTTATTCCTTCTTTTAATAGCAACGAGTCAATACTATATCCTCCACTCATAATCACATCTCCGTCTTTATAAAATAAAAAATCATCATCTGTAAATTCCGGTTTATAATTATTATAATTAAATTTTGACATTGTTGTTATACATTAATTTGATATAAATTAATTACTATATAATCGCTTTATTTCCGACACATATTTAACTTCCCTTTTATTTTTAACATATTCAACAATCTTACTTACTTGTTCCTCATTTTTAATAATCTCATGCAAACATGTCTCTAAATATTTAAATGTTAGTTGCTGGGTATCCTTAACCTTTATAAATTTTAATTGTCCATCGCTTAATTTAAGAGATGAATTTGATAAATTACTAGTTTCAATATGTTCATTAATATTCTCACTTAATGTATTTTTTTTATCACGCAATTCCTTCATTCTATCATTTAATAACTTCATTTGATTATCAATTGTAACCCATTGTTGCACTTGTTGTTCAAAACTCATATAAAATATAATATAATAAAATAAAAATAAATTACAAATTAAACTTTACACTCTTTACACTCTTTATAATTTATAACTGAATTATATAAATTATATTATTATTCAATGTTTAATGTTTAATGACGTCTGGTTTTCATGTGACCCGAACGCCTTGAACTTTTACTCTTTCCATAAGATTGTTGCATGCCCAAAAGTCCAAACGGAACCACTGCCTGTTCTAAAACAGCACCTATTCCTAAAAACCCTCCCTTCTTTCCTTTTCCTCTCCCCTTTCTACTTTTCTTACCACCAGATTGCCTTTGTTGCATCAATGAAGAAGAAGGATTATTATCATTGGGATGTCCAATTCGAGTAATTTGATTGTGGCTATCAACGACTCCTGGTTGAGAAGTAAATGTGCGCCAGAATTGTTGAATGCCTGTTCCGTAGTTATTTAAAACAGAACCCCAAGCACTTGGAGGAGCAAGTCCACCCTTTTGTGTTTTTCTATGTCGTTTTCCGCCTTTTGCCATTATATTATATATTGACATAAAAAAAATTATAACTTTTGAATAGTATTAATAAATGATTTATTACGCAATAATGTAATTAAAATAATTAATATTGCTAAAATTAAAATAAATATCAAAAGCACTAAAAATATGATTATATAGATATATGGATAAATTTCATACAATATAAGGTCTGTTACAGGTGAAAATATAATCTTAATCTCATTTCGAACATCTTCTGTTTTTAAGATGTCTAAACATTGTTTCATTAAAGAATCTTTCATTGGTATTTCTATAAAAATATTATAAAATTATTTTGGATTTTTTGCGTGTTATTATTATTTAAATTTTCTCTTATTCCAATAAGATTAAAATGGATGACATTATTGAGCCAACAATGGATTATGACTTTTCCAAAATATATTTAGGACCACCTTCCACTTTAGCAGGTGGTGCATATTTCAGTAAAATACTGAACAATAATAAGGCATTATATTTACAAACACCCAAATCTTTAACAAAGCAGGGGTTTATAAAAAGTGGTAAGAAATTATTTACTGACCTCATGTTTGATAACAACGACACCATATTTATTAATTGGATTGAAAATTTAGAGACTACATGTCAAGAGTTAATTCACAATAAAGGCACTGCATGGTTTCAGACGAAGCTGGAGAAGGATGATATTGAGACTGCATTTACATCTCCATTTAAAATTTATAAATCTGGAAAATATTATTTATTAAGAGTGAATGTGAAGCCTAATATTAAAATATATAATGAGACTGATGAAAGCATAAAAATAGAAGATATTAATGTTGAAAAGAATATAATATCTATTTTAGAAATACAAGGCATTAAATTTACATCTCGAAACTTTCAAATTGAAATTGAACTTAAGCAGGCTATGGTGGTAAGCCCTGACCCATTTTTAGATGAATGTTTTATTAAAAAACCTGTTAAAAAACAAAACACATCTATGCCTATGTCAGTGCCTATGACAATGCCTATGTCAGCACCTATTTCTATGACAATTAATTTAGATGATAACAATGATAATGATAATAATAATGATGATGATGATGATGATGATAATAATACCAGCGACAACAAAAATAATAATATAAAGGAAAATGTTTTAAATGTAAATGATTTAGACGATTTTATAAAAGACACAGCTAATGAATTATCAAATGCAATTGCAATAAATGCAGACAAAAAAGATTTAGAAATAAATACTAATTCAAAGATGAATCAGAATAATACAAGTGTAGAAGAACATAATAAAACGAATTCAAATGAGAATGTGTTTTTAGAAATAGAAGATTTAAATTTTGAAGAAACAAAAAACAATTCAAATATTTTGACAGAAGTAGATTTAAGTTCTAGTTTAGTAAATAGTTTAGAAAGTTTTACACTTAAAAAACCAAATCAAGTATATTATGAAATTTATAAAAAGGCAAGAGATAAGGCAAAGGAATGTAAAAAAATTGCAATTGAAGCTTATTTAGAAGCCAAAAATATTAAGAATACTTACATGTTGGATAATATTGATGATGACGACGATGATAGTGATTTTGATTATGAAAATGAAAATGAAAATAACAATTATTAATTATTAGTAATTAATTTGTTTTTGTAAACATCTAGGAAACTTTATAAGTTTTCATTTTACAAGATATACTAACAATTAATTAAATTTAATTAATTAATAATTACAAAAATATTTTATCCTTAATTTTATATAATGAGTGTCTCACTAAAAAAACTCTGGAATGATTATGGTGTTGGCGGTATTTTACTTGCCATTATAGGATTGTACGTCATTTCTATGTTGTATAAATATTTTATGTCCAAGGGCTCGAGTGGTTATGAAGGTCAGACTAACAATAACAACAAAGCTTACAAGAATAATAAAGGTTCTTCTTCTTCTTCTTCCACCGGTCCTCAACAACAAAGTCAAGTGCAAGATTCTATAGAAGGTAACAACGAGGTATTTGCTGCCGTTGGTGGTTCATCATCTCAACAAATGATGCCCAATAGTTCTTGTGGTACGAGTTCAAATCCTGCTGACTTGTTGCCCAAGGATACTAACAGCCAATGGGCTCAATTAAACCCTGTTGGTCAAGGTGAAATTGGCAATATTAATTTCTTGAAGGCTGGTTATCAAATTGGTATTGACACAGTTGGTCAAAGTTTGAGAAATGCTAACTTGCAAGAGCGTTCTGACCCAGTCATTCCTCAGATGTCTGTTGGTCCGTGGAACATGTCCACTATTACTCCCGATTTTATGAGACCTCCTTTGGAGATTGGTCAAGGTGGTCAATAATTTTTCAACTTAACAATTTTTCAACTTAACAATTTATTAAGTTAACAAACACTAACAAACTAATTAAATATTACATTGATATTTAATTAATAATCTTTGATTTGAAAAAATATATGCAATATATAGATGTTCGGCTTTGGTAAACAAAATATATTATTTTACATTGTTTTAGGATTTGTTTTACTTATTTGTTTTAGAATTTATAAAGATTCTGATGCGTACAATTTAAAATGTATTATATCTGATGTTGATGGTGAAAAATATTGCGTTCGAGAACGCGCCAAGCTGCAAATTGCTGCAGATTTGTTGGCGAAAGTCACGCAAAATTGCAAAGATTTGGTTGCATATGTTGGTAAAAAATATCCAGAAGATGAAGACGTACAACGTCTTATGCAAAAATTTAATCCAACAAAAATTTCCGAAACATTGCCCACAAGCGAATTCACTGCATATAGCGAAAATAAAGGTGAAAAACTTGCTTTTTGCTTGAATAAAAAAAAAGATGAAGGTAAATTAATTGATATTAATACATTGACATTTGTTGCGATTCATGAATTAGCACATATCATGACAAAATCTGAAGGTCATAAGCAGGTTTTTTGGCAGAACTTTAAATTTTTATTGGAAAACGCAAAAGATGCAAAAATATACAAGCCTGTTGATTACAAGAAAAATCCTGAACCTTATTGTGGCATGGATATTACAGACAATCCCTTATATGACTTGAAGTAAGGGCTTTTACAAATAAATTTTATTATTTAATATAAGGGCTTTCCGTAAATATATATAAAATAATAACATATTAATATATAATATAATGTCATTGTCCAGTCCAATAATTAAGGTAAATAAATTAATAGGTAAGGGTAAGGATAAAATAGAAAGCATTATAGTATTTTGGGGAACCAATTTAGAAATACCAAACCCCACTACATTATTTAATGAATTTATAAAGGATGCAAAAAAACATTTGAAAAAATACAGCCAAATAAAAGGCATCTTTTCCAAAGATGAACTAACAAATATATCAGCGAATAATATTCCTGTTACTTTTACAAATCAATCAATTCACATTGATGATAGCATAGGTGTTGTAAAACTTAAAGTATTTGAAGCAATTGGTAAAACTGCATCAATAGATGAAATTTATTTATTTTGTTTAAAAGCCGAAAAAATTAACCCGATAACTTTGTATCAAAATTTAACTCAAAGAGACCGCAATCCCTTAACCAAAGTTCGCCTTAGCCAAATGATAAGTAATATTTATGCTGAAGATGTTAGTCCAATTGATTTTGAACTGCCTGTTAAACCTTTATATTCATTTGACGATATTTTACGATTGAATTTGGTAGAACGTGATTATTTTATTGCAAAAGCATTGGGGCAAAAATTTGTGTTTTCAGATGATGAATATCCGTTTATTGTTGACCCATTCTATGTAACTGAATATGACAATTTGTTAGAACGTTCAAGAAAAGAGTTATCCTCTTTAAATAATAATTTGCTATTAGAAAATGAAGTTATTCATGATAACACTTTGTATTTATGTTTGGCTGAAGATGTATTTAAAGCATTTCAACCCGCCAAATTATCAACCGAATATGCCAGCAAAATTTATTTCCCATTTTTATATAAAGCAAATATTGATACAATTGCAAAACTAGAAGCAAAAAGAGAACAATTAATACATGATACATCTGCCAAACTAACAAAAAATGCTGAACATATATTTGAAAATATTAATATGTTTTATAATGTATACAAATATAAAGAACCATCAGATGTATTCTCAGCCAATGCAGCTAAAACTGGAATAAATAATATTAAAATTGTTATGTATCCAGATTATAAAATAAAGATACCAATTGATGTTATTTTCAAGTTATTACATGCAACATTTGATTATCCTCTTATTAAATATAATCCAGAATCAAGACAAGAGAATATTTATAGATTATACACAGACAAACTAACAATAGATGGGCAAAAAATTCCATATTTAAACAAATCTACAATAATTAAACTAACAAAATTAATTGGCAGAAAAAAATCGGTGGCCGTTTACACTAAAATATTTTACCAAGAAAATGAATATTATATGGTTTGCGAATTTGATGAAAATGGGGAGATATCGGTTTACTCTTTTATTCCATTTGAGAAACCTGTTTTATTAAGCGATGACAAAGAAACTAAATTTGAACATATTGACAAAATTATTGCTTTGGCTGTAAATCAACTAATTGAACAAATTAAACCTTTTTTTGAACAAAGTGGATTAGAAATACCATTATTTAAAACCATCGAAGGTTCTAATATTGAAATTAGAGACATTACATATCAAATGGTTTATTCAATTATTAATCCGATTAATATTAATCAATATAGTGGATGTTTATCTAGTGTTTTTACAATAGAAAGTGATGATTTAAAAAAGGGAGCAAATATGCGTTTTAAAAGGGTTTCAAATTTTACCTTATTAGATAGTCAGACTGCGTTTATTATTGAAAAAATAGACCAGGGATTTCAACAGCACGATATTATATCTGAATTGCAACAAAATTATGATATTGATGAAGAAAAAGCCAACGATATTTTAATAAATGTTATTCGCGATTTGGAAGCAACACGTGGTGCAAATAAGCGACGCTCTATTATGATAAAGAAAAACCCCGGGTTTAAAACTATTATGACTTTAAATTCAATTACTAGTGAGTTAATAATTGTAGTTAATGGATTAAAAGATTTATATTATTTATACACTTTTCCCGTTTATATTGATACTTTTGTTAGAATTACTCAGGATATATCCAGCACATTAATAGATTCTTCTATTATAAATAAGTTATGTTCTGGTGGTGAAATTGAGGATTTAAATTTTGATGATATTACGGCTCAGTCCGAGCATTCCATTAATGATAATAATCAAGTGCCTAATATTGAAAATGAAACTGCCGTTTATTCTGATAGCATTAGTAGCAATTCTAATGATTTGTTAGATATGTTAGGGTTTGAATCTGGTTCTGATGATATTGGTGGGGGTCCGGATGATATTGGTAGAGGTCCTGATGGGTCTTCGTCTCCCGACAAAGAAGTATCCTCTGACGAAATACCTTCATCACCTACTCCTGGACCTGGTCCCAAACCTGATTCCAATTCCGACAAAGAAGTATCTTCAGATGAAATGTCTCCTTCTTTTAAACCCGATTCTGACAAAGAAGTATCTTCTGACAAAGAAGTATCTTCTGACAAAATGTCTCCTTTTAAACCCGATTCCGACAAAGAAGTATCTTCTGACAAAGAAGCATCTTCTGACAAAATGTCCTCACCTAAACCTGAACTTGTTATTGCATCCGAATCCGATAAAGAAGTGTCTTCACCTAAACCTAAATCGCCTAAACCAGAATCACTAACAGACAATCTGCCATCATTTTCTCAATCTAAATCGCCATCTATATCTCCATCTATATCGCCATCTATATCGCCATCTATGTCACCTGCTATATCACCAGAATCTTCGCCTGAACCTATAAAACCGCCAATAAAAATTGGAAAAGAAATTAAAAAATCAAAAGTTGAATTTGATATATTAGAGGAATCAGCGCAATCAATAGAAGACGCAAGCAAAGCAGAAGAAGAGCAATTTGAATTTGAACCTGCTAAAAAACAGAAAACAAAATCGCATGTTAAAAGAAACAATCCAGAAACAAAAATTCCACCCGTAAAAGGTAAAATTGCAGCAAAATCAAATGTAAGTAAAGTTTTAGATATTACTGGAATGAACTTAAAGAACCCCAGTCCATTTTCAAAACGCATAGAAGAAAAGATGCCACAATTATTTATTAAATCAAAAAATGAAAAAATGGATTTGTATACAAGAATGTGTCCATTATCTCTTCAAGCAAGACGTCAACCAATTATTTTAACAAAGGAAGAAAAGGATAAATTAATTGCAAAACATCCAGAACAATATATAGATGAAAAAACCGGAGCCGTTAAAGAATCTGAATTTATTGAATATAGTAAATATTTCTTTACTTGCCCTCGCTATTGGTGTTTACTAACAAATACAATGGTTACCCCAGATGATATATTAGCAGGAGAATGTGGTCCCCCAGTAAAAAATATAGAAGACGCTATTATTCCACAAAAAGCCAAAAATGTACCAAAGGGTAAATTTGTATATCAATTTTATGATGAAAAAACAGAGAATTTTCCTGGATTTCATAAAGAAAAAACACCAGATGGTTCATGCATTCCTTGTTGTTATAGCAATTGGTCGACACCTGAAATGAAAAATCGCAGAGACACTTGTCAAGGCCAAGGACAAATTCAAGGTGAAAAAGCTAAAAAAATGGAAGTATCTGAATCAGAAAAAGCAATAGAAGAAGCAATTGAAATTGGCATTAAAGAAGTTGAGGGTTATGTAAAAGGCCCTGAAAAGTATCCATTGGGTGAGCATAGATGGGGATATTTGCCAATTGTTGTGCAAAAGTTTTTAAATGAGGTTAATTCTGATTGTCAAATTAGCAAATCAAATATGAACTTGAAACCAGACCATGATTGTTTATTACGTCATGGAGTTGAAAAAAGTCCTAAACAATCTTTTATTGCTTGTATAGCAATGACAATGTTTTATGATAAAACATATTTAGTTCCAGACCCAGACAAACCAGGTAAAAATAAAAGTGTACCTTTAATTAGAAAATTTATAAAGGACTCTACATCAGAGGTGCCAACAATACAACAAATGAAGAAAATTATACTTAATGCAATTGATATTGACAAGTTTATAACTTATCAAAATGGAGATTTGATTACATCATTTGCCAATCCTAAATTGGATATGGAAAAACAAGTAAAAGCTGAAAATTTAAGAAAAGAAGGACTAATGGAAAGAGAAGCAGAAAGAGAGGTGGAAGTGGAAGGTCCGAATCGATTTGTAAAAGGAGAACATATTGAGTGCAATTATCGTGGATTGGATAAATGGTATAAGGGTGTAATTATAAATGTGAATAGAAATGATACCTATGATATATCATTTGGCAAAATAAAGGTAAATATAGATGATTATAAAGATTCCGAGTTATATAGAAAAATAGATGATTTGACAAAGAAAAATAATAAATGGTATAAAATAAAATCATCAATTGAACCTGATGAAAAAGAATCGACCATAGATTCAGAAAAAGAGGATATAACTTATGACCTTGAATTTTTTGAAAAAGTGGTTGAAGCATATGAAAATTTCAAACGTTTTTTAACAGATAAAAATATTTTCATTGATTACACGTATTTATGGGACATCATTTGTATTCCTAATCCTCTTCTATTTGAAAAAGGTTTAAATCTTGTTGTTTTGGAGATGCCAGAAGATGACATTACAAATAACATTGATTTGGCTTGTCCAACAAACCATTATTCAATGCATAGATATTATGCAAATAAACAGAGTGTTATTTTACTTAAGAGAGACAATTGGTTTGAACCCATTTATTTATATAATAGTACCGGCAATAAGGGTAAACCCAAAATCAAAACAACATTTTCACCTGAACATGATAGACAATTGCCTATTGAATTACAGAAAGTTTTTGAAGATATTATTAAACCTCAATTAGATAAATATTGTGGCGCAGAATCTAGTCTCGACAAGAAGGAATATAGATTTAAAACCCCACCATTATTAGATGAGCTAATAACAAAACTAATTGCAATGGGATACGACGTAAAATATCAAGTGTTAAATTTTCAAGGCAAGGTAATTGGTGTAAATGCGTCAAAACAAACCAAACATGGATTTATTCCTTGCTATCCATCATCGTTAACATTATTAAAACCAAAAGATAAAACTCTAGATAAATATGGTTATGTATTTATGACGGATGATATTTGGCAATCATATGAAGACACACTGGCATTTTTGAAAGATTATTATAAATACGAAGAACCAACAAATATTGATAAGGTGCAATGCTTTGATGATAGATATTTTTGCAAGGTTGCCGATAGTGAAATGGATGGAACCTTAGTAATAGGGTTTTTAACAAATACTAACCAATTTATTCAAATAAATAAACCAAAAGAAATATCTCATATAACTGATAATATAAAAATTATTACAAGTAATGATACATTGGTTGCAAATATAAAATCTAAATCTAAGGCTAAGTCTAAGGCTAAGCCGTTTAAACCGGATGGGCCATTAGTTGCAGATATAAATACACTAACATCATCAAAGGCTGATAGTCGTCGCGTGGATTTTATAAAGAGAATACAATTAGAAATACAATCCGTATATTATTTAATGATTATTCTAATAGTGAACAACGAAAAAAAATACAGGAAGAATGTAAAGAAAAGACAGCTTTATACAAAGACAAACTAACAAAAGTTATTAAATCATTGAAAGCGCTTGTTAATGATAATGTTGAATTTGTTGAGGATTTTAATTATAAAAATATAAACGAAGATGACATTCAAAGTTGTATTGCAAATAAGGCGGATAATTGTGTTGAAACTGATACGTCAATTTGTAAAATATCAACTAAAAATGGAAAATGTATTATTTCATTCCCTTCAAAGAATTTGGTAACTGATATGCCAAACGAAGAGTATTATTTTGGACGAATGGCAGATGAGCTTATCCGTTATAATAGAATAAAATCATTTATATTTAAACCACAAGCATACTTATCATTTGGTAAAATAAAATACAACTTGCGCGATGATGAGATTATTGTGTTACAAGATATGCTCACTCAAGAATTTTTTGATAATATGAAACCATCTGATATTAATATTTATGCAAAATATAATACATATGATAATGCTGAACCTATTATTTCTAAAAGATATACTTCAGATGTTCCTTTAGATGAGTTAATTAATCCTAAAATTAAAGATTGTAATATTAGTGAACCAGAAAAAATTACAAATAAATATTGGAAATTATGTTTCCCAAATAATTACAAGGAAATTATTTACAAGGATAGTAAAAATTGCGGATTATATTTGATTATTGATTTGGTTAAAACATTCACCAATAAAACTCTTACCATTAACACAATGAAAGAAGATTTAATAGATGAATATAGAAGACTTATTACTGAAAATGAGTCTCAGGCTAAAGCCAGTATTAATCTTGCACGACGGGATAAAATTCTTGATATTATAAAATGTGAGGGTCAAGTTGATTCTAACAAACTTTTGACTAATGTTGAAGAAATGATAATGCCAGAAAAATTTACTCCTGTTAGTTTTGATTTGTGGATATTATTAAATAAATATGAAATTCCTTCGTTTTTTATTTCTGATTATCATTTGTTAGAAACTAATCGCAAACTAAATAGGTTTGTTTGTTATCAATCTAAAGATAATAATTATGCATTTATTGTCGTACCATCTATGCGGCAAGGAAAAAAGATATTACCGGAATATAAATTAATAATTAATGAAACAGCAAATGCACAAATAAATATATCAGATTTGCCTCAAACTCCATGCCTAAATAAATTAAAAGATGCTGAAAGGACATATTATACTATTGAAGATTTTATAGACAATAAATTTGACAAACAATTGGCTTGCAAACCGCCTACAAAAGCTGCAAAAATTAAAGAATCGAGAGATATTGTAGGGCAAAATCCAGATATTTTGGATATACCAGAAGAAAAAGAAGAAGACCAGCATTTTGATATTGAACCGGTAGTGCAAAAGAAAACCCCCAGGAAATCCACTAAAAAGAAAGGAGGTCGAAATATTTCGAAAAATACTAGACGAAAATAATGTTAGTATTAATTAAGTTAAATTAGTTAAGTTTATTGTTGTAAAATAATTTAACTAATAGAATCATCATCGTAATCTTCATCATCGTCGTCGTCATATTCCTCTTCTACTAAAATTTCACTATCATGCATTATTTCATCTTCATCATTTTCTTCATTGTTTGATTCATCTTCTTCTTCGTCTTCTTCATCTTCTTCCTCTTCTTCGTCTTCTTCGTCTTCTTCATCTTCTTCCTCTTCTTCGTCTTCTTCGTCTTCTTCGTCTTCTTCGTCTTCTTCCTCTTCTTCTAAATTGTCAATAACATTAATATAATCTAACAAATTTGAAATATCTGCCGCATTCAAATGCATACCTTTAATATCAATATTGTAAAAATTAATATGTTTATTATTAAACACTAATTTTCCTTTTCTTTTATATTTGCAACGATTTATTGCAAACGGGTCTGCATTAGATACTGATTGACTTTGTTGTGAAACCGATGTGTCTAATAAATTTGATAAGTTAACATTATTGGCAAGACATGGGCTAGAAAAACTAAAAGGAATTGGCACTAATTCAATGTATCTTCTTCCAAATGATTTATTATATTCGTAAAATTTCTTCATTTTTAAATACAACACTTTTCTATATTTTGATATTTTATGGATTCCTCTAATATCATAATTTACAATGCAATAGTAATACAGAAATGGTCTAAAAATTTCTACTAATTCCTCTTTGGGAAAATCATTATGTATCAATAGTTTTTTAGTATAAGGATTTGTTTTTATCATTTCAACTATTGAATCATGCAAATAAAGCGCAGGTGATGTAAACACATATTTTTTAATAGAATATTCTCTTAGAAACGCTTCATTATTTATTACAAACAATTCATTATTAAAATTTGATAAAAAAAATAAATGAAATATTGTAGATACCACGCGACCACTCTCTTTCATTTTAAAATATATATTATATAATGTTGCATCACTTAGTTCTTCGTTATTAAATGGATTTTTTGGATAAGTTGGGTCTGGAAAAAAACTTGGAGAATTACTTATTGCCGTTTCAATTATTCTTATTAAATCATTTAAACTAAATAGATAAATTGATTTATTTTGAATTAATATAAATGTATTTTTATTATTTACAACCAACGCCGTCATTGAAAGGTCTTCTGTTACCACCTTTGGATATTTTTTCATTTTATAAATATTTACAAATCTTATTAAAGAAAAATATATCCGTTGGGCTTTTGAAAATGCATCTAATAACTCTTTTTTGGCCTTGTTATTATTAAATTTGTTATTAAAATAAATATTTAATGCATTGAATTTACTGCTAGCAAACTTGGTTATATATGTGTGTTTTGATGATTCATTAAATTCCTTATAAATTTTACATATAAACATATAAATACTAAATGATATATACATTTCATTTTCGACTGATATATTACAAACGTTAAATGGTTTTATTTCATCTGGATATTTTATTGTATTTGCATTTACTACTCTTTGTAATATATTAAAAAAAGTTTTCATTATAATTAATATTATAATTAATTTATTTTTAATATATTATTTATTTTGTATTATTGTCTTATTGTCTTATTGTCTTATTGCATTATTTCTATCAGATTTAACAATTACTCAAATGGATTATAATCATTGTCTCCTCCAAGGTCTTCTGTCAGAATATTAACAACATTATCATCAATCGTAAGGTTCTTTGTGCTACATTGGTCATTCTGGTCTTCCAAATCTCCAAATAATCCCTTTTCTATCAAATCTTGCTTGTCTTCGTACTCATACTTATACTTCTCATCTAACTTAATCATCTCATTCAAATCTAATACCACTTGGAATGAAGCTGTGCCAAACAATCCTTCTTGTCCACACATTACATTTGCAGAAATGCCTCTCATCATATCCAATTCAGCGTGTCTTGCCGCCTTCAAGAACATCTCAGGTGTCTCCTCAAACGATGCCTTGGCAATTGGACCAATATCATCATTGTTGATACCATGTCTAAATATTGATATCATCTTTTGAGTAAATGTCATTCTATCACACAATAAAGCCATATGATGATAGTTCAAATAAGTGCCATCAAACTCAATTACATCAGCCAACTCATTGTAAATTGCCTGTCTAGCGGCTTCCATTCCTAGAACATTAAATATCTCAATAATATCATTACTATATGTTCTATTTGGGTCAATGTAATCTAGACCAAGCACATCCAACATATTAGTTCCAATTGTATCAAGAACCCAAATATCTTGCTTCACAAATGTTCCCGCCTTTTCAACCAAATTATCTTTAATCTTTCTAAGTATAACCTTGTCGATATTCTTTATGCCACGAAGCACAATATTATTCAATAATTGGTCTTGGAAATTCTTCAAAATATATATTTGGTCAGATTGGTCCAATGGATTGAGTTTAGCCTTCTTCTGTGCTCTGCTCGCTGCATTTTTCAATATATTATTCATTCTTATTCTGAACACCAATTTTTCAGAATTGTAATCCGAGTACACACAAGAGACTTCATCCTTGTATGTATTATTTAATGTAAAGTTAACATCATCCATTGTTATGTTTTTCTCCAACATTGTCTCTGGGTCCATAATCATTCTAATAATCCATTTTGACTTTTCATTTGTTGTTGCAGCAACGCCCGCACCTAAGCATTCGTCTATCATATTCTCAAAATCTCTGTATTGAGCCATAGTGTCCTTGTCCTCATCTATTAGAGTATTCAAATCATCTGGGTCAAAACAGATTTCAACTGACTTGACAATTTCTTCCAACTTAGTATGTTCCAACATATATTGGTATGTATTTGCCTTATCTTTATCAGTCTCATCTTCAGGTTTCAAGTATACAGTTAACGATGGATTCTTTAATGACGCCGATAGCGATAGGATTTCCTCAATTCTTGGCACACCACGGGTCACATTGGACTTGGATGCAACACCTGCAAAGTGGAAAGTATTGAGAGTGTTGTGTACTATGATGCCGCAATCCATCATAAATGTCTGATTTGCTGGAACTGTGAAGTCATAAACATATTCTTTTTCTAAAGGTTTGATAATTTCAATGTTCACAATTTCATCCCAAATTACATTTGAGTTTGCAGCCTGCTTCAAAATTGCTAATTCATTTGCAATTAATCCGACATTCTCATTTTGTTCAAAGATTTCAATATACTTCTCCAAAGTGCGGCGACCAATGCTGGATTTCTTTGCCCATCTTCCATATGTACGGCTTTGTCCTGGTAGTTTCAAAGTTTTACCACAAACCCCGATAATTTGTCCTAGTCCATTAATCTTATCAATTTCGTCAGATAAATCATGAGCATCAGTGCGCTCACAATATTTAACAAGGTTCATCAATTTGTCAGCATGAACCAAACTACCAATATTGTCTTGATACGCCTTTGAATACTTAGGACTAATAGATACATTAAACATTGGTGCGCCACGACTATTAGTCTCTTTAGTAGACGCAAATATTCCAAAGTAATTAAGGAACAATGCAATATCACTTGATAATTGTTTGCTTCTACTGCATGACCGGATTTGATGATGCTTCTCATCGCATTGGAAATTACCATCTCCGTCCATATATCCTTGGATTAGACCAGCTTTGAACTCATTGGGTGCGGTAAATGCAAAGTCAGGAATGCGTTTGACAAATGACCCAGTGCCGCAAGTATTTACAATGAACTCGGCTAGAACTTTGTGACTAAATTTGGTTGACGTCGAAGGTCCATATTCACCAGCATATGTTCGAACTTTACCTTCCTTTCCAAACTCAAATGCCAATTTGGTAACATTATCAATGAAGAATTGTGAAATATTCGTTATGCAAATAGAGCCGTTATTAATATTACCTTCAGCCAAGTAGGCGCCAATAAACCAGCCAAATAGTTGGTCCAACTTCTTATCATTGTCGCCAATTGTAACACTATCTTTAACAAAAGTGTTTGCAATGTGTTTAGCAACTGGAACACGCATTCCTTCTTTCAAATCAGCACCTGTAATTGGTGCAACTTGTTGTGTTGCTTCGTCGCGAATTAGATGCGAATGACTTAATGTAGTTGTTGTACTGCGTCCACTCTTGGTTGTAATCTTTACCAAATCACCATTAACTGGGTGACGACTGACGTGTGAGATTTTATTCCAATACGTCTTCTCTTCTTTGTCCACACCAACAATATAATACTCATCTTCCAATGTATCTAATAACGTCTCCACGCTGTCTACATGTCCAGTGTTAAATGTATACTCTGGATTTTCCTCAATGAGAGCATCGCATAATTCTCCAATTTGTGACAACACTGAAGAAATATTTTTTGTAAGTTTATTAATTTTTACAAACCTAATATGCTCACAATAAGCAACCGACATTTGTGTTGTTGGCTCGCCAATGCTCTGCGCCGCAATCATTCCCACCATTTCACCAGGTGCAACAATTGCGCGCTTATAATCCAAAATAATGGTCTCCAATAATATTTGAAGTGCCTTCTGGTTGAAACGCTTATTCAGTAACAAATCTTTGGGAGACAAGTAGTAATAGAATAAGACCTTGAATAACTCAGTAGGAGGTGCAAACTGAATCTTTAATAGTTTGGCAAAGGCAGTTTCAATCATCTCAAACGCTTCAAGCATGGTAATATCTACAAGCGAATTTGAGTTGATATTTTGTTGACCAATTATATTCTGAATTATGTAAGAGAATGCAACTGGAACGCGCACAACCTTATCTGACTTGTAATTAAAGATATTCTTAATAATAATATCTCGTTTCTCAATCATCCAATTTGTGTAAAATTGACATTTCTCATTTAACTTCTCATTCTGTTTCTTTTGGCGAGTAAATGTGGCAGTTGTAAACATACCAGAGATTGACTTGGTTTTGTTTTTCTCATCAGGTACATTGTAATGTGCGTAAATATCTTGAATGCTCATATCAACAATGTGAAGTTCTTGATTTTCAACTTTAATTGTGTCAATTCCATCATCACCATAAGAGAATTGCACCAACTTACCTTTATTGGTTCTGATAGTCATATCATAATTAATCATCAAATCTTCCAAGCCTTTAATAAGTCTTCTCTGAATGTAACCAGTGGTTGAGGTCTTAACAGCAGTATCAATGAGACCAATTCTGCCACCCATAGCATGAAAGAACAGCTCTTGAGGCGACAAGCCGTTAATATAAGAACTCTCTACAAATCCACGTGCTTCCGGAGAATCATCATACTTGGTGTAATGAGGTAATGTTCTATGTTCGAATCCATAAGGAATTCGCTTGCCATCTACGTTTTGTTGACCAAGGCATGCAGTCATTTGTTGAATATTAATTTCTGTGCCTTTGGAACCAGCATTAAACATAATAACAAATCGATTATCCTTATCTAGATTCTTTAAAGCTTCTCTGCCTGCATCATTCTGAGCCCTACTTAAAATATTGTTAATTTTTGTTTCAAACTCCTCTTCATTGGACTTGCCTGAATTGTTCTCAAATATACCAATTTGGACCTGGTCAATCAAATTCTTAACATCCACCTTCTTATCAGTAATAATTGATATAATCTTCTGGTTTGTCTTGGCATCAGTAATCAAGTCACTAATTCCAACACTGAATCCACTATTCTTCATGTACTCAGTGATTATATTTTGCAAGTCATCAACAAATGCAGCAGATGCCATGTTTCCGTAATCATTGCAGACACGATGAATCAAACCCTTAGTTCCTGAACCAAGAATTCCCTTATCCATCTGGCCTCTAAGATATTGACCATCTTTAATCTCAATGATGTTATTAGAACTATCTGGCTTCTCTGTGTCGCCGTTGTATTGTTTATTTTTCACCTTCAATGACATAGGTGGCAATATTTGAGATAAAACCTCAAAATTTGACACTCGTTCGCTTCTCTTTCTCTTTATTTTTGACATATCGACACGATTAAACATCATTAGCAAATTCATTGCATCCTTCTGTGTAAAATCTATCTTCTCTCTTGTAAATCTATAGCATCCAAGCATTGAATCTTGATAGATACCAATGATTGACGCGTTGTTACCTGGACTTATTATCTGGTATGGCACTGCTGCCAAATTCTTTAATTCTGCCTCGGACTCCGGGTCCTGTGGCATATGTAAATTCATTTCATCGCCGTCAAAATCGGCATTGTATGGTTTAGTATCGGCAACGTTCATTCTGAACGTATCTCCGCGCTGCATAATGCGCGCAATATGACACATCATACTCATTCTGTGTAAAGTAGGTTGTCTGTTAAATAGAATTGCGTCGCCGTCCATCATGTGTCGATGAACTGTGTCGCCTTCTTCTAAAACAATAGACTTCCTATCCAAGTATCTCAATGTAATTGATTCGCCATTCTTCTTCTCCAAGATTTTTGCACCGGGCCACACATCGGGTCCGTTTTGCACCAATTTTGTCAAGAATGCTTTATTTACACGATTTACGCAAACAGGCTTGGTAATGTTCTTTGCTATTTTCAAAGGAATACCAAGTTCTCGAATGGAAATATTCGGGTCCGCAGTAATGACTGAACGTGCACTAAAATCTACACGTTTTGCCATCAAGTTGCCTCTCATACGACCACCTTTACCATTCAGTCTGTCTTTAATTGACTTCAATGGTCTGCCAGAGCGTTGAGCAACAGGGTTGGACCCCGGCAATTTATTATCAACTTGACTGGCTACATGATATTGTAACACAGTTGTCCAATCATTAATAACATTTTCCGGCGCATTGTTTTGAAGCTTATCTTGAAGCGTCTTATTCGTTTTAATAATATTAACAAGAATATGACTTAAATCATCTTCAGAACGTTGCTGTGCGTCGTGTTTCACAGATGGTCTAACCGCAGGAGGAGGTACTGCTAAAACCTGACAAATCATCCAATCCGGACGCGACCATAAAGGACTGAATCCCATAAATGTCACATCTTCGTCGGAAATACGCTTAAATATTTTTAATACTAATTCAGGAGTTAAAGGAATTACAATATTCTCATCACCTTCTTCACTATTATTGGTCCATTCAGCATATAAAGAAGCAAATCCTTCCTTTTTGATTTTTTTAGGTTGCAAACAACCACATCCATCTTCAGTGTCTTCACCACACCTTTTAATGTCTTTAGTCAATTCAAACACATATTTCCATCTGGCCTGAGTTTGCATTTTTAATGCCTGTTTATATTTTTCTTTTGAAACTAATAATTTGCTGCACTTGAAACATACGCAGCGCAAAATCTTCTGGATTGTAGACAAGTATTGAATATAAAACACAGGACGCGCCATTTCAATATGTCCAAAATAACCAGGAGTTTGCATATAATCTAATCCATCTGTTGGACATATTAATCCTGGTTCTAAAACCCCCATTCTAGGGTCAAATAGCCCATTGATTACTGGCTTATTGTTTATATATGTATCGCGCGTAGTAATTTCGGCTACAGAGCCTTTACGAATTTCTTCGGGCGATAATATACTAAACTGGATGCCGATAATCTTAGAGCAGTTAGTATTTTTCATGTTTCTGGAACTTTGCGACATTCTAATATAATATTATAAATTATATTTAGATTGTTTCGAATCAATTTTATTTTATATTTTTAAATTGTTTATATATAATTTATTATTTCAAAGGTTTTTGAAAAAAATTGATTTTAAAAATTATAATTTAAACCTTTTTATAATATTATACAAAGAATGACTCGCGATCAAAATAAGATAGTTAAAAAGGAACAATCTAAAGCTTCTAAAAAGATGGATGAATCAATTAGACGCAGAAAGAAGAATGAAGAATCATCAGATGATGGAGGTTCTCAATCTAGTGATAGTGAATCTGACGAAATTGACCAGCATGAATATAGAAAGTTTTTAGCAAAAATATTTCCATCTAAAAATGCAAATGATAAGGTCAAGGCAGGTGAACGTCTTAAGAAAGTCTTGCAAAAGAATAAAAAGAAGTACGAATCGGAAGAAGAATCTGAAGAGGAGGAAGAAACTGATTCTGACTCTGATTTTGTACCAAAGAAATCTAAATCAAAGAAAGAAAATAAGAGTAAGAGTAAGAGTAAGTCAACTAGACTACGACGCAAAGATTATGAATCAGAGGAAGAAGAAGAGGAAGAAGAATCTGAAGAGTATTCAAGCGAAGCAGAAGAAGAAAGTGAAGTAGAGGAATCTGAAGAAGATTCAAGTGCAACGGAAGAAGAGGAAGAAGTAGAAGAGAAAATAAATAAGAAGAAAAACAAAAAATCTGGTAAGTTTAATATAGTATTAACAATAGGCAATTCTGTAAATAAAGAAGATGAACTTGAAGAAGAGTATGAAGAGTATTTTAATGATGAAGATTGGGAAACTTGCAGTGACGATAATAATACAGAAAACGAAGATGACCCCATCAGTTCTGATTCGGATACTGAGGAACAAGAGGATGATGAGGATGATGAATCTGATGTGCCTGTAAGTAAAAAGAGTGTAAAAAAAGCTGTAAATAAAAAGAGTGTAAAAAAGAGTTCTGATAACAATAAGGAAAATTTAAAATTAATTACTACAGAAAAAACAGACACCAATTCTGACAAGCAAAATAAATTACTAGAAGTTTTAAAGGGTCTCCAAGATAATGGAGAAAATTCAGATTTGGTAAAGGAATGTATTAAAGTATGCAATCAAAAGATGGAAGTTGATAAGAAGAAATCTGAAAAGAAGTTGAAAAAGGAAAAAGATAGAAATGACCGCATATTCAGGCGCATATTAAAGGATAAGAATACAATGAATGATTTCGAATTCTTTGAAAAGATGGATATTGATTGTCAGAAGAAAATAATTAAGGAATTGCGTGAAATTAATAAACTTACAAGAATTGAAAAGCCATATCGTCTGACTTTGTTAGAGGCAGATATCCCTGTTATATTTAAGGGTGCTGCAATGAAAAAAGTTGCATCATTAAGATACATGGAGCCAGGCAGTGGCGAGTATTATAAAATTAAGTCTTGGGTTGACACATTTATGCGTATACCATTTGGAAAAACTCAAAATTTACCAATTAGCATTGATGATGGTGTTGAGAAATGTCATAACTTTATGGCTGAAGCGCAGAAGACATTAGATAGTGCAGTTTATGGACTAAATGATGCAAAGATGCAAATTATGCAGATGCTTGGTCAGCTCATTACTAATCCTAAATCAATTGGCACTGCAATTGCCATTCATGGCCCTCCCGGCACTGGCAAGACCAGTCTTGTGAAGGAAGGTATTAGTAAGATTTTGAATCGACCATTCTCCTTCATTGCTCTAGGAGGTGCAACTGACAGCAGTTTCTTAGAGGGTCATAGTTACACATATGAGGGCTCATTGTGGGGCAAGATTGTCCAAATCTTGATTGACAGCAAGTGCATGAACCCTGTCATATATTTTGACGAATTAGACAAGATTAGTGAGACGCCAAAAGGTGAGGAAATTGCTGGCATCTTGACGCACTTGACTGATACCTCTCAAAACTCGCAGTTCCATGATAAGTATTTTGCTGATATTGATTTTGATTTGAGCAAGTGCCTCTTCATATTCAGTTACAACGATGAGTCCAAGGTCAATCCTATTTTGAAAGACAGAATGTATAGAATTAAGACAGCTGGTTACAATCAGAAGCAGAAGACAGCAATATCAAATAATTACTTGCTTCCAAAGATTAGAGAGCAAGTCAAGTTTTCAAAGGAGGATATTGTTATTCCTGATGCAACAATTAATTATATTATCGACAATCATTGTGGAAAGGAAGATGGCGTGCGTAATCTGAAGAGATGTTTAGAAATAATTTATACCAAGTTGAATTTGTATCGTTTAATGAAGCCAGGCTCTAATCTATTTGAAGAAGATATGTCATTAAAGGTTGAATTCCCCTTTGTAGTTACAAAGGATGTTGTTGACAAGTTAATTAAGAATAACAAAGATGCAATGAGTAGCGCATTGTATTCGTTGTACGCCTAGATTTAAACTTAACATTTGTAAACTTAATAAAAAATAATTACAATAAAATAAAAATAAAAATATAGTGTATAATGTCTAAACTTAATAATAGTAAACTTACGAACACTGCAGTTTTCTATAATCGAGGAATATCACCTAGTGCCAATAATTTTGGTTTAATTGCTAGTTTAAATTATAGTATGCTTAGACAGGTTTCGATCTATAATCGAAAAAATGGCAGACCTGGGTATTTATTATTTTAAATGTAATATAATATAAATATAAACGTTTTTTGTTTATATTTATTATATAAATAATCAATGGAACAAAATGAGCATGCTATTTTAAATAATATACATGAAACAACTAACAAACTTTTAGTAATGCTAAATGAAATTAGGGAGAGCAAGCAAAAAATTGCAAATGATGTTAAAAATCTTGATAATAATTTTTTTATTGAGAAGACAGATATATTTGATAAATTTAATGATTTGTTTGACGACTATACACTAAATGGTTTTGTTGAGGAGATTGACATATATTGCAAAGACATAAGAGAAACAATGGACAACATTTGTTTAAATCACGAATATATTGAAGACTATATCGATATTAGTATCGATAAAGACCAAAAAATTTGGTATTGTAAAAAATGTCAAGTGTCTCAAGTAGTCAAGTAGAACAGAAAAACGGATTAACTCTTGTAAATTTACATATCAGAATAAGGCACATTGTTTCCTGCTCTAGTTTTCAGATAATTGTAATCAGCCACCGAGTAACAAGCGCATCCAGAAGAATTCGAAGTATCTGAATTGCCGCAACAACTGGGGCTAAAAGACATTCCATCATAGAAATTCAATGGAGGCACTCCAGGGGGTTTGTTTGTTTTAGAACGAGCCCAAATGGTTTCAACGTCAGCACTTGGTTTTATGTTGGAAGTATAAACAAGGGTTTGTTGCGCCCAATTTTTAGGATTCATATAAGAAAAATTTGAATTATTTTGTGCAAACTGAGAGTCAAATACAGAACTAGAACTATTATTGCTAGTAAATCCTTCTTTGCTTCCTTTGCTTCCTTTGCTTCCTTTGCTTCCTTTGCCTCCTTTGCTTCCTTTGCCCGTATTCTTATTCTTCATAGTTTCTTTTCCAACCGCACTAGCAATGGCTGCAAATCCCTCCTTTGCAGACATTGTAGTACACGAACATAACGCGTGTCCAAATATTACCCATAATAATATTAACATTAGAATTAAAATTTCCAATCTAACTTTGTATGAACCAATAGAAATTTCCATTATACATAATTGTTAGATAATTTTTTTATTATTTAGTAAATTGTCAATATGGTCATTATAATCAGGAATAATTTGACCATTTGAACTGAATATTTTATCGTCGGTTAATAAATGATATAATTTGGGTTCCATTGCATTATTCCCTAAACTTAATTTATATTTAAACAATTCACTTGTTTCTATTTCTACAATTCCGTAAACTTTGGCACCAGATAATAATGTATCGCCGATTTCTACATCTTTTATTTTTTTGTTAGTATTTTCTTTTAAATCAATCATTGTATCTTTATCAAATCCAACATCTAAATACCGGTGAATATTTGCGCACCTTTCTTTATAGTCATTTTCAAAAGGAATTGTGTTTAATATATGACTTAATGTGTTATCATATATTTCATCCCAATCAGTAAATGTTAGCCCGTTTAATATAATTTGTTTTGTATCTGTATTTAAGCAATATAAATATGGTTCTGAATAATTGAATATTTCAACAGCCTCTGGGTGGTCTCTAATTGGTAACCATTTGTCTCCATGCTTAATAATATGTGACTCGCTAACAACAATTCCTCTAATATTAAACATTCTTAAATTTGACGCATCCAATTTCATTTTGGATGTTACCTTTGTTCCGTCTTCTAATATATCACCCACATCAATGTTGCATATATTTTTAGTTATTCCGTTATTCATATTGAACTGAACATTTTTATCAAAGCATCTTAACTTAGGTATTTTAATTAACTTAATTCCAAATGTGATGGCATAATAATACATTAAAACACTTGTTAATATTGCAAGCACAATGTAAATGAGAGACGTTCCAGCAGCAACTGGCCATGTAAATGGAAGAATCCATAAAAATACTATAATAGATATCATAACAATTAAAAATTTACCCATTATTTCAAATATAGAACCAATCAATGATTGTAATGCGTAATATACTGATAATAATGTAAATAGACCAGTTGCCATAACACCTTGCGTTTTTTGTAAACTATCTAAAAGGGCAATAAACATTGTCATAATAGGAGTTACTATGTTTAGTAATTTACCCATTACAACCTTTACAAATTCAGCTACATTATTTCTAAATTTGTTGAACATTTCTCTGATTGCATTAATTATATTGGATAAAAATGATACAATTGTGCTTAAAGAACTTAACAAATAAACAAATGGTTGCAATGCATAACCAGCTAATGAATTTGCTTGGGATTGCACACAATATTGAAAATTTTCACTAGTATAATCACTTATAGATTGTCCCTCTGGTGCGGCAATAAATCCAGCAATTGGAATATATTGTGGTTTGCAGCGATTATTATTCCAATCGGCGTAAATTTCTTGTTTTTTCTGCATGGCAAGACAATATGAAAAAACAGATAATACAAAAATAGTTATAACTACAACAATAATGATAGATGACCCATAATTATCTGCAAAAGATGTTTTATCGTATATTTTATTTATGTAAGTTGAAGCATCTTTCATATTTTTAAATAATTCTTCGTTTAATGGTCTATTATTATCCATATAGTATAACTGGATAATAATAACAATAATTAAATATATAATTTTATCTATTTATTTTATTTGTTAGTTCATCATCTTCCCAATCCCAGAAAATATGTTGTTCAATTGGGATGCGTCTATTTGTTGTAATTAAACAAGAGAACCAATCTGATTTGATTTCTTCTTGTTTCAAAGCTCCTTCATAATCTTCAACATAAATAAACTTATCTTGTTTTTTATCATAAATGAAATGCTTTCCGGTTACAAAAATATCTTCATCATTTACTCCGCCCTTTATTTTATATAATTTATCCTTTTTGGAATTATCAATCTTCAAAACAGCAAATATTTTACCACCATCTTCTAATTCTGCGCCTAAAGGTAGGTCTTTCATTGGGAAAATTTCTCCATTTTTCAACTTAACTTTCGTATCAGGATGAAAGCAAACGCCAATTTTCCTTACTAGTTGACCCATTGGTCCATTCCAGCCACTTTGCATTGTCTTCATTGTGCCATCTAATACAAACAAAAGCGTTCCAATAACACCTACTATTTTACTTACCATATCAAGGATTGCAATAATCATTTTTTGAAATTCGATTATCATGTTGAAAAACACGCTAAAAATTGTTGATATAATGCTGGTTAAAAAATTTCTTAATTTGTCAATCATGCCTCTAGCATTATTAATGGATTCCATTGCAGCACCACTCATTGATGTTATTGACGACATCATATATGTCATTGGTTGCAATAAGAAACCCATAAGACTTGTTTGTGAATTTTGAATACAATAATTAAAATCATCTGTTAGATTTTCTGAAAAAACCCAATAAGGTGGATTGCATCTATATTCTTGCCAGTTGTCTTTTATCTCTTTTGCTGATTTGAAATATACCAATATGCCTATTTGTATTATAAATGCTAAATTAACATAGGTAAAAATTAAAAAATTATTCATTGTTGGCATGGTCTATATTATTAATAAATATATTTATTTATTATGTGCGACGACTTCGTTTAATCGGTCGACGATGTCTTTTAGTTCCGCCTTTTTTCCCATTTCTGCCATATTTGCAATATTGACGCTGTGAAAATCCTTTGGGTTTGCTGCAATTAATACTTTTTTTATACTTTGCAGACCATTTGCGTCTACCTCCAGTTTTTATTACAACTGCTTCACCTCCTTTATCACCTACAGCGCTTGCGGTCCCTTGGTTTGCTAATGAAAAAGTTTGAGCATTAAGTGATTGTAGTCCAGAATTAACGGGTGAACTTGATGGGAAGGAATTTGGCAATGCTTGAAGTGCCAAACCACCTGATAATAATTTTGAGTGTTTTTTATATCCACCCGTTACTGCTTTTAGCGCATTCATTTTAGCCATTCCATTGTTTACAGCTGCCGCTGCCTGGGCTTGTGCTGAAGAATTTGTAGCACCCGGAACTAATCCTGGCACAACATTTTTAGGTAGTCCATTTGGTAATAAATTGCTATCAGTCATTATATAATATATAATATATAATAATAAATTAAAGTTTAAAAATAGTATTCTAAAATAATATATAATACAAATGGACGAAAATCAACGACTTCATTTACAAAAGATGATTAGTGCAAACAATGTCGAGGACCAGACTGGATTAATTCGCGACTTGAAGCATAGTGATATACTTAGAGAAAATGTGAATAATTTAGTAATGTTAAAGGCAAGGTATCCAGATGACCCAGACACGCTTAATTTAGAAGCTATGAATGAATGTAATTTTTTATTTACATATTACACTGATATTTACAATAAGATTAGAAAGGACGAAATTGACCTTAAGATATTATTTCAGTTTTTGGATGTACTTAATAAGATTGAGGCCGGTCAAATGGACCAACATGAAGGCTCTTTTGAGGTTGGTATGTTGCTAAAAAAAATATATGTAGATAGCGCTTTGCGAAAGGCAGAGAAGTTGAATTTAGAGACGGATAAGATGGAACCAGAGTATAAGGGTCCGCAAGTGGAGATTTCTTGGAAACAATTTAAGGCAATGAATCCTAAACATGCTTAATTTAATAATTTTAACTTAACATATTTAATTGTTATGAATAACCAAATCATAATTGTATATAATACTATTTGAGGCATCTAGTATTTTTTCAAATTTACCGGGTTGTTTTTCTTTAATTAGCATCTTGCATTTTTCTGCCTCTGAAAATTGTTGTTCACATGTATAGTCAATAAAATTGCTAATAAGCGTCTCCATTTCTCTATTAATATTACCATTGCTAGAAATTAGCTTTTCGATATAATCTAATTTGCGATTCTCTGACGCAATGGTTAATAATTGGGTGTTTTTATATGACATCATTGTGTGAATAATATATTTATAATAAGTTATTTATAAATATATTTTTAAATCAATTTTATTTTTCAATAATAACCGCTTTAGAAATATTTTTAACTATTTGCGAAATATTATTTGTTTGTTCTTCAATCGTGCCTCCTGACATGGAATTCATAACTATATTTATATATTGGTCATTTTTTTTAGATTCTGATGTGGTGCAATCTGGATGTTCTTGTTTCCAAATCTGTATTTGTTTTATATTCTTATTTGCAACTTCTTTTATTACATTTTTTAAAACAGGTTTCTCATCTGTTTCCTTTGTCCATTCATTATTGTCTTTAATATATAACACTTCTCGTTTAAAATCGCTACAATGGATTGGTCTCGAATATGCATCTAAATCCTTTAGATTCTTAATAAGTATCCTTGATACACCTTCAACATAACCAAGATGACCGAAGTTCTCTAAATCTGTCATTTGCATCTTAATGTTCCCAACAAAATCACTAATATTTATTGCATCTTTGCATTTCTCGTTTAGAAACACATTCAGGTTAAATGAATTATTTATATTGTTATTATTATTACAATTGGTGTTTGTGTTATTTATTATATTTGCGTCTTTTTTAACAATTTCTAATATTAAATTTTTAAATTCAGAGTTTTCTTTTATAAGCATTTTAATTATTTCTTTATCATTTAAATTATTATTATCAACATTTGATTGATTAAAATTATTGCATTGGTTTGCATGAATACATGTCTTTTTATGCTTGCAAAGAGACGACGCATGTTTATAAATTTTTCCACATGAACATTCTAAATTGTCGGCATTATTCGGCATTTTTTGGCACGAATTCATTAGTCGTTGATGTTTTGCTGTGGATAAATGATTCTGGTAGTTGCTTAATTTAGAGCATTTAAAGTCACAATTATTACATTTAAAATGTGTGGCATTTTTTGCATTAGGCTCCATTAGTATATATTAGGCTAAGAAAAAAATGCCTAAACTTGTCCGCCAAAAATTGAAAAAAATTAGCATCACAAATTTTGCAATCCCAAAAAAATAATTGTGACTGGTACCATCAAAAATGCAAAAAAAGGGTCGTTTTCAAAACTTTTTTCAGGTTTTCATTTCTGGACATTTTTAAAAATGTCCAAATTCCATTTCCCTTTTGACTTTATGTAAAAAAGTTGTGATTGTGATGGAGGAGTAAAAAACAGAGAAAAATGTGTGAGCATATTTGGTCACATATTTTCTTATATTTTAAAATGTCATTTTTCCTCTAGCAAATACAAAGTTGTTTATTGTTCTTTTATCCATTCGGATACACTTTTGAAATCATCCGGACTATCTTTTTCGCACACAATAACATGAGAATTGTCTGTCAATACAGACCCTGAACCTAACATCCACACACCCTTTAACTCTCCACTCATGAGTTTAAATTCGTATTTGGCGGGTTCAATTAAAACATATCGGATTAACTGGGTATTAATTACACATTTACTTAGCTTGAGAAATCGTGACATAATAGTATACATTGCATTGCATTATGTATTTAAGTGAGTTATAAATAATATAATTGCTATAAAATATTAAAAACAGATATAAATATATTTTAATAAGATAAACTAACAAGCAAAAATGTTTAGAAAAATTGTAACAAAGAAGTCACTAATCATTGTCGAATCGCCGGCGAAATGTAAGAAAATAGAAAGCATATTGGGTCCCGGTTATAAATGCATTGCGTCATTTGGACATCTAAGAAATATACCAGATTTGAAATCAATTGACATGGAAAATGATTTCGCTATTACTTACTCAATAATACAAGAACCAATTAAGTTGAAACAAATAGAGAAAATAAGGAAGGAAATATTGGATGCAGATGAAGTCATATTAGCATCTGATGATGACCGCGAAGGAGAGGCAATTGCATGGCATATTTGCAAATTATTTAGTTTGCCGGTAGAAACAACAAAGCGAATTATATTTCATGAAATTACAGAGTCGGCAATTTTGTCGGCAATTATACATCCACGAACAATAAATATGGAACTTGTTTATGCGCAACAATCGCGACAAGTTTTGGATTTGTTAGTTGGTTTCAATGTCAGTCCAATTTTATGGAACAATATTGCAAAACAACATAAGACAAGTTTATCAGCAGGTAGATGTCAAACGCCTGCATTGCGTCTTATATATGACAATTATTTGGATATTAAGGCTTCACCTGGAAAACTAGTTTATAATGTAACGGGTTATTTTACGAACCTTAATTTACTCTTTGAATTAAATAAGCAACTAACAAATGCAGAAGAGGTTAAGAAACTATTGGAGTATTTTGCAAAACCAGCAACAAAATTCATTTGCAATGTTTCTAGTCCGAAGAAAGTTATAAAGAAGGCACCAGAGCCCTTAACCACATCTACTTTGCAACAATTGGCGTCTAATGAGCTACATTTGTCTCCCAAAGATACAATGAAATATGCTCAGCAATTATATGAAAGCGGTTATATTACATACATGAGAACTGATGTGAAAAAATATAGTAAAGAGTTCATTGAAAACACATCAAAATATATTGCAACAACTTATGGACTAACATATATAAGCCAAGCCCTGGATTCGATTAGTCTGGACCCGAATAAAGAAGAAGTCAAGAGTCCAGAGGTAAAAGATGATAGTTCCGCTTCGCTTAAAAGAAGAGACAAAAAAGTGAATCTCAAGGATAATATTCCGAAACCGCAAGGCGCACATGAGGCAATTCGCCCAGTATCAATTAACACAAGGTCGCCAGCTATCGACAATTCAACGTCTGATTTGCAGCCAAAAGCAATACGATTATATGACCTAATATGGACACATTCATTAGAATCATGTATGCCTTCGGCGCAATATACATCAATTACTGCAACAATTTCTTTTGATTATGAGACAATGAACTTTGCTTACAAAGCGGAACAAATGGTGTTCCCAGGGTGGCAAATTGTAAACACAAAGCCAACAATAGAAGATTCTAAAGAATATAATTATTTTACTCATTTGAAACAAGGTACCACAATGGTGCCAAAAAAGATAGAAGCAAAAACATTGTTAAAGGATTTGAAGTCACATTATACAGAAGCCAGATTGATTCAATTGTTAGAAGAGAAGGGAATAGGTAGACCTTCAACATTTGCATCAATTATTGACAAAATAATGGAACGCAATTATGTAGAAAAGCAAAACGTAGAAGGTAAACAAGTTGATTGCATAGACTTTTTGTTAGATAATACTAACAAAATTACAGAAATACCGAATAAGAGAGAGTTTGGAAATGAAAAGGGTAAACTAGTAATACAACCGCTTGGCATAATAGTAATAGAATTCTTGTTAAAACATTTTCCAACCTTTTTCGATTATGCTTATACAAAGGAAATGGAAGATTCTCTTGATAAAATTGCAAATGGTTTGATAAAATGGCCGGATGTTTGCAAAATGTGCAATAATGAACTAACAAATGTGATAGATGGGTTAAAGGATTTGAAGAAGTTTGAAATCAGAATAGACAATGAATACTCAATAATAATAGGCAAATATGGACCGGTTATTAAGTTTACAGACTCTACCTTAGTTTCTGGGAAAAAGGATAAAGATAAGACAAACGTGACATTTATCCCAGTAAAAAAGGGATTAGATATAAAGGCATTGCAGAATTTTGAGGAACTAAATGGTCGTCAAATAACACTAGATGATGTGTTAGATAAAACAAAATCAGACCAAGAATCAATTGGTAAATATAAGGGTCAAGATATGTTTATTAAGAATGGTAAATATGGAATATATGCGCAATGGGGGCAAAATATGAAGTCGCTCAAAGAAATGGATAAACCAATAGATAAAATGGAATATTTGGAGGTACTAACATTTTTGGAAAGGGATACATTATTAGATAGAACAAAGCCAGTAGGATTTGTTAGAGAACTTTCATCAAATTTAAGCATACGAACAGGTAAATTTGGTGATTATATTTTTTTCAAAAAGCCGAGAGCAAAGAAGCCGGATTTTCTCAAATTGAATGGTTTCAATGATGATTGTAAAACATGCGACAAGGGTTTGTTGCTAAATTGGATAAAACAGACGTATAATGTTGAATAGAAAATGTTTTAAGTAATATATTTTACTTAACAATAGTGTACTTCCTTTCATTTTGCGGTGTAAGAAGAGTGAATTGTAAAAGAAAGGAATATTCAAATAATCCAAAATCAACTTGTTGTCCATTGTGGTAACGTAATTTTATTTTAAGTTTACGTATGCGTTCAGCAGGGGGATTAAAATATTTGTATGGTAATGAACTATCATCAAACCATTGACTAATAGGGGTTGACGGAATGGGAATTTTAGCAAAGGATGAATTTACTCGGCTATTTGTTTGGTTAGTTGTAGATGTGAATTGTGATACATTAAATGGACTTGTTTCATCAATGCAATTAAGTCCATCTATTTCTAAATACATAAATGCTGGTCCCATAAAATTAATTTTAGCAGGAGCTTGCAAGAAATACACTTCAGCACCGGGCAATGTAGGCAATAACCAGTATCCATTGTCACCATTAGATACATTTCCATAATAGAATCGTGGCACAGTGCCCTCAATATTAACATCATTTCCAGGGAAAAGTCCAGTGATTGTGTTATAAATTATGGCTTGATTTGCATTAACTTGAGCAGAAGATAGTGCAGTTGCAGGACAACGAGTAAATCCTAAATAAGAAGGGAGTCCCCAATTTGATAAACTAGGTATTACATTTTTTCGCAGACATTGAGAATTAACAATCTCAGAAACTACCTGAGCATCATAATTATTTGTTAGTTCAAATTGGTCAGCAGTGTTTCCAAACCAAAGACGTTGGCCAACAGCATTATAAACAATATTAAATCTATCATAACCACCAGCACTTACTAATAATGCAGTTGCGTAATTATAAGCAGGCGTGTTATCAAAGTAATTCTGTAAAAAATTGGTGATAATTGAATTAAATTTATTTGTTAGTTCAGTTGCCATCTGGTCAGGACTATAGAATCCAGTCTCAATTAAAATAATATGTTCTGTATCAATGTTATTATATATTGCAGCAAATATAGCTTCAGCTAATGGGTCAGAATATGAGTTAGCACCAGGGTTATATGCATTTACAAACCGAAATGACATGCCAATATTAAAATTTATGGGTGAAAAGACATTATAATTTGCTGGAAAAGACCATTGTGCAAGAGTGACTGATTGTACATTTAAATAATCTTGAGGAAGTTCAATTTCAAATTCAGAAGATTGTTGAAATCTCAAAATATCTCTATCTTCAGAATGAATTGATACAAATTTTTGCTCAACATAATATTGATTAGAATTAGGAATTATTGGATGTGAAGTCGATGTGTTAAAACTACTCATTATATATTTAATTAGTATAATTATTTTTATATAAATATTTGTATTATATATATAATATAATACAAATGGCAAATGTGTCAACAAATGTAAACGCAAATTATGGAGGAAAGTTGGCAAATGATACTGCTTATATTAAATACTTTAATCCAGGCGATTCTTCCGATCTTTGGCAAGTTAAAAATTACAAATACAATAGTTCAAAGATACAGGTTCTTACACCATCCAGTAAAAATTATAATAGTATATATATACCGGGTAATTTATTTGTAGATGGTAGCATTGTTAGTCCATCAGATATAAATTTAAAAGATAATATTGTGGAAATATCATCTGAATTGTCAGACAATATAATGAGTTTGAAGCCAATGCAATTTACATTTAAGGCGGATAATAAAGGTCAAGTTCACTATGGTTTTATTGCCCAAGAGTTTGAAACGTATTTCCCAGAGTTGGTCAGTTCAAAACAAGATAATCAGTCAATACATAATGTAAAGGCAATTAATTATTTAGAAATAATACCATTGTTAGTTGGTAAGTTGCAAAAGATGCAAACAGAAATAGATGAATTAAAAAGACAATTGCAGAATAATTTAATATAGAATAATTAAATAATATACATAATATTTATATAATGGTAGACTACACATTATCTTCAAATATAAGTTATTTTTTATTTGCAATTTTAATAGCAACAATTGTAAGCATTTTTGCTACAATTGGATTAAGTAGTAAAAATGGATTAGAATCATTAATAGGTGAATATTCGGTAATGGCGGGTGTGTTATTGATGTTGATGGTACTAACAACAATAAATATAAAGTCAGCTGGTTTTAGTTTGTTTTCATTTAATTCATTGATAACCCTATTTCCATTTATTTGGATTCTAGTTATTATTTGTTACTATATAGCTCTATTATCAATATATTTTACTAGAATATCAACAAATAAAGTTTCAGATTATTACCAATCATTTTCAAATACAATGTTAGTTCTTATATTAACCCAAATAATGTTGTTAGTTAGTTCAGTAGGAAAGTCACCAACTAATCCAAGTTTACCCAAGAAAATATTCTCAATCCTCATGCTTTTAGGAACAATAAACTTGATTGTGGTTATAACTTTAGGAGTAATTTTGAAATTTTATGCAACGGATTGTTAATCCATTCTAAGCTTTAATAAACTTATAAGTGAGGCCATAATTACATTCAGTTTCCCATATGCCGGCTATTTTCAATAAAAATGTATTATTATTTTTCTCTATATTATCGGAAAAAATCTTAATATTTCCGTTGCGCACTTGTTCAAAAATTTTGCATTGAGGTATTTTGTTTTTGATATTAATTTTGCGAAGAATGCCTTCCTCGAGTGTTCGAATTTTGTCAATAATAATTGCATGAGAATACACATCAAACGAGCATTTATATTTATTAAAATATTTTTCAATTGTTAGTTGGTTGATAGAAATGGACAGATAAACACCATTCAAAATAAATATGGGAGTTGAATAAAGAATTCGTATAAAGTTGCCTTCAGTCATTATATTGTTCTTAATGGGGTCGCAAAAATACACACTATCTTCATTATATTGTTCTATTGTTTTTACTATATTCATGTTATAAACTTATATAGTAAAAACGAATTGTTTTTATTCCATTTTATAAAAACAATAATATAAATGACCAAAATAAACTATAAACTAACAAAAATAAATGAAATAGTAAAATAAACAAATAAAGAATGTTTATTAGTATTATAATACTAATTAAATGAAATTTCTAGAGACCCATTTTGAAGAGTACAATATCACAACAAGTAAACTTAATTTGCATCCAAAACTACAAAAATGTTTCAATAAATTTCCATCGACACTTAATAAATTGGCAAATGTAATTTTTTTTGGTCCTGGCGGTGTAGGTAAATATAGTCAAATGTTGCATTCTATTAAAAAGTATAGTCCATCTGAATTAAAATATGAGAAAAAGTTAAGCATAGTATTTAACAAACAAGCGTATTTTTTTAAAATAAGTGATATTCATTATGAGGTTGATATGTCTTTATTGGGATGCAATTCAAAATTATTATGGCATGATATATATCAGCAAATTGTGGATATAATATCGGCAAAAAATGAAAAGTCAGGTATAATTGTTTGTAAAGAGTTTCATAACATTCATAGTGAGTTACTAGAGAATTTCTATAGTTATATGCAGGAAAACAATTCGTCGGCAATAAGTGTCAAATTTGTATTGTTAACTGAAGAAATTAGTTTCATGCCTGATAACATTTTAAATTGCTGTGAAATTATTCACGTTTCTAGGCCGTCTAAAATTGCTTATACAAAGTGTTCGAATGAGAAGCTACCTACAGACATGAAGGTGGAAAATATCACAAATATTAAGAATTTACACATTAATGTAAGTGACTTGATGTATCCTTATAAAATAATGTGCGACAAGATAATTAAGGATATGATAAATATAGATGACCTAAAATTTTTGAAATTTCGTGACCTATTGTATGACATATTTATATATAATTTGGATATAACTGACTGCATGTGGTATATTATTTCAACATTAATCCAACAAAAGAAAATACAACAAAAGGATATGTCAAATCTGTTAATAAAAACGTATAATTTTTTAAAGTATTACAATAATAATTACAGGCCAATTTATCATTTAGAGAGTTATTTATTTTATTTAACAGGAGTTATACATGGATACAAATAATTGCATTGATGAAGAAGAAGAACCAATGAATATACAAATTGCACTGAATTTGTTAGATATAAAAGATATTGAACTAACAAATTTGACAACAGAATATGTGAAACGTAAATATCATAAGATGGCATTAAGATGGCATCCTGATAAGAATGGTAATACTAGCGATGCAACAAAACGATTCCAAAGGATAAATGAAGCACACACTTATTTGTCAAAAGAACTAACAAAGGATAGTTCAAGTATATTTGAAGAATTTGTTAGTTCATCTGATTCTAAAGATGAAAAAAATATGTACACTTCTTTATTGTCTGTTTTTATTTCCAATATTCTGAAAACAGAGACAAATGTAATGAAACAAGTATTGACAAAGATTATAAAGGATATTGTAATAAATGGTTACAAGGTGATTTCCATGAAGCTAATAGAAGAGCTAGATAAGGATAAATCAATAGAATTGTATAATTTTTTGTGCAAATATAAGAATTTATTGCATATTAACAATGAGACATTGGAACTTGTTAGTTCATTAATAAAAGAGAAGTATAAAAATGATAGTGTTTATGTTTTGAATCCAAGCATTGATGATTTATTTGAGAATAACATATACAAATTATATGTCAATGGTCTACTATTTTTGGTACCATTATGGCATACAGAGATGTATTTTGATGACACAATAGGTAATGATATTATTGTAATATGCAGACCAGAATTGCCTGAAAATATCTCAATTGATGAGAATAATAATATACATTATAATTTGTTAGTTCCTTTTGAAATGGACATGATAATTAATCAATCTACAAAAGATGATTTAATAATAAACATTGGTAAGCGTGATTTTAAGATTCCTTTGAATAAATTACATATAAAACAAGAGCAAATATATACATTAAAAGGTCAAGGTATAACCAAAATTATAGAGGATGATGTTTATAATGTTAGTTGCAAATGTGATATAATAATTAAGGTCACATTCATTTAAATGCCTTAATAAATAATAATAAGTATTTCATATTATTATTTAAAATAATAAGAAAAAATATGATAATCCCAATTGATTATCATATTTATATTTTTTTGATTAATTAAATTTTATAAAACATAAACTATACAAATTACACAATATTATACATTTTTATAAGTTAGTTTAAGCGTCAGTCTTCTTCCTGACAATCTTCTTCTTAGCAGGCTCCTCCGCCTTGACTTCTTGAACAACAACCTTAGGAGCCTCAACAACAGGACTTGCAACAAATACAGACGCAGGTGCCTCTTCCTCATCTGAATCCTCAACAATAGTTGCAGACGCGCCATCAGGGTCAATGTCATCATGCTCTACAGGAGGCAATGCCTTGAGCTTCTCCTTATCAGCAGACTTCAACTTGATAAAGCATTGTCCCTCCATTGAGACCTTGGGCTTCTGAACAATAGCCTGCTTCAAATTCCAAGTAATCGAAAACTTGCCATTTACAAACCAAATGCCACCGCATTGAATCAAGCAGATAACATGAGTCTTGGGCTTCAAGAAATCCAAAGGAGTAATTGAACCACTAGTCTTGCCTCCAACATAAAGAGGCTCACCATCCTCGTCATAAATCTCAGACTTCCAAACACCCTTCCAACAAGGGACCTTAATAGTCATTGTGGGAGCCTTGCTCACATCAGCTTCATCAGTGCCCTTAAACTTGGGATGTCTGAGCATAACATTAAACTTCTCATCAATAATCTCAGGATTAGTGATAACCTTTCCAAACCACTCCTTAGAATTTGCTAGAGCATCAGCCTTAACCTTAGCCTCCAATGCTCGCATATTTCGTAGAAATGCCTCACAATCCGCATTAGGAAAGTCAGCATTAGGAAATTGCAAACTCATAGTATACTTACCAGTGGGCTTCTTTGCAGTATCTTGCCCCTCTTGCGCTCCCCATGTGAGGATAAGAGGAGTTGATATAGTAAGAGATTCCTTAAAATATTTATTATAAACATTTACTACCTTTCCACCAGACTCGTGTGCCTTAGGCGCAGAGTAAGAGAATACGTTAGTGTCAATATTAGTTCCGTCGATGATTGCGTCAGCCATTCTTTGATATTATAATTATAATTAAACAGATTATCTTTAAATCAATTTTTTTTAAACAAATTAAATGGCTTGGAAGACATAGGATAAAGACATAAAATGTGCAATTTTTGAAACAAAATAAACTGAATTGTCGTAACAAAATAAATTATTTATTTGTTAGTTAAAATGTAATATATTTAGTAAAAGAATACAAAAAGATTTCTTATATATAATATATTAATATGGATACAAATATAAATAATATGAATATGAATAAAAACGCAGAAACAACAATTACTACAATAGAAAACAAGGAACAAAAAATAAATGATTATATTGAAAATCTTGCACATAAGTGTTCTGTAAAAATGCCATTTTTTAAGGAAAAGGATAAAGTAGATGATGATAATATAAGTATTCCAAAGTTCAGCGAATATAATTTATTATATAAAGTCAATTATAATGTGCAACAACTAAAATCATTTGCAAAAAATTACAAATTGAAAATATCAGGAAACAAACCTCAATTAGTATCAAGAATATTTACCTTTCTTTATCTATCACAATCCATAATAAAAATACAAAAAGTATTTAGAGGATATTTGCAGCGTAGATACAACAATTGCCATGGACCGGCTGTAATTGATAGAAGTATTTGTACAAATAATACTGATTTTTTCACAATGGATGAATTAAAGGAACTGCCAATTGAGCAATTTTTCAGTTATAAGGATGAAGATGGATTTATTTATGGTTTTGATTTGTTATCAATTTACAACCTAATTTATAAATGCAATGGTGTATTAAAGAATCCATACAATAGACACCTGATTTCAAGTAAAGTAATTGAAAATTTCAAGACATTATTAAGACTAAGTAAGATTTTAAAAATACAAATTTGCACTGAAATAAAAGACATATCTTTGGAAATATCATGTAAAAAATCTCTAGAACTAAGAATATTGGCTTTATTTCAAAATATGGATGCTTTAGGAAATTATTCAGACTCAAAATGGTTTATAAATCTAAATCGTGTTCAATTAGTAAGATTATTAAGAGAGTTAATTGATATATGGACATATAGAGTAAATCTATCAGAGGAGACAAAACGAGATATTTGTCCGCCAGTTGGAAACCCATTTGGTCGATTGTCTGCCTTTAGCAATGTGCAACATAGTGATAATTTGGATGATGTTAGAAAATATATTTTGGAAGTTTTGGAAAAAATGGTAAATACAGGAGCAAATAGAGATAGTAAATGTTTGGGTGCATATTATGTTTTAGGTGCATTGACATTAGTAAGTACAGAGGCGGCGTCGGCTTTGCCATGGTTATATCAGGCTGTCAATTATAATTAATATTTAAATCAAACAATGTTTTATAAAATTACAATAAATTTTATAAAAATAATAAAAATAATAAAAAACTTATAAAAAAAGATGATAAAAAATTGAATTCGTTCAAAAATGCACAAATTATCGCACAATTTAGACATTTAGACCAAAGCCAATCATAATATATTTAAAATAATATATATTAAGCGTTAAACCACTTAAAAAGAACTCTTCTTAATATAGTATAATAAGATGCCCAGACAGGTAAAAAAGAACTCCACCGAGGTCCCCGAGACCATTGCTGCTCAAGCTACTACTGCTCCCGTTGTTGATATTAAGGTCGAGAAGACCGCCAAGGTTGTTAAGGCCAAGAAGGAGCCCAAGGTTGAGGCTGTTGTTGCTCCTGCTCCTGCAGTTGCCGTTGAGGAGCAAGTTGCTTCTGCCGTTGTTGCCGCCGTTGAGGATGTTGAGGTCGTCATTGCTGCCAAGTCCGCCGAGTTTTCTGCCAAGCTTAACCAGCTTAGTACCATGATTGCATCTCTCAAGTCTGAGTACAAGACCATGGAGAAGCACTGGGCTAAGGAGCTCAAGGTTGCCCAGAAGGCGTCTTCCAAGAAGAAGAGGAAGACTGGCAATCGTGCTCCGTCTGGCTTTGTGAAGCCCACCAGAATCTCCGATGAGCTTGCCAAGTTTTTGGATAAGCCCTCTGGAACCGAGATGGCACGCACTGATGTTACCAGAAACATCAATGTTTACATCAGAGCCCATAACCTCCAGGACAAGGACAATGGTCGCAAGATTAACCCCGATTCTAAGCTCCAGTCTCTCTTGAAGCTTAAGAAGACCGATGAGCTCACTTATTTTAACCTCCAGAGATACATGAGTCCTCACTTTGCCAAGACCATCCCCGCGGTTGCCCCTGTTGTCGCCAGTGCTTAAAAACGAAGTTGACCAAAGCGCTTAGTGACCGACTAAAGTGTTAACAAATGTTAAAAACGTATTTGATTAAAATACAAATAAAATAATAGCAATTTATTGCATAAAAATAAAAAAAATAATATATATATATATATATATATATACCAAGTCATTGTAGCGTAATGGGAGCGTACTGACAACTTCAGCGTCAGGGGAGGTGGATCGAAACTACCCAATGACAATTTAGGAAACGCAGCGAAGGCTTGCGATGGATATATGCGAAGGAAAAGTCTTGCAAAAGACAAAGGGGCATATATCAGAGTAATGATAATAAATCCCATAGGGTAAAAAATCATTTAGGTGATTAATTGGATTAAATGATTAAAAATCATTGATATGGTTGATCGGGACATAGTGAAGTCTATGACAGATATGTGCGACGGCGGGGCACATATTTTTTTTCAGTGTATATAAATTTATAAACTGATAACCGGAAATGGACACATCTAAAAGGGTGTGATAGATATATGCGTTGATGGGGCATATATCAAACGAGTCATTGTAGTGTAATGGTTGCATATTGGCAGATTAGACAAGGTGGATCGAAACCACACAATGACAACCCATCATCGTGGCGCAGAGGAAGCGCGTCGGGCTCATAACCCGAAGGACGATTGATCGAAACAATCCGATGATAATTAGGAAGATGGGCGCATCAAAATGGATGTGACGGATATATGCGATGGAAACAGCCGTTTGCGCTTAGGGGCATATATCAAACGAGTCATTGTAGTGTAATGGAAGCGTGCTGGACGAATGCGAACCGGAGGAGATGGATCGAAACCATCCAATGACAATATAATATCTATTAAAAAATAGATATTATTAATAAATAGTATTATATTAAATACTTTTTTACTTCATAAATATGAAACCCTCTTCACGCATAATATCTTGAATACATTCATCTAAAATAGGACCATTCACAATTTTAATATGATTAAATGCATCTAACTTACTACTTCTTGTTTCTGAAGACAAATCAAACATCCTATTTATTTTTTCAAGTAAATCCAAATCTGATATATATTCCGAGTTTAATTGCAGCCACTCATAAAACGATTTAGAATTATTTGTTGCTGCCTTATACTTGCCAAATAATTTCAATGTTGCGCTCAAATTTACACCATTATCTATGGTTGTATTTTTATTTATGTTATAATCAGTGCCAGATAATATACAAATTTCTCGGAATTCTTTCTGGTTAAGAGACAGCTCATCTAAAATCCCTTTCATATAATAGAGAACAACGCTATGATTTATTAAACTGAAATATCGTAACACTCTTGTGCATCCATATACAAAAAGGTCCATGTCTTCTGATAGACAAGCCCATGCCTTCTTTTTTAACACGAGTAATGCGCATAGTTCATCTGCTTCACCGGGCGCATCATAATACGTCGCACCATAAGCCCGAATTAATTCCTTTACATTTTCAATTTTGTCTTTATTAATATGAATAAATTGCTTTTTCAATTGGTCCATAGATGCAGCAATTTCTTGCTTATCAACCTCATCAAATTGGTCATTATTCTCTAGACATTTTTTTAATTTGTTATATTCTTGTTGCGCCTCTTGCTTATCTTCCTTGCGCTTTAATAATAATTCTTTCTTTTCAGGCGGCGGTTTGCCATCAAAGACAAAAATTGGCGTCACATTATGATGCCTAAATATGGATAACATTAGATACATATTTTCTAATAACATGTTATCGGATTCATATTTATATAAATATATACTAACATCAACGGCAATTTTCTTGCCGCTGAGGTCAGCCATGGTCATAGCACGAATTGATTCATTGCAATTGTCTCTTAAATATCTGTTTAGATGTCGTATTCCCATTTGTATTAAAAGTGTTATATATAATAATAAGCAGTTATTTTTAATAATTTATAAAATCAATTTTTTAAATTTAATAAATTTATTATTTTGAACAAAGGAACAAAAAATTGATTTATTTAAACCCAACAAATTTGTTAGTATAAATATAAATATACTAACAAAAATGGAGACAAGAAGTCAAACAAATTCGAATAAAAGCGCGCTTTACGAAGTCAATATTGACTTTGATGAGGCATCCACCTTATGGCGTCAAAATAAAAAACAAGTAGGTCCAGGTCATTTTAAGTATATATGCACTATTATAAAAAAAGATGGTACAAAATGTGGTAATTCTTTAACAAAAAATAGCGAGTTCTGTTGGGCACATAGAGGACACAACAAAGATAATAACAAATAAATAATTTAATCCAATTCTACAAATTATAGTTTATAATGTCGCCTTTTAAATGTCTTCTTTTTTTTATATATACCAGCGGCCTTTGATGTAGTAAACCTTACACTTTTACCATGTTTTTTAGGAGAACGAGGACTCTTGGAATTAGGACTCTTGGAATTGGGACTCTTGGAATTAGGACTCTTGGAATTGGGACTCTTTGATAGAGCCTTAGAACGAGACATCGAAGGAGCCTTAGAACGAGACTTAGGTGCAGCCTTAGAACGAGACTTTGGCTTTTCAAGTTTTAAAGAAGCTTCAAGTGTATGAAGTTCCGGTTCAGGTTTAAAATTATTAATACCTAAATACACTTCATTTGAAAGGTCTCCGTAAAAATTATCAGTTTTAACAATAAATTCACTTAATGTAGATGATTCCCATGCAATTTGTCTTATTTTTGTGGCAGATAGCGCTACACCTTCTGAGCCAGGAATTGCAATCGGTTCAATTGCAACAATATTAGATGTAACTTCAACATCAGGAAATTTATCCTTGACACTTTTATTGAATGATTTAAGCATATAATCCAATTTTGTAGCATCGCCATCTTTATCACCTACAATTAATTGCGACCTAACATTTTTAAAAGAATGTTCTAAATGTTGTGTTTGAACATAAGACATCATTTGATGTGTAGGATTTATAGAAAATTTATTTTGTTTATAATCCTTTTCGCGTATTTCATAGTCTTCTCCATATGTATATCCTCTTTGACCAAGCAAATATTTAATAACATTTTTCTTTGTTTCAAAATCAAGAGGGTCCTTTGAAGTTCTTTCACCACCATTAGGACCACTCCCTAAAAAGAAAATTACCTTAACCTGCATAGTTTTATCACTTGACCTGGCTTCTTGTGCCTTTCTTAAAATACTTATAAATAACTGAATATGACCTTCATGTGGCGGATTGCATCGACCAATAGAATAAAAAATAATTAACTTATCTTTTACAATTGTAATTTCTACATCTTGATTTTCACTTTCAACTAGGTTAATTTCAGATAAATACAATTCTAGATTTTGCTCAAACCTATTCATTATTTCTCTTTTTGTATTAGATGAGCGACTAGCGTCATTTGATAAGTGTGTTTTTAAAACATTAGATTTAGAGCCAAATTCTTGTTTAGTTTTTAATCTATGACTAAAAGGAATATCTTGTGATGGCATTATATAATATGATTAGAAAAATTAATTAAGTTCACATAATGTCATTCGCAAATTTTGCAATAAAAAATTAATATATTTAGATGATTTCTTCTTCTTATTTTTCTCTATTTTTTTAATGTTGGTCAAAAGGTCCTCAGTGCATTCAATATTATCTAACAAATTAGACGATTTATATCGTTGTTCAATAAATTGACAAAATCGTCTTTGATTTACTTCAGTCTTTTTAAATTGTAAAAAAGTGTCATTATTGATTTTACACCACATTAAAAAATCCTCGTAACTATCTATTAAAATCGTCGTTATAATATAATATGCAAGAACATTTGTTTTCTCTTTATATAAAGTGCGTCGAATCGAATCTGTATTTGATGATTTTGCAATCAAAAATAAATATTCAATATCCATAAAATTTAATACCTTAACCATTTGATAATATGAATAAATGCGTTCAAAATTCAAGAAAAACTCTGCATTTGTTAGCAATTCGTTCATATTATTTTTTTGCCTGGCATTTGAATAACTACAAAATACAACATTTATTATTCTAGCCCAGAACTCAGTATAAGCCTCAAATAAATTAACTTCGGATTTCACTGGAAACATAGATAATATCCTATTCTTGCAATTCATATTATCCATATCTGAAAAATCTAGACCAAAATTATGCATTGTTTCATGTATTAAAACCTTGAACCATTCTTCTAATCTATATACAACAATCTCCGAATTTGGCTGACATGTTCTAGTAAATCCAGTGTTAATATTATTTTCAGAAAGTATATCTATATTTGAAGTAGGTAGAGTTTTTAACAAGGATGTATGATAAATGAAAAATGTTAGTTCAGATGAGCATGTTCTTGATGCATGTTTATTAACAATATATAACCAATATAAAATATAATCAACGTAACCATTATATTTGTGAATTCGCGATTCAATATTTACATTTTCAGTTACAAAGTTAATATTAATTTTTCTGTCAAATATATTAAAAGAATAAGAAACAGCACTAAAGCAATTTTGGTCTATTGTTTTTCTAACAATATCAGGAAACCCACTAACACTAAATGTAGTCGGTTTAGGGATTTGTGTTATAGTTTCAATTTGCGTTATTTTAGGATTATAAAATGCATTCTTTAGCCGTTGTTTCTCTTGAGAAACAAATGCAACACCATCTAACAATTCCTTAAATATATTTGATAATAAATGGTCAGTCTGATTTGTATGTTTTATTGGATTTAAACAATTATTTTCAACAAAAAATGACATTAATTTATGGCTTTCAAATGTTATTTTCATACTAATATAATAATATAATAAATACTTATTATTTATTATTTTATTTAATTATAATATAATGGATACTAACAAATTATTGTTAATGGTTTTAATTTTTATTATAGTTATGGTTATTGTTAGTCATATTATAATTATTACACCTACTCAAACTACTACTAATACACAAGTTGTGCCTTTTCCTGTTCCCGTGCCTTTTCCTGTACCTGTTAAGAAACCAATTGGTGGATGTGCAGGAACTAGATATGGTTGCTGTCCAAATGGTACAACTCCGAAAGCCAATTTTCTTGGTTCCAATTGTTAGTTTTGATTATTAGATTTGATTATTAGATTTGATTATTAGATACGATTATTTGCCAATTTGTCGCGCAATATCATCAAATCATCCTCTACATCTGGATTTGCAGCGCGGTTGTATTGCAATAATTTGGCATTTTTTGTTTCAATTAAAGCCTGAGCAAGGTCCTTGTTTTGTGTAAATTTAGCAACATTTGCGTCATTTAATTCTTTTTGTTTTCGTCTATCAAAATCAATATCTTCTTTAATATTTGTCGACCTAAGCAATTCATCCTTGTATTTGCCTGATTCACTTCCGGCTGCCTTTGCTAAATGTGGGTCCTTAGATGTATCTGTTCCAGAATCTAATGAAAACGATAAATAGAAATTCTGATCACTATTTTTTCTGAATTTAGATGCCTGATAATAGTGCTCAACAGAAGCCCATCTATGGTTATGCAAAACAAAAGGTTGTATCCAAGACCTATCCAATTTCTTTCGCCAATCTGGAATATTTGCCAATTGTGCAAATTGTTGTTCCAATTCAACCGGTATTTTTTCACCCGCGCCTCTTCCGGGCGTTCGTTTTTTATTTGACTTTGAATTAAATTCAAACACAATATTGTCATCATACAAATTCATAATTTTGGCTTCACCTAGTTCATCAAATGTTGGTTTCTGAACTCCCAATCCCAAGCCTTTATCGCTTCCATTTAGACCTACAAAATCCGGAATATATGTATATATGCCTACACTTCGTTCCATACATTTATCAACAATCATGCGTTTGATATCATAAGGAATTTCCTTGAAGGAAAAAATCATCTTGTGTTTGTAACCAATTAGTTTATAATGGTCTCCTGTATGGTCTATTATAATATAATATTCAGGTGTAAATTCTTTTTTCATTTCAATTAATGGGTCTACTGCCATAGGACATTGCATGACATTATTTACATCCCCTTTGCCATTATCATAAATGTCACTGGATAACACAATAAACTTAATATTTAATATTCGTTCCAATGTATTTAATGTCCATTCATCGCCCCAAAAAGCACATGTTCGCATTATTTTTTTTAAATCCTCTAAATTATTGACATCTTTCATAAACTTAACATCTTCAATATTTTCTTTAGCAAATTGGTGTTCATTTTTTAGTATATTATATAACTTTAGAGTTTTTTTGGCCTCACTAGAAATTATTAATTGCTGATTATGGTCAATTGTAGACGCCAATTTAAGTTGTAGACCTTCATAATCTTTTTTCATTTTGATTGATTGTGCTTTAGTAGATGCCAATTCATTTGAATACATTAAATAACGTTGCTTATACTCGTCATACATATTTTGCTTCACTTCATTTGCAATTTTATTCCTTAATTTGCCAACTGTTGTGTCCTGACCAATGCTTTGAAAGGCATCTCTTATAGTTGCAAATAAACAATCACCTTTACCTTCATTATCAATTAATGTATAATTTTTATTTGACATAAATCGCTGAACCCAAGTGTCCTTGTCTCCTTTATGATATTTTTGCCGGACACTTTTTGCTTCCTTGGCAGTCTCCTGCTTTAATTTTTCCGGAAGATTTGCACTAACACGAGCTGTAAAAACGTCCCGTCTTATTTGAGGAATAAGTATTTCGGTAATTGTTGCAGATTTTTTACTTGCTTTTGATTCCTTGGATTCCTTTACTTCTTTTGCTTTTATTTTTTCTACACTAACATCATCTTCAGGAACAAGTCTTAATTTTTCAATCATATCTTTGGTTGCAAAAGTGTAAAACAAGGGGTCATTTAAACGCGAAACATCTAATTCAGATGTTTCATCCATAAAATCCATAATATTAGTAGAAGGAATTTCATAAACACCAATCTGAATCACCTTGTTATTATGTTTTACTAAATAAACTGGAAAATAAGTGATATTTTTGTCTGCAAATGTATTTTTGGGACCACCAATTGCAATAATAATTTCATGTCCTAATGCTTCAATTAGATATAAACTACTTTGCTTACTTAAATCGGATGGGTCTACTCTTTTTAATTCTTGGTAACTTACACTACTATCTAATTTAGATACAACCATTATTGTATATAAGTAATTTAGATTTAATATTTTATAATGAAAATCTTTTATTATTCCATTTTATTTATTCCATTTTATTTATTCCATTTTATTTATTCCATTTTATTTATGCAATTATTAATAGTATTATTAGTATTAATAATTTACCAAAGAATGTAAGCACGCATTTTTGGGTCTTCTTGAAGTTCTTTCATGAAGGCCCACATAGAATTTCGTTTCTTTACAATATTGTAATTTTCTGGTTGCCCTTCAAAAAAAACAATAGTGGATACAATATCTTGTTTTTTGCACTTGGCTGATTTAATATCCTTTGCAATACCATAATATTGACATATTTTCATCAATTCCTTAATTGTATACATTTCGTAATATATTTCATCCTCTCCAAAAAAAGTGTTCCGTTCAATAAAATATGATAGAGATGATAATGGATTGTCATTTGACTCATCATCATCTTTTAATAAATCATTCATCATTAAATCAATATTTACACTATTATCATATTTTTCGTCTGCGATATCCTCCACTAAAAAAAATATATTATTATCCATTTAATAATATATTATAACGCATTTTATTTATATTTGTTTTTGCTTATACTTGTTTTTGCTCTTTGCTACTATTTCATATAAGCTGAACGTTTTTACATCTCGATTAAATCCATATACTTAAATATAGACTTGTTCGACAAACTCTTAAAATCCTTAGCCTTACTCTTCGCTAAAGTTGTAATCGTCTCTATAATTGTATCGCCGTCAACCTCGTAATCTTCTTCATCTAATTGTGCATCTCCCAAAACAGCTTCAATTATGTCCTTCTTATATAAAATCGCAATATGCTCAGTTATTTCATCAACTTCATTCTTCTTATCTGTCTGATTAATCATGCTATTAATTGTCTCCAATAATTCCTTTAGAAGCGTAACAATTGATGCCTTTGAAACAAACCCATTTAATGATAAATTCACAAAGAATTGTGTGTTAGCCTTGCGTTTGTCGTTTTGTTTGTTTGCATCACAAAACAAATCATAATTAACATTGGGGTCAACAAACACAATGTCCTTAAACTCATTCTTAAAATTCTCATATTTTCTAAAAAACAACTCCTTCATGAAGACATATTTATTTGCAAGTGCCGTGTAAAGGTCTGCGTAGATTTTTGAGAAGAATTTATTACTTGTTGATATATCGTAAATAGATTCACTGATTTTATCAGCAACATCCTTACTAAAATCCTCGCTGCTAATAATTTCATCCATCTTAGTCATAAGATTATCTCTAATATCCAAAAACGTCTTATCTGAGAGTTTATTTAATAATGCACGAATATTATCAATTTGCAAATCAAAACCAACCTTCTGCTCCATTTTTGTAGCCTGAAATGTGCGAAGTGTGTCCCAATCATCATTATTTACTTCCATATTTCTATTTCCCTTTCTCTTCTTGCCACCTAATTTAAAGTTTGATTGCGATGAACCAAATGAGAATGCAGTATCGCCTTCCTTATGTTCTCTCTTTTGAAATACTGGGGTTCTAATATATGTCTGCGAACCAACCTGCGCCGCCAGAGCATTTATTAACTCGACATTATCATCTGGAATAGTAAACTCAAATCCATTAAATGATATTTCTCTGAACACATTCAGGCTATATTTCATATTATTATTATCAATCGTTAGCGTAGTCATTATATATCTCTTACTTTATTATTATTAATAAATGTTTATATCAATTTTTTTAAATATATTATTATTTATTAAATACACTTAAAACCAACATACATAATATATTATACAATGTCTCAAAACCTTGAACCCGAAAATACAACTAATAGTAATGATGTAACTATTAGTGAAGCAACTAATACATCAGCAAATAATGCATTGGGAGATTCAGAAGTGAATGCAGTTTATAATACTTGGGAGAGTTTAGAAATATCAGATGAATTATTAAGAGGAATCTTTGCATATGGGTTTGAAAGCCCGAGTCCAATTCAATCAAAGGCAATTAAGCCTATAATGCTAGGAAGAGATATTATTGCTCAAGCGCAATCTGGAACTGGAAAGACTGCAACATTCTCGATTGGTGCGTTATCGCGTGTAAATACGAAGGAAAATTGCAACCAAGTCCTTATTATGTCTCCCACTCATGAACTATCTACTCAAATTGCTGGAGTTATTGGCAGTTTGGGTAATGGAATTCCCGGTCTTCGAATTAAGACTATTATTGGCGGTTCATCAATTGATGAAGATGTGGATGAAATGCATAAGACTCCTCCACATGTTATTGTTGGCACACCTGGCAGAATTTATGATATGATGAGGCGTCGTCATATTAGTGCTAAGAAACTCAAACTTGTTATTCTTGATGAAGCCGATGAAATGTTGTCATCTGGATTTAAGGACCAGGTTTACAATATATTCCAATTTTTGAATAAGGATGTTCAAATTGCGCTTTTCAGTGCTACATTGCCTGTTGAGGTCATTCCTCTTACTGAGAAGTTTATGAGAAATCCTGTTCGAATTTCTGTTGCCGCTGAGCAACTAACATTGGAGGGCATTAATCAATATTATGTTGCATTAGATGATGATAGACAGAAGTATGATACCTTGAAGGACCTTTACAATGGGATTTCATTTATCCAATGCATTATTTATTGCAACAGCAAAGAGCGGGTACAGGATTTGTATGATGCGATGATTCAAGACCAATTTCCGGTTTGCTGTATTCATAGTAATATGGATAAACATGAGCGAACAAAGGCGCTATCTGATTTTAGAACAGGCAATGCTCGTGTCTTAATTTCATCAAATGTTACCGCTCGTGGAATTGATATTCAACAAGTGGGCGTTGTAATTAACTTTGATATTCCTAGAGATAAGCACACATATATTCATAGAATTGGCAGAGGTGGGCGATGGGGTAGAAAAGGAGTTGGCATTAATTTTGTAACTAGAAGAGATTCAGTAAATATGAGAACGATTGAAGACTTTTATAGATGCCAGATTAGAGAGTTGCCGGGCGATTTGCGCACACTTTAAATTAATTTGTTGTTTTTTACTAAGAAAATTTAGTATCCATATTTAGTGCCCATGTTTAGCAAACAAATATATTATTATTAAAATCTAATAATATATTAACAATTATGTCATCGTCATCTGCAGCGGCATCTGCATCATCTAACGAAATAGAAGGAGCAGATGAATTAGAACATGCATTAATAATGTATCACGAAGGACATCTTAATGAGGAATCAATTACAGAAATATTATTGGATGGCTTTAAAAATTTATATGCAATGGTTTTCGGTAGAGGCAAAGATGTTAATTCGAGAAAATTAGAAGATTTAGATGAAGGAGAAGATGAAGATTTTGATGAAGACCTTGATCAGAGGCATGAGTTATCAGATTGGTATGCAAGTGGAAGTAATGTAGGACATGGTATAAATGTTGATAGTGTTGAACAACTTTTAAAAGATAGTGCAATAGCACAATTTAATATTGCACTTGCAAAAAACATGTATCAGTGGAATTTAGCTCGACCAGGTCTTAAAAACTTTTCTTATCCAGACCCCAAAGAAAACGAGAGTAGATATAAAACTATTCTTAATATTTATGATATTTTTGTTGATACCTATAAACAAAATAAAAGTAGAATAAATTTAGAACCTGGCAATTTTATGAGTTTTATGAGCATAGTAACAGATAAAATGAATAGAAATTGTCGGGATCGGGCAAGAAGGATAAAAGAAGAAAAAGAATATCCGCAGGTCGTTGGTTCACTGCGTGCTGATGAATTATCACCATGTAAAACAACATGGAACCAACAAATAATAATTCAAACGTGTCATTTCCCCCTTACAGATACTGATCAAATAATTGCAAATATAGACGCAAAAAAACAACGTTTTCAAGAAGCTCAAGGAGAAAATAAATTTTCAGCACAAACAGAACTTAAAGACGCATTCAATGCAGCAAGAAGTGATAATATAGGTGGACTTATAGTAAATGGGTTTTTTTTTAAAGAAAATGATAAACCAGGATTGCAGAGAGATTTTTTACCAAATGGAATATTTGACTTGCGTAATTTTGATGATATTATATCCATTAAGATTAGATTTAATTTATTGTCAGAAGAAGAATATAAAACTTATAATCCAAACCATGATGCTGATGTTAATAATTTAAAAGATGCAATTTTAGGATTTATTCAGGATTTTAATGATAGATTTTCAGAAAGGCATTTAGAAATTAAACTCGAAACATCAACAACAGGTGCATTAGTAATAACCAAAATTAATTCAATTGGTATATATGCACTATATGGATATTGCATGGACTTTTTGGATCAAATAAGACAAACAGGACGTTATATAAATAGATTAATAAAAGAAGACGGGACATGTAATGTATTGGATGTTACTTCTTATTTTGCAAGAAGATTAAAATTATATTCAATTGGATTTACATGCAATGGTTTAAGTTGCACTAGTCAACAAAACTTACAAAGCGAGGAAGCTAAAATAGAGCAAAAAATGAAATATATAGAAAATTTACAAAAATTAATGATGTTAATACCTGAAACTGAATCGCAGGAACAAATGACAATGCATGCTGAGTTATATTCATTGCCTAAATTATTACGACAACAACAACGTGTATTATCTAATGAAAAAAGAATTATTACAACTATTCAAAAACAACAACCAGAGTGTTCATTGGTAGATGAATGTGTCATGTCATCATCATCATCATCATCATCGGCATTAGGAAAACGACGAGATGACCAAGGCAAGCCTGATAGAGAAGTTGGTGGTAGAACTCGTTTTAGAAAGAGAACTAAATATATTAGGAAATCTATCAAGAAATCTACTAAAAGATTTAATAAAAGACATTTGAATAAAAAAAGAACTAACAAAAGACGATTAAATAAGAGAAGAACTAACAAAAGAAGATAATTCGTAAAATAGAATAGATATTAATCTATTTTACAAATAGATAATACCAATGCAGCAATTTGAATTTTTAAAAAAGGCAATGGAAAGTCAGCAAGACGTAAAGAAACCCAATATTAAAAAATTAGATGCATTAAATGAGGTATTTACGTTGCCAATTAAATATAATGAAAAGGTTAGAAAACTTAACGAAAATATTATTACCGACCTAGAACTAGTAAAGTCAATTGATAAAGAAGAGAAGCCAATTTATAATTATATTTTTAAACCAACTAACACTCTTGGAACCAAAGTTTTAGAAGAAGTGCCAAAATATTATACAACAGATATTGAATACTTAAAAGACACACAAAGCCTTATTAATAAGTTTAAGAATATTGATTACAAACGTATTTCAGAATCTAGGAACTTTAGTGATTCAAATATAGAAGAGACAATTGCCGCCTGGGAAGAAATCAAAGGTGAAACAGGTTTTCATTCCAAATATCTTTACGTTGACTGGGCATTTGGAGAATTTATAAATAATAACCCAAAATTCTTGCAACTAATGAGTGTTTACAATATAGCATCACCTATTCTATCATTATGCTTGCCTATTTTTGTTCTTATTATACCATTTTTTATTATTAAGGTTAAGGGGATTGAATTAAATATTAAGGAATATATTGAAGTTCTTAGAACACTGGCGTCAAAACATGCAATTGTAAGGGTATTTACAAATTTTAATGATGTTGATACAGGACAAAAAATGTATTTGTTAGTTTCAGCAGCATTTTATTTGTTTTCAATTTACCAGAATATTTTGGTTTGTGTTCGCTTCTATTCAAACATGAAGAAGATTCATGATTACCTCCATAAATTCAGATTATATTTAGATTTTACAATTGAGAACATGAATTATCACTTGTCCTGTTCAACTGAACTAACAAATTATAGTAAATTCAATGATGACCTTAGAAGTCAAATGGATAAACTAACAAAATTCAAGAGAGATATAGAATCAATTACACCTTTTAATTTATCGGTTGCAAAATTCACGCAAATTGGTCATATTATGTGGTCATTTTATCAGTTGTACAATAATCCGGAGTATCACGAGGCAATGTTATATTCATTTGGTTTCAATGGTTACATGAATTTGTTGCAAGGTGTAAAGGATAATATTGATAACAATAAAATGAATTCAGTTACTTTAATTAAGGGGCAAACAAAACCGATTCTAAAGAAAATGTATTATCCCAAGTTCATAGATGATAAAAATATTGTTAAAAATAATTGTGACCTGAGTAAAAATATGATAATTACTGGTCCCAATGCTTCGGGTAAAACAACTACACTAAAAACCGCATTAATTAATATTGCACTTTCTCAACATATTGGATTTGGTTGTTACGATAAGTGTAAATTGGAGCCATTCGAGAATATTCATTGTTATTTAAATATTCCGGACACATCAGGTAGAGATAGTCTATTTCAAGCGGAAGCAAGAAGATGCAAAGAGATAATAGATTGCATAGAGGAGAAAGAGAAGGATAATGAAAAACATTTTGCTATATTTGATGAATTATATTCAGGAACAAATCCGGATGAAGCGGTTATAAGTGCAAAGGCATTTATGGATTTCATTGTTAAAAATGATAATGTGACGTGTTTGTTAACGACTCATTATGTAAAATTGTGTAAAAAATTGTCAAAGAATAAGAAAATAGAGAATTTTAATATGAAAACAATAAAAAAAAACAACAATTTTAGTTACACATATGAACTTGAAAAGGGAATTTCTAATGTAAAAGGAGGGTTAAAGGTGTTAAGTGATATGGATTATCCAAAAGAAATATTAGAACAAACTTCTGAGCATTTTTTACAAAAGAACTAACAAATAAAATTCGTTCGCTTAATAAATAAAATATATTGTTAATTTTTAATAATGGTTCTATCGGAAATACTTAGCACATCATTTTTATTTAGCATTGCTATTATTATTATTTTAGTAGGCGGCTTATTTGCATATTTTAATCATAGAATTTGTGCGCAAAATCATAAAATTTCATCAATGTTAGGATTGGTTTCAACAATGGCAGAGGAAATGCAATACTTTAGAAGTAAAATATCTGGCAAAACTTCAGAACAATGCAAGATGTCTGATGTGGATGCCATTCATTTTGCTCCTCAATTTTTAGGAGGTAATAGTGATTCAGATATTAATTTAATAGAGGTATCAGATGGAGAAGATGACATTGATTCTGAAATTGAAGATGATTCTGATTCGGAAGATGAAGAAGATTCTGACTCTGATGATGGAGAAGATTCTGATGATGGAGATTCTGAAATTGATGACTCTGACTCTGATGACGATGATAACAAAATTAAGAGCATAAGTATAGATTTAGGAAAGGAGATTGACCTAAATATTGGAGATGAAATAGAAAATGATAATTTAGACATTAATCATAATACAAAGACTATTAATTTATCAGAAGACATTTCATCCTTTGACATTACTAGTAAAACTTTAGAAAATATTGACAATATTGACAATATTGATGATATATCGATTGATTTAAATGTTAGTGTGCAAAATAAGTTAGACTACAAAAAAATGTCATTAAATAAGTTAAGAGATGTTGTAACACAAAAGGGCTTAGTAGTTGACGCCTCTAAACTTAAAAAGAATGATATTCTGAAAATGTTAGGTGATGAATAATTGTTATATTTTTCTCTAGCAATAATATATTATGAATAATAGTTGGAGCAAACAATTTTCCGGTTCAAATAATACATATTACACAATGCCTCCTATAATGAGTGATGGGCGAAATTACTCTAGTTGGCAACCAGAATCAGTATTAAATGATAAAATCAAACAAGATGCTGGTATTAACTCTAATTGGAAATATAGGCAATATTTGCAGCAAAATGCAAATAATATTATGAAATTTAATATGATGGAAACCATTTCTAATTCTGGAAATAATCCATATGCAGTCGATAATAAGACACCTAGTTCAAATGTGCCGCATTTATTCACATCAACACATGATACCAGTAGTCCAGCATATGGATTCAATAATAGTGATTTGAAACAAGATTTTATGACCAAGCAGCAAACGAGCGCGCGAATGGTTTCACCATCTATTCAGACAAATTGGTAATTAAAATAATTAATATGAAAAAAATCAATATAATAATAAGTTTTTATAATTTAGTATTATAATAAATGAAAATGCTTAGTATAGATGTTGGTATAAGAAATCTATCATTTTGTCTTTTTGAAATGAAAGATGGTGAAAAAAATACTCTGAATATTTTAAAATGGGATAATATAGATTTAACAGAAAAAAACAATAATAGATGTATTTTTATAGACGATAAAAACAAAGATAGTCCATGTGACAAACCAGCTAAATTTATGAAAGACAATAAATGCTATTGTTTGAAACATTCTAAAAAACTTAATTTCCTACAACCTCCAACTGACCTAGCGATGCCATTCTTAAATAAACAGAAAATTCAAAACCTTTTTGAAATAGCCGACAAATACAAGGTAAAATATGAATTGCCTTGCAAAAAGGCTGCAGTTATTGGATTACTTGCTGAGTTTTCAAATGCTAATTGTTTTGAAAAGATAGACAAGGTAAACGCATCCAAAATTGATTTAGTCACAATTGGTCGCAATATTCAACACAAATTTGACGAAATACTAGGAGAACATTTGTCAACACTTCAAACCATTATTATTGAAAATCAAATAGGTCCAATTGCAAATAAAATGAAAACCATTCAAGGCATGTTGGCGCAATATTTTATTATGAAAAATAATGATATTTCGATTGATTTTATAAGTGCAACTAACAAATTAAAAGATTTTATTCCTGTTAGTACAAATACAAATGCTAATAAAGAGAAAATGGACTATAAACAACGTAAGAAACTTGGCATACAAACTTGCTGCAATTTTGTAGACACTGATTATCGATTTGCTAAGTGGGCAAGCTTCCTACATAAACATCAAAAGAAGGATGACTTGTCTGATTGCTTCCTACAAGGTATGTGGTATATAAATCATAAAATTTAATATTTGTTAGTTTATCAAGAGCGTTACATGTTAATAATTAACCTATTTAATTATTAATTAAAAATAATATATATATTAATTCGTATTACTTAAAATTAAATGTTCTTATTAATTCATAATAATGGACGACAATGAAATAATAGATATTTCCATGGACTTTGAAAATTTAGACAATGGCGGTGGATGGGGTAAATCAAAGAAGACTAATTTTGGAGGAGGAATTGAATTATTGATGAATGAAAAGCGCAATGATAATGCACCGACTAGTGATATTAATATTGATGATTTAAATAATTTAGAAAACGAGTTGAATGATTTAGCAAATGAGACAACTCCTATTTCAAATAATTTTGAATCCGGATTTTTTGGTGTTAAGACGGGTTTTGACGATAATAGGCAATCTGTTAGATTTGATGATGGCCCTTCTGTCGGAAAATCTACGAGCAATACTGAATCTGATGCCAAAACATGGGATGGATATGGAAAGTTTAATAATATTCCTATAAATCCGGATGTAACTAACATGTCTTCTGAGCCTAAATTGACCAAGGAGGAGTTGATGAGGGAGAAGTTTAAGTTCTTAAGAAAGTTGGAGGCTCTTGAGAAGAAGGGCGTTGAACTAACAAAGAAATATACTATGGAGTCAAATTTGAATGAGATGCAAGGCGAATATGAGATGATTATGGAGGAGAAGGCCAAATCTAATTCGGTTAAATTTCAAGGCAATATGATGATGGCTATTATTAACGGAATGGAATTCTTGAACAATCGTTTTGACCCATTTGATGTCAAGTTAGATGGTTGGGGTGAGCAAATAAATGAGAATATTACTGATTATGATGATATTTTTGGTGAACTCCATGATAAATATAAGTCCAAGGCGTCTATGTCGCCTGAATTGAAGCTGCTTTTTCAATTGGGTGGTAGTGCAATGATGGTTCATATGACTAACACTATGTTTAAGAGTGCTATGCCTGGCATGGATGATATTATGAGACAAAATCCTGACCTAATGCGACAATTTCAGTCTGCTGCAGTAAATACTATGGGACAAAGTAATCCTGGTTTTGGAGGTTTTATGAGCGGATTAATGAACCCTACCAACGGCACCTTCGGAGAGCCCACCAATCCTTCTGGAAGAGGCCCACCGCCTCCCATGTCAACTCAAGGTCCTAATATAGTTCCTCCTCCTCATAGAGCAGGAAACAATGTGTCTAGACCCGATATAAGTATGGCCAGAAGCAATTTTGGTCCGGGTAATTTTTCTGGAGATGATGGAATAAGCATTAAGGAAAATAATTTTAGTATTCCTGGATTTGAACCTCCCACTCCAGCAAACAAAAGTAGCCGTAGACCTGACATGAAGGGACCTAGTGATATTACTGATATATTGTCCGGATTAAAGACGAAGACAATTAATATTTCAGAGCAGCCCAAAAATTACGATGACTCATTAGGTGACAATAATAGTAGCACCATTAGCATTAATGATTTGAAGGATTTACAAAATGATGCAAATGTGCCGAAGCGAAGCAAGAGGAAGCCGAGGTCTGATAAGAACACTGTTAGTTTAGATATTTAAATATTATAGAAATGGTTTGAGCGTTTGGCTCCATCTTTAAAAAGATAAAAATATATTAATATTAATGGATTTTAATATATTAGATAAAATAGAAGATAAAATAAAAGGTAAATGTTGTATTTGTGGAACAATTAAAAATTGTGCTCCATACTTAGAGAGAGTATTGCAAAATGTAGAAAAAATTGGTAGTCTATTTGATGAATATGTATTAATATTTGCATGCGATATATCAGATGATAATACATTAGAAATTTTACAAAATTATAAGCAATTGAATTCTGAATTAAATATTACAATATCAATTAATACGGATTCAGTAAGTGAATTTCGAGTGTATAATATAGCAAAGGCGCGAAATAAATGTCTTGATATAATTCGAACAAAATTTGTTAGTTATGATTATTTTATAATGATAGATTGCGATGATGTTTCAATAACTCCTGTAAATTTGGAACCATTGAAATATTATTTGGAAACGGGGATAAATAAATGGGATGGACTAACATTTAACAAGGAAAAATATTACGACTTATGGGCATTATCAAAATATCCATATTCATTTAGTTGCATGCATTTTAAAGATTGGCAAGCATGGGGACCATTTATTGAAAATATTATTAGTAAAACACCTCCCAAAACTTTGATATCTTGTTTATCCGCTTTTAATGGGTTTGCAATATATAAAACTAACAAATTTATTAATTGCTTTTATGACCCGAAAGTAAGATTAGATTTATTGCCAAAACATTTATTGGCAGAAAATGAAAAAGTGGCTGGTCCCATTTTAACAAGAGGCAGAGCAGGTTTAGTTGATTGTGAGCATCGTAGTTTTCATTTGATGGCAATTGGTAAAAATGGTGCACGTATAAGGATTGCACCTGAAATCATATTTTAAATTATGAAAGAATATAAGTTAAATATAATAAATATAATAAATATATTATATATTATATATTATATATTATAATGTCGACTACTGAACCTAAAAAAACATTTACTTGCAAATCGTGTAAAACCGATGATATTATAGAAAATGTTATGCTTTTACATTGGTGCGATAAAGAAGTCGCAATTGTAAATGAAATAGTAGCAGCAGTCGCAAGCTCAAGCGCAGCAGAAGAACAACCTTTATTATGTAAAAATTGTACTTATACGTGTGACAGATGTAAAGTCGGTGGATGTTCACAATGTATCAAGACTGAGTGTTGTGATTGTAGTATTCAAATGTGTAGAAAATGTAGTGATGTTGATGATATTATGTGCGATTGTTTTGGTAAATGTAATACTTGCGGAACAGATGTTAGTCGCGGTTCAGGATGGCCTTGTGGTGAATGTGGAATATGGAATTGTCGGGATTGTAAGAAAAGCGACAAAAACCCTTGTAAAGAATGTGGACCACCAATTAAAGAAATAGAAAAAGTTGAAGAAAAGGTTGAAGAATTTTTCAATTGTGAATCTTGTAAAACTGCTCATCCTTTAGAAAAAGCAATTCGATGTGAATTGTGCAACATAAATGACGAAAGTGAAGATGAAGATGAAGATGAAGATGAAGAAGCAAGCATAGATAGTTGGGATGGAAAAATTAAACATCTATTTTGTAAAAAATGTACTCTTAAATGCGATGCTTGTGAAGAGAGAGGATGTAAAGAATGTGTTGAATTTGCATGCTGTGATTGCGATTACAACATGTGTTATGAATGTAGAAATAATGAGGTCGATTGTGGTTGTTATGGAGAATGTTATAGTTGCGGTACAGATGTAAATCGTGGTTCAGATGGTTGGCCTTGCAATGAATGTGAAAAATGGTATTGCTGTGGCTGTAGGGATTGTGATAACCCTTGCAAGGAATGTGGACCAGAAACAGAATCAGAATCAGAATCTGATGAAGAAGAGGAATCTGTTACAAACTTAGAAGAAGAAACAAACCCTAAAAAAGAGTAAAAATAAAAAAGAAATATTTATTAATAAAATTTATTAAATATTTACATATATAAAATAACTAAATGTCAAAAACAAGAAAAGTAATAGGAGAGGGTTCTTATGGCTGCGTTCATAAGCCAAGTTTACATTGCGAACATGCACCAATGCCCAATTTTGACTATAATGGATATGTATCAAAACTAATGAAAACAAAAAGAGCAGAAGAAGAACTAGCAGAATTTGTAAAATTTCATCATTACGACCCCAATGATGAATATCATTTAGGCACTCCAATTATGTGTAAGCCAGACCTAAGAGAACCTAAGGTAATGGATGATGTAAAAGATTGTCAAAGGTTGTCATCGGATGTAAATGCGCATCCACAGAATTATGATTTGTTAGTTATGAAATATGGAGGACCAGATTTAAAAATATTTTGTAAAGATGTCATTACTCAATATTTAAAAGCAAATAAATGGGAGAAATCGGATAAATTCTGGTTGGAAGTACATCATCTAATAAGAGGATTGCAATTCTTTAGAGATAGCGGTATTGTTCATAATGATTTGAAACCGCAAAACATATTGTATAATACAAAAACTAACAAATTAATGTTTATTGATTTTGGTCTCATGCAAACTAGAGCAGAAATAATTAGGACTTCAAAAAATAACACAAATAATCAAGCTGTATTTCATTGGTCTTATCCATTAGATTGTGGATTTATGGATTACAATGGTTATAGTAAGTATCGCCGAGGAACTGCCAATGGTTATAGAAAGTTGGTTAAGGATGAATTAATTGGCATGCTTGTGTCAGATTTAAAAACAAATACATCAGGTCTAAAATTAAAGAAGCCAGAAGCATTTGAATTATTTTTTTCATATATTAATCCGACTGGAAAGGATATGTCATCTGCTGCAAAATATGCATTTATTGAAGATTTTTTTGATGGCTTGGATGAAATGGTTAAATTAACATATGATGACTATTTAGATGATACTATAGATTCCATTGATATCTATGGACTAGGATTTACGTTACAATATATTTTGAATTGTTTTAAGCGACATAACGCGGTTTCTCAAGATTTTTTTAATTTAGCATCTTCTTTGTTTTCCAAGATGTACGACTCAAATCCTGATAATAGAGAATTGAATATTTATGAATTGTTAGATGAATATGAAAGTATATTATTGGGAACAGGGATATTGACAAGATTGAATAAACGATTTAACACCGATAATGAATTGGTTAATAGTGCACCGATGCCTTCACCAATTATGCGTAAGGCAAAGAAAGAAGAAAAGGAAGGTGTTAGTTCAAAACCATTATCAACAAGGTTAGAAAGCATTGCATATATGGATGCTGAAATTCCAACTAAAACAAAAGCATGTCCTCCTGATAAGGAATTAAATCCAAAGACGGGTCGATGTATTAAAAAATGTGGACCAGGTCAAACCAGAAATGCTCATGGGAGGTGTGTAAAATCAAAAACTTCAAAGGCTGTTGCTAAAAGTAGTAAAAGTAGTACTAAAAGACATAAACAAAGTAAAAGTGTTCCGAGCACTCCTACATCATTAGAAATAATGGATGAATTATTTCCAGAATTAAAAAAAATAACACCTTTTGAAAAACCTGTAGCGGAAAAGCCTGTAGCGGAAAAACCTAATATAAAAATAAATAAAAATTTTCCTTATGAAAATAGTTCAAGGTCTTAATAATAAATAAAATAAATTATAACATAATTTTAATAATCTTTTTAATATTATGTACCAAAATAAAATTACTAATGCAAATATTATTGAATGTGATGAAAAATATGAACGCAAAATAACTGAAGGCAAATCTTACTTGTTAGTTCGTTTAGCAACTAACAAATATAGAATGACTGCTATAATTGAGAACAAAAATATTTATATGAATAATATTTTGAATTTCAACTTAATAAATTTAACGTATCAAACCAATCTAGACCAATTTGAAAAATTTAATTTAAATATTATTAATGATGATGAAGCCAATGTCTTTCTACTTATGAAACATGTATTTAAGGAAATGGGTCTTAAGCAACGTTACATTTTTTTTGATATTAAAAAGGTCGAAATAGATAATGGAATATCTTTTATTTTGACGCAAAATGGTGAATATGGTCAAGAAATAAATGATTGTACAAATGCACATTCGATGCCAATAAAACATATGTTATGCAATTTTGAGGTTGTTAGTCCTCATAAATTAAAAATGACAGAATATATTAACTTTGACCCAGAAATTGGAATGCCAACAATATTGGAGCCGGTGTTTGGACTAATTTTGAAGACAATGTTTAAGCGGACTAAGCAGTTTATTGAAGGTATTTAATATATATATTAATTCTAAAACAACTTAAAGAGCCGAATAATATATTAATTGTAAAACAACTTAAAGAAAAATCTGCGACTAATATAAAATGTTTAAACAACTATTTGTTTCCTTGTTTCTGTTATTTTCTTTAACAAATAACAATGTTAAAGGAGATTATATGTTTTCATATGATAACAAGAATGAGTATTTTGAACCAGAGCCAAGTATTTTAGTCGCTTCGCTTCCAGTCGCTTCGCTTAGAGGCAGTCTAGTCAATACCACATCATATATTTATACTTATTCGCAATCAGGTCATCACTTTTATGGACCAGCTTACGACGGCACATATATTGACACAACTGGTTGCTGTTCGGGTCAGTCTGGGTCATGTCGCAACAATCCGTCTTGCCAGTGCCAAGTTGCAGTCGGTCCTTTGCCACAAGGCACTTATAGTTTAGGCAATATGATGACCTTTAAAGGCATGCCATATTGCTACGAATTGTATCCCGCTTCAACGAATTCAATGTGTGGCAGATCAGGTTTCCTAATCCACGGCGGTGGATGCTCAGGCAACCCATCGGAGGGTTGCATTGTTATTGAAAACGAATCAACTAGGTATAAAATCAAGAGCGGTGCTACTTTAAAGGTGATATCCTAAAATTTAAAATTGAACTTAATAATCTTTATAAAACACTTTATAAATATTATATTAAACACAAACTAGATTACTTATAGAAAGATGGCATCTGTAACCGAAACTATTGCTAACGTTAATAAAACGTTCATATTCATTGATGGCAGTTACTTCTGCTTCTATCGATACCACTCGCTGCTTACTTGGTGGAAGAATGCTTATCCCGAGATTATTCTTGAGGACCCGTTTCAAAACGAGCAATTTGTTGCCAAGTTTAGAAAGACATTTGTAGAACATGTGCAAAAGTTAGCAAAGAATCTTGGCCTACATAAAAGCATTATACCTACTATTATTGTCGGGAAAGATTGCAAACGTGAAAACATTTGGCGCAATGAGTTATTTTCAAAATATAAGGCAACTAGAGCCAATGGCGCAGAAGATGGCTTCATGGGCGGACCATTCTTCAAGATGGTTTATGAAGACAATCTATTTATTGAAGGCGGGGCTTCTACTATTCTTTATCATAATAAGTTGGAAGCAGATGATTGCATTGCATTATCAGTGAAACATGTGTTAGAAAAGTATCAAGACAATAATACACAAGTGTACGTAATTACCTCAGATAAGGACTATTTGCAGCTTGCTGAACCACGCGTTCATATTTACAATCTAGGTTTCAAGAAAATTACAGACCAAAAGAGCTCGACGGGTTCAGCCGAATGCGACTTGTTTTGCAAGATAGTAATGGGAGATATTAGCGACAATATTCCTTCAGTATTCCCCAAATGCGGACCCAAAACGGCTCTCAAATACTACGAAGACCAAACGGCATTTCAGAAGAAACTACAATCATCAGACGCATTTATCTCGCAATACAACACGAATAAGAAGATTGTTGATTTTAATGAGATACCCATGCTACTTCAAAATGAGTTCTTTGCCACTAAAAATGCAAGTGAATTATAAATTATCTAATTTATCTAATCTTGAAAAAAATAAATTTGACATAATAAACATTGACATTATCATAATCCAAAATATAAAAAATCCTTTAAAAAATTCAATTGTATAACCCATGGTTATTTAATTATAATAAAATATAAATATTAATGCTTAAATATTTTTTCTATATTATTATAATTAATAATAATAATAATGGAGCTTCCAGATAATAAAACAATCGATGTACAATTATATATATTAGACCCCCTATCCGTAATTATTAAATTAGCCGTTCTCAGTAACAAACCTGTTGGCACTAAGATTTGCATTTCTAATAATATTATTTTTTTACAGGAACCCGGTCCTTTTCAATCCTTTTGCCGGTATATATTTAGCACTAACAAAACTGATATACAATATCTATATAATCCAATCCAATTAGCATGTCAAACTTATTTAACAAAGGATGCTGTTTTAAAAAATCCAAAACTAAAAGAACTATTCAAATGTGCGCAAAATGGTCTCATACGTTTAAGTGAAACATATAAAACTTGCTCCATAATTCGTCTATGCATTAATTATTATGCAACGTTAATTGACAACCATTTACAAGAGATTTATAATGAAAATTTATTTAAGAAGGATGCAATGACACCTCTCTACACAACTGAACTAACAAATTCTTTTAATAAACTTTGGACACAAGATAGAATAAAAATAATTCTTAATTTAACCACATTTTTAATTAGTGACGAAAATGCTGGATTAAATGTGAAGTCCGTTGAAACAATTATGACAGATATCGACAAGCAAATACAATCATTATTTTAAGTTGAAATATATTAACTTAACAATTTATAAAAATGCATTTATAATTTTATATTATTATAAAATATTTAATAATATATAATGATGCAAGAAGTGAAAGAGCCTGAAATCCCACTTACAAATACAAAGATTGTTAGTTTACCTTTAAAGAAACCTTCAGTTTTTAGGTGTGTCAAGGAGAAACTTGGGGACCAAGATTTCATGCAGAAAGTTGGCATGGCGCCCGTGGTTGCTTTAGAAATGTATCGTGTAATTGTTTCATCTTTTTTAGTTCTTTTTGTGCCGCAAAAGTGCGATGACCACGTATGCACTTTAAGTGAGAATATGGTTCTTGAACACGACCTCTATAATGCCGGGTTAGTATTTAATTTTTTAACAATGGCTGCATTTTTAGCAATGTATATATTGGAAGTCAAGCGAGAGAATCGATTGATTACCTATTTGGATGTAAATAAATCTGTGCCAATGGATAATGTGTCTGTCGGTCTAGCACTAGATAAATTATCTGTGGATAAACGTGATAGCATATGGGCTCTAGATAAGTATTATATATATTCCGGCTGGACTGCAATTGTTATGTTTATTATAAATACCATTTTATCCGGATTTGTGGTTTACGAATATTATTTAGATAGTCAAACAACATCTACATATATAACAAATATTCTTTTTATGGTTACCAAATTGGCAGATGTACATTCCAATGTAAATACTGAAAAGAATGTGTTTTACTCCGCTTACTTAAAAGGGAAGGTACAATACAATGATGTGGACCCGGATAAAGTTGCATTTTTGAAAATAGAAAATGAAAAAAAGGACTATTTTGCTGTTTCTGAAGGTGACGTGCCCATAGTTAAAGAAGACGAGGAAGAACAAGAGAGTGGAAAAATTGTTGTTATTAATCATGACATATCTTCAAATCCATCGTCACCAATATCATCATCTAATGATTTACAAAAACTAGAACAAGGAGATTCTGTGTAAAAATATTTTATAGTTATATTATATAGTTAATTATAAAATGTCTTTAAGTAAAGCAGAAAAATCAACAAAAGAAGATGAATTGTCTGCATCTATTAGCAAAACAATGACCATTGACAAATTAAAGAATGCATTAACTCAAAATAAAATAGTATATTCTACTGCAAAAAAGAAGGCTGATTTTGTTAGTTTATATATTTCGAATGGGTTACATGATTTAAAAGAAAAAACCGCTTCAAAAGAAGAAAAGGAGGATAAAGAGGATAAAGAGGAAGAAGCAGAAAGTTCTTTAAAAGCGGTAGATGCTCTTTTAAACTTGAAGTCTGCATCTTTGCCAGTCACAAATTTACCAAAAGAAGTAGAAAAAATCCCGGTTTTAGAAGAACTCATTATGTCAATCACAATAATGGGTCACGGATGCGAAGACTTATTAACGCCTTGGACCAAAGACCAACCAATTTCATTATATTTTAGAAACAATGTGCGCGTTTATAGCAAATCATGTGTCCCTGATGTAAATGCAATTGGAAACATATATCAAAATGAAGAAATAATAAAAGATGTTCAGCGTAGATTTTCAGCAGTGCCAAAAGGTGAAACGTCTGCAATTGTTAGTGCATATGCAGATGAAGTTAAAAAAGAATATATGAAGGATATTATTTATTCAAAAGCAACCAAAGCGGAAATCTCATTACAACCTGGATTTGACAAAATATCTGCACCTGAAAATATTGCAAGGGTATCTGGTTTAAGCACATATTTATCTAATAAACATTTTTCATTTTATCAAGATGACCCAAAGAAAAAATTAACACAAGCATACCAACATCTATATAAATCACTTGGACTCCAAGTAACCGATATTCGTTTTAAAAGGACCGCAATGGATGGCTCAGTTAGTTATGAACAAATATTTAGTCCAAGCAATTTAAATTCTGATCGCACCACTGATATCGCTAATCACAATTTGATTTATAGAGAAGGTATAACATATATTTTAAAGAATGTTTTGAAAAGAAAGGAATTGGTGAAACCAGCGCTACAAATATTTGGCTTTAAAGGCAGACAAGAACGCGTGATGGATTTAACACTGGAGCAAATATATGAATTCTTTCAATTAGTTGGTGTCAAATATGCAAACTTGATGGATTATAGTTGCCGGGCTTGTTCTATAGGCAGAATACCTCAAGGATTATCCGATAGAATTTATAGTGTAGAACAACTATATTCTGTAAAACCGGTGGCTTTTGGTAAGCGAAGTAAAAGACGCAGTGATGGCAAACGAAGTGACATTAAAAAGCGTAGTGACGGAAAACGGATAAAGAGTAAGCGTTTAAAGCGTAGCGACAGAAAAAATAAATATAGTAGAAAAATATAAATAATAAAGATAATCAAAACTAGTAAGCATCCACGAATATAATATTTAAAATATTATATAAATATTATTATATAATGACTAAACGCTTTGTAGCTTTAGAAAATTTAATGTCAGGAGAAAGATATTCTTTCACAGACAAAGATTTTCCTGGCGCTAGAATACAAGGTATATTTGATAGAGTTATTGACATACCTAATAAATCCAAACAATATTTTTTTTTAAATGTTTTAGAACCGAATGGACCTGCTGGTAGTGTTAATTATTCCGACCCAAATAATTACCCACGAAATATTATTCACCTACCACTTGATGGAGCGCCACCACCTCAACTGCCTCAACTAGATGACGGAGATATATCACCTCAGCCGAATGATGCACGTGGTAAATCAAGAAAAACACAACGTAGTAGAAAATCAAAGCGTACTAGAAAATCAAAACGTACTAGAAAATCAAAACGTACTAGAAAATAAAATTGAAACAACAATTTAAACATATATTACCATTTATAAATAGTAAATAGTAATATAATATGAATCCATCATTAATACAATTAAGTGAATTTGTCCCCAATAATGACGCCGAAAGAGCTATCTACAACATTGATGCGGAAAAATACATTATACAGAAATATATAGATGATTCGAAGAGTTCATGGGCAAAAGGTAAATATTACTTGGGAGGCCAGATAACGTTGGACCCAAATGAACCAATAACACCTGAATTATTTAAAAAGGCTTGGAAGCCATTCTCAGAAACCGGTGGCGATTATTTTTGTAATAGTGCTGAATATGCAAGTATATTGGGAGCAAAAAATGGACTAACCAGCATACATAAAATTGTAGGAAAATACATTGAAGTGCAAAAGTTGCGAATATTAACAGAACTAGAACAAACAAAATTGGTAACCGATGTTAGCAAGACAATTGTTGGGTTTATATAATTTCATTTCATTTCATTTCATTTCATTTTATTTTATTTTATTTTATTTGTATAAAGTATAATAAAATGTCAAAAAAAGTAGATAATTTATTTGACTCAATTACAAGCACAAATGGTCGTTTTGAGAAATTATTAAATAATCGAGGAAATGATGTACATGCTTTAAATCGGGAAGGGAATTCTCTGTTATATGTAGCAGCCGAAAAGAATCAAATAGATAAAATTAATTTTTTGTTGGATAATGGTATTGACGTTAATATAAGAAATGAGAAAGGAGCTACTCCTTTAAATGCGGCGTGCGATAAACATGCATTAGCTGCTGTTCAATTATTAATAGATAGAGGCGCTGATGTTAACACCAGAACAAACCGAGGTAACACTCCATTGACTTGTGCTGCAAGTGGCAAGGGATGCACATTATTAAATACGATTGCATTTAATACAACTTATGATTTCACAAATGTTGCCAAAGTATTATTGGATAATGGCGCTGATGTAAATTTATTGAATCCATTACTAATTGCTTCACGTTCTGGTAACTTAAAAATGGTTCAATTATTGTTAGCAAATGGTGCTAATATAAACGCAACTGACACAACAGGACAAAATGTTCTACAAATAGCAGAGCAACAAGGACATACAAATATTGTTAAATTTTTAAAAGATTATGAAACTATTGAAGCTATTCATTTATTACAAAATGTCAACGCCGGACCCAATGATACTAGAAGTGTTTATACTATGATGGATGCGTCTAGTGTAAGAGATTTACGTCAATATTTTGCAAAAGGAAAAAGAAAAGGAAGAAAAACAAAAAAATATAAAAAAACCAAAAACAGAAGGACTAAAAGGTCTAGACATTAATTATAGTTTTACATCTCGCTTTCTTTCATGCTTTCTAACAAATCATAAACATTGATTTCCAATAATTCTTTTTTTTGTTCTTCAGTTAGGTCATCACCATTGTTACTAGTGGTGCAATTATTTATAGACCCTTTATATTCTTCTGTTAAATTATATTGCAAATCGGGCATAGTTTTAAATATATCTTTGTAAAAATCCAATACTTTTTTATATCTTGCAACCTTTAATTTGGGTATTTTGATTTCTAGATTTTCTTCTTTGTATTTATCGTTTTCAAGTATTTCCAATAATATCATTAGCGACCATGTTTGGCAAAATACATCATTTATCGTCGATTGCGCCGGCCTTTCAAGGTTAATAAAACTGAAATCGTAATCCTTTGATACTAAAAAGGGTTTAACAACCTCGTGTGTTATTTCGGCGTAATAAATGCCTATAAAATCATCCTTACTTTTATCAAATGCCGGGTCAACAGCATATACCTTTTTATTATCATTGTCAACAATGAATGACTGATAATGCGTCTCATTGTCTTCATTATTTTGCTGCACATTTGTGGCGGTAAATACGACAACATTGTCTAATTTTATTGCATAATCCAAATATTTCTGTATTTCATTATGCTTATCTTCTCTTGTTTTTCTTTTTTTGACAAATGGGTCAAATGTCCGAATAGCCTTTTTGAATTGATGTTTTAGGCTAGGAAATTTGTTCAAAATTATATAACGCCTGATGCCTTCATCTCCTAGTATTATTTTAATTGAATGTAAAATCCAACTAATGGCCAACTCTCTAATTTTCATTATTAATAATATTAATATAATTTTAATTTAATTTTACTTATTAATATTATTTTATTTATTATTTTTAGTTTTCAATTTTAAATTGCATACATCCTTTTACTTTTACTTTCACTTATAAATTTTGCAACTAACATTTTTCCTTTTATTTTTCCCTTTATATTTCTTTCTATTCTTTAAACTACCTCCTCTTTGTTCTTGAAATTGTGTAGATGGTTCTTTTTCCTTTTTATTATTCTCTTCTTCTCTCCTATTTTTATTTTTCTCTATATCATCCCTATTATCAATATTTTTTGTTTCGTCAGGTTTCATATTCTGATAACTATAGGATTCAACCAACACTGCCGGCCTATATTGATATCCCATTAAATCAGCAAAGGCCTCTCTGATTCGTTCAAAAGTTGAATTGCATTTTACCGATGCCATCTGAATTGTGCTTGCTGTTTTTCCTGGATATAATTCCAATTCGACTGATACATAATATGCCAGTTTGGATGTTAGTTCTAATGCTCTATTGCTATGGCTATATTTTGCCATATCTATTAATTGACCTTGCGTGTTATAAGGCATGCCATAAGGCATCGGTTGCTGACCATAAGGAGGACCATAAGGCATCGGTTGCTGACCATAAGGAGGACCATAAGGCATTGGTTGCTGACCATAAGGAGGACCATAAGGCATGGGTTGTTGGCCATAAGGCATTGGTTGTTGGCCATAAGAATTTGTTGCATTTAAATTTCCATATGAGTAATAATCGTCACTCGGTTTTCCACCTGTTGTTATAGGTGTAAGATTTGTCTTTATTTCATTATCTTCTGATGACTTTTCCTTTTTTGAAGAAACAATATTTGAACGAGCCTTATCTATCTCTTGAATTTTATTATCATAAGTCTGTTTGTATGCAGCATATTTTTGCCGTTGTGTGTCATCAGTTAACCCCTTTATAATATCCTCTATTTTCCTAAGAATAATTGTATCAGTTTCTTTTTCTTTATCTAATTCAAATCGAGTCATTTCACTTACTTTCTTTTCTTTAGTTTTTTGCACATTGTATTCTTCATAACTAACACCTTCTTCTTGCAATAGTTCTTTTATAATCTGTATTTGTTCTTTTAATTCATCTATTTTTTTATTATTTACTTTTACAAGACCTTCTAACTTTGTTTTATAATCTTGCAATAACTCTTTTAATTTTGTTATTACATCCAAGTAGTTTTCTAGTGTCAATTTTGTATTTAATTTATCCTTAATATTGTAACCAGTAATTTTATCTCTTTCTGATTTTATTTCAGATTCTTGTTTTAAATTATTTCCTGATTTGTTGTCACCTTCATTTTCAAATTTATCATTAATTGCCCTAATAGACATTTCAATATAATGTTTTTCTAATCCATCTAAAAATACTGATATACTTGATTCTTCTTCGTCTTGTTTATCTTTTGATTGACTTTCGGTCAATAATTGATAAAATGTTTTATTATTATATGCGTTCTTAAAATTGTCTCCGGATATTTCATCTAAAATTTTATCTATTAATTCAATATTTGCATCAAACCACACTTTTTCTTCTTCTTCTTCTTCTAAAACATCTTCATCTTCTTCTAATAAAATAAGATTATCCGTTTTATCACGCGCTGCCACATTTTCTTTATTTTTTGTTATAATATCTTGTGCCCTTTTTATTAAAATATTATCAGTCCCTTTATCAGTCCCTTTATAGCATGTTTCATAAACAAACATAATAATATCATCAGGAATTTCTGTTGAATTATAAATTAATTTATTAGAAATATGATTAAATACTAATTCATATTTGGTTGAAGATTGCAAAGAAGTTGGCTGGCTAGCAGAATTTAATGATGGTATTAACACTTCATTTTCAAGAGATTCATTTTCAACCTTTGCCTTTACAAAAAACATAAATTGTGATTCATCATTTGTTTTAGAATTTATATTATCACATTGTAATGACATATCTAATTTATATTTAAATAAATCAGTTTTGGGCTTTGTTAGTTTATCATTTCCACCTAAAGAAATAAGTTCGACGTTTTCATTATCAACCTTTGTTACCTTATATGTTGAATTATCTGTTTCCACTTTTGATCCTTTATCTAATCCTTTATCTAATCCCTTGTCTAATTCATTATTAGGTTTTTTAATAGAAACAAAATCGCCTTCTTTTATTTCATCATTGTCGGTTTCAGAAGTAATATCAAAAATTATTAAACATATCTTAAATTGTTGAAATATTTTATCAACTACTTCTTTTTTAACATTTGAGTCAATTGTTGGAGCATTTAACATCTTAATTATAGTATATATATCATTAAATCGTGGGTCAATTCCTTTTAAATCAGTATCATTTCTAAGAACAATCCAATCCTGAGAATTATCGGGAAATTTGTATCCAATTTTTCGATTCAATCTTGTAATCTGACTCACTCTAAAATTAAATTCGGTTGTATTTTGTTCATCATATTTTTTCAATTCGTTAAGAATCCAATTTTGAACACGAGGCACATATTTGGGAATTTCTAGAAACCCTTTGCCCACTAATAATCTATCGCATTGTTCATTTAAACCGCGTTCATTTATAATTGGGGCGATTAATTGCCCAATCTTATCACAATATTTATCCAAATCATCAATTGAAAATCCTATAGCGTATTTTTTACTAAGATATAATGCTTTCAACTTAATATTACTTTTAATTCTTGATTCAATTGTGTCTTTAGAACTTATAGTTTTAACATCCCACATAATTGATTTCTGTAAGTCCAGTGGTGTTTTTAATTTATCAGAAATATCTAAACATGATTTTATATATTGATAATATTTGTCACTATTTTCAGCAATTTCTATATAAATTTGATTAATATTTTCATCTGAAATATATAAACAATGTTGTCTCAAGCAAAGCAATTCAAGCAAATATGTATATAAATAAATTGATTCACAAGCATCTATTTCACTTTCAGTTAATTCAATGTATTTCTTTTCTTGTTCAGATATTGACATAGACAAACTGGTTCCTAGTCCTTTTAATGAAAACATTGATTCTTTCTTACCTTTATTCTTTTCTTTCTCTTCTTTTTCTTTAGTTTGTCTTTCTGTTATATTTTTAAGCATTTCATCTTCTGAAAGTACTCCTTTTCCATTCATTTTCTGCACTAATGTATTGTAATTGGTCATTTTTTGCTTAGATTCTTGTATTTTAGTTTGTGATATTGTTTGAATTTTACTTATAAAATCGGAAATAGGACCAAAATAAACGCGCCATAAATCACCTTGGTTCATAAATGCATATAACATTATTACTAACATATATAAATTATATTGACTATGTTCAACATTAACTAGGTCTGGATTCCTCTTGTATTTTTCTATTTCAAATGATACATTTATATTTGGCGCAGATTTACCATTAATATACTGATTTAAAAATATTGTATTAAACCATTCTTTATGTTTTTGTCTATAACTTTCAATATTCTGCGAATATGCATCTGAATAAATAACAGATGTTGGGAATACTTGTTGCGATGTTTGGTTTGCTTGTGTTGTTTGTTTGCCATTTCGTCTTATCATATTTCGATTTTGTCTATTTGTTGCCGTCAAACTACTAAAGATTTGTCTATCTATGTCAATACATGCCAAGGCCATTGTCGGCTCTTGGACTCGTGTATAACCAATAATTTGTCTATAATTTGTTTCTATAAAGTCTAATAATGCAACTACACTAACAAAATATTGTTGCTGTTTATCAAAAATAGCCAATAATGCATTGGATAAATTATACAAAGATTTCATATAATTATTTTTATTTTCATTAATATTCTTAACTTGATTTTTTACTACACCTATATCTATTGTTTTTGGAGCTGGTGTCGCAGAATCTCTATGTCTTTCATTTGCATTTAATCCCTCGATATTAGCATCAAATAAATCTAACAAATCATCAAATGTTTTCTTTATTACACCAAAATCAATCATAATAAGATTAAAAAACAACTCGTTTGCATTAAGCACTGCTAATTTACTTTCATTGTATTTATTGTAAACATCTAATCCGGACTTATTATCCGGACTAGATTCAATAAACTTTAATAATTGCGCTTTGTCAATTAGAAATAGAAATGTTAATAGTTCCGATGGATTCATTTTTCCCGACATTTGTTCAAAACTTATAGGGTCATTTTTTGTAAGACCTTCGCCCAATAAATAATCCAATGTTTTTGTGATTTCGGCCAACAATTTTTTCTCATCTGGTTTTACAAATTGTCTTTTGGCTTCTTCTTGCTCCTCTTCTTCAATTGTCTCCGGATATTTTTCAGTTTCAGATGTTTTTGCTACATTAATATTTGCGTCTTTAATTCCAGCAGCAGCAGAATTGCCCATTCTGACACCTGAACCAAGGTCATTTAACTCCTTTTCAGCGCTTTCCAATTCATCCCCTTTAAGTGGGGCAAATGGCGTTATTAGTTTTTCAACTGGTTTTGTATCCAATTCCCAATCACCTTTATTCCATTTATTACCTACAATTGTATATGGCTTATCATTAATATAAAATACATTGTTGCGTTTGAATAACGTGTCAAGTGTTAATTGTATATTTCTATCAATGACGCCATCATCCTTTGCTTCTTCCAATGTTCTAGTTGATTGCATACTTGTGAAACTGCTAAGAATTCGATTAATAAGTGAATCAAACTGATTTGGTAAGAAAAACTGAGTAAACAATAAATCTGCAGGCGCTTCATTTGGTAAGTCATTAATTGCACTTTTTGTATATTCAACTAAAGGGTCAATGTAAACATTATGACTATTAACCTTTGGAACTAACATAGATGGGTCAAAATTTATTTTATAATAATTAGCTATACGTGTTTTAACATATATTATTAATGTATTTGGGATTTTCTTCTTATTGCTATTATTACCAGATGCATTTACATTTGTATTAGTATTTGTTTTAGGGGGTTCTTTTACATTACTAATGCTCACATTTTGATTGAGAGTGTTGTCTACCTTTGAATTATTGGGTTCTATGGGTTCTTTGGGTTCTATGGGTTCTAGGTCTTTTATAGGATTTTGATTTGTATTATTAATAACAGCAGTAGCCATATTTATAATACTTATATATTTTTATATTATAGTTTATTGTAAATTTGTATTATTATCTATATGATAATTATTGAATAATAAAAATGAATGCCGTTGCTCTGTTTTTCGTTTATTTTGTTTTGCTTTTTCTAAAATAGCAATAGCGGTGTTTATTTCAGTTTCAGAAACTATTCCATTCTCATCTGTGTCAATTAGTTTGGTTAACACTCTAAATTTTTTAGGAACAATGCAATATGGACTTTCCTCATTAAATAAATGGTCAGATAATATAGTAAATACTGCTGTCAAAACTAATCCTGTATATATATCACGAGTGCCCATCCATGCCATGGCAAATACCAATATTTGTTTTGTAATATTCATTTTTAAATATTCTTCCGTTGAACGACTAAATTGAATGGCTATAAATTTAGAGCCAACGTTTAATAGAATCATAATAATTCCTGCAAAAAATTTGCTATTATTTAGAAACATTATATGATTATGAACGAATCCAATTGATTCAGAAAATATATTTGTCATTGTTATATTAATTTAATATAAAAAAATATTAAAAATTTGTATTGCATATTTAGGCATTTTAAAAACTTCCATATCGTGATACAAATCCTTCACTTAGTCCATGTCGATCAAATGCTGTCACTTCTGTCGATGTAAAATTTTCTTTTGCTACCGGTATTTGGCTTGATGGTTTTGCCTTGATTGTTTCTTCCAATGATTGTCTATCGTTTCCAAGCTTTTTATTAGGAGTAACAATTATTTTTTTAGTAGTTATACTTGAGTCAGGTGTTACGCCATCATCACCAATGGTTGTTCCTTTACTACCACTTAATTCTAATTCAGCTGATGTTATTGCTACTTCGTCAGCTGCCTTACCTTTGTCTGTCGTACCTTTGTCTGTCGTACCTTTGTCTGCCGTACCTTTGTCTGCCGTGCCTTCGCCAGCCATTGTATCCATACCTTCTATAAAATACATATTTGTCCCAATTATTATAATTAGCGCAACTAACAATCCTAAAGTAACATTATTTGTTGCAAAAAATATTAAAATAGCTATTAAAACTACTCTGCCTAAAACATTATTATACATATTATTATAGAATCCAGGGTTTGTTATTAAAATTATAACAAGCAATATAAATAATCCCAAAACTCCTTGCATTTTAGTAAGTGTCATTCTATATAAAATAACCAATATATTTTTATAAAATATTTAAATTATATAATAATTTATTTCAGTCTGTTTTATAAATAATTATCTTAATTTCTATTAAGAGAATGTCTTTAGCAATGACTGCTGCATCAATAGATAATAATGACGAAACACCTATTGAAAGAAAAAAACAAGCTAACAATAACAATAGAACTCAAAAAAGAATGCCATCTAATATAAGGCCAGAAAAGGTTAAATCTGTTTTAGAATCAATTCATAATACTAATTACGACGATTCTGAAAATCTAGGCGACTTCAATTCAAAATATACATCTGTTAAAACTAGTTATGAACCAATAAACCCTTACAATCCGCCAGTTTTAACTAGACAAAATTCGCCCTCAAAAGAAGGCATGTCTAATCATGATGATAATACCAATAATACCAATAATTCTAAAAATTATAGTTCACAATTTGTACCTCAACCGGTTCAAGATGATAGTATGGACTTACAGGAATTACAGGGCGTTTATATGAATGATGAACAAGTTAAAAAATATTTTAAGAATTTGGTTCCTAATTATGAAGGGCTAAAACAAAATAATGAACATAATAAAATGCATTACAATCAAACAAGATTTAATGGTATAAATAATGGTATAAATAATGGTGCAAATAATAGTGCAGATGGTGAAAACCAAGTGTTAATAGATAAGCTAAACTATATGATTAATTTGCTTGAAGACCAACAAGATGAACGAACAAATAATGTTACTGAAGAAGTTGTACTATATTCGTTTTTAGGAGTATTTATTATTTTTGTAGTTGATAGTTTTGCAAGAGTTAGTAAATATGTCAGATAATTTATTTATTTTATTTGTAATAATTATAATGATTAAAATTTTTACTATGGTAAAAGGTGAATTAGATATTGTTGCCGATTGGGTAATGTACCATGGTGAAATTTTTGGATTTCAAAATTTGTTTATTATTGATAATTTGTCGCGTGATGGTACATGGGAGGAACTAGTGCGATTGAAAAAAAAATATAATATTAAGATTGTTCGTTTGCCTGATTATAAAAAAAAAGGCGAATATATGACATCATTAATAAAAACCTTTTGTAGCCGCGGTGATTTAGCATTTCCAATAGATATTGATGAATTTATTGTTTGTTTTGATAAACAAAGTAAAACTATTTCTTGCAATCCAAATAATTTCAAAGAAATAATAAATTCCTTGCCGTTATCTGCAGTTTATAAAATGAATTATATTCAATGCAAAGTAATAAATGAAAATGGTTATGCAAGGGCGGCAGTTGGAGCAACTAATGGAACATATGATGATCGCGGAAACCATGCAAAGTCTTTTTTTAACACTGCATTATTTAATGGTAAAATCGACCATGGCAATCATTATCAAACAAATAATTATGTATTATCAAATTTGTGTTTAGTTCATTATCATACAAGAAATTTGAACCAGATGAAGAAAAAAATATTCAACAATGTTTCTGGTCTAGGTTATCCTGCATTTAATTTACAACGTCTAAACAAATTAACTGGTCGTCAAGTTCCTGGCAATCATCATGTTAGAAACCAAATTGCAGTTTTAGAAAAAAGATATAAAATTGGTGGTGAACGTGTTAGTTATTTGGATATAAAATTATCACCTATTTCAAACTTTCTTTTAAGTATAGATGCTAAAACTAAATCAAATTAATACCAAATATATTTTATATTTTTATATAATATATTTTATATAATGTATAACAATACAGAAATTGTAGTAGCTCGTTATAATGAAGACCTTCAATGGGTTAACGAATATCCTTTTAATCAGTTTAAATATACTATTTATAATAAAGGAATTAATAGTAATTTTAAAAAACCCAAAAATTATAGAGAATTTAAAATTCCAAATGTTGGTAGATGTGACCATACATATTTATATCACATTGTAAATAATTATAACACACTAGCAAATATAACGATTTTTCTGCCTGGTTCTGTGCAAATGAAAAGAAAAAAGTCAATTGCAACTCGATTAATTAATAATATATTATTATCAAAAAGTGCAGTGTTTTTAGGACACAAAACAGATAATATACAAAAAATGTTTGGCACTTTTACACTTGATAAATGGACAGCATCCGAAGGAAAAAATAAAATGCTAAATAATGAATCTGTTTTGCAACCAGCCAAGTTGAGACCTTATGGTAAATGGTATCAATTTTTCTTTGGAAAAAATATTGTGAAACATTATGCGCTTTGTGGCATATTTTCAATGAGCAAACTTGACATTATTAAGTATAGCATTAATTATTATCTTAATTTTTTGAACTCTGTTAATACTCATTCAAATCCAGAAGTTGGTCATTACATTGAACGCAGTTGGGGAGCCATTTTCAATCCATTTATTGCCACCAAGTTTGTATTAGCTTAATATATATATTATAAAACAACTTAAAGAGGGACTTATTCTCGTCTTTAAGTTGTTTTATAATAAATATTAATTAACAATCAATACCCTATCATTTTTAAATGGACTATAAACAAAATTATAGAAAAAATATGCTGTCGGAGATGTCGCAATTGGATATGTTTTGATTTTTATATTATCTATTATTAGTCCATTATCCGAAACATCTTCTATTATAAGGAATTTATAATGATTCTTTTGCTTCTCTAAAACAGACCATAATGCAAGCTTGAAGCCCTGAACGAACTCCTTTTTTGTTAATATGTCGCCGTTCTGTGACGCAATGCACGAAATGGCTTCCTTATCTTTTTCTATGTTAGTACATGTCTTTTTAAAAATATAAAATGCCTCTATATTACCTTCTACTAATAACATCATTATAAACATGTTATTTGTATCTATTAGTTTCAACAAATTACTAATTTCTGGAATTATTGTAATATCCCACTTTCCTTTTGTCTCATTAATAAAATTATACAAATAATACATGTTTTGTTTATCACCAACTAACAAATTTACCTTTGAATGCAAAGGTTCGGGAGGTATATTCCAATTCTTCATATCAAAACAATATGTTTTATATGTGGTTAAAGGCACTATTCCAGTTATTTCTTCTTCTCTTTTAAACAAACTAACACTAATATTCGTATTTAAATGACATTGATTATATTCATGTGTTTGAATCAATTGTGGCGCTATATTCTTTCCTCTGAAACCCTTTCTAACGCATAAATAATCTACATAAAACACATCAAACTTTGCAGGTGATTTTAAATGCGATTTATAGATTGTCACATGCAATGGACGACTTGTAATAACACCAACTAACAACTTATCATCTATTGTTGCATTTGTTTTGACATTAATTAATACATCTGGCTTCCAGAAAAATGACCAAAATGACGCCGAATTGTGGCCTTCAAAATATGGCACTATGTTCTCCTTTTGTGGATTATAAATATTATCCTTGTCTCTAAAATAATTAAGTTGAACTAGCGTTGCAAATTCTCTCAAACTATCTTCCGGAACTCTATCAAAACTATATGTCTTTATTTCCTTGAAATTTGTGTAACGATTTGTTGACGGCAATTCATGACGAATTATACCTACATTTACAAACCAGTAATAGAAATCATAGAAATGAAATACTGGTTGTAATGCCCAGAATCGGTATTTGATTCGAATAAATAAAAATATTAAAATTATTATTAATATTATTCCTCCTATAAAATATAAAATCATATACAATATTTTTTTATATTTTTTATATTTTTTTCACGAAAGTGTAACCCAAAATAACAATAATTAAACCTTGTCTATAACAACCGCCTTCGCAACGTTTTTTACTATTTGCGAAATATTAGTAAATTGTTCTTCATTAGACCCTCCTGACATGGAATTCATCACTATATTCATATATTGGTCGTTTTTATTCGATTCTGATTCACAACAACCTGGATTATTTTGCTTCCAAATTGGTATTTGTTTTATATTCTTGTTTGCTACTTGTTTTATAGCACCTTTTAATAATGTCTTATCATCTGTGTCCTTTGCCCATTCATTATTATCCTTAATATAAAACACCTCTCGTTTCAAATCACTGCAATGAATGGGTCTTGAATATGCGTCCAAATTTTTCAGATTTTTTACCAGAATTCTTGAAACGCCTTCAATATATCCCATTTGGCCAAAATTCTCTAAATCTGTCAATTGTAACTTAATATTATCTACAAAGTCACTTATATTAATTGCATCCTTGCACTTCTCATTCAAAAATAGATTTAAGTTGAATGAATTATTTATATTGTTGCAATTTGTATTTGTATTATTAATTGTTTTACTTGTATCTAATGATTTTTCACATATTTTCATTACCATTTTATTTTGCTCAACTAACATATCCTTGAATTCACTATTTTCCTTCATTAAATATTTAATTAATTCATCCTTATCCATTATATTTGTTAAGGGCTCATTTGTTAACGGCTCATAAACAAAATTATTGGTGCCACATTTTTGTTTATGATTCCATAAACTCTGACGATGTTTGTATTCCTTGCCACATTCACAAATAAAATTATTTGTTGCGTTGGCGTTTTCGGCGCTTTCTGCGTCAGTATTTTTATGCAATTTGTAAGTATTTTTATGTTTGCGTGTCAATAAATGTCTTTCCAAATCACTATTTTTGCTGCATATGAAGTCACACTTTTCACAACAGAATTTTTGGGCGTTTTTTGGCGTAAAATTGTCAGTCATTTGCAGTATAATATATACTGCCAAAAAAACGCCTAAATTTTTCGGCAAAAAAATGGAAAATTTAGCATCACAAAAAATTCTCACAAAAAAAATAATTGTGAGCATCTCAGTCAAAAATGCAAAAAAAGGCCATTTTCAAAACTTTTTTCAGGTTTTCATTTCTGGACATTTTTAAAAATGTCCAAAATCCATTTCCCTTTTGACTTTATGGAAAAAAGTTGTGATTGTGATGGAGAATCAAAAAATGTAGATAATTTTGTTACCATTTTTGGTAAGGAGAAATGAAAGATTTTGAAAAGCCCCTTTTTCAGTTTGAATAATAGGAATAATAGTGATTTTTAATTTTTAATGCAGATTATAGATTTATTAAAAATGTTTATATTATATTACAATGACCTCATTCGGATTTATTATATTAAGGCATGTTAATAATGAATTAACAAATAAATATTGGATTAAATGTGTTAATTCTATTAGAAAATATTATCCGGAAAATAACATTCTTATAATAGATGATAATAGTGATTATAATTTTATAACCAATGAAAAATTATATAAAACTACCATTATAAATAGTGAATATCCTAAAAGAGGTGAATTATTGCCTTATTATTACTATTTACATAATAAACTATTTGATGTTGCCATAATAATTCATGATTCTGTATTTATAAATAAATATATAGATATAGATATGAATGTAAAAAAATACAGAATTATATGGGATATTGATGAGCATCAATGGGACCAAATAGAAGATGAAACAAGAATGATAAATATTTTTAATGATTTAGAATTGAAGGAATTTTATGAAAACAAAAATTTATGGAAAGGTTGTTTTGGAGGAATGTCTATAATTGCACACGATTATTTAATTTATATTAATAAAAAATACGATATTAGCAAACTATTAGACTTGGTATTAAATAGACATAATCGTATAAGTTTTGAACGAGTAATTGGTTGTTTATTGCAAAAAGAAGGAAAGAATGAAACATTATTAGGGAATATAACTAATTATTGCTCGGTAATTTCTTTTGAAGAAATTGATAAACATAAACATTTACCATTTATAAAATGTTGGACTGGTAGATAATCAGCATTAAAAGATATAAAAAGATATTTGTATAATATATAAATACACAATGGGACGATTTTACAACGGAGATATTAATGGCAAGTTTTGGTTTGGTGTGCAAAGCAGTGACGATATAAGCAATCTATTAGATATAGATTCTGACATGGTATGCGAATGGTATGGTTGCGGTTGCACATTACATGATGATAATAATGAAGACAATGAGTATTGTATAGAATGTTTCAATAATAAGGAGGATTTTTTATTAAACGCATCGGAAGAAATGGAAGCCGATGGTTCCAGTGTTCCTTATCGTGAAACCAATGAAATAGTTTATTACATTTCTTCTAGTCAATATTTAAAACCACTAGAAGAAAAATTAAATGAATTAGAACAGAAAATACATAAATCAATTATTAATGCATTCAATGAAATAACAGGCGATGTTAGTGATGTTTTTACTGGCGCATTTGACCATGTTTTAGAATTGTATGATAATCTTATGAAAGAAAGAAGTGAAACAAATGCAACAAAAGAAGTAGTTATAGAAGAAAATATTATTATAAATATTGAGGAAGAATCAGTCGCTGACTCTAGCGTAGAAGAAGCAAAAAAAGAGGAGTCTATTGAAGACTTATTAGACCCCACATTAGTTGCAAGATATATATTGGGATTTCAAATTAAACAACATTTATTAACAAACGAATATTGCTGCGTTTATTGTGAGTTATAATTAATAATTCAATTAATTACGTTAATTACGTTAGTATCCTGGCAGTATCCGTTTAATAAACTCCGGCGCCATATTTGCGTACTGGTTAGCGTCAGCAACTTCCGACTCGGTCATTACAAACACTTGTTTAATTTTGGAAATCAACAGACTAACACTTCCTCCACCAATATGATATCGAAATGGCACGCCATTCGCCATTTTGAAATCAATATCAAACATCTCTTTTAACTGATCAACGCTTGTATAATTCGTATCCATCGAAAACCTAGATTTGCCAACAAAGACAACGTCGTCTTTCATTTGAATGCCAAAAATCTCGTCTCGCACGTGAGCGTTCCATATCTCTAGTTTCATATCTTCTTCCTTCAACTTTTCATATTTGGTTAGCAACTCATCAAGTCTTCTCATCCTTTTCATAAATTCTTCGTGTTTTTCATCTTCATCCTCTTCTTCTTCTTTTAAAGACTTGTCATCATATTCAAGTTTAGTAGAGAAGTTATTTATTTCTTTGGTGTCTTGCATCATATTTCTAATTATATTTATAATGAAAATATCTTGTAAACTTAACAAATCAATTTTTTTTATTCCGTTGTCGCCAATCTACCTCGAATATAGAAAGTCAAATTTTCAAAGTTTTCAAACATTTCTCTTATCTTTATATTACTGCTAATCCGGATGGGTGCAGCACGCTCTGACATAGGAAGCCCCGCTTCCACAATATCAAATGGCACCAATTCAAAGTCAATTGTAACATAGGGCTTGATAAATTCGTAGAATTGCTGTGTTGTCCAGTCAGGATTTATCATATAGTATTTTATATTGTTAGTGAATACCTTCTTGAAACGGATAGGTATAGGACGAAAATATTGCCCTTCATTCGATTCCTGGTCTAAGGCGTCTCTAGTAGTAAAAGTAGTCATTGTATAATTTATGTATTAGTTACGGGTTTTGGTTTTATATTATAATTCATTGATTTATAAGTTTTTTACAAATCAATTTTTTTTGGATTGCAATAAATAATATTTAAAACAACTTAAAGAGGATTTAAATCTCTAAGTCGGTTTTACAAATATATAAATATATTGGTATTCGTATTGACATGCCACCATATCCACTTGTGCGTCCAAGATAAATCCAACTTGCTGTGCTAAATTTACAATTGTATCTATTGGCGGCATATACATAATATGCTCATTCTTACGCACCTTTCCATCACTATCATTCTTAAATTTCTCATTAAATGTTGCAATATTAGTCTTTTCATTTAAACTGAAATCAGCACTATATGAGAAATCATCAAACTTCACCTTGGTAGTTGTAATGCGCTTTTTGGCATATTTTTGCGGCGACACATACAACAATGGGTTACCCGGGGGCAGAATGGGGTCAAAATTATCCCGGTCAACCAAATGCAGTATTAAATAACCACCCGGCAGCAACCATTTCATACAATTTTTGAAAAATTGCATCTTATCCTTTAAATAATAAATAGTGAAATACATACATGTAATATGCGTAAATGCACTTGGCGCAAATTGTGAGCCATCTAGAGCATCACCCACTTGAAAATTATATTTAGGAAAATCCTTCTTTGCCTTATCAATCATCGATGGAGATATATCCATTCCCAATGTATCAAATCCACTAGAACTCAATTCAAACACATGGTGTCCAGTTCCACAACCAACATCTAGAATTTTACTCTCACTTGAAGGCGATGTTTTGTTAACAATTTCTCCGACTTCATATTGGTCCTTTTGACTATTAAATACTAAATAATCGTAAATGTCTGCGTAAAAATCATCATATACATCTGGACCGCTTTTAAATAAAAATTTATCTGATTGTTCAAAACCTTCTCTCCTCATATCAAACCTCTTTAATAAAATCATACTAACAACCAAGAGTGAAATAAAGAATAAGATTTTTCCCCATATGCTAAATCTATCATATGTTCTTGTTAAAAGACCAAATTGTCTTCCAATCATTTTTGTTATATTTGTCATATATATATATCCATCTTAAAAAAAGGTTCATTATACCAAAGTAAATTTATTTAATCTTTGTGCAAAATATGCGATATCATTTTTGCCGTTTGAATTCCTTTCGCACTATTTCCGTTTTTATTTAATGGCGGAGATGCAATTCCTATACCCATTACACCAGGAACAACTAACAATAGAAAGCCACCAACTCCGCTCTTTGCATATATGCCAATTTCTTTCATCCACTTATCCGTCTCTGTATATAACCCATTTAAAGCCATATGGTCTAATATATATTTAACATTGTTTGCCTTAATAATTCTCTTTTTTGTTTTTGGGTTTACACCATCATTTGCCAAGGTTGCAGCCATTATTGCTATATCCTTGCTTGTAACCATTACAGAACATTGTCTTATATAAACATCAACACACTCATCAATATCACCATAAAACTTGTTATATGATTTTAATAAATAGGCAATTGCTAAATTATGCTCCGAATGTAACATTTCTGACCGATATATTTTATTACTTACATGTAATTGCCTGCCGGCAAATGCGCTCATATTATCTACAATTTGTCTTGTAAATGTTTGTTTATTGGTATTAGAAGCAAAAAGCAAACTAGTTGTTGCCATTGCGCCGCCATTATCAAATGAATTGATTGTATGATTTTTAATCCGATCAACCGAACAAATCGAATCGAATGCTTCTTTGGATTTGTTTTCACCTATATTTTTTTTTAAATATGGTATACCAAATTTCTCTAATACAAGCGCTAAAGTAAATACTTTGGAACATGATTCAATTGCAAATTCATGAGAGTAATCGCCAATATTGATGCTTTGGCCGTCAATTGTGTAAACGGATATGGCATATAAATTCGGATTAACTTTTGCCAACTCTGGAATGTAGTCTGCATTTTTGCCTCCACAATTTTTATTCTTTAATTTATTGTAAATTGTCTCAATATTTTCTTTAGTTAACATTATGGTAATTATATATATAAACCTAAATTATTTATTTATTTTTCATCTAACAACATTAATGCCATAGCCGCATAATTATGTAAGTCTAATAATGTATCCTTAATACCTTCATCATTCACTAAATTCACACCATTCTTGGTTATTGACAAAGAACGTTGTATTTTATCTTCTATTCTCATTAATACACCAATTACTCCATATTTTGCAAATGCATCACCATAATCAATATTCTTTTTAGTGAATAATTCTAAAGCATTGCTTTGTATTTGCTTCATTTGTTCAACTCGATTCATTTATAAATAATATCAAATATAAATCTTCTATTATTTATCTGCAATTATTTATTTCTTTATACATTTACTCCTGTAAATAAAAGACAGGCCATTCTCTATAAAACATTTTATCCACAGGGGTCATTCCTTCATCAGAATCCGGTATTCCAACTAAGTAAATTTCGTCATCAGTTCGACCATCTTTTTTGCAATTCACTGACCCTAATTCAAATTCATATACACTAAAATCATAGTCATCATAAATAGACCCACTGCTACACCTATTAACTTGAATAAACTTGCCTAGAGTTTTGATATCTGATGCGTTATTATGTAATATAGATGGAGTATGGAAATAGAGATATTTGTTTGTGAATGTTGTTGCCCGTATCATATCCTTGCAAAGCGGCGTCCTAAAATACAATGATAACCCGTTAATTGTTAGTTCATCTATTTTTGTATAATGGTATTTATTTGCCATTTGATTTTAATATTCTTAATGGTTTACCATTTATATTGTTTTGTTAAATAACTTGTTAGTTATTTGTTAGTTATTTTTTTCTAAGATATAACAAACTATGGATATTTATGAAATAAATGATGTTAGGGAACAAAAAGCTTTCAAAGGCATTACATTTTCAGAATTTAAAAAATCGGATGCAAAAAAAGAACTAGTTAATAGTTTAGTCAAGTCCAAAATTGAACCCGCATGTTATTGGAGTGCTGAACTTATATGTGCTGGTCAATATGCAGACTTATGGGATACAATAATTGGTTTTTATACTAAACATATTCATATTGGCAACCCAAAATTAGTTACATATTTGGATTTACGAATATCTAATTTTAAAGAACTGGTAAATAATGGATTTAAGGACCAGGAATTAAGATTAAGGAATAGTGAAAAAATGCGCAAATTATTTTGCGAAATAATGTGCGTATTATGTGAGGCAAGAAGGCGACATTGTTACGCAGAGGTAAAAGTTAAAAAAGAAGACTTTGATTTGACACAAATGACTGAGCGTTTTAAAGCACCGAATGTAAAATATGCCGAATCAATATTTTTAAAGGAAGACCCAAAGGAGCTATTTATTGCGGCGAATGAATTTGCATACAACTTAGCTGAAGATGGTAAGAATTGTGTTAGTGCGTGTTATTGGATGGAATGGATAATGGAATTTGAAAATATATGCAAACAAAAGAAAGAGAAATTCAAATGTGAGCGTCGCGAATTTGCTAATGTAGAATCCAAATGCCAGATGGATATTATTTGGATAGTATGGGATATTTTTCTTGAAGAGTCAAAAAAACGCAGCAATTTAATACAACGAATTGTTAATAGTGCATTAAATATTTTTTGTTTGCGTTATAGAACTGGATGTCATAAAAAACGACGTCTCATAATGTATTTTATTATTGGCGTATTTACTGAGCCATTCTCTGTAGAAGAAGAGATTGTAAAGGATAAGGCTAAAATATTAGTTATTACTCAGAATATTAACAAAATTTATAAACAAATAAAGAAAAATGAGTATTCACCTGGAACTGACTATTTATATCAAAATACAAAAACATCTAATTTAGAAAAAACGATTGAGAAATTAGATAAAATGAATAGTCTTGGCGAAGAATATATACCTAGGATTAATTAAGTTAATATTTTTAACTTAACAACTTAATATTACTATAAATATTATAACAAATATTATTTAAAATAATATAATATTGTATAATGAAATCAACTAGAATTAGAGTTAAAAGTAGAAAAGGAAATAAAAATTATACAAGAAGTAATCGTATTTCAACAATAAAATATTCGCATCAAAATATTGTTACCATGTTTTTACAAATGTTGAATACAATTAAACTATATCATTGGAAAACTAGCAGTTATGCGCAACACAAGGCAACCGATGATTTATATTCAAGTTTGAATGAATCAATTGATTCATTTGTTGAAATTATGTTAGGTAAAAATGGTAGCCGCGTGAACCTAACTGGAACTAAGAGCATTCCATTAATGGATTATACTGATTTATCCAATTTCAAAACAGAAGTTGAAAAATACAAGGCATTTTTAACTGGAATGGGAAATGATGCTGCATTAAGTTTAAATATAAATACTGATTTGCTTAACATCCGTGATGAGATTTTAGGACAACTTAACCAATTCACTTATTTAATAACATTCAAATAAACAATAAATAATTGTTAATTAAAACGTAATTATAAGAAAAATTTATTATATTTTTTTATTATAATGAATACAATCACTGATAGCGCAACGAAGAAAAATAGTTTGTCTAGTTCTTTATCAAAATTAATGCCTGAAAATGTTTCTTCCAATAATCAACCTGTTAATTATTCTATGAATGGTTCAACTAATACTGAATCGGGTTCATCTATAATTAACTATTTTGCAAATATTACTTGGCAGACTTGGTTAATAGTTGTACTTATTTTAGCGCTTTTAGGCATCAATATCTTTGTTTATTTAGCAAAAGCAACTAGTGGTGCATCTGGATTTATTGATAAGTATTTTGGACCCATTTTAGCATTATTTGGATTCGGAGCTCTAGAAACAACCAAGCAAACAATTAATACTAGTGCAACTGGCACCAAAGCAGGTGTTGATGTTGTTGCTAACACTACTACTGGTGCGATTGATACTATTGAAGATGTCGCCAAAAATGGAATGACAACTACAACGACTGACATAGCAACAACTAACACAACAACAAGTTATAAACCTACAGCTCAAAAAGCATCCAGTAGTCAAAAGAATTCTATGCCCGTTCAGCAACAAATACAGCAAGCAGGAGGTGCTTACGAATGGAACCAAGGAACTCTTGATAGTGCTTTAAATGACGCCTCTCAAAGTCAAGAGCCTCAACCCGATGAATCTTTAAGTAGCGTTCAATCCTCTTCTGGTAAAGCTGGCTGGTGCTTCATTGGCACTGACCAAAATGTTAGAACTTGTAGTCAAGTTGGCGTCGCTGACATGTGTATGAGTGGTGATATTTTCCCGTCTCAAGAAATTTGTATGAATCCCAATCTACGCGTTTAATTTTCATTTATAACATAAGGTTCAGGCAATTTTACAGCACTTTTAAGATAGGCATTCACGGGCCATTTATTTGTACTATTAGTCATTATATAACGTTGCCTAGGATACCATGTTGGATTACCATCATTCCAACATAACAATTCAAGTGGTCCAGGAACATCTGAATCGGTTGTAGGATGACAATTATCCAATTTAATAGAAGTAATAAGTTCTCCTGTACAAATATTCTCTCTTGTACCACATACAAGATTGCCAAAATCAGGAATAACAATTGGCTCTACAATGGGGACTGGAATAACTGGTATTGCATTCCCAGAATCGACCGGCGGGACAGGGGGTGGAGGAGGCAAAGGTGGTACAGCAATCCCGCCACCAGAATTTATTGGCAATACTTCATTGTTTATAATGGGAATTACGGGGCATGTAACAGGCAGCAAAGTGGGTACACCATTTATCGTGACGTTTGTGCCACCAACTCGCTGATATGACTGCGTGTTCGGATTTGTATACCCTTTAGTCGATTGGGTCGCCCATGTAGTAGTTCTATTTACCCACTGACCTTTTGCGATTTTGGAATATCTTTGCCATTTTGTCAAATTGCTACTATTTTTTTTATATTGGAGAACATTGCCCTTATTTATCATTGCTAATTCTGTATTTAATTGTCCAAAAGGAACAAATTGATTTGTATAAGGGATTCGAACCAATTGATTGTCATTTGTAGGAGCTATTACGGAACAACTATTTTGCACTCTTGACCATTCTCTGGGTGGTTGCGGTAAATATTTATATCCATCAAAGCAATACATATTTTATATATTATAGCATTTTAAATAATAATTTTTTACATTTTATATTTTGTAAAAAGTTATTAAAATTTATTAAAAGTTATGGATTAAATCCGTCATTTGCCCCATAAAAGAACCACCTCAATGATAAGTAATTTGGATTCTTCATTGATAATGATGAATTACCGACCATATTTGTATTGGGACCTTTTGATACCATATTTTGGATTTCAGTTGTTCCAAGAGCATAATCATAATACCATAAATTAGATATATATCCCGAAAAACCATTATTCATTCCAACATATACATTTCCATAATTTTGCTTAGGAACACCATGTAGTTCCTGACTTTTTGTTATAGTTCCGTTAATATAGACGTCTATAGTTGTATTTTGACAACGAATAATTATATTAACCCATTTATTCAAGGGAATATTTGTAACTGTAATTTGCTCATTAATGACATTAAATGTATTCATAAATATTACTAAATCGTTTGTATTAGGAGCAATATAAACACCTGGTGCGTTATTAGGGAAGTTTATCCCTTCTTGGTCACTTTTACCAGTGGCAAAATCATTACCCTTGTAAAAGACACATTTATATTGCCCCGCATTTTCTGTTAAATTATTAATAAATATCCAACAAGACCATGTAAATTCAATTCCATCCGTTGCATTTACAGAACGGGGTATTGTTTTTGAACCCTCTATTGATGGATCCTGATCAATCACCATTAGCTGCGATGCGTCCACCATGCCATTTATTAATTTTGGATTCTCCGCTGGACCATAAAAGTATCCTAAAATGGCAATTCCAATTCGCAATAAAACAATAAAGCCAAATAAAACTAACAATAAAAATGCCACCTTTGCTACAAGACTATTTGATTGCATAAAATCGCTAGAACCTGTTAAACTACTTGTTCCAAAACCACTCGATATTTTATTTAAAGGATTAGTTCCTGCTCCAGTATCACTACTTGTTGAGTTCATCTTATATATATATTACAAAAGAAAAACACTATTAAATACTAAAACTACTATCCTCTACATCACCTTCCATTAAAGACAACTTAATTGTATATTTACCTAATAATCCAGCCAACATACTGGCACCATAACCAGCCTTGTAAATATTCCAGGCCTTTTGAGGGTCACATGATTCAGGCCAGTATTGGAATTTTGCAGTCCATCCCGAAAATCCACCATTAGGTGTTATATAAACTGGCGTAGAACTCTCAATGCGAGCCACGCCGGGTAGGACACATGTTCTCACCAACTTGCCATCAATATAGATATCAAGCGAGCGACCATAAGTACTTATCAGAACATTAACCCACTTTTGAATAGGCACGTTTGCAACCATACATCTATGTATACTTATAGATTCAGAATCAGTACTAGAAACGTCTGTGCTTGTAATAGTTGCATTATCAGTGGTAGTTGTAGTAGTCGTATCAGTTGTTGAAATGGGCGCCGAGTCCATTCCTGGATAAATTGCTAAAGAAACAATTAGATTATTTTCAAGAGGCGCAAGAGTCACTAAAGGACATGGCTGGTTTTTATCTATCTCACTTGCCATTCTACCAAATATAACCTTTGGCTCACCATATTTAACATTCCAGTCATCTATATAAAACCAAATAGAATATGTATAATTACTAGTAGCTCCTGCACTAGATGAAGATGCTAAACTACTAGCTTCTATTTTTTGCATTGTTTGTGCTGATACTAGTCCTGATAATGTATTAACATCCTTTACAACATATTTGATAACTATGTATAACAAAACAATAATAATTACAAATAACAATACATTTTTAGCTTCCATTATATTATATATTACAAATATAAATTTTTCTTTTTATTTTTTACAAGTCATTTTATTTTTACAAGTCATTTTATTCCTTTATTTTAAATAGGTAATTACCTTTTGTATTATTGTTGGTCCAGGACTAGGAATAATTGGCGGATTTACACCTTTTAATGAATTATATATTGCATAAACCTTTAAATAATCAATTGATTCATTAAAATACAACAAATTTGCAACATTTCCACTAACACCATTATCATCCCCAACATTTAATGCATCAAATGTTAAACATGGCACCAATTCAATTGCCGATTTGACCAATTCACCATTATAAAATATATCTAAAGTTCCTCCATTATAATTAAGAACCACATTATTCCACTTTTGAAGCAATACACCTTTCTTTGTATATACTATCACATTCCCGTCTTCATCTAATTCAACTTCCATTGGCATTGTCTTAACCTCTTCTATTTTGCTTCTTATCTCGCTTTGCATCTGATTAAATCCCTCAATTGTATTTATATTTTTTACATTTGTGCCAAAATTTACATTTTGTCTACGTTTTATCCTACAATCATCATTATATTTCATTGTAACAACTAAACTATTTGTTACTGCATTATATCTTACAGCAGGATTGCCACCAAATGATAATATATTTGTTGTTTTATTATATGCAGAACTAGTGCTGGGCGAGAAAGAATCTAAATAAAACCAAAACGATAAAGCGTAATGGTAATTTCGTTTAGGGTCTGTATTAATTTGTAATATTTCTCTAAAAAAATTAGAAACCGCGTTTGTTTCTGTACCCGACCCATCATTTTTCATTCCAATATTACTCTGGTCTACATATACACCATCATTCAAATCCTGATATGATGCAACCATTGTCATCTTATCTGTTGGCATAGGTTCGTTTACAATTGATTCACCTCCTTGACTATAATATTTCTTTGCTACAAATGGAAAAATAAAATATTTTAAAAGGAAATAACCAATAAATAATGCCAATGCGATTAATAACATTATTAAATCTGTTTTTTTATTCGAATTAAATTGGCTTGTAAAATACTCCATTACATTTACCAACAAACATGGAATGTATAGAATTGTATTAAATATTAATCTAAATACCGGGTTCTTTAATAAATATCCACCAGAATTCACTAGTTTCCAAATGACTGCAAGCATGCCAGCAAGCATTAGATAATTTAATATAGTATGTCCCAATTCGCTCTTGTTATATGAGTCTTGATTAAATGTGCCTAACAAGGATAATAATGCATATAATAACAACCCAGATATGCCCAATGCGCCTAGAATATAAAATGACTTCATAAATGTCAAAAATGTCGGTGCTTCGCTAAATGTCCCCGATTTGGATGGATGTGTGAAATAATACTGAAATAAATAAACCATGACAAATATTGTTATGCCTACAATTGTTGATAAGAAAATTGTTAGTCCAATATATTTGGACATTATAGACCATGGGTCATAATAATATAAAAGAGCCAAAGAAAACAGATAAATTATTAGGATAATACTATATTTTGCTCTATCACTATAAAACATTTGTATTGGTCTTGGCAACTGGTTGTAACTATAATCATCGTTTTTAGTGGCAAATATATATGCTATACATGACGCAACTAACAATACAAACATGATAAAATAATTTGTACTTAATGCTGTATTTTTTTTGAAATCATTACTAAATACTACAATTAGAATGACTATTAAAGAACTTAATGCTAGAATAAGATTGACTAAATTTGATGTTTTATTTGGTTGAGATGCGTCATTACTAGAACTAGATTTAACCCTTAGAAACATTTTACCTAACAACGTAACACATATGAAAAATACAATTGTTGATATTGTTACATATACTATTTTTGATTTAAGGTTAACCATTGATGTTGCATCTGTTGCTGCGTCTGTTGTTGCATCTGTTGCAGTTTCTAATATTACTGGATTAAATATATACAATAATATTGCAGCAATTATAATAACAACTAACAAAAACATCCCTATTTTGTAGCCCTTTACACCGCTTTCTAAACCTAGAATATAGGCGTCTTCTTTATTTATTACTTCTGATTCATTTATACAATTACTATTATTACCATTATTACTCATATTGTATTAATATATATTATTCATACAATATTATTTTACATATTTTCACTTGCCGTTTTTTGACCATGACATTCTCGACAAAGTGCTACTAAATTAGATGGGTCATTTCCACCACCATGTTCCAGTCGTATTTTATGGTCAACTTCAAATGTATGTGTTAATTTATTATTACAATGTCCGCATTTCCAGTCCTGAATAGAAGCCACGTATTTCTTCTTAGTTTCACTAACAGAACGTTTGGTAGCTTTTTGTCCCGATAATGCTCCTCGTTGTTGCTGCGCGGCTAATACTGGACTTATATTATTATTTTGAAATCCATTCATTGCACCCATAAAACTACTATTTGATTTTGTCGTAAAATCAAAAATAGGTGATATCATATCTATAGTTGACTTATCTATTGGCATAAATTTTACTAGATTGTTAGTATATAATAACATTTGCTTCGATTTGTCTGGACTTCGTTTTAATAATAAATACAATGATATTGCCACTAGAGCAATAGTTGCCATTTTATAGTATTTTTTGTATGATAAAATTGTCTTTGTATATTTTCCATCATGATATGCGTTAAACAACAAAAACCCTGTAATACCAAATATAATTAACTCTAATTTCATATAATATTATTATATAAGATTATTTAGATTTTTAGATTTGTTAGTTTTAAATATTATTTTTCTATTTCCTATCTTTATTCTTTCTGACACGCTTCTTCCTTCTCAATTTTCTTGTAACATATTTCTTACCTTTGAGATTTAATTTCCTGTCGCGTTTTGTATTATATTGTCTCTTAACCACCTTCTTTCGCCTAGTATATCTCTTTCCACCCATTGAAAACATCCCAGAAGTGGCTGCTGTTACACCGCCTGCTGTTACAGAAAATGCTAATAGTGCTAATATTGATTTTATAAATGCATTTGTCGTTTCATTGTCAAATATTTGAGCCGATGTTTCTTCAATATCTAAATTATCAGTTGCTCCCTTTTCTAATATTAATTTATATGCCTTATCATATGCTGTTCTAAACCCATTGTATAAATTTAATACTAAGAAGGGGTTTTTGATTGGCAATTTACTTACTACAATCAAATACATGCTGAATAATATGATTATGTTTTTGTTAATTATCAACAACACTTGGTCTAAACTATATTTACCTATGCTGTTAGTATTTAATAGATTTTTGGCTTCCGGTGAAACAGATGTAATAATTGCATTTAATACATTTTGTATAAACTCTGGATTAGTTGTATCTAAATCTTGGATTGCATCTTTATTTTCTTGTTTGAATTGCTCATATCCTGAGTTTTCAGTAGTTAAATTTATAAACATTTCTTGCATAAATGCATCGTAATCATTTTTGGGTGGTTCATCTTTTGCTTCTGTTGTTCCTGTTGTTCCTGTTGTTTCCTCGGATGATTGTGAAGTTGCACTAACACTTGCAGTTGTTCTTTGAACTTCTTCCCTTTCTTGTTTAAGCCTTGCTATTTCTTTATTATCTTCTTCAATTTGCAATCTAAGAGCAGCCAATTCATCTTTGCTTACATCAACATTTGCATTAGCATTTGCAGTTGGTTGTTTTTCTAGTCCTTGTTGGTTTCCTTGTGCTTCTCCTTCTTCTCCTTCTTCTTCTAGTGCAGCAGTTGGATTGTCTATTATTTTTGGTGCTTCCTTTGCTACTTCTGGAGACTTATTTGCCACTTCTGGAGACTTATTTGCCACTTCTGGCTCCTTTGCTGTTGTAGTTGTAGTTGTTTGAGGTTCTTCTTCTGCCGTTGCATCTTTCAATTTATCATTTGCCCCGGATAAAAGAACATTTGCCTTTCCAATTTCTTCGTTAGCAGCAGTTTTTGCAGCATCATTGTTAGCCTCTGTTAATTGCTGGTTAGCTGTCGCCAATTGTTGAGTGGCAGCATCAATTTCTGCTTGTGCGGCAATCATTTTTTGACCACCTGCTGTTTGACCACAAGGTCCAATTGGGTTACCATCAGCATCCAACTTTGGAGTATTTGGTCCTAATATCTTTTTAAGAACCATTATATAAGCCTGAACATAAATAACAATATCGCGATATAATATTTCACTAACACTTTTAAGCGTTTTTTCATCACCAATAAAAGATTTATCCATTTCAGATGTCGAAAACATAGCATCAGTCACCTTTTGATTAAACATAGACGCAACCACACTATCCTTTGGTATTATATCAAAAATTGCATAAGGTCTATATTCAGTCCATTGTGGTGGCAAAGGATGTTCATCATCGTATTTCTTGCCATCAACTATTACCACATTAGCCCAATAACTGGCTTCTTTTCCGGGCGGTATTTTCACATTACCTTCCTTACTTTCTAACCTACCATACAAATTGGATATTAATATAACACTTCCGTTCTTTTGAGCAGGACCAATATATTTTGTATCATTTGCAAATATTACGATAGCATTATTATCCGGCTTATAATTTTCATTCATCGAGTCACTCAACTTAACATATTGACCAATTTGGATTAACTTGGCAGTTTTAAACGCTTGCGTATCAGCGTCAATTGATTTTTTCGTTTCCGTTGAACGTTTCTCAATTTCAGCCTTTTTGGCATCTTCTTCTGCCTTGATTTCCGCTGATGTTTTTAATGGTGTTAATGATGCTCCTACATCTTTACCTAGAGATTTCTTAATCGCAATTCTAGTATTCTCTTGACTTACTTTCTGGTCTTCTAATTTTGTATCAATTTGCTCTAATTGTGCCTTTACTTCTTGGGTCTCCTCAATGGTCTCTTTTGGTGTAAAGTTTGCATCAGATTGTGCCTTTACTTCAGTTTTACCAGACACTTGCTTACCATCTATAAACGCACCAGTCTGTTTTGTATGTGTTCCATTTGCATCTATTGTTGTTAGTGTATTATTTTTTCCAGTTAGATTGCCTTCCAAGAAATTACCTGCAGCTTCTTCTTTTGCGGTCTTTCCATCTTCCGAAAACTTTATCAGTTTACCTTCTCCGTCTGGAACATATTCACCATTTGTTCCATCCTTCTTTAATGTGGCCAATCCATCATAATAACTAACAAGTTTACCATCTGCAAACGTTTGTATTCTAACTGGTTTTCTTGTGGTAAAATCATCGTTTACCCATCCTAGTTGATTTTCAACAAAATATCCTGAATAAATGCTACCACTTTTATTACTAGAATCATAAGCCTTTAACCATATACCATTTCCAGAGCGTTTATTATCCTCAAAATTTCCTACATAGATAATCTTATTATTCCAAACTGATGTCCCGTCATATTCTATTCCAGGTCCATTTAAGTTGCCATTTTTCCAAAAGGCTCTATACATATAAGCCACATTTGTGTCACCTTCACTTATTCTACCTTGACACAATTCACCATAACCATGATAATCACCATTTCTCCAAAATCCTCTATAAGATGTTAGTTCTGGATTATTCATTTTTTCATCTTTTATTAAATAATTCATTACACCATATCCGTGAGGAGTGCATTCATAACTTTTTCCTGGTCCACCTAGTGCAAGTCGATTACCTGCCTTCCAATAAACATATGTTCTAATATAAGTTCCAGTATAACTCTTTGCTTCATTAGAAACAACAGGAAAATCTTCAAGTGATAATTTGAGAGGATTTGGTAACTGATTATTAGTATTTACTATAATACGTTTGCGTCCTCCAATCATAAAATTTAAATCATCAAATTGACTTGAAATATATAAGGCTTTCTTAGGATTCTTATTTATATTTAATTGCTGTTTATCAGCAAATAATTTTTCATTGTATTCATTAAGCATTTCGGATAATTTGTCATCATTTATATTTGGGTCAAATGCAACATACTCCTTTAATAAACTAATAATTCGACTTTCTATACCAATCGGACTTTCTGTTTGGTAAAATGGCTTCATCCAAGAGAAGTAATTTAGATTTTTTTGGAAACTATTAAACAAATTGGAGTAAATATCCAAATCTATTGTTGCATTTGTATTTCCTTTGTAAATTTTATCATCCGATATGGCTTGATAATCTTGGTTATATTTTGTTTGCATTTGATTTTGTAACTTATCCCATCGTGCTACATCAATGCTTCTAGAATTGTCTTTTATGGTAATTATTTCAGTGTCAATAACAACGGCAGTTGAAGGATTTAACGTCATGTTATAGGACATATTATTTGTATTCTGCGTTTCATATGAGTTATTGTAATTGCCAGTTGATGCATCAAATATCTGAACATTATGCATTCCTATAATGTCATAATCCACTTGAATTGATGCTATGTAAAAATATCTTAATCCAACTATATAAGAATTTATAGTACGTGTTGACATTCCTAACTTTCCTTTTGATTTTGATACACCTTCTTGTTTTGCATTTGCATCATCTAATTTGGGGTCAGTCATCCATAAATCATACATTGTCTTCTTTTTGTCAGCGCTTAACAGAGTTTCACTTGCTAATTGTGAATAAAAATAATCCACATTTTGCTTACCTTGGACTTGTAGTTTTTTAGAAATATCAGTTACTTCTTGTCTTGTAATATTTGCAACTATTAAACTAGTGGGAATTGTTACTGGTCGCCCTCCTAGTCCAACTAGACCAAGGGTTGGCCCATCAGGCGCAGCCGCATTTAACACGGCAATCATTCGGGTTCTAACATCAGTAATTAAAGGTTGCAACACAAATGCAGCAGCAGGGGGCACTGCATTCCGTTGAATGTCACTGCCAAATGTTAATCTGTAAATGAATAGTGGTATTGTTGCCAATTGTTCAATGTATTCTCTTTGTTCAAGGTCAGCATCAACAGCTGCAACATCAGCAAAAGGCACAACATTATCATTTTTATCCTTTTTAGGATTTGCTGTTGCAATATAAAAAACCTTTCGGGTATTTGTCGACCCATTTAAAAAGGCAGCAACTGCTGCTTTAAAGTTTGCACTTGCAGCAAAATAATTGGCATATTTATACAAATAAGCCGCCACTCGCAGCATGGGAGGATAATTATTTTTATTATTTACTATAGCTGCAATAAGCAAATTGTCAGGACTATACATAATTTTGCTAACAGGGCCACCAACAGCGACCATTCTAAACAACGGCGCATCTGTAGCAGCAACTACTTTAGAGTTGTAAACAAATATGTTTTCTGTATTTAAATTATCAATATCAATTCTAAGAGACATTTGATATGTAAAATTAAGAATATCAATGGATGGCTGTATAGAAACTTGTCCTACCCTATTTAATCCGACCGCAATTGCTGAATTGTCTTTATTATAAGCAAATGTTGTAACATCTGCCGCAAGCACTAGTGGTATGTCTCTATTTCCTCTTTGATTTGGTCCCGGCACCATTACCGCCACTGCACCAAACCCCACGCCAACTTCTATTGTTATAGGTGGATTAGTAACGTCAGTCTTATAAAACTGAATATTTTGACCTTGAGAAACAACAATCTGAGACCCAGAATAATCAATATTATATAATGTTTGAGTAATAGGAATGGTTTTAATAATATCGCCATTTTTTGCATCATAAATATTAATTGTGTTTCCGAACAAGACACAGAATTTACTACCATCTGAGTTAAAAATAATGTCTTTAATATTAGAGACGCCAACAGCAGTGGCAGGAATCTTTAAAATATTATTTACATTACTGATTCTGGCAGTATTTGTTTTATTTGATTTCTTAAACACAACTGGTTCTTTTTTATCTAAATCATAAATGGATATGTATTCTCCATAACCAACAATAAATTGTTCATTACCTTCTGTTGAAGGGCTAATCTTAATAATTGTTGGATTTACATAACTATTTTTAGTTTGTTGTGGGAAATTTAATGATATGGGTTGACCTATAATCATACGAGTTTTAGTGTCATATATTCCAATTGTATTATTTTGAAGGCCTAAAATCATCTTTGAACCATCCTTGTTGTAAGTAAATGATAATATATTTGAATCAATCGCAGGGACAGGAGTTTCAACGGATAATGCGCCAACTTGCGTTGCATTACCCAAATTATTGTTCATGACTCGCAATGCTCCTCCAATCATAATAAGAAGACTAGTAGCATCTATTAATGAAACATATTGTATATTTTGTATAGTTGCATTTGTTTCTCCAGAAAAAGCATTATTTGCAAAATTAAATGCCTTTATAGCATTAGAACATGTTGCAACTATTTTTTGGTTAGAAACAGAAATTGAATTTACTGCCGTTCCGCCAATTTTCAATGACAGACTTACCTTTCCACTAGGCGCTATTGTTTTATTGTTAGTTGCATCCGTTTTACTTTTATTATCCCAAACGGAAATAGTTCCATCTTCATAACCGCAAATGAATTGTAGACCAGTATCATCTAGAAATTTTAAACTGGTAACATTTGAGTTGGTACCATTATAACTATAAACACTAGTTATTAATTTCTTATTAATATTAAATGAATAGATAAATCCACCAGCACATCCAACAATTCCACTTGCGCCATCTGAACTAAATGTTATGGCATTTACATCTTGGTCAAATGTTAGTTTGTTTGCCTCAGAGACTTCATATTTATCAGTAAATATACCTAACCCTGCAGATTTACCTTGACCAACTAAAATATATCCTGGTACAAAAATGGAATTAACAAATGCGTTTCTAAACGATTCATTATTAAATAAAGTAGATGCAATATTATATTTTTTAACTTGTCCGTCTTTTGCAGGAGGCAACACATCAGGACCTGGCAATAGATTTCTAAATTTTCTAAATGCGTTTGATGTGCCCTCTGTAAGCGCGCTTGCTACGTTACCTAACATGCCACTGGCTTCAGGCTCAGGCTTTGAAAGAACACCAGCAAATTTGGCTTCATCATTCAACAAAGGTATATATTTTGTTGTAGCATCTAATCCTAATATATCTATTCCAGATTGAACATCCTTTTTAGCTGCATCTCTTGGTATTGCTATACTTTGACCAGGCGCTGCAGCAATTTCCGAAGATGTAAAAAGTACATCAGATGCATTGGTTATATTTGCTACTGAATTGCTTGTAAACAATGATGCTGATATGGCATTTTTAAGAAACCCATTTGTAACAATTGCCTCAATATTATAAGGTGAAGTGGTTGTTCTACTTGTAAAAAATGCCAAAACATTAGCCTTTGTTAGTTTACTCAATATATCATCTTTAGTATAAACTGGTGCAAAAGCATGCATGAGTTTTGTGCCGTCATTTATTTCAGTAGTAATGGCAGCAACATCTCTGTCAGTAAATGGTGCCATTCGGTTTTTATTGAATGCGGTAAGCAAAGCAGGAGTTGTAGCAATCAAAGTGGCAATGCTAGTCGCTGCATTATTCCATGCTGTAGTTTTTGCAGCATCAGTTTTTATTGTTGGCCCAACAATATCATCTCTAAAATATATTATTGCTCTTAACAAATTACCTGCTGTTAAGAATCCAATTAATTTATCTAAATCCGAGCCCATCATTCCAAATTCATTTCCAGGGAAAAATAAAGGCCATAATTTTTTATAATTAGCATTTGTCATGATTTGTTTAGCAATTAATGTTTTTGCATCTACTGCAGCGTTAGTAGGAGCCGCAACTAAAGCTTGGCCTGCAATTTCAGTAATAATTGGCAGACGATAGTTAACATCTGGAATATCATTAAATGCTCCTAATAATGTAGCATTTTCGGAGATAAGTGCAGCGAGCGTATTCTTCACATCTGTTCCGCTACTTGTTGTGTTAGCGGAATTATAAGAAATAGAATTAATTGTTCCGTCTCCAATATCAGGCGCAAATGTTAGAGACACAGGGGGTTGCATTTGTGTCCAAACATAAATATTTCTATTACAATAAGCCACAACATTTGTATCAATATTTGCATTATTGTTGTCAAAGACAACGGAATCAAAGTTGCATCCACCTCCAATTGTTAGTTGTCTAGGGGCAGGCAATGCAATTGGTGGGTTTGCTATTGACGCCAATAAATCATTATATTTGTAAATATCAATAAATTCTTGCCTTGCATTTGTTACAACTGAAACTAGTGCATTATCATTATTATCATCAGGACCACCAAAATTAGGAGTATATGATATAGTTTTGATGTCATTTGGATTTGGTATATTCTGCGGCCCAGCATTACTTGGGTTAACAATTTGAAATCTAGTTCTAAAATTACTTTGCGCAATGAATAAAGTTGTATTGTATGCAATTGATGTAATATATTTGTCTAAAGGAAATGCAGGAACTAAGTTTGATACTACAACTGGAAATTCGGAATACAAAATTGGCGCAACAAGTGGTTGAGCATTTCCTTTTGCTGAATTATATATTTTTAAATTATTAGTTGCTGGATTAGCTACACCTTGCAATTGCAATCCAATCGCAAAATGTTTTCCATCTGCACTATATGCAACGCAATTTACAGCAACAGCAACAGCAACAGCAACAGGAACTGCTGCGCCAATTGGGTCATAATCGGTTCTAGTATTATTTATTTTAGACGCCCGAATATTATTTCCATATGAAACAATAAAATGTGGATTTGCCTCATCTGGACAATATTTTAAATTTGTTATGACAGCACCAGCATTAACGGCTGCGCCAATTATGTCAAACGCGGTTACATCATCATTTAATGCAAATCCTACAAAATTGGTTGTATAAGAAATTAGAATTATTTGACCATCAGGACTAAATGCAATATTTGAAATTACATTTATACCACCAACAGCAACTTCATCCATTGGCGCACCAGTAGAACTTAGTATAGGGTCACCAATACTTGTGTCTCTTATGCTAACAATCGCATTATTTGCAACAATAAATTGTTCCTTGTTTCCATTCATTTGAATATCTACAAGTAAATTTGGTAGAAATTTTTCATATATTATGAGCCCAGTTGTTCTATCATATAATTTAATATTATTCGCACCTGCGGAGCCAAAGGTATAAAATCCTACTAAAATATTTACATCAGTTGTTTCATCAACGTCAGCATTATAAGTATCATTGCAAAATCTTAGAACGCGTGCTGTTTCATAGGCTGCAAAATTGATTCTCTTAATAATTTTGCCATATTTTGACACATCATCGCCAGACGTTGTTTCTACAATATAAACACTATTGCCTCCTAGAGGAATGCATGCAGCCAATTTGCCGTCAGTATTATATTCAACTATTGTAGTCAATGGGAATGCATTTTGCACCGCTTGAACAATTACATCATTATTGTCTTGATTGTCAACTGCTAAGAAGGTAACAACAGGGTTAGGCAATCCCTTTATAAATCGTCTTAATTGATTGTATGCATTTTGTATTCCTGCATCGCCACCCACAGCAGCAGGAAAGATTAAAGGACGAATTGCTGCATCTTGAAGAATTGTCGCAATAAAATCACGTTTTAAATTAATTGCATTTGGTTCAGCACTTGGTGTTGCTGTTAGAACATATTTATTATCATATTGCTTTAAAATTGTATATGGTATAAAATTTTGGAATTCAGCAATGTTAGCAGGTAAAGCAGCAGGTAAAACAAAATCTCCAGCAGCAGCAATAGGCATTCCTGTATTAAACGCAGTCCTAAATGCTTGATAAACTGCATTATCACTTATTATTTGTCCAGCAATTTCATTATTAGTAAACAATGCAATCATCATTTTATATAATTGGTTATCTGGATAAGATGCATATGCAATTGCTCTCTGAATTACTCTAATTCTATCATTAGCAACTGGTATAGGGCCTGGTAAATTAGGTAAATATTTTCTCAATGGATCATATCGTTGAATATCACACAAAGCATTCCTTGTAGCTCCATGAATAGTCAGAATGTTCACAAGAATATTACGCTTTTGTCTTAGAGCATTGTTTACACCATTGTTTGCCGCAGCAACGCCAAGTGCAGTAGGAGCAGGAAGAGCAACAGGAACAGCATCATCTATTTGTTTAAAACGAAGTCTTACTGCATTTGGAATCAATGCAATGAAATTTGCAGGAGTGATGGCAGCAGTCCAAGCAGGCATTGTTGTCAAATTACCTGCTGCAGTTATAGTTTCGTTATAATTATCTTGAATGCTAAAAACCGCGGCAATTGCCGGGTCAGTAAGAATTTGTATAATCAATCCACATAAATAATGACTATCATCGGTCAATTTCTCATAAGTATTATTTAATTCATCATTCAAGTAAGAAAAATCTTCTTCGCCATCAAATATAGACGCATAATTTACCAATGGAATTTTGTTAGTATCAACCGCTGATGCATCGTCATAATTGTAAAGCATGTTCATTTTGGAATAAAATTGTTCAAAATTGTCAATTTTTATAGAAGCATCAGAATAATAAATAGTTTTGGGAAATAAATTAGCAATTATCTTCAAAAAACGAGCATTATTTACAAAACTGCCTTGAGAGCGCCTATTTTCAATATAGTTGCTCCAATTAAAACTGGCATCAGCATTAGTTTTATTATAGTATTTTAAATTGATGATTAAATAAATCATTCCCCAATATTTTTCCATTGCTTTCTTCAAGACGTCAGCATTTGCAACATCTGTGTCCGATGTCAAATCAGTAATGGCTTTCTGAGTATCTTGCTGAGTTGTATCAAAATTGTTATTAAATTGATTTACAACATTTTCAAACTTAATTTTCTCTTCATTATATGATTTTTTAAGCCCATCTAAATTGTCTCTTCTAGTTGCTTCAGCTGTTTTTTGGTCTGGGGTAGTTGGACTTAACACACGTCCAGCAGTGCTTGCAATTCCATATTCCTTACCATCCAATGTAATATATTGTAATTCAGTTTTAATCTGTTCAAGGTTGCCAGTTTTATCAATATATTTAATTTTATCATTTAATTGTAAAAGAATGGCTTTCAGTGTAGTTATGTTAGATTTCAAAACAGAAATTTGAATAGCATATTTGAATTTGTTATTGTTGTTATTTTTAGATAGTGTTTCATAATTTGCCAATGTGGTTTCCGAATCTTCCAACTTATCTTCAATGGTCTCAACACAATCTCTAATTTTTTTATTGTAATAGTAAACATCATTGCCCTGCCATATATTTTTTCCAATGCGTTTCAAATTTGAAGCGGGAGTTCTTACCACATTTGCTATGCTAGTAATAATGCCAGCCTTATCTTCAGTTCGTGTCAAAACATCTAACACACCATTAAGTTCATCATACTTAAATTTATATTCAGAGTATTTTTCGTAAAATGGTTTGGCCGTCTCAATAATTTTCAACCAACTTTCTTCCTGCTTCTTCATTTTATCAACAAAAACGTCATATTGAGAGTCGAGACCGCCACTCATATTATAATATTTTTTTGTTAATTTTCTATTTGATTGATTTTTATGTTTGTGTCCCTTTCGTTTTGTTATTTTATCCATATAATAATTATATATATAATAATTATATTTTTATATTTTTAATTTTAAATGCATTATATAACTATTTTTTATATAAGTAAACAATTAACCCAGATGCTCCTAATAAAACAAGAATGTAAATAATTTTCTCTCTCCATCTATAATATTCTTTCATCTTAATATTCTTAGGTTTGTATTCTTCATAATATTTAATATAAAAGTCATTGATTGATATCTTGGGTTTCTCAAGCTTCTCATTTATTTTATTATGTATAAAATGCATCCAACGAATAAATGAATCTCTTGAATCTAAATATGTAATTATGGGATATTGTTCCAATAATTTACTAAATTCGTTTCCCATTGCTTCAACTGGAATAAATAGTGGTAAATTTTGTATAAATTCATAATATTTCTTTTTAGTAACGTCATTTGGTCTAATGGGGTATGTCATGGCAATTGTATGTAAAAAAAACCAATAATGTGGTCCCCAAATAGTAGGGTCTAAACCAGTGAATGTTGTTGAATTGGCATTGGACATTGTTAAAGGAGGCATTTATTATAAAACAACATAAAAACAACTCTTATTAAACATATAGATTATAGCTAAATGAGTAAAAATAATGTATGTAATAATTGTGGCAAACAAGGGCATTTGTTTCATCAGTGCAAATTGCCTATTACAAGTTATGGTATTATATTATTTCTTGTAACAAAGCATGGTTTAAAATTTCTGATGATTCGAAGGAAGGATAGTTTTGGTTATATTGATTTTATTCGAGGTAAATATATTCAGCATAATATAGAGCATTTGCAGAGTATATTTAATGAGATGTCAGTTTCGGAAAGAGAAAATATAAAGGCAAATTCATTTGATACTTTATGGAAAAATATGTGGGGAGATACAAATATTGGGTCGCAATATAAAAGCGAAGAGATGTCATCTCAGAAGAAATTTGATGCATTAAAGTCAGGAATTCAGGTTAATGGTGAAATAATAACAATGGATTCAATTATAGATAAAAGTACAACAAATTGGTTAGAGACGGAATGGGAGTTCCCAAAAGGTAGGCGCAATTTCCAAGAAAAAGATTTAGATTGTGCCTTACGAGAATTTGAAGAGGAGACGGGGTATTCTAGAGCAAATATAAAGGTAGTAGAAAATCTTATGCCATTTGAGGAAATATTTATCGGTTCAAACCATAAGTCATATAAGCATAAATATTTTCTGGCAAATATGGAAGACAATTTGGAAGGAGGAGAAGAAGATATGTTGCCTAATTTTCAGTTAACAGAGGTAAGTAAACTAGAGTGGAAAACATTAGAGGAGTGTTTGGAATCAATTAGACCATATAATTTAGAAAAAAAACAATTAATTTTAAATATTAATAAAGTATTACAAGAATATAGATTATATTAATAATATATAGTAAACAATGAAACCAGCAAAGCCAATTAATAAAGGAGAAAAGGGAAAAATAAAGATAAAAGAAAAGGTCGTGTTGTCTGAATGTGACAATATTTATAATCCGAAATGTGGGGCAAACAAGGAATTATTGGATATGGAGGAAAGAAATCGAATAGAGTTAGGAAAAAATCCAAATGATGACCAATTTTTGTATCCAAATTTGGATGACCCAAATTTCAATATCAAGATTAACAACAAGAAGGAATTTAGTGATACTAAATATGATGGAACAATATATGATGTTGCAAAGCATGCAGATGAACTAAGTAAAGCAGATTACGAATTGTTACCACAACAAGCATTTGTCAAGAATTTTATGTCATTTCAAACGCCATATAATAGTTTATTATTGTTTCATGGTTTAGGTTCAGGTAAAACATGTAGTGCAATAGGCGTTTGTGAGGAGATGAGAGATTATTTGAAACAAATGGGTATTTCAAAAAGAATAATAATAGTGGCCAGTCCAAATGTTCAAGACAATTTTAAACTGCAATTATTTGATGAGCGTAAATTGAAAGAAGTAGATGGATTATGGACAATGAAAGGTTGTTTAGGAAATAAATTGTTAAAGGAGATAAATCCTACAGGAATGAAAGGTTTAAAGCGAGACAAAGTTGTACAGCAAGTTAAAAACATTATAAGTTCATCTTATTATTTTGTTGGTTATTTGCAATTTTCAAATGATATAGCACGGCATTGGGGTAAAAAAGAAGAAGACGAGGAAGAAGATGAAGAAGAAAACGAGGAGGAAAAGAAAAAAAGGAGAAATAAATTAAGGGAATTAAAAATTAGGCGTCTTCAAAATGAGTATAGTGATAGTCTTATTGTCATTGATGAGGTGCATAATATTCGTATTTCGGATGATTCGGATAATAAAAATGTGGCAAAGAATTTGATGAATTTGGTTAGTGTTGTTAGTAATTTGCGATTGTTGTTGTTATCTGCAACACCTATGTTTAATAATTATAAGGAGATTATATGGCTGCTAAATTTAATGAATATGAATGATAGAAGGGGTATTATAGGCATTTCGGATATTTTTGATGATAAAACTGGAACAATGACTATTGCGGGTCAAGAATTATTAAAACAAAAAGCAAATGGATATATTTCTTATGTAAGAGGTGAGAATCCTTATACATTTCCTTTTAGAATATATCCAAATGAATTTGCTCCAGATAAAACATTTAACACGTTTGTTAACACGCCTGATAATATTCCTTATCCAAAATATCAACTTAATGGTAAGCCAATTAAGAAGACAAAAATTGAAAAACTTAGTTTATTTTTAACCGAAATAGGAGATGTTCAAAAGATGGGGTACGAATATATTATAAATCTATTAAGAACTAGAGGGGAACAGGTTAGAATAAATAAACATGGTCAAAGAAGTAAACGAGCTGCATTTAGAAATCAAAAGGCGTTTGGTTATACGGATTTGCAGTTGCCAATAGAGGCATTAAATATTATTTATCCGCATGAAAATTTGCAGGCACTATATGACCAAATTGAAAAAACACCATTTAAAAAATTAGTCGATGAAGATGAAGATGAAGACTCGGACAATGAAGAGATAAATAGCGACCATGATGAAGGTGATAATGAAGGTGATAATGAAGGTGATAATGAAGGTGATAATGAAGGTGATAATGAAGGTGATAGTGATGAAGACATATCATTTGAAGAAAAAAAGGAATTAGAAATGGAAGCAGAGGCATTAGCACCAATAAAAGAAGAAGTAACGGATATTAGAGAGGAAATAGAGGATTCAATTGAAAGTGGTCCTGAACTGACGTTGCCAGAAAGTGAGAATGTTGTTGAAGAAGGCGTAGGAAATGTAGAAAAAGAAGAAGAAGGATTGCTAGAAATAGAATTGCCGCCAAAGGTGAAAAAATCAATAAAAACACTAAAATCTAATAATAAAGGTTTGCATATTATTGAAGGTCCAACAATGTCTAATGAAGCAACATTAAAGAATGTAAATGTTGGAGATGTGTTGTCGTCAGATACAAGTGGTGGTGCAAAGGGTAAAAAAAGTAAAGTGGTAGCAAAAGAATTTGTTATACAAGAAGATGAAGAACAAGAAGAACAAGAAGCACAAGAAGATGAAGATGAAGAACCTGCAAATTTAAAATTAAATATAAATCCAAAAGAACTAACAGGTACAGAAGGATTAAAGCGAGTAATGAATTACAAGGATACAAAAACTCCATTAATAAAGGGAGAGTTTGAATATAGACCACAATATGCTGAAGAACCAATTTTTAATCAAAAAAATATTAAAAAATATAGTGCCAAAATAGCAAATGTGTGTAATTACATTTATGGTGACACGGATAATAGTGGTGAAAAGAAAGTTTCAGATGGTATTATATTAATATATTCTTCGTATATTGATGCAGGTTTAATACCGATGGCATTGGCCTTGGAGGAGATGGGATTTACAAGATTTGGAAAAAATGCTCATACATTATTTAAAGAAGAGCCAACCGCAGTGGTAGATGTTGCAACAATGGAGCCAGTATCAGCAACTAACAAAAAGAGTTTTAAGCCGGCAAGATATGCAATGATTACGGGTGATAGATATTTGTCACCGAATAATGATGCGGATATAAAGGTAATAACGGCGGATAATAATAATGATGGGTCGGAAGTGAAGGTAATATTATTATCACAAGCGGGTTCAGAAGGTCTCGATTTCAAGGCAATTCGTCAAATACATATATTAGACCCATGGTATAATGTAAGTAGAATAGAACAAATTATAGGAAGAGGAGTGCGTAATTTTTCACATAAGGATTTAGATTTTGTTTACAGGAATGTGCAGATATTTTTGTATGGCACATTGTTATCAGATAGAGAGGAAGAAGCAGTTGATTTATATGTATATCGTCTTTCAGAGATAAAAGCAGTAAAAATAGGAAAGGTGACGCGTTTATTGAAGCAAGTGTCAGTTGATTGCCATATTAATCATGACCAGACTAAACTAACAACCGAAGAATTTAAAAAGAAACTAAAAGATAAGGCAAAGGTGGAGCAAATATTATCAAACCATAAGCCAATAGAAGAATTTATAGTAGGCGATATGGATGATTCAGCAACATGTGATTACCAGACTTGTTCATTTGATTGTTTGCCTCCTGTAAATGAAGTACATATAGAAGATAATGCATTTAATTTGAATACATATAATGAGACATTTATGTTAGTTAATTCGGAAAAAATCATCCAAAGAATAAAGAATTTGTTTGCTGACAATCATGATGGTCAATTTTTCTTTAAAAAGAATGTATTAATGCGTTTAATAAAAAAGGATAGGAATTATCCAACGGACCAAATTTATGCAGCAATAACGCAAATGATAACAGATAATTCGGAATTTATTACAGATAAATATGGACGCACGGGACATCTAATAAATATTGGTGAGTACTATTTTTTTCAACCGAGTGAACTTAATTATCCGAATATATCATTATTTGAGCGTTCAAGACCGATAGACTATAAACATGATATGATAAAATTCCAAATAAACGCAGACATAGTGAAACCAATACCAATGCAAAATGTAAATGTAAATGTAGAAAAAGAAAAAGGCATTGAAAAATTGAATGGTTTAAATATAATAAGTGGCATGTTTGCCAATTATATTTTGGCGTTGTTAGTATCTCAGAAAGGTAGAGTTACAAAGGGAGTAAATAATTGGTATGAATATTGTGGAATTATTATAAGAAAACTGAAAACGGATGATGAAATAGTAAAAGGAAATGATGAGAAGAAGCGTCATGGAATTTTGACAATATTTTTGACAGAGCATATAATAGATGAATTAATGTTACAAGAAAGAATAAATTTAATGAATTATTTAGAAGAATTAGAAGAAAATGCATTAAATATTCCAGAAGATATACTAACAAATACATTGGAGATATATAATAATTTCCAATCTTTTTCCAAGGAAAAGGAAAGAGAAGAAAAGGTGAGAATTAAAAAATTATTTGAAGGTTTTATTATAGAAATAAAAAAATATTTATTGAATAAGATAATTCTAGTTAAAAAGGGAAAAAGGGAGATTAAAGGAGTTATTATATTTGATGGTCCATCAAGTTTATTTAATGATGGTAATGGAAATGGTAATTTAAATGTCTATATATTAAAGAATAAAGTATGGGTTCCAGCAGAGGCAGAGGATAAACGAGACCTTGAGCCAGCAATTGAAAGGAAATACAAACTAACAAAGAAGGATATTTTGAATAAATATGTAGGTTTTATAGGTTTTGAAATTAATAAGCAATACATGGCATTTAAGGTCAAAGATACAACAGAGGAAAAAAATACGGCGTATAGGTGTGATCAATCGGGTAAAAATGGTATAATTAAAAGAATAAATAATATTGAAATAGGAACGCCATATGAAGGTAAGAGATGGATTCCAAAAGACCCAAAAAAGACAAAAGCCGAAAATAAACATAAGACAAGGGATGGTGCGTTTGAATTGTGCATTCGTGAAGAATTTACATTAAGAAGTTTTCAAAGAGATGAAACATTAAAAGAAGGCAATAAGAAATGGTTTCTAGATACGGAAACTGCAATTTACAATGAATTTGAGAAAAGAGAGAAAAAAAAATAATACAATAATAATTAATAATAATAATTAATAATAATTAATAATAATAAACGTATTTTATTATTAATTTAAATAAAATTGAAAATAAATAATTAAAAGAAATAATACATATATAAATATATAATGGAACAGCCAGCAGCAAAATTATCAAAACAAAAATATAGACAAAAGGAGACAAAGAATGTTTATTGTCTGTCTCAAATAACAAAAAGCATTTCCTTGCCGATTAATGCAATTGGTAAGGGTCTTCATCAGACAATTGAGCGTACAATTGGCGGCATGGTTGAAGGTAAATGCATTGTAGAAGGTTTTGTTAAAACTGGTTCAGTTAGAGTGATAACATATTCGAGTGGAGTTATAAAAAGTAATAATGTAATATTTAATGTTGTATTTGAGTGTTCAGTGTGTTATCCAGTTGCAGGTATGTTATTAAATTGTATAGCAAAAAATATAACAAAAGCGGGTATAAGAGCGGAAAGTTCAGAAGAGATGCCTTCGCCATTTGTGTTATTTATAGCGAGAGACCATTTCTATTCGAGTGATTATTTTAATTCGGTTGAAGAAAAGGAGAAATTTGTTGCGCGTGTAATAGCGCAGCGTTTTGAGTTGAATGACAAATATGTGTCGATTATAGCGGAGTTGGTTCCGCCAAAGGAGACATTTATGAAGAAACCGAAGTTGGTATTGGAGGAGATTTAAGTGGGTTGCCGAATATAATTGGAATTTACCCCTAATATTTAATATTATTTTTTTCCTAAATAAACTAAATATTATGAAATTATTATAAAATATTCTTTTAATCCAAATAATATTAAAAGAATGTTGTTTAAGATATATAAATGGAAGCCGTTGTTAGTTCAAATGATTACAGAGAGAGTTTTGTAGACATTCATAGTATAAGAGATGCAATTGAAGGCATGTCAAAGTTCAATCAGATTGAAGTATTGCGAATTTTGACAAAACATAATGTTACAATAAATGAGAATAAATATGGAATTCATATTAACTTGAGTGATTTAAATGATGTAATTTTAGATGAGTTGTTAATATATACTAAATATGTAAACACTCAAGAGGTTGAGTTAAATAATATAGAGCAACAAAAACAGAGTTATAAGAATATTTATTTTTTAAAAGATAATAAAGATAATATGATAAATACAAATAACAATAAATATGTCAATGGAAAATAATAGAATAAGAGAATATAAGTCCCATAACACATCTAATGTGGTGTATAACGTTGTAGAAGAACTACAAGATTATATGTTTACTAATAAAAATTTAATTGAATTTAATAAAGATAATTTCAATTTGGATGTTATTGATAAATGTGATACAAATGCAATTGTAAATTATAAGTATACAAATGATAAAAAGATTGCAACAAATGATAAAAAGATTGCAACAAATGATAAAAAGATTGCAACAAATGATAAAAAGATTGCAACAAATGAAAATATTTATAAACCTCGCCAAGCAGATTCTCTTTTTTGGTGCTTTTATATTTTAAAATATGGTTATTCTAAATATGAGATGGAAATAGGCAATCAACATTTTACTATTGAAAAAACTGAAAAATTTAAATACATTGAGAATTTAAGAAAGAAAAAGGATATATTAAAAATAAACAAAATTAGACCTTTATCTGATTTAGAAGATGATTTGGCACATAACCCTAGAATTTCTATAAAAACATTTTTTGCATTATGTATTATTGAAAAATTAAATATTTTGTTAGTTGATAAAAGAAAAATATATGAAAGTGTAAACAATGATGACTCTGAAATTCATGTGATTCACAGAAATAGTGTGAGTTTTGAGCATTATATTGAATTAAATGTAACTCCAACTAAGCTTAGCAATTTTAGAGAAACATTTTATAAGGTAAATGGTTTTGATAATAGTCTTAAATCTATGTCTGCATATAAAGTGGATGAATTACTTGAATTATGTAAAAAATTAGATATTAATGTGCATCCAAATAACGCAGATGGAAAAAAGAAAATGGGTAAAAAGGACATTTACGAACTTCTTGTTCAAAACTTTTAGAAAAAATTGAATAAAGAATTTAAAAATAAGTCTAACTTATATATATAATGTCATCTTCTGAAACAGATAATAAACTAGATTTTCTAATAAGAGAGGAAAAACCTGATGGGACAATTCATGTAAGACCTAGGTTTGACTTCCCTCTAAATTCTATTTTTAGTTTTATGAGCAAAGAAGATAAAAAAAACTTACTTAAAAAATCTGAAGAGGAACAAATTGTTGAATTGAAGTATTTGTATAGAATTGAATTTAATGCCCGTCCCCCTTCACAACAAGAAGGAATTTTAAAAAAGTTGACTTATGATAACTCAAAATATGATACGTATGGAATCGCAGAAATGGTGAAAGAAACATCACCAAAATCGCCGCAATTTTCACCAATATCGCCACCAATATCGCCACCAATGCCACCAAAATCACCAAAAGTGTTATCACAAATATTCGAGAAAAAATCAGAAAAAACAAATCCAAGACAACAATTACTTCTTATATCCAAACAATTATTAGACTCATCTCAAGGTAAATATGCAAATTATGAGATGGAAGCCAAATTTGGCACACGAGGTATCAAACCTCTTACAAAAATGGATTATGATAATGTAGTAAAAAAATTAAAGGATATGGGATTTACCACAACAACTTCAAATGGATATTATACTTTAAAAATACAACCAGAATTTTTGGATTTCAAGACTGGAGAATTCAGATCATCTGGTGATATTGATAGATTTCGAATTGAAATTGATGGACTAACGAATATTCAAGAATATTGTAGAACTAATAGTCTAGAGCATGTTATTAATACTAAATCAGCCATTGATGTAAAAATTTTGAAAAAGCAAGATGTTAAGATAGGTGATATGCCAATTAGAAGCGCTGATTTTGATGATTTTAATTTTAGAGTAACTTATAAACTCGAAGAAACAATTAGCAAAACAGGCAAAATTGGGCAAGAATTAATACAAAATTGGAACAAATCGAAAAAAATATTTCGTTATATTAAACGCATATCATTTGTTAACCCGATGTTCCCTTTTTGGATTGATATGAGCATTGTCAGGTCATCATCTAAGGATGCAAGTGGTCGCTTAACAAAAACGTATAATATTCAAGATTCAAATGTTTTCCAAAATAACGAAACATATGAAATTGAAATTGAGGTCAGAAATGTAGAAGCAAAGATGGCATATAATAGCCCTGAAGCATTAACCCGAGGAGTAGAACATATTGCCAAGATTGTATTGTCTGGACTGCAACTCACCAACTTTCCTTGTTCATATGCAGAACAAAAGAAGATAATAATGAGTTATATGCAGCTGATTCATGAATCCGAGTTCAAAAAGAAGAATTTGGAATATGTTCCAAAGGAAAGAGTTTATCCCAAGGATTTTATTGGACCTAGTTCTATGACATTACAAATAAAAAATATTACTCCAATTAATCCTGATATGAATATACCCAATATTACAGCGCCTTATTCATATGTTGTAACTGATAAAGCCGATGGTGACAGACATTTATTGTATGTTAATGGTGAAGGGCGAATTTACCTAATTAATACAAATATGAATGTAATATTTACTGGAGCACGAACTAATACCAAAGAATGCTTTAATTCGCTGCTTGATGGTGAACTTATTTTACACGATAAATCAATTAGACAATTTATTAATACATTTGCTGCATTTGATATTTATTTTGTAAACGGACGAGATGTAAGATCCAGACCATTTGTAGAGGTTCAATCTAAAGATGCCAAATATTTTGCAGAGGGGTGTCGATTGCCAATGCTGAAAGAGTTTGTTAAATTTTTAAAACCAATGTCAATAATTTCAAAATCAGATGCAAAGGTTGAAAAGGCAGCAGCTAAATCAGTTTTGGAAATGTTTAAGGATGAAAATAAAAGTCCAATTACAATTATTTCAAAGAGTTTCTATCCTAGATTCAAATCTAGGTCTAAGGAAACAGATAATGATGAACCAGATTTACCAGACAATTATAATATATTTGAGGCCTGTAATTATATTCAACAAAGAATCGTCAGTGGTCTTTATAATTACAACACAGATGGTCTTATATTTACACCCACTTTGTTAGGAGTTGGGAGCAATCGTTTCTTAGAAGCGGGTCCTTTAAAGAAGATAACCTGGGACCATTCGTTTAAATGGAAACCTCCTCAATACAATACAATTGATTTCTTAGTAACAACTAAGAAAGGTGCAGACGGAAATGATATTATTACGCCAATATTTGAATCGGGGACAAACTTTTATGAAACAACGCAATTTAATCAATATAAAACATTAATATTAAAAGTTGGATTTGATGAAAAAAGACATGGTTATATTAATCCTTGTCAGGATGTATTAGATGATAAATTGCCACAAGCAAAGGAAAGTGACAATGAAGACAATTATAGACCCGTTCAATTCTATCCATCTGAACCATATGACCCTCTGGCTGGCATGTGCAATGTAATGTTAGAAGCAGATGTAACCAATAATCCTCAAATGTTTACTATAGACAGACAGACTTTTGCCGATAATACTATAGTGGAGTTTGCATATAACTCAGAGAAGTCCGGAATGTGGAAATGGGAACCTTTAAGGGTTAGATATGATAAGACGGCCGATTTCAGACAAGGTCATAATTCATTTGGAAATGATTATTCAACTGCAAACAATAACTGGTATTCTATTCATAATCCTGTTACTGAATATATGATAGCCACTGGTCAAGGCATTCCTTCTGAAGAAATATCAAGCGATATATATTACAATAATATGACATCTGAAAAATTAACAAATGGTATGCGTGATTTCCATAATTTACTAGTAAAGAAAGTTCTTATACAAAGTGTATCAAGAAAGGGAAATACTCTTATTGATTATGCTTGCGGTAAAGGAGGCGACTTTCCTAAGTGGATTGCTGCAAATTTGTCTTTCGTGTTTGGAATAGATATTTCTAAGGATAATATTGAAAATCGCATCAATGGCGCTTGTGCTCGTTTCCTTAATTATAAGAAGGATTTTAAGCAGATGCCATATGCTCTATTTGTGAATGGAAATAGTAGCCAGAATATTCGTTCTGGTCAAGCAATGTTGTCTGATAAAGCGATAGCAATAACAAAGGCTATTTTTGGAACAAATGCAGCCGACCAAAAATTAGGACCGGCTGTTGCAAGACAACATGGTAAAGGAGCAGATGGTTTTAATGTATCATCGTGTCAATTTGCATTACATTATATGTTCGAGAATAACGTTACATTTTATAATTTTGTAAGGAATCTGGCTGAATGTACAAGAATAAATGGTTACTTTATTGCTACTAGTTATGATGGAAAGTCCGTATTCAAAATGTTGAGTAAGAAGGAACAAGGTGAGAGTGTTGATATTTATAAGGATGATGTAAAAGTATGGTCGGTTGCAAAGGATTATGATGCAGTATCATTTGCAGATGATGATAGTTCATTGGGTTACCAAATATCAGTCTATCAAGATTCAATTAACCAGACATTGCCGGAATATTTAGTAAACTTTGATTTCTTTGTTGCAACCATGGAAAAATATGGATTTCAATTGGTAAAAAGAGATGAAGCAAAGAGTCTTGGATTACCAGAAGGTAGTGGTATGTTTATTGAGTTATATAATATGATGATGGATAATATAAAACGAAACCCTAGCATTTCAAAAGATTATGGAGATGCTCCAAATATGACAAAATATGAAAAGGATATATCATTCTTGAACCGCTATTTTGTGTTTAAAAAGGTTGCCGAGAGAAATGTTGAGAAATTGACCAATACTATTTTAGGAAAACTTCCTAGTGAATTATCATTTGAATTAGACAATACAATTGCAGCGTCAAAAGCAATAGCAGAAGAAGATAAAGTTATTGAAAAACGTAAGGCAAGACCGCTTAAAAAGAAAATTACATTAATAGAGGCCACAGAGGCAGTTGATGAACAAATGGAAGTGCAAGCAGAAGTAGAAGTGCCAAAGCCAAAACCTAAGCCTAAGCCAAAATCATCTACAAAAAAGGTTAGTGAAGAAATAGGAGTTGCTACTGAGACAAAGAAAACAAGCAGAAAGACGAAACCTAAACAAGTTGAATTTGAAATAACAGATGAACCATAAATAACATAATCTATATTTTAAAAGATATAAATAATTAGTGTTATATAATAATAGCTAATGAATTATTACATAATACCTAAAAATAATTTTAATATTCGAATTAATCCTATTGTAAAACCCGTCAGCATAAGTCCGTTTATTTCATATAGTCTTATTTATTTTTTAAATAATATGTATTCACAATTGTTAAGTATTGAAGAACTAAATATTGGTGATAATAAAGGTGATAATAAAGGTGATAATAAAGGTGATAATAAAGGTGATAATAAAGGTGATAAAGAATATAGTACAACACTTGATTATATAAATCAAATAGTAAATCCATTTGAATTTATACATACAAATGTGCCAGGTTCATGTTTATCAGTGAGCAAAGTAAAACCAAGTTCTAATATTTTTTTTGAATTAATGGAAGTATTTCAAGTATGCAATATTACAGACATTCTATCTTTAAAAAAGCAAATAAATATCGCACATTTAACATCTAATAATTCCTCAACAATAGACCTACTAAATATGCTAAGAGAAGACAATGACGATACTATTATTAATCTAGAATTTGATTATAAAACATTATACAATACATTTATTGAAACCCCTATATTAGTAAAAATAGATTTGTTTATTTTTGAGTTTAAAGAAACTGACTACACAGACACTAATAAATATATTAAAAACATGATGTTGGTGTTATATATTATTGCAAATAATCAATCGAATTTTGGCACTAGTATAATTAAAATAGACAACATCTTTTACAAATCAATTGTTGATATTCTATTTATTTTTTCGTCTATTTTTGAAAAGGTATTTTTAATTAAACCTTCAATAAGTAAGATAACTAGAGGTGAAAGATTTATTATTTGTAAAAATCTAAATCTTAATATGATTAATCAGACAAAACTATTGCAACAATTAGAAAATAGTTTGAAATCTATAATAATAAATAATTTATCAACGGAAAATAATATACATTCTATTATTGACAATGAGATTCCATATTATTTTTCAAATAAAATAGAAGAAATAAATGCAGTTATTGGTCAGCAACAATTAGAAGCTTATGACCAAATTATTAATATTTTCAAAAATAAAAATAAAGATGATAAAATAGAGACGCTCAAACGCAATCATATACAAAAATGTATTCAATGGTGTGAAAAAAATCAGTTGCCTCATAATAAGTTTGTTGAACGTATTAATATATTTTTGAATGCAAAAAAGAAGGACGATGGTGAATATAGTGATGAATCTAAATAATGAATTTAAATATTATTAAGTTTAGGGTAGTGTTGAACCAATATAATTTCCAGCAGAATGTTGATTTATTGAAACAAATAACCTATCATTATCACCATTGGATTTACTACATATTTTCTTATTTTGATGTTGTCCTTGAAAGAAGAAAGTGTTGCCAATATAAGTTTGTGCTTGACACGCAGGTGTCTTGAATTTATAAATAAACGGCACATCAGGAGACACGCCTCCAACTGCTAATGATAGAACAGCACCAGCACCACGTAATCGACGAACATTTGCAGCATTAGTGTTAATTGTATCCACATTTGTCTTCAAAATTTGTGTACTACTTGATACAGCGCCTTGTTGAGCAAATTGCGGATTATTTGGCTTATAATAAACACGTTTACATCCTCGGGGATTAGATGGACCGGCATAGAGCAACGAGTTGATATAAGGATTTGCAGATATTTCATCCAATGTACGATTGACAACAATGCGTTTATCATGCGGCAATTTGTTTAAAAATATGTTTTTAAATTCTTGCATTGATGAAATATTAAAGGACTTAATTAAGTTTAATTCCGCCTGTGTAATAATACCTCTATCAAATAATCCTTGTAATAAAGAATCGAATACTGCAATTTGGCCACCTAATTCAATGGTGCTATTTGGGTTACATTGAGCGACATATAAATTTGCACTGGCAAGAGGAGACCCGGGTTTAGCACTAAATTGAGCTGATAGCTCCAATGTAGTTTCGGTCTCTGGATTGGTAGCAACACCAGAAACAAAGTTGAACTCGCGCTGCTGAAATGTTTGACATCTATTATATAAATACATACCAGATGTCTGATAATAATTTTTTTTAACATTGGTGCTTGTTGGTAGAACACGTTGTATTGCCTTTCGTTGCTGATTGCAGCATAATAGTCCGTTAGTTACTATTGGTTCAGGCTTCTCAGTGAGGTCATTAATTGGATACCAACTTGACACAATTCCTATTCCATTGCATGTTTTGCATTCTTTATCTACTCTATTTTCAATTAAATTACCATCCTTGTCTAGTTTATTTTCAATTAAAATGCTATTATTATCTTTTACAATAAATTGTCCTGGACCATCAATCATTTGACTAATTAATCCAGAACCACCAGAACCGCCGCCTAATGATGCACCAGTTGATGACATAACTGCTCTATTAAGATTGTATTCAATCAGCGATTGCTCAATGTATTTGCCTGGATTATTTGGGTCAGGAACAAACACTGGCATTTGAACTGGTATGACAGTTCCTTTTCTATAATGCTTGATTGGGCGCGGTAGGCCAAAGCCAGTAGGAAATACATTACCAGGATCATTGTTAGTTAATGGTCTAATATGTGTAGCAGTAACACCAACGGGATTACTAAATACTCCCTTTCCTTTCCATGATTTGTAACCGCCTTGAGGTGTTCTATTATTCCACGAATTCATACCTTGAGGATAAAATGCAGAAGACATTATAGAATATAAAAAGAAAATAAATGTAGTTATATATATTAATAATGGAAACTTTGATTTATATATTGATTATTTTCTTTGTTTGTTTAATTGGATATCAACTATTTTTAGCATTTTTACCCAAATCACTTATTGAAGGATTAGAAAATGAAACTGATGCAACTACAACTGATGCAACTCAATATCAACCATATCAAGGTGGTAATGTTGCTGAACAAGCGCTTAGTTTGTCAAAACAAAACGAATATAATATAAAATATTTGAATGGCCAGGTCGAAAAAATTATTGGCGTTAAGGAGGAAATAGATAAGTTAAAGGCAGAAATTGACATGCAGGGTGACCAAATTGATGACCTAGGAGGTCAAGTTGCTAGCGCTGGTCAAGAAATATTAGGTGATGCTACTACTGATTCAATTGGAGATATATCTGGCGCTTCTACTGGAACCGACGAGGAAAATGTTGATTTAGCTGAAGCGGATATTGACGCAGGCGATGAGGACCAAAAAGAAGAAGATGAAAGTCTTGCTCTTGCTCTTTAATCAAAATTAATAAAATTAATATATATATTTATATAAATATATATAATATGTCAGACTTTATAAGTAATATTAAAGATAGTGCAGGCTCAGCAAAAGAAAAATATTTGGGACCAACTTATGATTATGTTAAAAATATTAAATTGCCTTCTGAAATGGGCATGGGACCTAAGGGCGATTTAAGAACATTGGGTAAAGATATTGAAGGTTTGATTGGTTATGTTCAATTATTAGTTTCAGGCGGAGGCGCTGCTTCTGTGCCAAAAGGCCCAATGGGTAATAAATTCTTTTTGCAAACTGGCGCTAAATGTATGACAGGAGAAGAACAACATGATAGGTTTATTTATATTAATAATGTTCCGTCAGGTAACATACCATTCATTTCATCTGGCATGGGGGTTAATTTTACAGCATTTAGAGGATTGGTTCCAGGAACGATAGAGCAACTAAATAATTTTAATCCATTAACATTATTGTCTGCCTTTACAAGTGGTCCTTCACCTGAATGCACACCATTAACAATGGAAACAATTGACGTGAATAATAATAAAGATATGCACACTGAATATGTTACATTAACCGATATTAGAAATATGGACCCATGTTGGTTTCCGGATAAGAGAAATCCTCAAACTGGTGTCAAATGTAGAGAAACATTTTCAAATATTAATAATAATAGTAATCAATGGACTCCTGTTATTCCACAAGATACATATTCTCAAATATATTTTGCTTCATTAGGTGCTCTTGGTATTTATATTTCTTACAAGGCAATGCAAAGAATGAATTTGATTCCTAAATAAAATAATTTTATACTAACAAATTAATATGTATTATATAAAATTATTTAAATTTGTCTTTTAGCGGTGACGACGAGAGCGTCTACTCTTTTTAGACTTTCGTCCCCTTCTACGACGAGACCTTTTACCAGCACCTTCTTGTATTTGGTCTGTTGTACTTCCTGTTCCTGTTGTTGCACTTCCTGTTCCTGTTCCTGTTGTTGCACTTCCTGTTCCTGTTCCTGTTGTTGCAATTGGTGGTGGTATAGGCTGCTGATTCGCTTCAAGAACTTTATTTTCTTCCTGTAATTCTTTTATTTTGGTTTTATTTTCTGTCACTTTTTGGTTATTAGTTTTGCTTCCAAGCAATCCAGCAAAAAAACCTGGCTTGTCAGCAGCAGCCACTTGGTCATCTTTATTGCTTCCAAACAATCCAGCAAAAAAACCTGGCTTGTTATCATTAATAGCAGGAGCAGGAGCAGGAGCAGTAGCATCAGCTCCACCCCACATGTGTTTTCTACTTTTTTTCATATTTTTTCCCATTTATACTATTATAAGAGAAATAATATAAATTTTATGTAATTATAATTTTATTATACTAACAAATTCAGCAATTTAACGAACGACCATTTTGAACAACTCAAAACCGGCTAAAGCGCCGGCAATTTCAGCAACAATGTAAGGAATCAAATCCGAACGAGGCAACTTACCGGCATACATTAGCGCAATGGCAACAGCTGGATTAAAAGCGCCACCAGAAATGGCACCTCCTAAAAGAACAGCAACGGCCAAAGCCGCACCAATTGCTAAATAATTACCGGTGGCAAAAATAACGAATACGAGAAACAATGTTCCTAAAAACTCAACAATATATTTGTTCATTATACTATACTTTTAGAAAAAAAGAGTTAATGTAAGAATTAATATCCTTGTCTTGGTAATGCACCCCACGAACCCAATGCAGGTCTTAAACTAGTATTATATATAGACCCCTTCTTTTTAGGAGCAGTGCACCCACTTGACCTTGCTCGCTGCAAAGCACTTCTGGTGCCACTCGGGTAATAACTTTTGGTAGATATTGGAGCCTCCAATTGTAGTTGAGCTATGGTCTTGTTCGAGTACGGGTCAAAGGGTGCCGATTGTAGTCCAACTTTGTAAGCAGACTTACCAACTGCTATACTCTTCTTGATAGTTACAAACATGGACGATGATATAGGTGAAATATAATTGACATGACTTGAAACAGCAAATTGTCGCTGACTGGAATAAGATGTGAACACAACTGGGCTACTTGCTTTGCCTATAGCATTTTCTAAAGCCCTTGTCTTAGAACTTAAATCAGTAGCTCTTAAATATTGTGCCCTGGAATTAACACTCATATCGGCATTTACGGGTTCCTGAGAAGGAAAGAATTGTGGAGGAGTTGGCCTCTGACCAGTAAGCGTTCCAAAACTATGATAAGGCATTGCATTGGGGTAATTATTTGTGCTTAATGGTCCGGTAATGGGCGTATTTAAATATCCAGAATATGCTTGAGATCCGATTGATGTTGTAATTCCATATGGAGTAGTCATTTAATATAGTAACTGAAAAATAATTATTAATATTATTATTAATGATTTTTCAATAACTTATTACTTAATTGTAATACTGGGCTTTATAAGGATTGGATTTAGCAGTTGTTGTATAAATTGTTGTTGTGGTTGGTTGCCTATATATATAAGCATTTGAACTAGTTTTGGTTGTAGTTGGCATTGAGTTTGTCAAAGAGACACTTATATGGTCTAATAAAAATAACAATATTAATACAATAAATACTAAAGTTATTATTTGTGTTTGTGTTGTATCCATTTCTTTATATAATGAACTAACAAATTATTTATAATTCAAATTTTATTGGCTCTTAACTATTAAATAAACTTGGTATTAATATCTCCTAATAGCTCTTGAGGCAGTTTGAGCACCAGAATAATCATTACCGCCAAAAGACCTATCATTGTAATTCTTATTAAATGCTAGATTCTTTCTAAATCTAATATAATCAGAACTATCATAAACAAATTTAGTGTTACATGCTGAAGCCGGAACTCGTGGGTCTATTTGATTAGAACTATAAAACACATCGGCAGTGCAAGATGTAGAAACAGAACCAAAATGTTGTTTTAGACCACTTAAATTAGGTCTACTTTGAAAACTCTGGCAAGTTCCACCACAAGAGTAATTTTGTCTGCTTAAGATATCACCAGCATTATTTACAGCACGAAATGGTCCTACCATTCTCTTTTTATTTGCACTACCAGATAGTGAACTAGTATTCCAAGAAGATTTTAAAGTAAATCGCGTTTGCGCAAATTGGTCCGAATTATCATGGTCAACTACCGGTTGAGGCATAACTCCTCTCATACCGCCTCCAAGAGACGGCCTGGCAATATACTTATTGCCTCCAATTAATATATTAAATCCTAATCCAGGTATTTGTCCAACTAGGTCACCCAAGCCTCCAGTTGACCATCCTGATTTTCCTGTTGCTGATTGTGAAAAAGTTCCAATGCTTGACATTTATATTATACAATAATAAAAAATAAATATTATTTATATTCTTTCTAAATATCACCCAAAATTATATCACCCAAAATTATATCACCCAAAATTATATTACACTTTATTATTTTATATTGTTGTATAATATAAAATATGTTTGATTTTGCTTTGTTAGTTAGTGCAATTACAATGGTAGTATTTGATTACGTTTATTTGTCTTTAATGAAGGGTTACTTTTCTAATCAGGTAAAAAATGTTCAAGGGTCGCCTTTAAAATTGAATTTTTTAGCAACTACCATATGTTATATCTTCTTAATTTTAGGCCTTAATTATTTTATTATTAAACCTAGACGCAGCGTGCAAGATGCGTTTTTATTGGGTTTAGTAATTTATGGCGTTTATGAAACAACTAATTGGGCACTTTTCTCAAAATGGTCGCCTATGTCTGTTATTATAGACACATTATGGGGTGGTATTTTATTTGCTGCTACAACTTATGTGACCACGCGCATATTTAGTCTTTTCATAATATTCCCATTTTATCAATTTGTTATCTAAAATTACACCATTTTCTTTCATTTTATTCCCACTACAATATCTTTCAATTTTTCCTGTATCTAAATCTTTTTCATATTTGTCGTTTATATAATCATTCCATATATCATATTCAATTGCAATTTCTCTAAAATCTTTAAGAATTCTTTTTGGATACTTATTAGAATTATTATTATGTGTCCAACGACTTAATAACAATTTTTTTCTTCTATTAAATGCCTTTGTCAGATTAACATAATCCCAGCAATAAATAATCCACCATAAACTATGATGTGGAACCTTAGGATCATCATTTTCATTCAACCAACTTCTATTTAAATCTCCATATTCATTATCTAATGACATAAGTTCGCTAATATAGTCACTTATTATCTTTGCTGAAGGCGTTTTGCTTCCATTTTTTTTGCTAAGTAAATAATTATAAATTGATGGTCTTGCTTTTTTTAAATCTTTTGTTGTATAAGTTCCCATTCTGCATTGAGGACCATTTAATGTTTCCCATTCATTCCATGTAATTTTATATAATGGAGGTGATAACATTAAGACATTTCTTTCGTGAACAAAAGTATAATCCCAAGTGGGAAACTTATGCTCAGGTCCCTTTAAATCTATTATTTCATGAATCCATATTTTCTCATTATGGAAATAAAATGCAAAATAGTCTCCCTTTTTGGCTTTATTATATTTACCATCACTCCATTGCCAGACATTTGCGTCAACTAGTTGATTATAATAAATTACGGATTTATTATGTTTATCTGACACCGAAATGGGTGTAAATGTGATTTCAAATGAATTTGACATTTTTTTACTTCTATAAAATATTTGTTATAATTTTATAGAAATATTAATGCAAATCAATTTTTTGCAAAAAAAATATTTTTAATAAACCTTTTCACCACCATTTTGCTCTACTTTTCTTAAAAGTAGATTTAGTGGTCTGTCATAACTCTTGGCGCAACATTCATTGTTGTTAATTCCTGGAATAACAATTTGCATGCATATGGTATTTCAACATAAGAGAAGTCTGTTCTATTATCGCAAGTTCTACACTGATGAATATGTAGCTTATCATTGTATGACGCAACCAGACCACATTTCTTACAAATATGAACTGAATATTTATCTGATGCATCATACATTCGTCCTCTAGTAAATCTAGCAGCGCCGTGCGAAATCATCGCATCACGTTCCATCTCACCAAAACGCAGACCACCATCTCTACTGCGACCTTCAGCTGGCTGTCTAGTTAGATTTACCATTGGTCCAATAGAACGACTATGTTGCTTATCATTAACCATGTGCTTCAATCTCTGGTAAAACACTGGACCCATAAATACCGAGCATTCAATTTGTTCACCAGTGAGACCGCTGTACAACAATTCTTCGCCGTTTGACTCGTAACCAAGTGACTGCAACTTCTGCGAAATATTAGTAATGTCTAAATCACCAAAACTAGTTCCGTCGCCAAACAATCCTAATTCAACTAAAACCTTTCCTAACAACGTTTCTTTCAGTTGCCCAATAGTCATACGAGACGGAATTGCATGTGGATTGATTATAATATCAGGTCTAACTCCGTCTTTATTAAATGGCATATCGGCTTCAGGCACAATATTTCCGACAGTGCCCTTCTGACCATGGCGACTGGAGAATTTATCGCCTATAACCGGCTTTCTGAGAGCACGAAGACGCACTTTTGCAAAAGTATATCCATCGCCATTTCTGTCAATGTAATTCTTATCGATATAAGTTTCTTCGACTGTTCTATAAATTTTGCTCTGGTCTTCGTATTTAATTACCTTAGTATGGTCATTCTTATTCTCCTTAATTGGCGTTACTTTCGCAATGATAATGTCGCGATTTTCGACCAATGTATTCTCTGGAACAACACCCTTTGAATTTACCTTGTTATAATTACCAAACTTCATTCCCTTGGTCTTTGATACATCTGGTTTGCAGCGAATTTCTTCGTCACCATTAATCTTCTGCTTATCTTCATCCTTCTCTGTATGATAAATGGTTGTCTGAAACAATCCTCTATCAATTGAACCTTTATTAATCAATACTGAATCCTCTTGATTATAACCAGTATGTGTCATAATTGCAACATTAATATTACATCCAGAAGGAATTTGATTCATTTTTATCAGATTCATAACACGGGTGTCAACTAAAGGTCTGGTCGGATAATTTAGAACATAAGCTGTCTTGTCCATTCGTTCATTGTAGTTAGTTGCATAGATTCCCATGGCCTGTTTCGCCTGAGCTGATTGATATGTATTTCTAGGTGACTGATTATGGTCTGGAAACGGAATACAGGATGCAACAACGCCGAACAATGTACTAGGATGAATTTCACAATGAGTAAACTTCTTGATTTCTGAAGTATTAATTAAATTATTTGGTTTGGTTGCAATCATACTAAAACTTTGTTCTTCAGGGTCGACATATTCTAAAACTGCGTCATCTATCTTGCAATCTGTGAACAAATCATCCCAAGATACTTCATTGTTTTTGAGTTTTTCAATAACAGAATTTGTTAGCAAAATATTCTTATCTTTCACTCGCAACAAAGGTCTGGTAACTCGTCCGCTATCATTACAAACACGAATTTCTTGTAGTTTATAATCAAATACAATAGACGTGTAAATATTAATAATGCCTTTGCATTTCATTGTCTTAAGCATTGTATACAAATTAACAGGGTCATTTGAAATGCCTACCCAGCAACCATTAATAAATACCTTGACTTTATTAAATAAATCAATTGGTTTCAATTCTTCGACTGACAAAATATGAGGATTAATGTATTCGTAAAGTGACAAACTATTTGAATGAATTGTAATATGAGTCATGTAACTCAGATTCTTTACAATACCAACGCTTGCACCTTCTGGGGTATTGTGTACTACAAGACCATCTGTCAAGCAAAATCTTCCACGTTTATCATGAAGTTGCCATCCTACATAAGGTCCTTCTCCTACTTCCAATAAACTAAATTTACTGCACATAAATGATTTACTTCTTACCAAAAGAGTTTCATTTTCTAAAGGTACTATTTTTTTGCGAGGAAGAAGTGTTGGAATTTCATGAATTTTGTGTCCAGTAATTGTAAGTTCTTTATAAGTGCTAAACTTTTTCTCTCCACTCTTTTCATCTGTCCATTGACTTTTTCCTTCTTTTACTCCGCACGAAAATCCAAGCGACATTGCCAATGTATGAGCATCGTCAATTATTCTGTAATTAGCAGGACCTTGACAAATGCGTATTTCATGACCTTTAGCACGGATTGAACCATCTGTATCTATTAATCCGGCTAGAACTTTTAATCGTGTTTCTCTGTCATTTGTAAGATATTCATTTGGAATGTGTTTATTATTTAAAAGATTGTATTTGCGAAGATATTTCTTTAGAGGCGCTTCCTCTACTCTATTGCATAATCCGGCAACGCCAGCTTCTTTATTTTTTTGTGAAACAACAGAGAATTTATATCTTTTATCCTTTGAAATTATCGCACCATTTTCTTGGGCCCAATTTTCCCAATAAGCCAAAGTCTCAAAATCAGTTTTATAGTTTAGAGCAAATCCAGTGCCATCACTAAGACCATCACCTAGCCATAGACCAAGCAAATATGGGTCCATTTCTATATCTTTTTTTGACCAATGAATGCCTTCTGTTTTGAACAAAACTAGGCTATCCTTTGTTCTCTTACTTAATTTTAAATAATTTTCAATAGTTATATCCAATGTATCATCATCATCAAAACTATTTACAAAGTCTTCTGCTTCTTTTAGAGAGTTAAAGTATTTTTGTTGCATTTTTGTTTCTTCACGATTAAGAAATTCTACTACATGAGTCACTTTTGAAGAATTTCTATCTGTTCTATTAGATTGAGCAATTGCTTTATGACCACGTATTTTAAGACTTAAAATATGATTGTCAGTTACTCTATGCTTCATAAAATTACATTTCTCTGGAATAACGTCATACATATTCTTTAACCCAGAACAAGTAGTACGAACTTTAGTAGGGTTTCCAAGGTCATCAATAAGAACATCATTAATTACTATATCTCCAGCGCGCTTAGAACTACCATCCCACATCAAAATTGGTGTTTCAGGGTCAAAGCACTCTGCAGGACACAAGAATCCCCAAGACGTATTATGCAACTTACGAGGAGGGATTAATTTGCCACTTTTATCAGTCGGTGTTGATACTCTACGCAAGTGACTCAAACTGGAGACATAGGTAAGACGATTAAGAACTTGAGCAACACCAACTTTATTTGAATTTGTGTGCTTGATACCAAAGTCGCCAGTTGCAAGAGCACGCTTGAAACCATTTTCAATAGTAGTTGATTTGACAATTTTATAAATATTAGTTAAATTTACTATATTCAAATAATCTTCGGTTGAGCGCCATGAACCGGTATTAATTTCTTTGACTATCTGCTTTTCCATATCTTTCACTAGCTTATTGAAGTAATTTCTAAACAAATTATTCAATGATGCACCAGTTAAGTCAACGCGTTTGTTAATGTATGAATCTCTATCATCAGCCCTTATCCATTCGAAATTGGCCTGCATTAACTTGTTTGCCATATATCCCAAGAAGTATATTTTTTGCTTAGTTGTTTGACAATGAGGATACAAGTCATTCTGTAGAACGTCCAATGTGAACTCGTATTTCTTTCTGATTCCGGTTTCTTTATCCATATTGATTGGCGTGTAAATAACATAACTAGTTATATAACGAATTGATTCTTCCTTGGTCATATATTTATTTGCTTCAATAATAGATGCCTGTAGATTTGCAAGCATTACTTGATGTCTCTCACTTTCAAGATTAAGCAATATATACTCGCATGCTTCCTTGTCAGAAACAACGCCTAGAGCGCGAAACACAATAAATAAGGGAATTGGTTGCTTTACTCTTGGGATTTGAACGTAAATTGGTTGACCAAATCCATTATTCTTAGAAGATATCATAAGATTAATTTGCTTGGGAGAGATGCATTTGAAATCAGGAACAGATTTAATTTCAGCGCTCCATGTATATTTGGTATTATTCTTAGACACATTAAAACAATATACACGATTCTCGGCGGCGCGTTCTTGTCCTAACACAGTCTTCTCCGAGCCGTTAATAATGAAATATCCTCCGGTGTCATATCGACATTCTCCAGTGTGCTGATTGTCTACATAATTGTATTGATTTAAGACACAAATATTAGATTTCAACATGATGGGTAATTTTCCAATATGAATCTTTGGCAGAGTTTTGTAAAACGTGCTGACATTTGACAATCCTTCGCCATTTCTGACAACATATTTAATATTAATATCAATAGTCATTGCAGATGCATAAGTAAAGTTGCGCAAACGTGCTTCTTGGGGAAACATTAACTTAATTGCGCCATTATTTTCGTGAATTTGTGGGCGATAAATATGAAAGTTTTCAAATGTGATGAACATTTCAAGAGAATACTTACCTGAAACGGGATCGAAATCATTCTCGGATTTAATATGAACCATGTTAAACATTTCAATCGTTTTAATAATTTGGTATCCAACTAAATTATTATAGGATTCCAATTGATGTCTAACTAAACGCTCGAGATGTTTGTCTCTAAAATACGCGTCAATTACATTCCAAGGTGCTTCGATATATTGATTATTTTTAATATCAAATGCATCTTTGAGCTTCTCTACTGCTGCATCTACTTCTACTTTTGCTTGTACTTTTTCTATTTCTATTTCTGATTGCTCAACTGATTTGGTATCATTAACTATAACCAATTCCTTTTTACTTTTCATTGATTTCTTATTAGTTTTATTACTCGACATTTTGTTTATATTAGTATTTGGGGGTTTAGATGTTAATGATATCATTCTTTCAGTTATTTTACATTTCAATTTTATTTTTAAATTGTTTTAAAATATAATAATAATTCCTAATTATTTCTTTAATTTTATTGTTAAATTGTGATGCAAATAGTATAAACATAAATTTAATATATATAATATTGCAAATTTATGGGGCGAAAATTCAAATCATTTACAGATATAAATAATTATAATAATTTTTTGTTAGATTTAGATAAAAAGCAAAGCATAAATGATAATAATAATAATGACATTCCTGAAGTTTTAAAGAATATAGATAAAACTTATCATAGTTTTGAATATAATAGCAACAATTTCACTGGTGCAAACAATTGGGAACGAATTATTGCAAAATTACGCAATTTGGACCCTAATTTATATGAAGATTTGAATACAAGGTGTGATACAAAGCGTGCTGATACAAAGTGTGCTGATACAAAGTGTGCTGATACGAAGTGTGATGATACAAAAAAGAAATTAGTTAATAAAAAAGAAAAAGAAAAGTCATCTGTAAAGGAAATTGAGCCAATTATAAAACATCATGTATCAATTAATGTTGAAATTAATAATATAGGAGATTTATTGGAATTAATTAATCAACATCCGGATGTAAAGGAAACCAAATATAATATTAATATGAAGGCCCTTCATAAAATCAAGGAGCCATTAACCGAATTAAATAATATGATTGGCATGAAGAGTCTAAAGGAAAATATTGTAGACCAGATATTATTTTACATACAAAACCTACATAAGACACAAGATAAAACCAAGAAGAGCGGTAATGATTTTATGCACACTGTCATATATGGTCCACCTGGTACAGGTAAGACAGAAGTTGCAAAAATTATGGGACAAATATTTTCAAAAATTGGAATATTAGAAAAGGGTACATTTAAAAAGGTTACTCGAAGTGACCTTGTTGCGGGTTATTTAGGTCAAACTGCCATTAAAACAACTGATGTAATTAAGGAATGTTTGGGTGGTGTTCTATTTATAGATGAAGCATATGCTTTAGGGAATCCAGAGAAACGCGATATTTTTTCTAAGGAATGCATTGATACATTATGCGAAGCTCTTAGTAATTATAAAGACAATCTAATGGTTATTATTGCTGGATATGAAACGGATTTGAATGAGTGTTTCTTCAATTATAACCAAGGTCTTAACTCACGTTTTACATGGCGATTTAAAACAGATGATTACTCAGCAGAGGACTTATATAAAATATTTATTAAGAAGGTATATGATGAGAATTGGTCTATTTCAGAAAATGAAAATGAAAAGGTTACTATAAAATGGTTTGAAAAGAATAAATCGACCTTTAGGTTTTATGGAAGAGATATCGAGACATTATTTGCCAAAATAAAGATAGCTCATAGTAGAAGAGTGTTTTGTTTAGATGATAATATTAAGAAAATTTTGATAATAAAAGATATAAATAAAGGATTAGAAATGTTTATTAAAAATGAAAATAGTGAAAATAAAAGAGCAGAGAATTTGAAGAAGGTTGTATCAAGTATGTATTTATAAAAATTTATATTTTATTATAAATTGTATTATAATTGCATTTCTTTTGTGTTGTTTTTGTAAAAATGTTTTTTTAATATAATACATATGTCTACTAAAAAAACAATTCAAATAAATCCTGAATTATTTAAATTGTCTGGAAATAGAACAAGGAAAATAAGAGAGAAAAGAGAATTGACACTAACACCACTTGTTAGTTCAAATAAATTAAGACAGAAATATTTAAATAGAATTAAAGAACATAAAAAAAATGAAATAAAGAATTCAAGTAATACTTCTAATGCTAATACTTCTAATGCTAATACTTCTAATGCTAATACTTCTGATGAATTTTATAATGCAATTGATTATTTAAATAAAAAGAAAAAAGATGTCGAAAAAGAAAAATATCATAAGGCTTTAAATAATAAAACATTAAAGACATATGGTGGAACTACAATGCAATCACCATCTATGCAATCAACAAATAATAACCAATATATACCTTTATTATCATCTATAAAATCACCACTTGTTGAACTTGAGTTGCCGTTTGATTTACAAGAACCAATACCAACACAATCTAATTATTTTTTGACAACACAACCAACTTCACAATCGGCAAATATCATGAATTTAAAATATAAACCACCAGACGATGTTCCATATGGGTGTTTAAAAGGTGGTGTAAAACCATCATATCGGTCTTGGATACAAACTAGAAAAAATTCAGAACAACAATCATCTGAAATGCAAATTAGACCACCGACACCTCCTAAAAGAAATATGTTTATAGATACACCTTTAACAACGCCTACAATTGCATCGAATCCGGCACCTACAATAGTAGATTTAAGAGAACAACGATTAGAGCAAATTAAACATAAATTAAAGAAATTTCAAGAGAGAGAAAATGGTTCAAAACCGGAATATAAAACACTAAATTCAACTTTAGAAATGTTAGAGCCATTTGGTCCAGGAGGGGCAATCGCTGCAGCGGCAACTAAAATGACATTGGACCCACTTATACCATTTGATGATGATAAAACAGAAATTACTAATATACAGACAATAAAGGAAGAATTAAAAATACCAAAAGGGCCTGAATTAAAAAATTATATTAAGCGAACAATTCGCCGTAAATTTACATTGGGTCGTTCCGATAAATTGCGTAAAGTTGGCATATTATTAAAGGATAAACAGACTAGAAAAAATGTGCTTAATGCGCAAAAGGAATTAAAGAAGACAACTATTACTGATGTTCGTAAATATTTGAGGCAACATGGAATTATTAAAGTAGGAAGTACTGCACCGAATGATATATTGCGAAAAACATTTGAATCTGCAATGTTGGCTGGTGAAATAACTAACATGAATAAGGATGTTTTACTACATAATTTTTTAAATGAAGAAAATATTTCTTAATAATAATTTTCTTATCTTACTTTAAATGGAAACAACAAAAAATGATTTGCCGCCAAATGTTAAAAAGTTTTTTATAAATCTTAGTGATTATTTAGATACAAAAATGTTTTATTTTGGCAGCGTTCAGCGTTCAGATTATGTTTCTGGTAAAAGTGATATTGATGTTGATATTTTTACAGACAATGAAAATAGTTTAATTGCCAAAATGCAACATTTTCTAGGTGTTTCAAAAAAAGAGTTCAAATCAATTGTTTGGGTAATTGGTGAAACACCTATTTATGGTTACAAAATTAAATATAAAAATCCTGATGAAAAACTTAAAGCAGAGTTCTCAATATATAATGAAAAGTTTAAGGGTATTGTTGTTCATGAGCATACTAGAAAATTCGTACTACCCATTTACGTAACATTTATGTTATATATACTTAAATTTTTTTATTATAAGATTCCTATATTACCCAAAAGTGCATATAGTGAGTTAAAACGTTTCGTATTACATACATGTCTTGGCGAGGATTATCCAAAATTTATGGTTTTAGATGACTAAAAATGTATTACAATACTAAATTAAAGAAATGATGCTATATTTATATATTATCATTAATGTCTTTTATAAAAGATTATTTTGTTTTAACAAAGCAATATATTGATGAATATGGTCAAAATACTATTCTATTGATGCAATGTGGTGCATTTTTCGAAGTTTATGGTCTGAAAGACAAAACTGACTTAATATACGGCAGTAATATTATTGATTTTGCTAGAATTTGTGACCTAAATGTAGTTGATAAAAAAGTATGTGTTGGCACGGATGCTGTTGTTTTAAGCGGATTCAAGGACCATCTGGTTGACAAATATGTAAAACGATTGCAGGAAAATGGCTATACAATTGCTGTATATGCACAAAATGACCCAATTGAAGGGGTAATAACACGTAGTTTACTTGGTGTCTTCTCACCAGGGACTTATTTTTCTCCAGAACCAGATAATATAACTAACAAAACATGCTGTATTTGGATTCAAACTCAAAAGAAATCGCAATTTTCAATATTAAATAGTAATAATAAAAATGACAAGGTTGTTTATGTTGGTGTTTCAATTATAGATATTTATACTGGGAAAACAAGTATTATGGAATATTCTGAACAATATATAAAGAACCCTACTACATTCGATGAATTGGAGCGTTTTATTTCAATTCATTGTCCAAGTGAAACAATCATTATTTCAAATTTAGGAAAGGATGTAATTGATATTGTTAGTTATATAAATATTAAAAGCAAATGTATTCATTATGTAAATTTGTTAGATACTGATGTTAACAATGTGAATGTAAAACGGGCAATTAATTGTGAAAAGCAAATATATCAAACGCAGTTACTAAAGAAATTCTATAAATTTGATGATATTGTCTCATTTATGAGCATATTTTGTGAGAATATATATGCAACTCAATCATTCTGTTACTTGTTAGATTTTATTTATCAACATAATCCAAATCTGGTCTATAAAATATCAGAGCCAACTATAGCAAATGATAGCAATCAACTTATTTTGGCAAACCATTCTTTAAAACAACTTAATATTATTGATGATGATAATTACGGCGGAAAATATTCATCAGTGGTTAAAATGTTAAATGAATGTATTACGCCTATGGGCAAGCGTAAATTCACTCATTGTTTCTTAAATCCAGTAACCAATATTTCTTATTTGCAATCCGAATATGACATTATAGATATTTTATTAAATGACCCAGATGAATATTTGGTAATAAAACAAATGCTAATTGGTTTTAAAGATATTGCAAAAATTAGTAGGCAAATAATGCTAAAAAAGATATCACCAAGATATATTTATCAGCTTTATAATGCAACGTTAATGACAAAGATAATATATAATTTTGTTCTTGGAAATAACGAACTAACAAATTATTTGAGGAGCAAAATAGGCAATGTGTTTGATAATTTGTTAGTTCATGTTGATGAAATCACTAATTTTTTGGACAATGTTTTAATAATGGAAGAATGCAAGGATATTGATAATGTTCATAAAATTGAAAAGAGTTTTATTAAAAATGGAGTAGATGCAGATTTGGATAAAAAAATAATGACATTAATGGAATCAGATGACCAATTAGAGTGTTGTCGTTCCTATTTCAGTTCTATTATTGCCAATTATGAGACAAGTGGAGCCAAAAGGAAGACAAAGGTTAAAGATAAAGATGTTAGTATTGAAACTGACACTGATACTAAGGATTCTTTTGTAAAGATACATGAAACCGAGAAGAATAATTTCAGTCTTGTTGCAACAGATAGACGATGCAAAATATTAGAAGAAGTCTTGTTATTAAATAAATCTACTAATGTTAGATTAAAATATCAATCAACATTTTTTAAAGAAGAAAAAGAATTTATCCTTGAATTGGGTAAAGGCGTGATTGATTTCAGCAAACAATCAACAACTAGTCGCTTTATTACTAGTTCTCAAATTACTCGGTTATGCAAAGATGTTAGTTCAATTAAAATAAACCTCATTGATGCTGTTTCAAAAGTTTATAATAAAATTATAAATGACATTGAGGCCTTTCAAGAACGAATTGAAATAATTTGTGATTTTATTACTTATGTAGACTTGGTTTATGCAAAAACATTTATTGCTGTAAAATATAATTACTGCAAGCCAAATATTGTCCCTTTGTCTGCCACTTCTAAAAAATCATATATAAAAGTTACCAAAATGCGTCATTGTTTAATTGAAAAAATACAGCAAAATGAGCTCTATGTTGCGAATGACATTACGTTAGGAAAAAGTGAAGGTTTAGACGGAATTCTTCTTTATGGAACGAATGCCGTGGGCAAAACCAGTTTTATTCGAGCCCTAGGTATCTCCGTCATTATGGCTCAGGCTGGTCTCTATGTGCCCGCTTCATCATTCGAATTCTACCCTTATAAATATATATTCACTCGTATCATTGGCAACGACAACTTGTTCAAAGGTCTATCCACATTTGCAGTTGAAATGTCCGAATTACGCACCATTTTGCGCTTGGCCGATGAACGTAGTCTTGTCCTCGGCGACGAATTGTGCTCCGGGACTGAGAGCATAAGTGCTGCGAGTATTTTTGTCGCCGGTATACAAATGTTGCAGCAAAAAACATGCTCCTTCATATTCGCTACACACCTCCACGAAATCACCAACTACGACGAAATTACCTCCCTACATAATGTAGGCTGCAAACATATGTCCGTCATCTACGACAAAGAAAAAGACCTACTTATTTACGATAGGAAGCTAAAAGATGGCCCCGGAACCAATATGTATGGCCTTGAAGTATGTAAGTCACTAAATTTGCCCCAAGATTTCTTAGATTTAGCGCATAATATTCGTATGAAATATAACCCAGAATCAAATAGTTTGTTAGACCAGAAATCATCACATTTCAATGCCAAACATATAAAGGGAATGTGTGAGAAATGCAATAAAAAAATGGCGACAGAAGTGCATCATTTGCAATACCAACAAGACGCAGATGATAAGGGAATTATTAAAAATGCTGAGGATGGACTAACATTTCACAAAAATCATCCGGCAAATTTGTTAAGCATATGTGAACAATGCCACGACGAAATACATAAGACTGGTAAAAAACTGAAGAAAGTTAAGACAACAAAAGGTGTTATAGTTATGCCTTTATAATATAATATTTATAATATTTATAATATTTATAAAATTGATTTCAAAATATAATAACTAACAAATATAAATATAACTAACAAATATAATGACGCAATATCGGTCGATTATTGACACACATAATGAGATGATAAAGGTGATTCCTGAAACCCAAATGCAGCTTATTTCTGACCTAATTAAATTCATAAATACTTTACAAAAAAGACCATCAAAATATTTAATAGAAAGGCATAATTATGTTAGTTATTTAAACGTATTATTAAAGCATTTACCTAATCGACCTTTAAAATTATCGGACCCTGAGTGGATGTGGAATTGCCAAGAAGTATTTAGTTCTTCCGAAATTATAAGTTAATATAAAATTTAATATTTTATTATATTAACTAACAAATAGTAATGTTTTTTTTTAATGATAATAATTATAAAGAAGAAACAATAGAAACAAATACTAACAAAGACAATAAAGAAGAAATCATTGAATACGGAAATATACCATTTATAACCTTTATATGCGTTATTTTATCCAAATTAGCATACTTACCTGACTGCGGCTTTTTACCAAGATATGAACAGATTTTTGGTTCTGAAAAATATATACCAGTTATTAGCAAAATTTGCAACAGAGGCCAACCTGTTAATTATTTAACAACTGACATTCAATATAACCCTATTCCTACTACTATTTTAACAGCAATCAAAGAAGCGCGTATTGAAGATATTTTTAGTGACCAAAAAATATATAAACATTGCAAAAATATTGAATTCTACAATAACAACCATAGTAATCAGCAATTTGTAAACTTTATTAAATACGCCAAATTTTTCAACTTTTTAAATGGCTCAACTAACAAAGGTGAAATAAATACTAACAAGAATATTGCAAAAAATACCAGTTCTAAAAATAACACTAATGAAAAAGAATATGCCAAATATATATCTCTTGCTTGGTCCAATTATTCTATTATTTATATTGTTGCCGACAAGCGAACAAATTCAATTTTCATTATTTACAGAGGCACTGCATCCATAAAAGGCATCACATCTTACATTAATTTTAACACCTTCAATAAAAATGGACCTTGTGACAATGATGACGCTTATATACCAGGCATTTTTAAAATAACATCTGAAGCAATTCATACTCTAATAGAATCCATCTCTTACCTTGCAACCAATTTTTTGAAAGCAAGTAAACCCAATTCGGTCAAATTATTTGCAACAGGTCATTCTCTCGGTGGCGCAATGGCCACTATATTCTCCTACTTATATCTAGGAATTCGAAACAATAACCTAAGCAATCAATATCTTGGGACACTTAGTAAACAAATTGTATGTATTTCGGTTGGCGCACCTAGATGTATTAATGCAGCAACCCTAAAAAAATTCAATCATTTTATAAGTCAGAATATGATAATGTATCGCCGACTTGTCACTAAAGGCGACCCGGTGCCGTTAATGCCACATAAAGCCTATTTTGGTTACTATCATCCAGGTGATAATATGAAATTTAATAACGGATTGGAATATTGTCAAAGCACATATTCAGGCATTCATGGCAACTTTATTAATTACAATAAATCATCCAATTGCAAAAATAAAGAAGACCAGATAATGTCATTTGCAACCGACAATCAATCACATGACCATTTAAATTATTTATATATTTCTTATTTAAGTTTAATACCACAATCAATTAATCAAGTAGAAATACCTAGAGAAGTTGAGACTGATGACACACTTATGCGTGTTATTCTTGGTTCCATTAAAAATAAAAAGGTTGCATTTTTTAATCTAGTAAAATCTAGAGGAATAAATTATTCAAAGTCATTATTTAAAATTATTGTTGATATTCATAATCAAGACATTCTTATGACGCATAAAGCATTTCTAAAATTAGTTTCTCTTATGAAACCTGACAATAGTAATTATGACCCCAGACCAAAAGTAATATACAATGAAGAGATATTTGACACCAATGATGAAGCGCTAAATTTTAATTGTTTCACTAAATATGATATTACATCTAAAACTAAAAGGTCAAGGAAAAATAATCATATTAAAAAAGGCACTCGAAAAAAACGAGTGTAAATAATAATATACTAACAAATGTTTGTTAAGTTAATATATTAAGTTAACTAATTAAGTTTACCGCCTCTTCTTAGTCTTACCCTTACCTATTCCAAACAAACCGAAAAACTTGCGACTTGCTTGCTGCAACATTGGTACCGACTTTTTAGCAGTTGAGGTCACTTTAGATCCAACATCCTCTAAACCTGTCTTAACCTTTGGCATGTATTTTTTAGATGTGTTTTTTATTACAGAAACTCCTTTTTCAACCCCATTTGTCAATGTCTTTTTTACCATATTTCTTCTACTACGCTTAGACGTTCTTGTACGTTTTCTATGAACCATTATAAAATATAACTATAAAAAAAATATTATTATATTTTATGAGTGACTTTATTGATTTTATTTATGAAAATTACAAATTTATTATTGCAATTGCATTATCTATTATTGGCTTGTTAGTATTTATTAGTATCAAAGATATCAAATTTAACGAGCCAAAATTAAACACCAATTTGGTCCAGACAGTTACAATAGAATCATTCGATACTAATATTGTTGACGATAGTGTAAAAAGTGGCTTAGTTGAATTTAATCAGCAACCTGCTTTAGGTAGTTTATATCAATCCGGAACCGACACTGGCGTAGATTATACGCAGGTTATACATTTAGATGGTGAGTCCAATTTTTGCCAAAAATATAAAAATTCTCCTAAAGAATTACAAGAAGCATGTAAAAATATATCTGATTCTACTTGTCAAAATTTACCATGTTGTGCGTTAATTGGTTCAGGTGAAGATGATACTTTAGACACTTGTGTTGCTGCGAATCAAAACGGAATAATATTTAAAACTGACCCTAATGGCACCTTAATTTCAATGGACCATTATTATTATCAAGGTGATAAATACAATGTTCCTCAGTAATTTTATTATGATTTATAGTTTTTTGCATATTGATTAAAGCTTACGCATTAGAATATTAGCATCTTGTGCCAAAGTTGCCACTATTTCGTCATTATTATAATCATTTAAATACACAATTTCCTTAATATTTGACGCGGCAATCGACCTAAAACAATTTATACACGGATAATGCGTCACATATATTTTTGCATTTGACAGGCTTGCGCCTCTTTTAGCACAATCTGTTATTGCATTGATTTCGCTATGAATAATAGACTGCTCATGATTGTCTTTGACACGGGAAATATGTGGCGCACCAGGTATGAAGCCATTGTAACCCATTGAAATTAATCGCATGTCTTTTACTACAACGGAACCTACTTTTAATCGCTTACATGGACTACGTTGTGATGCAAGCAATGCAATGGACATAAAATAATCATCCCATTCTATCCTATTATCATTATCTATCTTATTTTCACTATTTTTTACAAGGTCATGTATTTGTGAAAGCATTTAAATATAATATTTAAGTTATATTTAAATTAATTTTATTTATTTATTATTGGTTTAAGGATATTGAAAATACAATACAACTATTCCTGAACCACCTTTGCCTCCTTCGTTATAAAGTGGAAATGATGAAGCACCATTTCCTCCAGCACCACCACCACCAGTAGATGCCCAACCACCAGAAGCGGGTGTTGTATCAAATCCAGCACTATAATTTGGTGTCAAAGTTGGACTTGTCCAACTTACACCATTGTTTCCGTATATACCACTGCCACTGCCGCCTCCGCCACCCAATCCACCAGCATTATTAGATAAAGAAGTTGGTTGTCCAACATAACTTCCACCTGCTCCACCTCCTCCAAAATAATAATTGGTGGCGCCAATTAAAATGCTTGATCCAGGGCCGCCGTTAATAGATGGAGTAAAATGAGGATTTAGATCAACGCCACCATTACCGCCCCCACCACCGCCTCCAATACCAACACCACCTAAACCAGGACCTATCTCGCTACTAATTGGAGGATGTCCACCTAATCCACCACTGGCAATAGTTGTGCTAAAACTTGTTGTTCCACCAGGAGCACCTATACCAGAATTACCTATTATTCCCGTACTATACCCTCCTCTTCCTCCAGCGCCTATTATAAAGGAATATGGTAAATTTGCAATAATATTTATATTAGTGTTGCTTATTTGTCCACCAGCACCACCACCACCGCCATCGACGAGTCCAAAATTGCCACCAGTATTAGCACCAGCGCCACCGCCTCCACCAACTGCAACAAGTTGTATATTACTTAAATTTTCGTAAAATGTAATATTACTATTACCACTATAAGTTAAAGCAATTGTATAATGTCCTCCAGAGTAAAATATTGAATATTGCGCATCCTGGGTTATTGTAAATAACTTTGCAGCAAAAATTGCACTTAAATCTGTGTTTGAAAAATTCCCATTTGATACTTTAAAATCTGTGTCAAAGCCAATAGATGTTCCAATTAAATTAGGAGCAAAAATATTTTTTAAATCTCCAAGAATAGGAATATTGTAATCTGTTGCTAGTGCTGGTGTTGGTCCAGATGGTAACACTTGAAAAATGTCTGCTAAATCTTGTGTTCCAGAATTTGTTGTAATAATATAATTTGTAGGAGCAACACTCATTTTATAAATTAACAATATTTTAAAAATTAAATATTATTTATTTATTTATTAAAATTATATTTATTCTTGAAGATATATCCAACCAGTTACAATATATTTATCATTTGAGATTGGCATCATTCCTCTATGCGGATATGTCCATGTTGCAGGGAACAATAATAATTTACCCGCTTCCGGTTTAATTCTATGTGAAGCCCAAAATTCGGTTTCACCGCCCTCTTCAACATCATTTATATACCATAAAAATGTTAGAACGCGATATTTCCTTGCTTTCCAATCACTTCTAAAATCATTATGATAAACATATCTCCCCTTATTTTTTGTATATCTTTGCATTTGCATTGTTTCAAATGATATAGAATCATCAAATAATCGATATTTTTGAGATGAATTTTCTTCTTCAATTATTAAACTATTATTAATATTTTTAACATATTTTTTAACATTATTAGTTAATTCTTTGTCTAATAAAGTGCGAATTTTAGTCCACTGAGGCTTATTATTTATATTTTTAGTAGGAATTTGAAAATCAATTGTATCTTTTATTTCCTTATTTAGACCTGATGCCACAATTCCCTCATATTTATCAAATTGTTCCATTTCAAATAAATTTATCATTTCTTTACACAATTCTATTGACAATGAGTTTTTATTTATATAAAAATATTCTTCTAGTTTTGTTATTTTGGACATTTTATAATTTAATTTATTTAAAATATGTTTAATATGTAATAAATATAATATATAAATATAAATATATATTAATGGCTAACTATTCTTATAAAGGTGTTGCAATAGATGGAAATTATTCAGAGACCATTACTTCAGTGAACTTAAATTCTCCTGCTAACAATTATTTTAAAGGTTCTGGTGCTGGTTATGGTATTATTACTGAACCAACAAGACCTCCTATGTTTAAACCACTACCATTGCATTTTTCTGATCCTGTTAATGGTGATTTACAGAATATATCCAAGGCGCAGTCTTTCGTTGCATATTCCCCTGTCACTATACCACCAAAATGCAAATCATTTCGTGCATTTGCAATTGGTGGAGGAGGAGGAGGTGGTGGTGGTGGTGGTGGCGCTTCTGCCAAATGTAATTATCCGGCGCAACCAAATTCAACAAGGTCAGGAGGCGGCGGCGGTGGTGGTGGATATGGCACATATATTTATTCAACAAGTGCTACTGCTAGAACCACCAATGCAAACCAAATAGTAATTACTATTGGTTCAGGAGGAAATGCCGGTGGGGCGGGTTCAAGTAATTCTGACATGGTATCTTCCAAGACTCCCAACGCTACTGCGACTGCAGATGGAAGCAATGGAAACGCAGGGGGAGCTGGAGGAGTTACAACAATTGATTATGATGGTATAAATATAGTTACAGCACCTGGAGGAAACGGAGGAAATGCTGGTAATGGTGCTAAAGCAGTGTGCAAAAAAGGCGGGGATAATACTGGTAGCAGCAGCGGTAATTCGGGTACAACTGGTTCGCCACCAACAACAAGTGCTGATAATAATACTGGTGGCACTATTTATGTAAATTCTGGAGGAGCTGGAGGTGGAGGGAATGGCGGGAATACTGGATCTAATAATGATCATCCGCCAAATAACGGCACCGCCGGTATTTCTGGTGCTGCTTGCATTATTTGGTTATATGATTAATTATCAACCTCAATATCAACAATAATATTCAAAAACCCAACCAATAAATATCTAGTGCCTTTTGTAATAGGAAGTCCGGCATGTTTTATTTTGCTACTATGGATAAAAATATCTCCTTGTTCCAAATGAGCAGTTAAACCATCATCAAAATAAGTGCCTCCACCTTCAAAATCATTTTTATCACTTAACAAAATATTAAATGATAAAAACGACCCATCACAATGCATTTCTAATTGATTTTGAGCATCATCCTTGTATTTAACAACAAATAAATCTGTAATATTAATTTTCATGTTTTCATGCAATCCATATGATTTACTAACCTTATTTGAAATTGTATTCATTGATTCCAAAACTAAACCAAATATAGATGTAATTTTTTCCACAGGCAAATCAGTTGTAGGATAATTGTTGTGACGTTTTGTAGTCCATCCGCCATTATTTTGAGCATATTTCTCACTTTCATTAATAATAAATCGACAAATATCTGGTGTATAAATTTTTGTATAATGAAAGCGCTGTAAAAACCGATTATATTTTAATTTAATTTTTTCATCCATAATTTCATTAACATCATCCATTACATCACCATATTTATTTTTTAATTTTGTTTCTAGTTGTTTTTGCTCTATAGTTGTATCCAAAACAAATTTATAGGTATTTGGATTTTCATTTGTATTTATATCTTTTATTAATTTACCAAATGGATAACAGATTTTTTCATTTTTATTATATAATAAGTCTTCATACAAATTATAATTTATACTCTTTTTACAGACATTAATTGTTTGTATATTATTTTCATTTTTATCAATTGTTGCAATTGTGTCTTCTTTCAAAAATAATTGTCGATTTTCTACCTTCTCATTATAATAATCTACATTTGTCGGTTTCTTGTCCCATAAATTAATTGCAATAATATATCGACTTGTTTCCATCTTTTTATCTTTTTCTTCATCTGATAACAATGTCGAACCATGATAAAATTTCCCATCAAATGTGATTTGTTTATTGCATTTAGGCATTGATAAAAACAACTCGGTCTGCGTTTCAAACTCTTTATATTTATATTTTTCCAGATCTACATTTGTTATAATTGTAGGGCAATGGTTATCATTGAAATATGAAACGCACGATAATAACGGATGGATATAATTCAAATGCGTTTTCTTTTGGTATTCATCGCAGTCAACATGAAGTGCATGTGTGTCAAATTTATTTTTGCACCAAAATTCAACATAATAGTCACTCTTTGTTACGTCAATATTTAACCTTTTAAAATGAAACATTGATGTATCATAAACAAACTTTTCGAATAAATTAAATTCTGGCTTAGATAAGTCTAATAATTTTGTAGCCAAGTTCACATTTGCATCAATTTCTTTAAGCATTTGCTCATTTTCAAAAGAGTAATTTGCATTCCAAATATTTATTTCATTCATATTAATAAAATATTTAATTTATATATTTAAATTGTTTATTGTTTTTATTGTAAAAAAAATTGATTTTAAATTAAATAAATATAAGAATAATATAAATATATATACAAAGATGATTATCCCAATAAAGTGTTTTACATGCGGTGGCCTTTTAGCAAATAAATATCGCTATTATGGCGAAGAGGTTAGGAAGCGAAAGTTGGGGAAGGGTCTCCACATTGATAAAGTAATTTACCTAACATCGGAATTTAGTGAAAAGACTCCTGAGGGTGAAGTACTTGATGAATTGCGTCTCAATAAGATGTGTTGTCGACGACATATGCTTACACATGTGGATATTGATTAATTATTTTTAAAAGAAAATTTAAAATAATAGCAAATAATAGAAAATAATAGTAAATCAATAAATTATAGTTTTTTACTATGTATAATATATAAATGGTTAAAACGAGAAAAAATATTAGGACAAGAAAAGGTTCTAAAAAACATCGTGTAAAAGGTAGTATAAAATATAATATGAAAGGATGTTCAAAGAAACATATGCATTATCATGGTGGTTCAGGTTGTGGCAGCACTGGATGCCCAATTGCACCTTTACCTTATAGTGCAATGAATTCAATTAAAGGTGGTAGTTGTGCTGCTTGTGGAGGAAGTGGGAGTTATGGACCAACTTTAGGACTTGCTCAAACTGGAGGGGTTTGTACAACTTGTTCTTGTTCTAAAACAGGCGGTGGATTTTACAAACCGGCTGCGCCTTTACCAGGGCCTTTTGTAGGAAAGGCATGGGGAGGAGAGGTTGCAAAATGGCCAGGAGTTGACGGAGTCAATAGTAGCCGAAATTATTTTGCAAACAATCTTTACAAGGTTGACCCGCAAACAATGATGAAGTTGGGAGGTTCAAGAAAACATAAAAAGCGCGTTTCAACTAATGGAAAAAGACGACGAAGTGGAATCAAGGGTGGCGGAGCATTTCAAGATTTTATTAATTTAGGCAGAGACTTATCATACAATTTTCAAAGCACATATAATTCTCTAAATGGTTACGGACCGGCAGTAAATCCAAAACCATATATTCAACCATTAAATTCAAACAAATCAGTTATATAAATTTTTTCTACCTTTATATATATTATGGCTTTTCCTAATAAACTAAGTCAACTTTGCACTCCAGCTCTTATATATTTTGTGCTTTCAGTTATTGGAATAGTAATGGCTATTTTCCAAAATATGGGAAACACTAATAAATATTGTTTAGGCAGTTTTGCTTGCCAAGTACCAAGTACAATTGCAGTATTTATTGTAAAATTCGTATGTGTATTTTTCTGGACTTGGGTTCTTAACTTAATGTGTGCTGATGGACACATTGGCATTGCTTGGTTCTTAGTGCTACTTCCGTTTATATTACTACTTCTAATTATTTTGCTAATAATGACAAATCAACGTAATGGTAAACAAAAGAAGCAAAAGCAAAAGAAACATGTAACTAAGGAGGCGCTGTATGGAAGTGTTGGGTCTGGGTCGTCATCTCAGCCATATGAAAGTTTTGTTTCATTACCGCAATCAATTGTTAATGGAAACTAAAAAATATAATATTTTATATAGTTTATATATAAAATATGAAAGACGCTCAGACAATTTTTGGATTGTTTATTATTCTAGTAATAATACTTTCAATGGGTTTACAATTTCGAAGAAAAGAAGGGTTTTCAAAATATACAACGACAAATGCTACAAACATTGGAAGTAAATTGAATTACAAACCTATAACTAAAATAAAAGGAGGTTCGAAAAATGGTGCAGAACGTTATCTTGGATTAGGATATCTGGGCACAGCTGACGTGCCTAAATCAATCGCAACTAAAAATATATTTGATGGCATGCCGTCGCATTATTAAATGTTTTTGTCTCTTAACCATTAAATAAATACTTATCATTAAATAAATGCTTATCATTAAATAAATGCTTACCAGTCACATAAATGCTTAACCAAAGATTACAAATTTAGACGCAAACATACCAAATAGTATTAATGCCATTCCAACATAATCATCAATTGTTGTAGGTATCTTCAACCAAAACGCATTTGACCATAATTGCGCTAAGAAATCAAATAAATAAGAAGATAATGACAATTGTGGTGCAGTCAAAAAAGTATTGCCTATTCTTTGCACAGGTATAATAAACATCCATTCAATTGTTGCCCAAAACTCAGATGTTAATATTTTTTGAAAAATGCCAGCGTCCTTCATTCCTGATGTCGTTTGAGTAAATAAAGCAAAATCCATAGTTAATCCAATCATTATATTTAGAAATAACCAAAATAAAATTGTTAGTATAAAATTCATTTTATATTATATACATGGATAAATATAATTGATTTTATTGATTTTAATAACAAAGTAATATATAAAATGGATCTAACTAAACTACCTTATTATGCCTTATTTTTATTTTTATTTATAGTGGCACAAAGTTTATCTATGTGGGGACAATATGTTACGCTGCCTTTCAAAAATCTTAGTATGTGGGAGGCTTATAAAATGGCCATTCCATTTGCCTGGATGGATTGGCTCATTATGACCTTTGTTATTATGATTGGTGACAAATACGAACTTGTAACACCCACACAAGACACATTTTTACTAATTATTTTACAATTCTGTTTAATTTTAATAATTAACAGATTTTATCTTAAACAACCAATTAATAGAAGTGATATAATTGCATTCTTTATTATATTAGCAGGGTTTTTTGTTAGTTTTATTCACATTGTGTCTAAAGTATTAAATATACCCATTCCAGCACATCCAAATAAAGAAAATCCCGATGAAGCATCTGCCTCATTAAAGTCTCAAAGATATGGAGCAATTGCACGTGGCAATAGAAATGAATTAGAATCTTCAGCAATTTTAACAACAGAATAACAAAAAATATTATAAATTTATATAATATACATGTCTAATATTAAAAAAGTTAAAAACGGCATTTCGTATGAAATGAATGGATGGATATATGTGTCGATTAAAGGTGGAGCAAGAGAACGTGGTTATGCATATGGCAAATTAGTTGCTGATGAAATGAAAGATATTATTAAAACTATCAATTTTACTACTTATTTTGATTTAGGTGTTAAATGGGATTTTTTTATTAGAGCTGGTGCAAAATATTTTAAACCAAAAATTATGGAGAAATTCCCTGAATTTTATGAAGAAATGGTGGGATTTTCTGAGGGTTGCACAGCAGGAGGCACTCCTATGTCTATTGATGAGGTTGTTGCCTGGAATAATTGGTTCACTTTAACCGGCAGTTGGTTCTTTAATATGCCTGAAGAAGAACGTATTGAGGTTAAAGGTGCAGCCGCTGCAAATATTATATCAAAAGAAGGTGGTGCCACTGATAGATGCAGTGCTTTTATTGCAAATGGTGACTGGACGGCTGATGGTAAAATAGTTATTGTTCATAATAATTTCAGTAATTTTGTGGAAGGACAATTTGCGCGCGTTGTGCTTGATTTGAAGCCGGATAAAGGAGCACGTATGCTTATTCAAGGGTTTGTTGGTTGGATATGGTCTGGAACTGATTTTTTTGTAACCTCAAATGGCATTATTGGGTCTGAAACAACTATTGGCGGTTTCTTTCCTTTTGAAAATAATATTCCTATATCATGTCGTATAAGAAACGCAATGCAATATGGTAGAACATTAGACGATTATGTTGAAATGTTGTTAGATGGTAATTCGGGTGACTATGCCAATTCGTGGTTATTTGGTGACACAAAGACCAATGAAATTCTACGACTAGAACTAGGTCTGCGTTTTCATAATACCGAAAGAACAAAGAATGGTTATTTTATTGGATTTAACGCGCCATATGACCCTCGCATCCGTAATTTGGAATGTATAAATTCTGGATTCGATGATATACGCAGACATCAAGGTGCACGTCGTGTTCGTTTGGAAGAACTAATGGATGAGCATAAAGGCAAAATAAATATGGATATTGCGCATAAAATAATATCGGACCATTATGATATTTATTTGCACAAAGAGAATCCATGTTCTAGAACAGTTTGCTCACATTATGACATGGATGCGCGAGAATATATGTCCGACCCAACACGACCCAAACCATATCAGCCACGAGGTGCGTTGGACGGCAATGCCTGTGACACAACAATGGCGAAAAATATGTCATTTTCATTGCGCTGGGGTAATTCATGTGGCACTCCCTTTGATAAGAATAAGTTTTGCAATGAACACCGAGAGTGGGCTTATTTGCGCGAATATTTAAGAGATAGACCTCAGCAACCCTGGACTACATTTACAATTACTAATTCTTTTACAAAGAATAACAAAAATAAGGCAATTGGCAACAAATCAAATACCATTGGTAGAAAAGTTAGAATCACTTTAAATAAAACCAAACGGAAATAAAAAACGTATTATGCTTAATACAATTATGTTATAATGTTTATTAATAATAAATATTACAACTAGGTAAATGTATGTTTGTTGAAATATTCAATTGTAAATGCATTTAAACATAAATATAATAAATATAATAAAGATGTTGCTACTTTTTATTCTACATTATTTTTTATTACTGCAAATTGGTGCGATTAACCCATCATTCCATAATATGTTTCATTTTAATAATGAAGGATGGAATATATCTGGTTACAAAAATGTTAGTGCAACGTTTATGCCATATAGTTTAGATGGCTTAATGTCGAATTTTATTACTGGAAAGGATGATGTAATTAATGTGGATTATAAGAATAAAGATGACCGGAATTTATGGTTTTTCAGCAAACATTTGCCTGCAAATTTCTCTCTAACAAATGCAAGTGCGTTGTCATTTACTATGACAAGTTTTGTAGGTGATTTTACGAATTTGAATAATCCCAATAGTTCCGCTTCTGCCTTTGTTAAGTTATTTAATAATGTGACAAATGAGTACATTGTATTTCCAGTTAATAATTTAATAGAGGAATATGATGGCAAAATAAAAGACTTTTATATTCCAATGGTTCATCAAGTATGGTTAAAGGGTGTTAATAGCATGCCTATATGTTACAATGAATTCAAAAGTGTATTGAATAATGTTAGTAGAATTGATATATTGGGAGATTGGACGCGAGGAAATGAAACAATTGGATTGGACAATGTAAAAATTGAGTAATTTTATAAATTTTTACACTGAGAAAATTGCATATTTATTACTTTTGTTTTTCTATTATCATAAAAGGTAAGGAAAATATCAGTCTTTTAAAGTTCTCCATCACAATCACAACTTTTTCCCATAAAGTCAAAAGGGAAATGGATTTTGGACATTTTTAAAAATGTCCAAAAATGAAAACCCGAAAAAAGTTTTGAAAACGACCTTTTTTTTGCATTTTTGATGGTATCAGTCACAATTATTTTTTGAGAGTTGAAAATTTTGTGAGCATATTTTTTTTGTAAAAAATTGGATATTTTTATATTGCTCAAGTATATAGCAATGTTTAGCAATAAAATTCTGCCCAAAATCTGCTCCAAATATTCTTGCGAAATCTGTGACTATCATACAAGCAAGAAGAGTAGTTACAATGACCATTTATTGAGTGCAAAACACAATTTCGCAACGTTTGGCAATGAAAATTCTGCCAAATTCTGCTCAAAATTTACATGTCCTAATTGCAGCAAAAAATACAATGATAATTCTGGATTATGGAGGCATAAAAAGAAATGCATTGACTTGCAGGACAATCCATCAGAAAATATGAAAAATGACATTTCAAATAATGACACGTCAAATAAAGACAATTTAATTGAATATCTTATTAAAGAAAATGCTGAATTTAAAACTTTAATTCTTGAACTAGTGAAAAAGGATAATAATAATCTAACAAATATAAACTCACACAACGTAAACTCGAATAACAAGACATTTAATTTGCAGTTTTTTCTGAATGAACAATGTAAGGACGCGTTAAATATTAGCGATTTTGTTGATTCTATTAAGCTACAATTGACTGATTTGGAAACAACTGGGCGTCTAGGTTATGTAGAAGGTGTTTCTAAAATACTTATTAAAAATCTGAATGAATTGGACGCACATAAACGTCCAATACATTGTAGTGACCTAAAACGAGAAGTTTTATATATAAAAGATGATGATAAGTGGTCGAAGGAGGATGATGAAAAACACTTAATTAAAAAGGCAATCAAAGATGTTGCAAATAAAAACATTAGACAAATCCCAGAGTGGACAAATCAGAATCCGGATTGCAAACAATCAGATTCCAAAAAGAATGACCAATATTTAAATATAGTAATGAATTCCATGTCAGGAGGGACTAATGAAGAGCAAAGCAATAATATTGAAAAAATAGTTAAAAATATATCGAAATCGGTATTTATTGATAAATGAATATAAAATGCAAATAATATTATTAACGTAAATAATATTATAAAAAAATAACATTATATTAATATAATGGATACATTTGCTTGGAATCTAATTGACAAATATTTTAAAGACAATCCTTATAATTTAGTAGCACATCATTTAGACTCATATAATGACTTTTTTAGTAAAGGTATTTTTCAAATATTTCGTGAAAATAATCCTATAAGATTTATTGAACGTTTTGAAAAGGACAATAAAGATAAGGGCAGTGAAAATAGAAATGAATGTTTTTTATACCTTGGAGGAAAGAGTGGTGACAAACTTTACTTAGGTAAGCCAATTATTTATGATAGTGAAAATGACGACCAGTCCCATCCTTATCCTCATTATATGTATCCTAATGACGCGCGTTTAAGAAACATGACTTACGGCACAACAATTCATTATGATGTAGATGTTGACTTTATCTATTACAATGGTGACGAAAAAATAGAGCAAACAATAACATTGGAAAAAATATATCTAGGACGTTTTCCTATTATGGTGCAATCTAATTTATGCATTTTAAAGGGTCTAGCGACTGAAGTCCGTTACAATTTAGGTGAATGTCGCAATGATTATGGCGGTTATTTCATTATTGACGGCAAAGAAAAATGCATTGTTAGTCAAGAGAAATTCGCAGACAATATGCTTTATGTACGAAAAAACAAAGATGATAATGTTTATAGTTATTCGTGTGAAGTGCGTTCAGTATCCGAAGATAGTTCAAAACCAATTCGTTACACTTCTGTAAAAATGGTCGCACCTGACGCAACTTATTCAAACAATCAAATAGTTGTAGATGTACCAAATGTAAGAAAGCCTATACCACTTTTTATTTTAATGAGAGCACTTGGCGTTGTTTCCGACAAATCTATCATTGAATATTGTCTATTAGACTTAGAAAGCAATTCAAATGCGATTGATAGTTTTATTCCATCAGTCCATGATGCAACTAAGATATTTACTCAAAAAACGGCGCTAGAGTTCATCGCCACGTTTACAAAAAGACAGACAATTTCCGCCGTTTTAGAGATTCTTATGAATTATTTTTTACCTCATGTAGGAGAGGATAACTTTCTAAATAAGGCATATTATGTAGGCTTTATGGTTAACAAACTACTTGGCGTTTATATGGGGAGAGAAAAGCCAACAGACCGAGATAATTTTAAGTTTAAAAGGGTGGAGACATCAGGAACACTTATTTACGATTTATTTCGCGAGTATTTCTTAATACAGAATCGTAACATATTTTTAAAAATGGATAGGGAATTCTATTATCATCCGGCTAAATATCGAGCAACCTTTATATCATTAATCCAAGATAATTACAAGGATTTTTTCAAAGACCGCGTGATAGAAGATGGGTTTAAGAAGGGTTTCAAGGGCAACTGGGGTGCTGACCCAAATACAAAGCGAATTGGGTTAGTGCAAGACCTGAATAGGTTGTCATGGTTTTCATTTATAAGCCATTTGCGTAAAATTAGTTTGCCACTTGACCCAACATCTAAAGTTACTGGACCCCATTATTTGCATGGGTCTCAATGGGGTATAATTGACCCAGTTGATACACCTGATGGTGGAAATGTCGGGTTACATAAACATATGTCGATTAGCACAGCAATATCTAATGCGTTCATGACTGGTCCATTAATTAAATGGTTAAGAGCCAATACTCCATTAAAATTGCTTCAAGAATGTAATACAAATATGCTTGCAATATCGACAAAAATGTTTGTAAACGGCAACTGGATAGGTATAATTGAAAACCCTATTGAAAATGTAAATATGTTGAAACTTTTTAGACGTAATGGTGTAATACCTATTTATACGAGCATTTCATTTAGTTACGAGTCTAATGTGGTATATATATACACAGATAGCGGTCGTCTTACAAGACCAATTTATTATAGGGACACTGATGGTAAAATTAGTTATGCACATGGTAGAATTAAGGATATTATAGAATCACATAGATATACTTGGCAACAAGTAGTGTCCGGATTTCAAGATAAAAGGGATCCAACATTTAGTTTGAGAAATAATATATTATATGACTCAAATGAATTATATCCGGGATATAAAACTCTTGAAAAATTGTTAGATATGTTTACCGAAAACAAGGGAATTGTTGATTATATTGATACATCTGAAGAAGAAAGTGCATTAATTGCTATGCGACCGGCGCAATTAAAGGATAATAAGTATTTTACTCATGCTGAAATAGACCCATCGTTAATGTTCGGTGTTATGGGGAATTCTATTATTTATCCTGAAGCGAATCAATTGCCTCGTGATGTGTTTTCTTGTGGACAAAGTAAGCAAGCAGTATCCGTTTATCATTCAAATTATCAGATGCGTTTAGATAAGATGGGTGTCATTTTGAATTATGGACAGACACCATTGATTAAGTCGCGTTATTTGGAATATATTAATAATGAAGAGCAACCTTATGGTGTAAATGCAATTGTTGCAATTATGAGTTATACTGGTTATAATGTAGAAGATGCTATTTTGATTAATGAAGGGTCTGTTAAAAGAGGTTTATTCAGGACCACATATTATACCACTTACGAATCAAGAGAAGAGAATTCTAAAGTATCAGGTAGCACTACAAATTCATTTTTTACTAATATTGAATCAAAGCAGAATGTCACAAAAATAAAGGAGGGATTTGATTATAGCCAATTGGATGCACATGGTCTAGTTAAAGAAAATACCGAAATAAACGAAAAGGTTGTTTTAATAGGACAAGTAACTTCAACTACAGACAACAAAGGCGAATATTCTGACAACTCTAAGACGACGAAAAAGGGTCAATTAGGTTTTGTTGATAAGTCGTTTATTTCGGAGGGAGAAGAGGGCTTCAGAATCGCAAAAATTCGCGTACGTGAAGAACGTCTGCCTGCAATTGGTGACAAAATGGCTTCAAGGGCAGGGCAAAAAGGAACTTTAGGTCTGATTATTCCAGAAGAAGACATGCCATTTACATCTGATGGTGTCAGACCAGACCTGATTATTAATCCACATGCACTACCATCTCGTATGACAATTGGTCAATTAATTGAATGTTTGTTTGGTAAGGCTTGTTCTGTTTATGGCGGATACGGAGACTGCACGGCATATTCAACAAATGGTGCCAATTATAATACATATGGTCCAATGTTGACTAAAATGGGATATCATAATTCAGGCAATCAAATCTTGTATAATGGTTATACAGGAGAGCAAATCTATTCAGATATATTTATTGGACCAACATATTACATGCGTTTGAAACACATGGTTAAGGATAAGATAAATTATCGTGCCACAGGCAAACGAAGTTCATTGACAAGACAGACTAATCAAGGTAGAGCAAATGATGGTGGTCTAAGACTGGGTGAGATGGAACGTGATGGAATAATGGGACATGGAATGTCATATTTCTTGAATGAGTCATATATGGTTAGAGGTGATGAATATTTTATGGCAGTTTGTAATAAAACGGGGGCAATCGCGGTATATAACCCGGAGCGCAATTTGTTCTTAAGTCCTTTTGCAGATGGACCGCTGGTATTTAGCACATCAAAGGATGGAGAGCAAGTGTTAGATGCGTTTAGTCTTTACGGCCGTTCATTCAGTCTTTTGCGTATTCCTTATGCATTGAAATTGATGATGCAAGAACTTCAAGTGCTGAATATTCAAATGCGTATTATTACAGAGGATAATGTGGACCAGCTGCTTAATTTGTCATATCAGTCACAAAATATTGATAAGTTGTTGAATATTGACCATGGCGATCCAGAGGAAGGTAATGTTAAACGCGATATCAAGGAAATTATAGATAATTATAAGAAACAGATGACAACAAAGGCCAAGGTTGTTATACCGGAGGCAAGAGCACCGCAGAGGCAACAACAACAACAACAACAACAAGAGCAACCCAGAGAATATGAAACTGAAGTATTGCAACCAGTATCACCAGTATCACCAGTATCGCCAGAAAAGACAACATTTGGAATTGACGAAATAGTTGTTGTTAAGAATGAAGAAACAAGGGCAAAATTTCCTGCTACAATTATTAAAATAAATAAGAATGAGCAAGGTGAAGAATTATATGATGTTAAGTATTTTGATGACGAAAGAGAAAATAATGTTAATGTTAACAGAATTTCACTTTATGAACAAGGGCAAAAGAATGCATTAACAAAACCAGCGTCGCCAGATTATTCTCCAAGTAGTCCGGTATATAATCCAGATTCGCCGGATTATTCGCCAAATGTTTATGCATATTCTCCACCACAAGATGTTTTATCCAAGACAAATGCCGCATTAGGTGAATTAGGTGAAAATATTTCTTCATCAGTAAGTAGTGCAGTATCTGATGTTGGTGACACATTAAAATCAGGACTTGATAGTTTGTCTGCAATGATACCGGGTTCTCCGCAATCGCCACAATCCGCAGGTGGTCTATTTAGTAATAATCAAATGAACCAAATGTTCTCTCAATTGCCAATTGATAAGCAACAAGTTATTATGCAATTAGGAGGAGAGCAAAGACACTCAGTAATGAATCAAATAATGAATCAAGCAAATAGACAAAATGGAGGAGGTCTAAGCCAATATTTTGGTGGACTGCCAATGTCAGACCAATTAAAAACATTACAGAGAACATATTTACAGAAGGCAGGTGAATTTGGAAAATTAGCAGAAAAGGTTAATCCTCCTACAATAACAACTATTGTGCCACATTCAGCTGCAGAACAGATGTATGGAGGTAATCTGAAATTATTTGCACCGGAGGCGGAGGATGATAAAAAGTCGGGTGGTAAATATAAATCTAAAGAAAATGATGCAATTGAAGCAGATACAGATAAATCAAGTAATACAGGTGACAATATAAAAAGAATTGTAATGTAATAAATTTAAAAAATAATAAATAATTAATAAATTATAATTATTAAATAATTAATAAATATAATTTAAAATTGAAATAAAATAAAACCAATTTGTTTATATTATAATATAGTAGAAAATGGCAACCACGCAAAATACCAGTAGTTTAATCTCATCAGTGTACAAATCTCGTTCCAATCTTTTGGAATTGATGAAAATGCAAGGATATAATGTTGATGAATATGATGGATTTAGTGTAAATGAAGTGAATACAATGAAACTAAATAATCAGTTAGATATGATTTTAGAAAAAAACAAGGAATCCGAGGATACAAAGAGAAAGTCGAAGATTTACATTCGTTACTATTTAGCAAAGTCACTGAGACCACAAAATCTCCAGGAAATGATAGATGATCTATTTAATATTGAAGAGGTTTTAACAAAATCAGACATACTCTTTATTGTTGTAAAGGATGAAGTAAATGAGACATTGTTAAACACATTGAAGCATATTTGGGAACAGGATAAGATTTTTATAGTGATTCAAAATTTGAAGCGTCTTCAGTTCAATATTTTGAAACATGAATTAGTGCCACCCCATCGGGTTTTAAGTGCCGCAGAGACGGCTGTAATAAGGACAAGATATAATGTAATGAATGATAGTCAGTTCCCAGACATTTCACGTTTTGATCCAGTCGCGCAGGCAATTGGTATTAGACCGGGGCAAGTATGTGAAATTATTAGACGAAGTAAGACGGCGATTTCCGCACCATATTATAGAATTTGTATGTAAACTTAATAAATGTAAACTTAACTAAATAAGACAATAATAATAATAATTTTATATATTATATACAAAATATATAATATGAATTTAGAAGCAAAACAATATGATGAACAAATTAAAAGCAAAAATTCAAGTTTTTTACCTGCTTTAGATGAATTCAAGAAATATTATGTTTATTATAATAAAAATCCAGAAGTAGACGATTATAATACTCATTTTTTGCACGCCAAAGAACAATTACAAACGCTAAGTAGTTCTGTTTTTGAAATAACAAATGCCATTCAGCGCAAAATTGATGAAAAAAATAAGGTAATTAATGGTATTGCATGGAAATTAAATGCTGAAAGGGAATTGTCTACAAAATTGGAAAATATCATTAATAGTTTAAATGGTGTTAAGGCAGGGTCAAGTGTTATGATAGATGATAGTAAAACAGAATATAAATTTCAGTTTTACAGAAATACCGAATTATTTATTGGTATTGTATTGCTTTTAGCATTGTTAGTTTCGACATTAGCAGCTGCAGCCGTTCTTATTGGATTTATTATTAGATATAAGACAGGCATTGCACAAGCATTTGTGCCCATTTTAGGATTTTTCTTTTAGCATGTATTCGTATCTTAATAATTAATATTTTATAAAACTAACATAATAATTATGTTTTCTTTTTTTTCAAGACGCACATCTAAATTGCCAATAAATGCTTTGCCATTTTATTATGATACAAGTTTATCTAAACATATTATAGATACAACTAACAAAATAAAGGATAATTACAAGAACAACAAATGTATTTTGAATTCAAATGCAATAACTTCATATAAAAATAATTGTAATTGTCATTTAATTTCAGTAATTAGTGCATTCTCATTTTTAGTAGGTTATTATTTATCTAAATTTACTATATTCGCATAAATTTAAAAAAATAAAGTTTCTATGTGTATATTATATTACAATATGGATACACAATTACAATCAGAGTTAATTAATATAAAGGCACTTGAAAAGGAATATAACGCTGTATTAAAACAATATGAAGAAGCTTATAAGAATTGCAATTCAAAATTAAGTCAAGTTTCTGATAATACAACTGCCACTTCATTTACTAGTTTTAATAATCGCGGTTATTGGGGCTCATCAGGGTTAAAAGAAGGCTCTGTTTCTAGTCAAGCAGAATGTGAAACTATGTGTGCATCTCAAGCTAATTGCACTGGTGCGACATTTAATAAAGATAAAAATTATTGTTGGACTAGAGCTGGAAATGGAAATTTGGAAGTAAGTGTAAGTGTAGATGGGACGTCAGCGGATGTTGCATTATTGCCGGATATAAAAGCATGTATGATAACTCTTAAATCATTGAACGACCGATTACTTGAGATAAACAATCAACTAACAACCGCAATTGAGAGTTCAACACCGCAACAAGACGCACAACAAATGGAGAATACAAATAAAAGCAATCAATTGCATAAATATTATGCTCAACTTTTAGCAGAGCGGCTTCAAATGGATAAAATGGTAAAAGATAATCAATCAATAGATGCTGAATATATTAATCAATCATTATTTGTTGAGCAACAAAATGGCTCGCTAAGGTTTTGGACTATAGTAGCATGTGTGTTGTCTATAATTGTTGCAAACCAAATGAGAGGCAAAACGACAACATTTGCATCCGTATTTTGGTTATTAATAATGATATCATTAATAGTATTGTCTTTTAGCATAAGTAACATTTCAGGTTTTACAATTTGGGCTATTTTGATTTTGATTATTATTCTTATGAAGATGGGAATAATACCAAGTCCAAGTAATGAAGTATCAACAGCTTAAAATAAATACAACAAATAAATACAACAAATAAATGCAAAAAGATAATATATTTTTGTATTTATGTATATTAGTACTACTATTATGGATGAAATAACTAAATATTTATCTTTAACGCAAGGAAAACAATTTCAAAACAAACAATTTCGAAACAAACAAACTAATAAAAAATTAAACAAATCAACTTTTAAATTAAAAGAAGGATTTACAGCAACATCCGACCCTGAAAATCGACAACAACGTATACCTGTCTTTATGAATCAATATAATAGCATAAAATCCAATCAGGAAGTATCAACAAATGAATTTGAAGAATTAAACAATCTTCAAAGCCAATATGATGAACTTATTAGCCAATATAATGAAGCTAAACAAAATGTTGAAACTGATGGTACTAATTACATTGACCGAATCAGCAAAGATAATATATATTTGAATAAAAATATAACAATAAATAATTCCGATGGTCAAATGCCAGTTGTTAGTTCTGGCATTGGAGGATATGTAACAGGCAAAGGTATTTTTAAAAATTATGCTGACCAGGCAACATTTGACGCAACTGCTGGCAAAAATGGATGCCCGGTTGAAGTAATAAAAGACGTTAAATTTAACAATTTTTCATCATTATTAAGTAATGGAACAGATATGAAACAAGGACAATCTTGTGGTAGTGAAGGGACTAATGTTTACGTCTCAAATGTTTTAACTGACCCAAAAGTTGAATATACTAGTTGTTATTACAATACTAATCCAACCAATAATACAACAAGTCCTGTTATGACGCCGTTAGATGGACTATATACATTTGACGATTGCAAACAATATGCAATAGACAATGGTAAACAATATTTTTCAATGAGAGGAACTCCCGATGCTAATTCTAAATCAACATGTTTAATTGGTAATACTAATGACTTAACGCAAATGCAACAATATGGAGATGGGTCTATTATTTATACAAAAGAAAAAATATGGTCAACCGAAGGGTTAACTGATATTAATGGACTAACAAAAGAAACAGACCATACAAATGTTAGATTAAATAATATGGGCCAATTGGTATTTTCTGGTAGCTCTGGTGAACAAGTAATTAAATTAGGCACTAATTTATCGGGATGTGAACAGGAATTTTCGATAGCAGAATCATCTGATTGCGCAAGAAATGATTTGGCACATTTAACTAATACTACTTTGGAAAAATGCAAACAACGGGCATTTTCTAATCCTAGAGCAGCGGGTTTTGTGATGAACGATAATGGAAAAGAATGTTGGATAAAAAGCAAAATTGTCAGTGTTAGAGATAGAGATGGACGAACTATTTATACTATTGTAAAAGAAGAATCTCAATCAAAGTGTCATTTTTATATGATTTTGCAGCCAGACGGAAATTTATGTATATATAAAGGTCTTGACTGGGCTCATTATGAAGGCGGTGGTGCATTATGGTGTGCAATGACAAATGGGCAACAGAAAGATTCAAATCCGGCTTGGATGGCTCCTAATGGAAAACTTAGCGCATCATTTTTGTCTACAGGACAGAATTTATCTATTGATGAATGGATTGGTTCAGAGGATGGCAAATTGAAATTAATAATGGAGTCGTCTGGCAATCTAGTGTTATATAGATGCACAATAACAAATGGTTGCTCTAAAAGCAACGAAACATTTTACGGAAACACTGATAATACAAATGCGTTATACCAAATAAATGAAACAGGGTTTCCAGGAAATTTAGGAAATGTGGCATATATTGACAATAATGCAATGGCACATAAGTATCCTGCTAATTTGTTAAGTTATTCAAATGCATATGATATTTATAATAATTTTGATTCACCCGGCAATGATATTGGAACTCCTAGCGCAAGTAAAGTAGATGACTGCAACAACGCTTGTAATAATAATAATGAATGTGCTGGGTTTGTTTGGGTCAATTATGATTCCGGCAATAAATGTTATTTAAAGAATTCAAATATGTATCCAAAAACGCCAAGAGTGTCTGTTAATAATCTTATGACATATGTTCGCAGACCACAAATAAATAATGTCGAAGGTGATATATGTAATAAGAACATTGTTGATATTGATTCATTGAAATATGAGAATTATTTAAAAGGACAAGATATGACAACAAATTCTCCTTTTTGTAAAGATGATGTTATATCAGAAGATGATAAACGAAATATGCAAGATATACAAAATAAATTAAATATGAAAGGTCAAGAAATTAGCGCAAAAATAGAGGAATTATACGCAAAAGATAAGAAAATATTTGACAAAATGGATGTTAATGATGATAATTTGAAAAAGAAAATATTAATGTATAAAAGTATAGCGATGGGAAAGAAGACAAAAATGTCAGGACAAGATTTATCGAGCCAAGGACAAAGTTTAAAAGAGGGCATGCAAGGTTTAGATATGAACGATGTTAATGGTATGTTGCAAGACGCAGATATAAGAATTTTACAGGAAAATTATAGTTACGTTGCTTGGAGTGTTTTAGCAGTTGGTTTGTTAACCATAACTATTAATCTAATGAAGGCAGGCAATAAATAAATTTATCTAGCAATAAGTTTAACAAAATAAATTATAATTATATAATATTATTTAATTATATAAAATGACTACAAATACAGAAACAGAACTAAACCTTCCAGACAATTATCAATTTTCTGATATGGGTAATATAAATATGGCCAGTATTAATGAAGCACCAGTTAATGTTAGTAGTGAAACAACAACAAAATTTAATGAAGGAATTGAGCAGATTATTTCAAATATTAAAAATATGCAAACAAATGAAATGCAATTATATGTTAGTTTAGATAATCAGAACTTGACTGCGGACCAGAGAACTGATATAATTAATCGGATTGAGCAAATTGGTCAAACTAGACAGACGCTTTACAATAGTTTAAATAATATGGCATCATCTTACCAACAGAATGTTACAACATCTCAAAATACAATTCAACAGCAAATGTTTGCTATAGATATAGTTGAAAATGAATTGAATGAAGCAAAGGGCAGAGCAAAGGCTCTTGAAAATCAAAAGTATGATAAGTTGCGATTAGTTGAAATAAATACGTATTATGGTAAACGTTTTAGTGCTCATAAGGAAATAGTGAAGGTAATTGTTTATATTTGTATATTCATGTTAATAACAATTATTTTAGGAAAAAAGGAAATATTACCAAGAAATATATATATTACTTTAAATGGAATGATTATTGTTATTGGTATTATTGTTATTGGTAAGAAGATAATAGATTTATCAAATAGGGATAATATGAATTTTGATGAATATGATTGGTATTTTGATAAGAAAGAAGCGCCAGGCAATACTGGTACAACTGAATCAGCAGACCCATGGGGTTCAGTTAAAGCAACTTGTGTAGGTGATATGTGTTGTAATCCAACACAAGGTCTAATTTATGACTCTGTTAATAAAGTATGTGTATTAAATTCAAGTACAACATTACAAACAACAGAAACAGAGTCTAGTTCTAGCAATGCCACTGATTCATCAATGTAATTTTATTTTTAGTATATTTGTTAGTATAATAATAAATATACTAACAAATTCATCGCATTTTTTTAAAATCTAATGATAATACAAATAAAAGATGGACAATTTAATTTCAAGTGTAATGAATTCCCAAAATGCAAATTCTAATACAACTATGACTAATGTTAATTCTAAGGATGTTAATAAACTTTTAAGTAAACAAATGTTAACTAACAATAATTTCAATGATTTAATAGATAATGCTACAAAAATGATGTTTTGTGGCCCAGGGTCTGAATGTGAGAAACAACAAATAACAGATTCATTAGAAAGAAAGTATTTAGATGCTCAAACTAACGAACAAGTTGCGCCTTTGCGATTGCAAAATGCTAAGAAATATTATTATATTTATAAGGAAGGTAGACCATATTACAATGATATGATTGAGCAGGAATATAAACAAAAAGTAGAAGCAATTGCTAGTCAAATCTCTGAAAAATTCAATGAAGAAATAGAAAATGCTAATACTATGAATGGATTTTATAATAATATTCAAATGAATTCTGAAAATACTATCGAATTGTATGAAGATTATTTAAAAAAGAATGCAGAGATGCAACAAATAATTAAGAGTTCTCATGGAGATGTACTAACAAATGATAGAAAGACATATTATGAAACCGAGGCATTAGGTAGATTACAAACATGGTATACAATATTGTCGTCTTTATATTGGGTTTTATTTGTTGCCTTTGTAATAAGTTTATTTTTATCACCTTCTAATTTATCAAGAACAAAACAGATATTATTAGTTATATTTTTTGCCCTTTATCCATTTATAATACATAAAATAGTATTATATTTTTATAATTATTTTAATACATTATTGGTAAAAAATACCGAAATGAATGTTTATATGAATCTATAAAGGAGGGGATTAATTAAAAAACTATAAGTAATATTTATAGTTTTTATTTTATTATTTTTTTATTATTGGATTTACCCAAATAATTTTATTGTTATTTATTCAATATCATCCATAGCATCTCCGCCCTCTTCTTCCTTTATCATAACATTATTCCATCTATTTTTGAGGTTTCTATGTCCAAACTTCTTATTCATTATCTCCTCCAATTCCGACAACTTAGGTGGTTTTCTATTTCCATAATTAACCTGAAACCAATTCTTAAACGCATCATTTAATGTTTGTTTTCCGATAGACTTGCTTTCCATCTTAACAATTGATTCATTAATGAATCCAGTAATGCAATCTTGACTCTGTCTATATTTACCAGATGCAGCAACAACTTCAGTACAATCAATTACTTCGCCATCTGTTTCGAAGGCGCGTTTTACCAACATACTGACAAATACGGGCGCCCATTTTGGTAGTTTCTCCTTGAGACCCTTGTCCTTAGGGAATACATACTTTGTGTCATCAGTATGAGTCTCACCTTCTGATATAAACTTTGACAAATAATCAACTAACTTCATTCTGCGCCAAGTGCCGTCATCATTACTCTTGATTTCGAATAACGAATTTGTGCAAACAACTAGACTGAATTGAGGTTCGAAAATTTCACTATCTGAATACAATGCTCGAGCTTGGATTGGGTCGCCACCAGTTAATTCCTTTAAGATGCCTTCATTAATAACTGCGTCTTTTGATGGCTCCTGCATAACTGCGTAACGAATGCCTTTCAATTGAATAATTTCAGACGATGTGCCGCCAATTGTTCCACGTTTTTCGGTCACAAGTGTAATTGGAACAGTTCCCTTATATTCACCAAGCGCTTGCGTCATCAAATCTGTCAAAATTGACTTGCCATTTGACCCACTGCCTCGATAAATATTAAACGCATGTTCCTTCTTTACTCCAATCAAACTAGCAGACAAATGGTCCCACATATATCTACACAATCCTTCTTGAGGAAATAATTGCTCCATAAATGTGATAATTTCTTCTGATGTTTCTTTGCATTCATCTCTATTATAAGGAATATAAGGAATGCCGGTAGTTTTTGTGATGTAATCCTGGGGATATCCTTGTCTAAACGACTTGGTCCTAAAATCAATAACACCATTTGAGAAGCACAATAAATACTTGTTTGCATCCATGTTCTTAACAAAGTCCTTGTCAAAGAATATCTCCATTGCTTCACGCATAATGTTATTCTTGTCATTTGTCTTCTTCAACTTGATGCAAACTTCTGCAATTTTCTTGACTTTTCTCTGCATCTTTTCATGCACGTCATTATTGCTCTCGTAATTTTGCAAATCAGCCATATATTGACTTTGCTTTTCAGAATATAGAGCAAACATATCTCTTGAAATAGCGAGACGTAAACTCATGCCTTCATCTTTTTCCCATCTATGTCTTTTAAATGTATACCATCGTTTATTGGTAATACTACTGCAAACATATTTATCTTTAAACATATGATACAAAACCATTGCGTAATCAAAGTCAGCCGCATCAAAAATCGTCTCTTCAATATAATAGTCGATTGTTGTGCGCTTAACTTTTTCATATGCATCGTATGCATCCTGTTTTGCCCAATACATAATAGACCGCTTTGTGACGCCATCGGGTCTTTTATTGAACTGATATTTCCATAACTGGTATAAAGAAGGAATTGACGCATAATCAAAGTCAGATGCCTTGCTTCTCAACATAACCCAAGATAAGAATAAACGTTCATCGGTATGTTTAAGTGCAAATGCGACTTGCCGGTTTAAAACGTGCGAACCAGGCTTGTAATATTTTTCGGGTAAAATCTGAGTATAATCGTGAATTTCTCTAATATTTTGCTCATTAATTTTCAATGTGCCCAAAATATTATCCATTGCTTTTGTCAACATTTCTAGATTTGTAATATCATTTAATTGAATATTAGAATCATCTTCTTCTTCTAAGACCAAATTAACCTTACCTTTGCTTCCAGATTTTTTCATTTTATTTGGTTGACTTTCTAGTTTTTTATTATACTCCTGCGCAATCTTCGGATTCATTGCAAATTTTTCGTGTTTATTATATTGAGCTGATAACAAACACAAATCTGTAGATAAATCAAAATCCTTAACATTTTTGGGAATGGTCATAAACTCATTGTCGGCCTTGTCTATTTCAGCAGTAAGAAAGTAAGAAAGTTTGTATGCATCATGTCCTGGTTTTTGAGAACCATACATTTGCCAGTTAACGCAACCTTTACTAATTCCCTCATCCAAAACACCATCCCAATCATTGGTTAATGGTAGTTCCCAAGTATCTGATAATTTTTTTATTATTCTGTCACGCAACATGAGTTGCATAGTATTGTCCATTTGAATACCAATAATCATATGAATACCATCTTTTGTCAAATTTTTATCCACAACCCTATTTACATGCGGTTTTTCCATAATAAATATCGGAAATGGTTTATTTTCCTCAAAAATAAAGAATTCCTTAAGTTCTTCCAAATAAAGTTGAATCATATCCTGCACATGTTCTTGAGTATGTTGTCTTTTTACAACACTAATGTCATAACGAAAATCGAAGTCAACTAGTAAAGGTCCTGTCCCTGAACTAGTTAATTGTTTTTCAGTTAGATATTCCTTGCGTCCTCTTACAAATACATTTTCATAATACAACTTGTAGAACAATGGTAACTCTTCTGGACTAATATTAAAAGACCCGCCATAAATGTTTAATTCTTGACTGGGTATTCTTGTATGAGTAATTTCCTTGTCAGAAGCCGAATTCTGAACATTCTTAGCATTATGCTTTGTAAGGAAATCCGATAAGTCAGTGTAATGCGTTGTGATTGATGCCATATTTATCATTATTATATTATAATAATATTTTTCTATTTCCTTTTCCTTTCAATTTTAATTTTTAAAAGTTTAAAACTTGAAGTGTGTATGCAATAATTTTATTACGATAATGATCATAATTATAAATTAATGTAATTTAATAAACTGATATAAATATATATAAATATATAAATTATATAAAAAAATAAAATGACTGAATCCAAGGTTATTTCAAAGGAAACTATTCACAGACTATTAAGTGATATAAAATATGTATTTAAAAATCCATTAACCGACAATGGTATTTATTATTGTCATGATGAGGAGGATATTATGAAAGGATATGCAATGATTATGGGACCAGAAGCAACGCCATATTTTGGCGGTTATTATTTTTTTGAATTGTCATTTCCAACTGATTATCCATTTTCGCCGCCAAAAGTAAATTATATGACGAATGATGGACATACGCGTTTCAATCCAAATCTATATAAATGTGGTAAGGTTTGCGTGTCAATTTTAAATACATGGTCAGGAGACAAGTGGTCAGCTTGTCAGACAATAAATAGTGTTTTATTAACACTTTGTTCATTATTAAATGAAACGCCATTATTGAATGAGCCGGGTATAACAAAAACAAATAAGGATTATGACCTTTATAATAGAAGCATTGAATATACAAATATAAATTACGCCATTTGCGAAATGCTTGATAAATCGAAAAATAGGATTCCTACCAAATTTGTTTCATTTTATCCTTTTATGAAGGAGTTATTTATAAAAAATTATGAAAAATTGGTTGCATTTGTAGAATCAAAGAATGGTCTAAATGAAAGTTACAATGTGCATATTTATCAGATGACAACGCATGTAAATTATGTATTATTGAAAGACAGATTGGCTGCTAGATTTGAAATATTAACTAAATAATGGGTTAGAAAGAAAACAAAAGAAAAAATTGAAATTAATTAAATTAATATAAATACAATATATTATCTATAATATATAAGCAAAAATGCACTTCTGTTCCAAATGTCAAAATATGTATTATATTAGCATTGACCCCAATGACACTAATAAGTTGGTTTATTATTGTCGGAATTGTGGCAATCAAGATGAAACAATATCAGTGGCCAATGTTACAGTGTCAAAGGTTCAATTAAAGAAATCAGAGCAAGAGTTTAGTCATATAATTAATATATATACAAAAATGGACCCAACTTTGCCTAGGATTAATAATATTCTATGTCCAAACGCTGAGTGTAAAACAAATACTGAGGATGTGCCAAGGGAGATTATTTATATTAGATATGATAATGTAAATATGAAATATGTTTATTTGTGTTCTGAATGTGATGTTGTGTGGAAGACGGAGGATAATAAATAATTAAGAAAAGAAGTGTTAATTAATAATAGGTAATTTATTATTTTTTATTAATAAAATAAAATTGAAAATAATAAATTAAAAGTATCTATAGTTATAATAATATAAAGATGAGTAAACAAAACGCAAGTGAAAGTTATTTTGGAGGTGATGCCGATGCCGATGATGGAATTGATGATAGTTCTAGTTCTAGTGATAATGATAATAATAGTGATAGTGATAGTGATAGTGATAGTAGCAGTGTGTCATCTGTTCACAATGGTGGTGATATTGATGGAGTCGATGGTATAGATGAGGTCGGTTTAGAAGAAGATGACGAATCAGTTGTAAGTGACGAATCAGATGAGGATGCAGAAGGAGGGCAAGCCGGAGGAGGTATAGACGAGGATTATCCTGATGTTGATATTGATGAAGACGTGGTTACAAAATCTGGAAAAAAGGTTAAAAAGATACAAACTAAAATAGTAAAGAAGGCGTTTGAAGATGAAATGTCAGATGACGAGGATGAAGATGAGGATGGTGAGCTATATTTGAAGAAATTTGATAAGGAAATTAATGAGAATTACATTCTAAATAATCATCCAGAATGTGCGCTGCAGAATTATGACGAGATTTTAGCTATGACAAATGTAATACGAGATGCTGATAATATTATAATAGATGATTTGCATAGAACAAATCCGTTCTTAACAAAATATGAAAGAGCGCGTATTTTAGGTCAGCGAGCAAAACAAATAGAGACAGGTGCAACGCCATTTGTAAAGGTGCCTGAAAATATAATTGATGGATATTTGATTGCAGAAATGGAATTACAACAAGGTAGAATACCATTTATTATTCGCAGGCCATTGCCGAATGGTGGAAGTGAATATTGGAAAATTAATGATTTGGAGAATATAGCATTTTAAATCTTAACCAAAGTTACTCAAAAAATGACTTATAATGATTAGTAGATTTAAAACAATAATTTAGTTTCAATAACTCTTCATGCATTTCAGAAATTTTATTAAAATTTAATTTATATATTTCATGCTCATTATCTAGTTGATTTTGTAAATACTCTCTTTTTTTTTTAATTTGATTTATTTGTAAAAATTGTATAAATATATTTTTGTTAGTTTCATCATTAATTTTAGATTCAAATAATTTAATGTTATCAGATATTAATTTATTTTCCAAGGTTAATGTGTTAATATTTTTTAATATATTGTCTTTTGCATTAGAAAATGCATTTATTTTTGCATCTAATTTTGTAATAAATTCGTTTTTATTTTCTTCATATGTTTTTATGTAATCAAAAGTAAAATTCTCATCCATATCTTCTTTTACAATTAATGATTGTCCTATTCTTAAAAATGCAATTCTTTGGTTTTCAGATTGAAAATCATTATACATTATTTCATTTTCTTTGTCAACCATTTCTGTATCAACCATTTCTGTATCAATATCTAGATTTAGTTGTAAATTCATTTTGTTTATAATTATATTTACATAAAGATAAAATATAATTATATAAAAGATGTCAATTATAAGTATTTTTTACACAATAACAATGCTATTATTATATGATTGTAGTGCAAGTAAAGAATTAAGTTTGAATTTTCAATCATTTAATCCTACATATTCCAATGTTTTTAATTCGAATGCCTTTAATTCTTTATATTCGAATACTTTTAACTCAAATGCCTTTAATTCTTTATATTCGAATACTTTTAACTCAAATGCTTTTAACTCAAATGCCTTAAATTCCAAGTCAATAAATTATAAAACTAATTCATATTTAACAATGATATCACAATATCAAAAAATATCAATGAGTTATTATAATTATTCAATATCTTTGTCAATAAAAAATACTTTATCATGGAATGATATGTTATCTATTATACCAAAATCAACATTAATGTCTATAAAATCGTCAAGAGTTTATTCAAGGGCTAGTGTGTCCTACATAGCACCTACATTGTCGCCAGTTTTGTCTCCGATTGAAACGGCTTCGCCTACATTGGCTCCCTACATAAGCCCAATAATTACAAATCCGCCGTCATTGTCCCCTACATCGCTCCCTACATTAAATTTTAAGACCGCGATACCTACATCATTTACACCTACATACATGCCTACATTTGTTGACACAATTGCGCCTACATTTGTTGACACAATTACACCAGTCATGTCATTTACAACAGACCTTACACTATCCAATGTCCAAACAAATTACTTGGACCTCGAGGCGCAACAAAGTGTTATTATTGCAACCGCCAATTCTATGAATATTAGTATTGACTTTGTAACTTTTGTTAGTTCATCTATTTTTAAAGACCAAAAATTAAATCAAATAAAATTATTATCTTTCAATTTGATTGCTACTACAAAGACTTCTATTCCATTAAAAGGCAAATATAGCACATTTGCAAGCGACCCAATTAGTTTATTTACATCATTATCCACTACTATGAATACAGCTCTAACAAATGGTGCATTTACTAATTATTTAGTTGCAGCATCAATACAATTAAACTCAACAGCAACTAGTGCTGCATCGGTTTCATCTATATCAATATCTGCACCAATTATTAAAATAAATGGGACAACATTGAGTCCTACATCAACACCTACACAAAGTAATTTAAATGGTCATGTAACTAAAAAAAAGAATTTCTATTATCTATTTTTATATTTATCTGTTAGTTGCATTTCAGTTTTTTTGTTAGTTTATTTTATTGAAACATTTAGAAAATATTTAAAAAAGAAAAATAAACAGACAATGAAAATGAAAAGAAACGCTAATGTAGCACTTGCAAGACTTACAACACTTGCAGAAATAAATGCCTCAAGTGCAGAAATAAATGCCTCAAGTGCAGAAATAAATGCCGAGGATATACAAATATTAATTGTAAATAATAATTAATAAACAATGAGCTCCGAAAACAACAATTCCAACATTATAATTAAATATGGTATTATACCAAACATACTAACAAATTTAGGATTTAATCATATTCCAGCTGATGCTGATGGATTATATAATGGTCTAGTAATGCCAAAATCACATTCAAATTATCTATTTACTACATCATGTATATCATTGGTATCCGGAGTTTATGGGTTATATAAAAAACAACATAATTTTGCAATTTATCCGTTGGGTGTTTTTATTACATCAATCAATTATTGGATACATCCTGTAAATAATTGGCGCAGACGACTTGACCAGGCAATTGCAACATTTTCTATTATAGGTCAGTCAATTGATGCTATTGGTCATCCTAATTTTAATCCATACATTTACACTATGTCATTTGCAACATTATGTTACCCTCTTGGTTATTATTTCCAACATAAATATTTACCTATGAGCACATTTTGCCACTCCTTAATACATATTGTTGCAAATATATCAAATTTTATTCTTTATTCAACTAACAATGATTTCAAGTAAAAATATATCGTTTAAACATAGTATTATTTATTACAATATATAATAATGAAAGCAGCATTATTATTTATTATTAGTTATCATCATATTTTGAATAAAGAACAATTATGGATTGATTGGATAAAACCAAATCAAGACATTATTAATGTATATTTCCATTACAAGGATATTAAACAAATTCAATCTCCTTGGATTAAAGCATATACCATTCCACCAAATGAAGTTAAACAGACAACTTATTACAATGTTGTACCAGCATATTTTGCTCTAATGAATTATGCATTCAATCACGATACACAAAATATATGGTTTTCATTTTTGACTGACTCGTGTGTACCAATTATTTCACCTGCTGCATTTAGAAAATTATTCTTTGACCATTATCAGGCATCTGTTTTCAAATGTCAACCTGCACATTGGAACATCACCATTCATCGCAGAGCCAATTTACGTCTCTTCAAAAAAGAGTTTTGGCTCGCAAATGACCCTTGGTTCACATTTACTAGGAGTCATGTGCATAAATGTCTTATTTTTTTGGCAGCAAAAAATAGTGTCTATAATCAGGTGAATGAAGGCGGTCTTGCCAATGAAAGTCTATTTGCAATTATTCTTCAAACATTCAAAGAACTAACAAATCCGAATACGCTTATTAATTCAAGCACTACTTTAACCGATTGGACGCGAATGTCTAGCCCAACAAGTCCCTATTTGTTCAAAGAGGCGACACCGGAGAATATTAATATAATTAAAAACCTACTTAAAGAAAATCCGTATGCGATGTTTTTGAGAAAGGTGGACCGAGCGTTTCCAGATGCTGCTTTAAAAGACATAATGGATATTGATTTTGGACACGTTTATCCAGTCCTACATAATCAGGCCAAAAGTAATGTGAAATTAATAACAGATATAATTGAAAAAAAAGAACATGATACTTGTATTGCACAAGATAGTTTAATCATTCAACAACAAAATAATAGCCAATTTATTGCATTAATTGTTGTTTTATTTGTTTTGGTTTTCTCATTTTTATTTTAGTAAATATTTAACACTTCCATCGTGTACCGCACAAAATACAACTTACAAAAGTTGTCATGGGTTCATCTGCACTCCTTGTCTGCATCTGATAGTACGTACATTGTTTTGATTTACACTTTCGACACGTAAATGTGTCTGTACTTGCTTCCAACTTTGTTTCAAATTTGCTCTTATCACGAATGCTCTTGGCTTTAATCATTTCATCCCATTTCTCAGGCAGCATCTCGTGGTGTGTCATAAATGCTATTTCATGCGCTTTTATCTCACCATTTAAAACCATTTTTACTAACTTATCATTTCTCAAATTGACAAATATGCTGCGCAAATGGTCTAAGTATATCTGAATGAAGAACTGGTTGTCCCATTTCTTAATTACCTTTCGATTTGCAGCTTCTTTTAAAGCCCAATTATAAACGCCTTTTTCCAAATTAGTCGCATGCTTCATATTTTCTGCGAAGAAGGACGACAGCTTCTTGCATATGTTCTTTCTAAATATTTCAGGATTTTCAATATTCTTTACAGACATCTTTTAAATATATTATAATAGATTATATTACATTTAAATCAAAATCAATTTTTATTTTCAATAAATCTTTAAGAAAACATTCATTATACTTGTTTAATAATCTTATCAATGGTCGGGAAAAATGCTAATTCATTCAATATTTTGTGCTTCTCTTTTCTTATAATTTCTATGCGTTGCGACCACCAATCTTCTTCTATAGCCTGCTTTATCAATTGATATGACTTTTCAAAATCATTAATGTCTAATAAAACAAATGCCCCAGAGTCAATATAATCTGTAACATTTGGGCAACCATAATAGAATACCAATGTCTCGCATAAAATTGGTTCCCATAGTTTCTCTGTAATATAATTTTTCTCAAAATTATTTTCCATCATAAAATAATATTTATATGATTTATATCCATCGCTTTTATTCTTCATCGGTAATTGGCCTTTATAATTTTTAAAACCATGATTATTATCTTGTCCATAAATATCTAATAATATGTCACCTTTTGCTTCCAAAAACTTTAATAAATCTACTCGAGCAATATGACCTTCATCAAAATACTTACTGCTCATTATGGATGATATTTTGCAATCATTCGTCTTTTCAAATAATTCCGAGTTTTTCAAATCACTAGGGTTTAGTTCTAATTGCCAATAAGCATTATTATGATGTTCTGTTTTGCATCCTCTTACTGCCAAGAAATGAGTAGGGTTCGGCTCAGCCCATTCACCCCAAGTTTTGACACCCCATGGTTTGCTTAAGTCATAGACCCAAGGTTCCATTTGAAATACTATAGTGCGTTTGGGGTCAAAATATACGTCTTTTAGTACAGAATTAATAATAACATAATAATCAATATCTTCTTTTACATGAGTCCATACTAATTCATAGTTTTTCCATTTGAATCCTTTTTCACACATATTTGACCAATCCTTACATAATTGTTCTGAACTTGTCCAATTGCATAACATCTTTATTTTAATTGTTTCTTCTGTCTTATCATTTGTCTTATCATTTGTCTTATCATTTGTCTTATCAAATGTCTTATTTAAATATTCATTGTATATTTTTTTTTTTATATAAATGCCATCACCTTGCTTAAAATATTGTGATGGTTTTAACGTGTCTATTTTATTTTTAAAAAAACCCAGCGTGTTAAATCCAATACATGAATTATCATCATATGCAATTGATAATTTCTCTTCCAATGATTTATTTGAAAAATAAATATCATTTCCAATAATGTCTAATTTAGGGATAAATGTAAATTGTGATAGTAATTCCGCATTATCTAATACTTTTGTGAAATCTAGACAATCATATATATTTTGAATATCCGAGTCAATTTGTTTGCTATTTTCATTCCACTCAGAAAATACGAGTTGCGGTTGGCATTCAAAACATTGCAAAATGTTATTAATTTTCATTACATAATCAATACCATGTTTAATACCATTATTTTTAATATAATCTAACATTTGTTTGGCTCCGTTTTTATTGATAGAATACATGAATGTTCCACCAATATACAAGTTTTTATTTAACGGAACTATTTTTTCAGGTTCATCATTGAACACATTATATATATTCAAATTCTTTTGTCTCTCCTTTTCAAACATATGATATCCCAAAAATATTACATCGCGTTTAACTAACTCATCAGATTGCATCAATTGCTCCAGTTTTTCTTTAAAATCGGGACAATTTGTAAAGTCATCCTCCATAATTATATAATAATCATTTGTTTTATCATCTACTAATTGTTTCCATAGATTATAATGACTTAAAGCGCAACCAATAACACCTTTTCTACTGCCAAAATCATTTCCATTAAATAAATCTTTTATAAAGGAAGTTGGTTCCAATGATTTACCATCAACTGCATTTACAAACTCATAAATACTTGGGTCTATTTGTGCATCAGATAAAATCTTAATAGCGGCTTCTTTTCTGTCTTTACGGCGCTCCAGATTTATTATCTTTATTTTTTTATCGTTTTTATTTTGATTTTCATTTTCAAAAAACTGCGATTCATTATTTAACTCATATGCATTCTTTACATTTTTTGTATTTTTGTCACTTGTTAGTCGTCCAATATGCCTACATGTTATGCGATTAAAAAATGCCGATTTATATCCAGCATTTGTCCATTTTAATGCATAATCCATTTCAAAAAACTTGTTTACAGAATCAAAATTGCCCAATTCCAATATTACCTTGGTTTCTATAAGCGATGGTCTGAAACTATAATATGGCCAATAATGGCAGTTTGGATAATTAAAATCTCCTTTCTTATAATTATGCAATGCAATATTATTTGTAGATTTCAGGGTTATATGTCCTCTTGCATTGTAATTATTAATAGTCTCACCATAATTCACATTAAATAATACTTGTTTTATATTGTGTGTAAAATCACCATTTAATACATCTATTGATTGCTCAATATAATTTGTTTTATGATGAAACAGAAAATCATCTTCCATATGTATCCAATATGTAGGTTTCAATTCATTCAACTTATTCCAAATAATATTCATACTTTTTAGATGCCCTTTTTCTTCAATGGATTTCATGTAATATTTTATCCAAGGATATAACTTTGACATATCCTTCCTATCGCTTGCCGATGAATTGTCGTCAACGCAAAACCAATAATCTATTTTATTTATATCTGTCCAGTTGTTTAATATAGAATTTATGGTTTGTTTAAATAAATCGAATCGTTTGCAAGTAGTAAATGTTATCATAATTGTTACTTTATTATTGTTATTACTAATTTTATTATTGCTATTATTTTTTTTGATTTGTATTTGTTTAAATTGTGAAATTCCAGATGAATCTATTAACATTGGTTTTACTCTTTCAAACAATGTGTTCCAGATGTCTATCATATTATCATCAATTGTATCATTTTTTAAAGATATATTGCATAATAAATTATCAACCGCATTAAATATTTTTAATGCATTTTCATTTGTATCTGTCTTCAATAAATGTATATAAAACTTAAAATTTGTCATAGTTGATTTTATTAAATTGTAATCTAATATATTATTTAACAAAATTCTTTTACAACATTCATAACCACTTTCTTTATCATTTACATAATATGCAGAAATTGTATTTTCATATTCTAATTGGTCATTGTACATAGATTGAAACAAAAATAATTTGTTCTCTAGAACTTTTTTATAATTTTTAAATTTATTATATAATGCATTTACCAGTAAATTTTGTCCATCATTTCTTAAATAAGATACCGCATTTACTATTCCTTCAACTCGTTCGGAGTCATATTCGATTGATTTATACCAATATTTTAATGCATTTGCATAATCTTTTTTTCTAGCATACATCTCTCCAATGCTAAAACAACTATGAAATTTCTCTTGGTTCCACATATTAAAATCCAAACATTTTTTATACCATTCAATCGCATCATCTACATATTTATCACCAGAATCTTTATAACTTTGCGCGCAATAAAAGGCATAACGACAAGACAATCCATAATCATTAGTTGCCTCTTTAAAATGTGCAGCTTTTAGTATATTTGCATCGTCAATGTATTTATTTGGATTCTTACTTCTGTTTCCACTTCTACCTGAAATAACATGATAATTCCCTTCAATATTTCGCGAGCCAGTAACAGGGTCTATATTTTCCAAATATTCATGCAATACACCCTTGAAACGCCATCGTTTTCTATTAGTAAATAATAAAGGCCGAACATACACAAAGTCCTTGCCAAATTTTAATAAATATTTATCACAATCATATACCTCTGGTAATTTAAAATCATCAACGATTGAATCATCCGCATCAAATATAAATATATAATCAGTTTTATTAAATGCAGATTCAAGCGCTTTGGTTCTATTATAAGCAAAATCAATCCATTCATGCTCAACTATTTCTCCGGGAATTCCCTTTTCTTTAAAAAAATCGGTTATTAATTCCTTGGTATTGTCTGTAGAACCAGTATCAGATATAACCCAGTAACTAAAATTAATATATGAACATAAGTTTTTAAGAGTGTCTACAATAATATGTGACTCGTTTTTTACTATCATATTTAGACATATTGTTTTTTCATTGTTATTTATTTCCATAATAAATAATGAATTAATTTAGTTTTAAATCATTTATTATTTATTTAATTATAATCATATTCTTCTTCTGATAATTCTGAACCAATATCTTCTAATAATAATCCATCATCTCCGGTTGCATCATTTATATTAACATCATCATCAGTATCATCATCAGTATCATCATCTGAAGAACCAGATATATTATCTTCATTGTCTTCATCGTCATCTACAACAAAACCATCTTTTAAATAACTGCCACTTTTGGTTTTTTTTGATTTTGGAATAATTTCTAATTCATCATCCTCATCCTCATCATCGTTATCACATTTTAATGCATTCAAATCTTCAAAACCGCCAAATAATTTGTCATATATTTTTGCCCATAATTCTAATGACAAGTTTATAAGTGATTTATTATTATTATCATCACGAATGTGGCCAACTAAAACGCAACAGCCAAAGAACAATTTATTGTCAACCGGTGGAGGAAAATCATATTTATTTTCCATATTCGCCTTCCCCGCTGTCTTTCCATACATAGCAATTGTATATTTTTGTCCATCAAATTTAATAGGCCATTCAGCTTGTTTGGTAAAATCATCCGCTTTTTTGAACCCACATTTTTTAAACAATTCATCTTCTTTGTAATCCTTTACCGACAATGTTTTCAACTCTCCGGTTTTTTCTACTAATACTATTGTTAATGGTTGTGGCATTCTATATTATACAATTCTTATAATAAATGGGTTTAAATAGTTTACAATAAAATAATTAATAACTCAATGAAAATATTTATTACCAATATTTTACCTTCTTCTCTTAAGAACAAACTAACAAAAATGCAAGGGTTTGAAGTAAAATCATTTAACAAGACTGAAATTGCATCAGAAGATTATGGATTGCATATTATAGAAAATAATAAAATATATAGAGTCGAGCCAACTTTTGAAAAAAACCTTCAGTTAATAAAAAACTTTGGAAATACTAGAGTAGAGTTATTGTTAGACAAAAACAAATATATACATTGTCATGTTGTATCACAAATGCCAGTTAATTATATTTTAACAAAATTATTAATATTAGAATATCAGACAAGTAAGAAATCAAAATTAAAATTGGTTGTCGAATGTTTAAAAGAAACAATTACAATTGGGTCATATTTTTCACCTGACAAACATATAGGAGAAGATATTGTGCCAATTAATTTCTATTTTGTATTTGATGAGCCAACTAATAATTTGGATATAATGGATCAGTTTTTTCAAGAGGAAATTAATGTGTTTTTATCTCACCTAAACTAATATTTTAGTATATTATGCTTAGTTGGATTATTCAAATTTCAATCGTATCTATTATATTTATTTTTTTAGTGCATCATTTAATAGGATTTTTTAAATCTACATTAACAGTTCCAAAAATTAAAGATTTAGTAAATTCTCCTTCCCAAAAATATCAATACATGTTTGATACAATTTCAAAGTCCGGACAATCATTTTCTGATTATAATGATACAAATACAAATACAAATGCAAATGCAAATGGAAATGCAAATACAAATTCTTATACGGCAATTGATTTGTTGCCAACTGAATCTCAAAGCAATCTAAATAGTAGCAATTTTATTTTAGATATACCAACCAAAGACGCAATGAAAGATGAATTAAAAAGTTTTTTAAAGAAACAAATGAATACTAGTTCTAATAATAATAATAATAATAATAATGATTTTTTATCCAATGGAATGGGAACAAATATTATAAATTCGAATATGTTATAAATCAAAATTATTTAAAGATATATTATCATATTCTTTATTAAGAATTATAATGTTTAAAGATGACGAAATTGACTCTATATTATCAGATTTTCCCAAATTTGAACTTTCTTATGAAACAATGACCCATAAGAAAGTTTTTAATCATAATGTTATTTTAGCAATACCCGAAGGAAATAAATGCTTTGCTTGGTTCACTACATACAAAGATGATAATGTTTGTTTTATATTAGACATTAGTGAAAATAATAAAATCAAAAATATATCTATTGTTTTAACCAGCTTTAACGATAAACTTACATTTGGTGGTTATGGTTCTATATTTTATGGCACAACATTTAAATATAATGGAGTAACATGTTTTTGCATCGAAGACATGTATTATTACAAGGGAAATAATTATTCTAATAAATCATTTGTGTCAAGATTAAATACTCTAAAAAACATTTTGCAGAATGATTTATCTCAAAAGGCACTAACAAATAATTATATTATTTTTGGGTTACCACTTATGAATCCTGACTTGCTTACATTATTAAAGGAAATTGATTTATTGCCATACAAAATTAGCCAACTTAAATATAGATGGTTTGAAACTAAGAAGATAATGTGCTCTGATTATTACAAACCTGGACCAAGGTATGGTCCAAGGTCTGATATAAGGTCTGATATAAGGTCTGATATAACAGAGTCCAATAATAAATATAAGGATGCAAATCAATTAAATGCAAACCAACTCGAGATGAAACAAATAGAGGCAAAACAATCAAATACAAGAATTTATGACAAGATTAAAGACAAGAATAAAGACAAGATTAATGAAAGAAATATAAAACAATTATCAAATGCTGTGTTTAAGATTACACCAGATATTCAAAGCGATATTTACAATCTATTTGTTTACAAAGATGGAAAAGAAGAATTTTATGATTTTGCTTTTATTTCAGACTATGAAACAAGTGTATTAATGAATAAGTTATTTAGAAATATAAAGGAAAATAATAATTTAGATGCCTTGGAAGAAAGTGATGATGAGGATGATTTTGAAAATAACCAGATAGATAAATATGTGTATTTGGATAGAAGTGCAATAATGAATTGCAAATTTAATTATAAGTTTAAAAAATGGATGCCTATTTCTCTCGCTGCGCAAAAAGATAGGATAGTTTCATATAATTTATTGTCAACCAAATTATAATATCTATATATTATATATTATATAAATGGCATCACTATCATCATCATATTTATTTGACCCACCTTCTGTAAAAGCAATTAATCAAAGTTTAGTGAATTCTAATGCATTTGACCCTGCACCAAGTTTGTTTTCTAGTAATGTAAATCCAGCATATATTAATCCAAGAGCATTGCCTGAACAGCCGAATTCAGTTCAGGTAATAAAATCATTTATTCCTGGATTAAAAATGTCAGGTGGTTCTAAAAGAAAAAGGTCTAGAATACATAAAAAAAGAATAAATAATATTTCTAGTATGTATAAGATGAAAGGTAGTAGAAAAACTATTCGTAGGAGAATTAGACAAATTAAGAGTCGATTAAGACGCAGAATCGGAATGAAATCTAAAAAAAACCATAAGAGGTCAAATAGAAATACAAGTAAAGGAATGATTGGAGGATATTCTCAGCATTTAAATAATGTTCCACATACTCCTAACATGTCCACTGGAGGCCCATTGCCTGTTAGTTTGAGTGCTTTAGCAAATCCCGTTCCTTATCAAAGAATTTTTAATAGTGACGGATTAGACAACTTAAATCATTTTAGGTTAAATTCATTTGGAAATAGTGGGTCTGGTATGGGATTTCTGAGTCGTGGTTCCTATTAAATAAATTAATCTATGCATATATAAAATGATGCGTTTAGACTATTTAGCTAGAATTATTATAACTGGGGCTTTATTTTCTCAATTGCTTCACATTATTTATGTAAATAAACAAATATATGCTCCTGCGTTTATTATTTACGCCATTGCTTCTTATATGATGGCTTATCAATATTATAAGGATGATAAATTTATAATGACGTCTAGATTAAAATTTAAACTTTTTAATTCAACCATTTTAATGTTAATCGGATTATTAAGCATGAGATAATATTTTTGCATTTAACTTTGCATAATAAATAATAAATTTAATTTTTTATTTATTTTATTAACTAACAACTTAACGCATTATTTTACAAAGTAATATGTTTTTCAATTATAACTGCTTTTGTAACATTTTTGGCTATTTTTTCTATATTATCACATTGTTCTTCATTCGTTCCTCCAGACATTGAATTCATTACAATTTTAAGATATTGGTCATTCTTTTTTGATGCAACATCAGTACAATTAGGGTTTTCTCTTATCCAATTATTAATTTGTTTAATATTTTTACTAGCAACTTGTTTAATTGTATTTTTAAGAATAGGCTTCTCCTCTGTTTCCTTTGTCCATTGGTCGTTATCTTTAATATAAATTACTTCGCGTTTCAAATCGCTACAATGAATGGGTCTTTTATATTCATCTAATGCATTTAATCCCTTGATAAAAATTCGAGACACTCCTTCCACATATCCTACATGACCAAATGTTTCCAAATCAGTTAATTGCATTTTAATATTGTCAACAAAATCGCTAATATTAATTGCATCTTTGCATTTTTCATTTAGAAACACATTTAAGTTGAATGAATTGTTAATATTATTGCAATTATTATTGTTAATTATATTATTTGTATTATTTGTATTATTATCCTTCTTAACAAGCTCCATTATTAGATTTTTGAACTCTGAATTTTCCTTGATAAGATATTCAACAAGATTGTCATTTTTTAATAAATTTGTTTTTTTATCGGTTTCTAATTCTTCTAATTCTATTCCTAATTTTTCTATATTTTTTTGCACATTGCATTTCTTTTTATGTAACCATATACCATTATAAGAATTGTATTGTTTTGAACAATTGGGACATGATAACTTTACATTTTTGCTACTTTTTACATCACCGTTTTCATCACTTACATCACCGTTTGCTGTTTTTTGATGTTTTGCTGTCAACAGGTGTTTACTTAGGTTATATTGCTTGCTAGTAACATAGTCACAAATTTTACAACAGAAATTCTGGCTACTTTTTGCTACTTTTTCCATCACCGTCATCACTAAAGTAGCCAGAGACAAAAATTTTGTCAAAAAAATGCAAAAAATTAGCATCACAAATTTTGCAACTTCAAAAATAAATTTGTGACTGATATCGTCAAAAATGCAAAAAAAGTGCCATTTTCAAAACTTTTTTCGGGTTTTCATTTTTGGACATTTTTAAAAATGTCCAAATTCCATTTCCCTTTTGACTTTTCAGGAAAAAGTTGTTATTGAATAAAATACATGAAAAGTGCATATAAAATTGTGATGAATTATCGTAAGGCCACAGAAATTCTAATTGTGACGCTATTTTTTGAATTTCAGCAGACATTTGCCGACCTTCGTATCTTTGATTTCCTCAATTTCCTCATCACTGGACCCTTCATCGTCTGAAGGGGAGTCAGATGCCACATTATCGGTTAAACATTTCGCCAAGGTCGGCTCAAAAATTGTCTTCCATTTGCTGACATCAGTGGTATATGTGCTACTAGTTGTCTGAATAATCTTGTAATTCTGTGACTTGAAAAATCGTCTACGTTTTGCCCATTGATTCTGAAAGTTTGAATGTGTATCTATAATATCCACAACTATTGGCGGATTTTCATGTTTTTGACGCAAAATTCGGCCAACAGATTGCTCTATTTTTGTCATAGGTGTAGACATTACAAGTGTTGTTAGTGTCTTTATATCTAATCCCTCTGCCGCCATACTATAGGTTGCCAATACTACTTGTTTTAATTCAGTTTGCTTTAATGCGGCTTCCTTCATGCCACCTACATAATAGCCAACTGATGCAAATTTCTTGTGATTTATTGCTTCAAAGAAGTAGGCGAGTATATTGCGATAAGACGCAATAATCATAATCTGCTGTTTGGGATTTTCTATAAACATGTCTTCAACGACTTTTAATATGAATTCAGACCTGCGGTTATAATTGCAGATTTTACTGAGCATTTTAGACGACGCTGGTTTGCCACGAAAATCCAATTCTAGCTCATTGAATTCGTCGTCATTCGTTTGGTAAGTAATGCCTCTGACAATTACCTCTTCATCCTTGCTTCGTTCTTGCTTGTAAACGACGTCACCTAGGAACATTTTAAATACTTTAGTAGTGCCGTCGCCGCGCTCCATTGTGGCGCTAAGTCCCAGCATATATTTAGTGACTAACTTGAAAAGAGCACATGAGAACACCTCAGACGAAATATGATGCACTTCGTCAATAATTGTAAAGCCAAAGCTGTCAAACATGGATGCAGGATAGTCCTTCATTGACAAAGATTGTAACATGCCTAGCACAATATCCTTACCTTCAATATCAATTATCTGACCTTGTATCTTGCCAATTTTGGCATCAGGATAATATTTATTAATGCGCTCAATCCACTGATTCATTAGAAACTCCTTATGAACAATAATCAATGTTTTTTTCTTTAAACGTCCAATTGTATACAATGTCGAATCACTTTTTCCCCAACCACAGAAGAGTTCAAGGAGACCACCACCACCGCCTGATACATGTTGTATATATTTTTCAATTACTGGCTTCTGATAATCTCTCAAAGTGCCCTGGAATTCTAATGATATATCATGCCCTTCAGAAATTTTGGTCTCTTTTGCTAAGCCAAACAGCTGCTCGCCAAAATAACGTGGCACATATAATTTCTTGTCGGATTCACGATAAGCCGGAAACGTTTTATCGATTGCAACTGGTGCGCCGGGCGTACAAGGTTTGATTAATAATTGTTCTTTAATGAATTGCTGATGACTGGGAAGTAAGTCAGATTTAAGAATTGTGTAACCCTTTTGCCCCAAATAAGTGTTTAGATTTTTAGGCATATCGGATGCTTTAACCTTTGCTTTTACTTCAAGAGTTTCTTTTTTATTAGAATTATATGACTTAAAAAATTTCATTATTTATTTGTTAGTACTAACATATTTAGAGTGAATGTTTTATATTGTTTATAATTAACCTTTATAAAGTTCAAAACAAATGAAAAATATAATCTACAATTATGATATATAGATGGAATATTTAAACCAATTGCTTGAAAAGAGAAATATGCCACAATTAGTGTTAGTTATATTATTTATTATTTATTTACTCATGGGTTACAAAACGCCGTCAAATGTTGCAACGATGATTGATAGTACTATTGGCAAGGTAATTGTTGCATTATTTGCCCTTCTTTTATTTGCCTATTCTAATCCTATTTTAGGTGTTTTGGGTATTTTTGTGGCTTATCAATTAGTAAGAGGCGCGTCCATTAAAACTGGAATGGCAGCTTTAGAAAAATATTATCCTACCCAGGAGAAGAAATGGTCTCCTTTTACACCAGCTCATCAATTCCCTTATACTTTGGAGCAGGAGATGGTTAAAACAATGGCACCCCAAAAGTTTAATACTAATTATGTAAAGGCAACTTATCGACCAACATTAGATGATACATACGCTGCTGCTTCTATTAAAATGTAATCCGGACAAATATTCCGGACAAATATAATCAATCATACAATAATAAATATTGTATGATTTTACCTTTCCTACTTTCCTTTTTTTTTTATTTTTTTTTAAACATAGATGAAAGAGAAAACCCTCCACTTGCAGCGGCAGCACTCTCAGTCAATTCAGTTTTATGTTCAAATGCGCCAAATAATACATTTAATACACAAAGTAATATAAAAAAAGCAAGAGAACCAGCTATAACCTGAAACCAAGAACTTTTAAAAATATCCATTGGATTATAATTATCTAAATTAGTGTCAATAACAACATCAACGTTTTCAGTTGGTTCATCAGTTGTTTCATATGGCTGACATTCCATAACTACATCATCATTATCAGATCCCAACTTTAACGAACCTTGTTCATTAAAATATAATCTAGGAGTATTTCCATCACTATATGGCTTTGGACTAATATCACTTGGTTTAATAATAGTACTAAAATTTGTTAATAAAATAGAACTGATATTTATATTTGAAGCATAAGGCAAGTAACATATAATATCTATAGGTATTGAACATGGTTGCTCAAGAAAATTCACACCCGAGTAATAATAATATTGTTTTTTAGGAACAATCATATTTAAATTAAAATTTTTAACATTCTCAACATTGCTTTGATTTCCTTCTGCAGGAACATTTGCTAAAGCACTTTTCACAATTTCTGTTAGCACTTTTGAGCCTACATTTAATGAATTATCTTGGGACATGATTGGAACTGAAACAAATAATTTTTTCCCACCTAAAATCGGTGTGTGAATAATTAAAATTTCAGCATCAGTCTTCACACCATTATATGTATGCAATGATGGGCTATATATTCTTATATCTGTCACCTTATATGTTTTTGTATTGTAATTAACTGGTGCTTCAGAACTTGATGTGTCATCATATTTAATTTCCAAATAATCGCCTTTATTTGTAATGGGAATGGCACTATTTTTATAATCAAAACTATAATCACATTTATCTATACATTTTCCAAGACTATGTGAATCAGATATATCTATAGGAGAGTAAACGTCACATTTTCCAAATCCAGACATTAATACATTATCCATTATATATAAGTATACAAATAAAATATATTATTTATAACTATAATAACTATAATAACTATGACAATGAAATTAACTAAATCCCGAATTGATAAATTATTTTTTAAAAACAAACAAACTAGAAAACAATTTAAAAATATAAAAGTATTAACACACACTCATACATTTAGAAAAAAGAAACCATTTAATTTGAAAAATACCACATTACGAAGGTAATAAGAGATTTTTATATAAATGGCAAATATTTAATTGTGTCGTTTTCATAAATAGTAACCTTAAATGCATCATTATAACCTTCTACGTAAATAGTATCACCACTAAAAACTTCATCCACACCATAATCAGTTAAGGCTGACCTTCCTTTTACTGAAACAGGCAATTTAACATTATTGTGTTGATTAGAAATAGTATAGTATTGCCATTTCTGTCTACTTGTAAACAATGGTCGTCCCATTAGAGGCAATATATTGTTAGTACTAGTTCCATTTAATGGTGTAATTATACCCAATTGTCTATAATTTGTATCAACTGCACTTACATTGGTCGACACATTAATCGGCACTGCACCGGCAGGAATAAGCGATATTTTTGGCACCAAATAGCGCTCATCTTTGTATGGCGCATCATATGGGTCTAATAAAACATCATTTCTATTTGTTAGATTTAGATTGTTGTAAGGAATATTTGGCTGCAATATTATTTCACGAGTATTATTATTATTATTATGGTTATGTTTGTTTTCATGATTGGTTTGCTTATTACTAACATAAATAAAATAACCAACAATAAATACAATTATAAACACAAATAATGTAGTAAAATTTTCAATACATATTACTCCTGGTGGACACTTCTTCATTAATATATTATTATATTAAATACTTTTATTCAATATAATAAGCAATATAATAACACGCTGAAATACTATTTAGTTCTTTCCTCCTATCTTTCCTCCTAACACGCCACCTAGACTACTGAATTTCTCTGTCATGCCAATTAGACTACCGATTTTATCCATATCCAAACCATTAATCATCCCTTGAGCTGATTCCATCATTGGCATCATTTTATTCACAGCACTAAATAACTTTTGTTGCTGATTCATTAACTTCTCAGTATCAGCTGACAAATTACTTAAACCATCACCGCTCAACATTTTATCTAGATTATCATATGCTTGTTCTAAAGTAGTTGAGTAATCTATACGAGATGCTTTTGCCGGACCACCAATTGCTCCTCGTTTCTTACCATTAAACCCAGCGCCAGCAGGTGAAAATGATTCAATCTCGGGTTCCTCTGCATCTGTTGTTGTTGTTGTTGTCGTTGTTCCCGTTGTTCCTGTTGTAGAAGCCACGTTATTTTTAGCAGCAGTTTTTAAAGTTGATAAATTATTTTGTGCAGTAGTTACCATATCCTTTGCTGCAGTAACTTTATTCTGCGCAGCAGTAGTGGCGTCAGTTGTAGTTGTTGTTGAATCAGTTGTAGGAGTAGTTGTTGTTGCATCAGTTGTAGGAGTAGTTGTTGTTGTATCAGTTGTTTCTTCCAACGTCTCATCAACTCCTTCTTTAAACCCCTCTCTTATAGATTTATTTACCATTAATAGATTAGTTGCGATAATTGCAACAATTAATACAACAACCATATTTTTACTAAAGTTAATCATTAAAATACATATTAATGCAAAAAATATTACTGCATTGATTTTATTTGTAACAAGATATCCTATAACATTGGTAAATGCTAAAAATGAGATAAAATATAGAAAATATTTGTTAGTTAATAATTTGGAAGCCTCACTTGCAAAACTCATTATATATATATAATGTTTTAAAAAAATTGATAATTTATTTTTAATAATTATTTGTATTAAATGATTAGAATGATTGATATAAATTTACAGAATCAAAATAATACAAGACATTTTAACTTGGTATTATGTGAATTATTTAATAGCCATGTTCATGGCTCTAATGATAATGAAGTGGAACCAGTTGATGGACATTATTTACTTATTGATGTCTTTGACGGGTCATCTGGTACCTTATTAGAAGACGATGATGAATTTTATGAGGATAGCACCGATGATGAAGACGATGATTATAGTGAAAATAGTAACAATTCAACAGGCATATCCGCATTTTCAAGTGATTATAATGAATATTACCATCAAACTCAAAATGTTGTTCTATCAAAGCCTCATAAAATTATACGAAACTATAAGAATATTATTGCTAGACATGATTACATTAAACCAGAAATTGCAGAATGTCTTGTTCTGCCATCTCAACATAGTGTCGTCATAATTAAAACAATATGGATTAAAATTATTCAGCGTAAATGGAAAGCAATTTACGCAGAACAAAAAAATATAATAAAAAAAAGAATGCAATACTCATCATTAAAAACAAGAGAAATTACAGGAAGGTGGCCAGCATATTGCATCCATTTTCCTACAATTCACGGAATGCTAAGTAATTTACTAAAATAAAATTATTAGCGTTTACTTTTGCCTTTACCCCGACCTTTACCATTAGAATTACTCGAACTCTTAGATGCCGGAATAACTTCACTACTATTAGATAATGATTTATCACCTTCTTTATAAACATATCCACCTCTATATGTTCGCCTTTTCCTAGTGCCTTTATTTTTATAATGTCTCTTTTTTGTTCCGTTGCACGCAGAACAACCAAATAAATTATATCCAAAAATTTTCACCATTTATATATTATATTTATTTTATTTATTTACCTAATTAATTTTGTTAGTTTATTTTGTAATTTCCTTTAAATCATTTGTTATTTTCTCCATTTCCAAAATAATATTGCGTTTATCAGCCCTTGCATTTTTCAATTGATGTTTTGTCATTTTTTCCTTCTTAATTACTTCATCTAAATATGTCTTAAGTAGCATCATTGCATCATATTGTTGTTGTTTTTCATTAATAGCAACGTCATAATATTCTTTGTATTTTGTTTGAACTCCCTCTAAAAGTTTATTCCCTTTCTTAATATTTTCAATTTCCTTTGCTTCATTTATTAGCGTATTTTTTTTATTTTTTATCTCTTCTTCCAGTTTTTTTACATAAAAATCGCGTTCACCTAATGATAGTTTTGAGAATTTATTGCTCATTCTTATCTTAATGGGTTATTAAATTTTTACAAAAATAACTAAAATTGTATTTTATATTTTTATAAATTATAAATTGTAAAAATATTTGTTCAATATTAATTTAAAATCTTTGATATATATTATTTAGGATGTCTAAAGAACCATTACTTGTGCCAGATGATAAGAGATTTGTTATGTTTCCAATTAAATATGATGATATATGGGCTATGTATAAAAAGCAGATTGATTGCTTTTGGCGAGCCGAAGAAATTGATTTATCGAAGGATTTAAATCATTGGGACATGCTAAATGCAGACGAACAGAAATTTATTTCTATGATTTTGGCGTTTTTTGCTTCGGCGGATGGAATTGTTCTAGAAAACTTGGCTCAACGTTTCATGAGTGACGTGCAAGTATCGGAGGCCAGAGCATTTTATGGTTTCCAGATTGCGATGGAGAATATACATAACGAAACATATAGTTTATTAATTGAGACATATATTAAAGACAAGGAACAAAAGCATAAATTATTCAATGCAATTGATAACTTTCCATGCATCAAAAAGAAGTCAGATTGGGCACAGAAATGGATACATGATAATCGTAGTAGTTTTGCCACTCGTCTCGTTGCATTTGCGTGTATTGAAGGTATCTTCTTTTCGGGCGCATTTTGTAGCATATTTTGGCTCAAGAAACGCGGACTAATGCCTGGCCTCACATTCAGCAACGAACTGATTTCTAGAGACGAGGCGCTCCATTGCGAATTTGCTATTCTTCTATATTCAAAGTTGGAAAAGAAGGTGTCGAAAGCAAAGATACACGAAATAATTAAGGAGTGTGTTGAAATTGAAATAGAATTTATTTGTGATGCATTGCCGTGCCGATTAATTGGTATGAATAGTGACATGATGGGACAATATATTCAATTTGTAGCCGACCGACTTTGCGTCCAACTGGGCTATCCAAAGATTTATAATGCAGCAAATCCTTTTTCATTTATGGAATTAATTAGTGTCGAAGGTAAGACTAACTTTTTTGAGCGTAAAGTTGGTGATTATGCTCTGGCAAATGTTACAAAGACTGATGATGATTTTGAATTTACTGCCGATTTTTAATAATAAAATGTATTTTTGATATTATAAGACATTATAAGATAACAACAGACTGAGCATTCTAAAAGTGCAAAACATCAAAATTATATTTTATCAACTAACAATATATAAAAACTATATAAAAATATTATTATATTTATATTATATAATAATGTTTTTACAAGGACTAGTTTTATTGTCTTTTGTTTATGTTAGCACTAGTACTACTAGTTACAGCACTAGTACTAGTAGTTGTAATAAATACAAGCTAAATCAGAACCGATGTCTAGAAAATAAGGACACTGAAACAGGTGAACAATGTGCTTATCTTTCATGCAATGAATGGCCAGAATACGCATGTGAACCAATGTATGGGTGTGAAATAGCAACATATGCATCGTCTATTTGTCAAAAAAATCCTTCATATACATGTCATTATTCTTCAAATTTAGCATCCAATCCGTTTGTTTATACTGAAGAGGCACTACAAGATAAAGTCACTGAATTGCCTGGCCTTAAGGATGTCTTGTCTTATAATCAATTCAGTGGTTACATTTCGTTGCCCGGTACTCAAAAGAACATCCATTATTGGCTTGTTGAAGCTGAACAAGATGCCAATTTGAAGCCGCTTGTATTCTGGACAAATGGTGGACCCGGCTGCTCTGGTCTCATTGGGTTTTTAACAGAGCAAGGTCCGTTTCGACCGACCGCTGATGGTGAAATCCAAATGAACCCTTATGCATGGAACAAGGTTGCCAATATGGTGTTTTTAGAGCAGCCAGTGGGGGTCGGATTCTCCTACTCCAATGTAGAGGACGATTATAAGATCGGTGATGACCAGGCAGCCAAGGATAATTTAGCAACAATTTTGGGTCTAATAGAGAAGTTTCCTCATTTTAATCATAGTGACTTGTATATTACAAGTGAGTCATATGGTGGTCATTATATGCCAACTTTAGCAAACGAAATTATAAATTATAATGATGCACAAGAATATTCAGCAGAGAAATTGAACTTCAAGGGATTTGCAGTAGGAAATCCTTATACGGATTATTATTCAGGTGTTGGTGCTGAAATGGAAACATATTGGGGAAAGCAATTGTTGCCGAAGCCTCTATGGGATAAGTATGTAGCTAATGGTTGCACCACGATTGAGCAACAATTGAATAACTCCGTTTGCAGCACATTAATCTTGAATTTTATGCGTAAGATTGGCAATTTGAATCCTTATGCTCTAGATTATCCGGTTTGTTTGTCGCAGCAACAGATGACAATGCGTAACTATCTTAAAGCAGAGTTGTTGGAAAAGGGAGAATTGGGGCTATTAAAAACGGATAGTTTTGATATTTCTTATGAGCCATGTGAAGACGAGTATTCTTCAACATATTTGAATAGAGCAGATGTAAAAGCAGCGCTTCATGTTCATACAGATATTGAATGGGAAGAGTGTTCTAGAACAACTAAATATGAACTAAAGGATAAGATGCTTCCAATGGAGAAATATTACAAGATTCTTTTGAATTCAAAGACACATCCAGAACTGCGCATTCTTGTCTATTCGGGAGACGATGATAGTGTTTGTGGTACAATTGGCACACAAAGATGGATATATGATTTGGGATTTCCGTTATTAGAAGACTGGACTACGTGGTATGTAGATGGACAGACGGCTGGCTATATTAGTAAATTTAAGACGCCTTATTCAAAAGATAGTAGATTTACTTTTATGACAGTGCATGGAGCGGGGCACGAGGTTCCGACATATAAGCCAAAAGAAGCATTGGATTTATTTGAAAAATATCTTACAAATTCTATGTAAAACGTAAATGTAAATGTAAAACGTAAACATTTTTAATAATAATATATTAAATATAAACTAACAAATATTTAATATAAATGCTAACATGCAATATAGAAGGAGGTTTAGGTAACCAATTGTTTCAGATATTCACCACTATTGCGATCAGTTTGAAAACCAATCAATCTTTCTTCTTTCAAAACAAACACCAACTAACAAATGGAACAACAATTCGTTACACATATTGGGATACATTTTTATCCAGCCTAAAACCATTTGTAAAAGACCAAGCAATGCTGCCCAAATTAGACCTATATTTTAAGGAACAATCATTTGCTTATGATGCAACTTTATTATTAAATTTATTAAATAATCAACAAAAGGTAAAGATGTTAGTTGGTTATTTTCAAAGTAGTAAATATTTTGATAATTATAAGGACCAAATATTTAAACTATTAAAAATACCAAATAAACAATTAATTTTAAAGGTGTTAAATGAAGGCAAGATTAATTTTGATGATACAATTTCGATGCATTTTAGATTAGGAGATTATAAAAAACTAGTTCATGTATATCCAATCTTAAAAAAAGAATATTATATAAATTCAATTAATTACATTTTAAAACAGAATACAACTAACAAAACAAATAAAACAATATTATATTTCTGTGAAGATGCAGATTTTAATGACGTGCTGCAAATTATTATTCAATTGCAACATATTTTTCCTGAGTTAATATTTGAACGTGCAGACAATAGATTATCCGATTGGCAGCAAATGTTGTTAATGTCTTTATGCAAAGACAATATAATAGCAAATAGTACATTTAGTTGGTGGGGTGCATATTTAAATGCTAATCCTTGTAAAAGCGTATGTTATCCAGCGACGTGGTTTCAGCCAAAAGTGGGACATGATACGAGCCATCTTTGTCCGGAGGATTGGACTGCTGTTGAAACGCGTCTTTAAATTGAAAAAATAATATATATATAAATTCCTACTTAAAGAAAACATACAACCAAATTATTAAGTTATTCCTCAAATTTTATTGTATTAAATATAACTAGTATAATCTATATAAATGGAAACAACTAAATCAAAATCTTTAATGGACAAAAATGGTATGAAAATTATTAAACTAGACACTGATGAATATAATATATTATTTTCAATCAAAAATAATAACTTTATTTTACCATCAATTATCAATTTTGATTTAATAAAACTAATATTTGATTTAAATCCGGATATATATGAAAAATCAATTTTGCATAAAAATATAAATATAAGTGAAAATAATGCAACAATCGGTTCATTGATGAAAGATATATATGCTGATTTAGGCATACCTCAAACCTATATTTTTATGAATGTTGAAATGACTAAGACATCCAACATAATTAGATTTACTTGCAATCCAATATATAATAAGGAAATACTCTCAAGCTTTAATCTTACACCAGAACTATATTTATTACCAATTAAAAGTATGACAATTTATTGTAATATACTAACAAATCATCATATTGACATTACTTGTCAACTGAAACTAGAGGATGATATCGAAATTGAACAATTTATTGAAAAGATTATTATTTCGGTTATAAATAAGATATTTATTAGATTAAAACAATTTATAGAGAATTTATCAATTAATAATATATTGGTAAAATGATGCAATTTTTTAAAGGAGTCTTATTTTTAATCAAATTCTGTTGGATTTTGTTAGTAGAGAAAGTGAAACACATTTTTTCAATTCATCAAGATTACGAATCATTTATTGTCGGCATAACTAACAAATTAATACAATTTAATATTCTATATGTCAAAATTTTCCAGGCATTTGCTCTTAATAATAATTTTATTGATGATAAAATAAATAATACATTAATAAAATTTGTAGATAATGCGCCTTGGACTAACAAAGAGATAGATTATAATATGATTGAAATTTTGGAGAAAGAACATGATATTGAATTTGATAAACCAATAATGCCATTTAGTTCTGGCATGATTTCATTAGTATTTAAAGGCAAACGATGTGCAACCAATGAACTAATTGTTGTGAAAATGAAACGATTGAATATTGAAGAGAAATTAAATATTGGAATTAATGATTTGTTAGTTTTCTTAAAATTTATAATGTTTATTCCAGGAGGAAATAAAATGCAAATAACTGAAGTCATTTATAATAATATGGACCTGATTAAACATCAGATTGACTTTATTCAAGAAGTCAAAAATATACAAATATTCCAAAAATTTTGCAAGCATTTGAAGTATATAAAAATTCCCAATGTTGACCAAGCTATAACTGAAAAGTACAATAATATTATTTTAATGGATTATATTGCTGGCTTGTCAATTAATAAAATAGAACAGGAAGATTATATTGGTTACGCAAGGTCGTTAATGAAATTTGTATTTGTTACAACATTTTTACATGGAAAAATACATGGTGACTTGCATTCAGGTAATATACTATTTATAAAAGATGATGATTGTAGTGATTCTAGATATAAATATAAATTGGGTATTTTAGACTTTGGTATAATTTATGAAATTAATTCTAACACTAAAAGCGGAATGTATGATATTATTACTAATCTAAATGAAGTTGCAGCAGATGAATTGGCTGAACTAATCTTAAAATCATCACTAATTGAACCGGTGGAACATATTAAAACTCTTGAAAAAGAACATTACAATAAAATGGTTTCAATAATATCAAATTTTGTTAATAAAACTATTAAAGTAACTGACAACTTAAATCAATTTGATGTTTATATATTTTTAAATGAATTGAATGAATATATAAAGGATATAAATCAAAATTTGAATAGAAATCAAATCAAATTTAAACCAAGTAGTGATTTTATTAAAGTGCAACTACTATTTGGCATGGTACATGGCGTAGTATTAAAATTATGCGACGGAAAATATGTTCAATTTTCAAACGAAATTATAAATGAGTTGTTTCCAAAATAATAATAAGTATTGAATGATAAAAATATAAATACAAATTCTATATTTTTATTACTAATAATATAATGAGTTTAAAAATGGGAAGTTTAAAGGTTAAAGATTATGTTCTATTAATTTTCAATTGTGTCAAATACAGAGATAAGGCTCTTTATCAAAAGAATACATGGTTAAGAGAATTATCATCGCTTAACAATACTAACAACTTAATATATTTTCATGTTATTGGAAACCCAAATTTAGAACAAGATTTTTTAATTAATGAGGAGCAGCAAATTCTTTGGATAAAAGTTGATGATGATTATAACTCGCTTCCAAAGAAGGTTATATATGCATATGAAGCAATTTCAAAAGTTTTTCATTTTAAATACATTTTTAAAACTGACGATGACCAAATGGTTTCATCTGTTAAAATTTTTGATACACTTATTAATTTATTAAATACTAAATACAATTATCCCATTGAAAAACCAGTTTTTTCAAATCGCCTACATTATGGCGGACATATTGTTGATGTCAAACATGACCATATTAGTCAGTATTTTAAATTACATCCGGAATTGCCGTCCGGATTAATTGTTAAAAAAACACAATATTGTAGCGGTCGGTTTTATTTTTTGTCGCATAATGTTGTAGATTTTCTTCTTTTAAAAAAAGACGTAATATCAAAAGAGTTTCTAGAAGATTATGCCATTGGATTTCACATGCCAATCAATGAATTTAAACATAATATTATGAATATTAACACTGATAAAATTTTCAAGGATTTTATTATTTAATTAAACAAATTTAATTTAGGTTGACTTTGTAGTTGTTTTTGCCTTTGAATATTTGCCTTTAAAAACTCTGTTTTATCAATATCTGTCATCATTTTTTGATAATTTGTTTTACGTTTTTCTATATCGCTATAATCCTCACGTTGAATAATTGTTGGCGGGATAATTAAAAACCATCTATCTAGTCCTTGTAAAACAAACCAGAATTTATCAATAGCATATAATATACCTTTGTCTGGTTTATGAAGCAAGTGTGTTATCCCCATTTTAATATTGGCAATTAGTTTTTTTAAATAATGACCATTTACAAGATAGCCAGTTGTCGTAAGACATTGTTTCACTTTAATAGACACTTCATCAACCTTGTCATAGGGTGGAATATTATTTCCGGCAAATAATATTACATCCCAATTGTTTCCTTGTCTTTGTAAAAAGGTGTTGAAGTTTTCTTTGAACAATTCAGGGTTAAGAAATGTGATGTCATCTTCAAGAATTAAAATGTGGTCCCAGTTATTTTTTAAAGCATTTTGTAAAATGTTCAAATGACTCATGCTACATCCAACAGCGCCGTGTTCCATTTTAATTGCGTTAAAACGTTCAAATGTTGGTAAGCCTAAAGTTGTTAACTGATTTATAACATGTTCATTTCTGTCTGTTCTATGTTCTAAATTAATGTAAAATGCGTGTTTAATGTCTGTAAAACATTTTATAGATGATGAGTTTGATTCCATTATAATATAAATAATAAATTTATTTTTATATTATAACTTGTTGTTTTCAATTATTTGTTGTTTCTTATATATGCAATACATGGATTTAATTTTTCAAAAAAAATTGAATCAGTAAAATTTGATTAAAACTTGAATTATAATTATAATACAATGAACGCTGAAAGCAACACACAAATGATGACCGGGAGATTTAATGAAAAGGGATTTTTGAAATCTCTTAAATCAATGGGATTTAATACGCCTAGAAGTATTGGCGAACTGCTTGGCAATTCTAAAGATGCTAAGGCAGAAAAAATACAAATAATTATCAATGGAGATATGGGACTTCTTGTGGATAATGGTCGTGGAATGACAAAGGATAAATTGGATGATATGTTTGAAATGTTTAAAGAAAATAAAGAACCAGATAGAATAGGCAATTACGGATTTGGCGCAAAGGCTGCGTTGTGTAATTTGAGTAACCAGAAAAAAACTTATGTTATTACTAAGAGTGTAGATGGTCCATTTTTGACAGCTACAGCAGATTGGAATAAAATGTTCAATGAAGGAAAATATACTGGTAACATCACAATTAAAGATTCAGATTATCTTGAAAAAGAGATATTTAATAAACATTTACCTGATGCTCCATCTGGCACAATTATAATGTTTCCAGTTGATGTTGATACGATTGAAGCTATACAAGTTCAATTTCGAACGTTAAGTCCGAAAAGCGAGAAATTGAAAGCTTGCAATACGTGGAGTGTTATATTTGGAAAATTTGATGATTTAGAAATATCTTATATTTCAAATGATGGAGAAGAGAAGAACTTGGAAATGTACAATCCAATGAAGTCGGACCAAATTGATGGACAAGTTTCTCATCATTCAATTCGTTATTACAAACATCTTGTAAATGGACACAAACGATTTATTGTACGCAAATTAGACACAGATAATCAAGTAAAGGATTTTGAAGTTGTTTCATCCGATGCTAGTAATTATTGTGAGAAAAAAATTAGTAAGGTAAGAAAAAGTCTAGATGATTATGAATTCATTAATGAAATAAAATTAGACTTATATAAATTAAAGGTTAATGGACAGATTTCAGGAGCGAATATAATGAGTGAATATGACAAGCAAATTTTGGGAGATATTTGTGAGCCAGATGATATAATGTTTGAATTTGTTCCTAATGCTAAATTAATTCGTAATGGCAACTTTATTGGATCTGTGTCTCTATCCAAAAAAGCAGCACGCGGAGGCGGAGACACTAGGTTTCAGATGTTAATTCATTCGGAGATTTCAACAAGACCCATTTCTAACCAAGAAGATCCTCTAGATGAATTATTTGGAATTCAAATAAACAAAAATCAACTTAACTCTGGTCCGCCTAAGCAATTTACCCGTCTTGTTGATATTTTAAAGGATGAATTCTGTGAGGAGTTGAAGCGCCAGACACCTGATGCAATCAAGCCAAAGGTAAAGAAGGCTAAGAAGGAAAACAAAGATGAGACAACAAACGCTGAGGGCAACGATGATGACAACTCCAGTGCATCTATTATATCATCTGGTTCTAGTGACACAAATGGGGATCAAAATGTAGTCGGAGAGTTGTTGTGCAGCGAGCTTAACATCGGCGTCCTCGAGTTCTCCGGATTGCCTCTACAAAAACTCCCTACAGAGCCGATTGATGCCAATGTTCAGTTTGTAGGAGGATTTGGAAATAGTAACGTAACAATTATTAACGAATTGGTTGATGATAACGAAGAATTAAGCGGCGGAGGAAAGCCAAGTAAGCCAATTGACGTCCCTAGTTATAGAAAGGGATTGGTTATGGGCTCGGAACTGATTGACAGGTTGGGCTTGTTGGTATCGCGTCTTAACGCCGAGCAAGGCTACGATGACTCTGACTATATTACGTTGTTCAATATTTTGAAAAAGATTGAAAATAAATAATAAATTATATAAAATGTATAATGTATAATGTATAAAATGTATAATGTATAATGTATATAATGTATAAAATGTATAATGTTAATTAATTGTTTGTTTTTTACTTATTTGTAAATTAGAACAAGCCACCTAATCTTATATTTGCCGACTTACTTGCCTTTGGTTTTGCGGCAATAATTCTTGCATAAGCGGGAGAAAATTTATTAATATTTTGAGGTATAATTCGCGCATTCAAATTTTGTTGAAGCATCATTTGATTGTATTGCTGTATTTGCTGCATTTGTGAAGATTGTTGTTGCAACAAAATTCGGGTAGGATTAGTGGGAGGGTTATTAGTAGGAGGTGGTGGTGGCATTACTTCCATTGTAGGGTCAGTTGAATTATTAAAACTATATTCAATAATTTCCTCTGCCTTTTCCTTACCATATTGTTGTATCATATCTCTTTTTTTCTCCGCAGTTGGATAAAACGGAATATTGGTCCAATCATCCGTTGAATTTGATGATTTGTTAGTTCTAATTCTGTCAGGGTTAATAATTTTACGTGGTGGTTCCCTCAAATCATATTCATAATAATTATCATGTTCAAATCGAACTGACGTCATAAATGTACCAATATTTACAATAAAAATTTTATCAGAATTGACAACATGTACATTATCAAGTGGATTTTTTGATTCTGTATCAATGGAAAATTCCAATTTATGAATAGACCTTAACCCATCAACTCCATTATCATGAGTGGCTCTCCAAGGGTCCTTTCGATTAATTAAACGAGATACTCCATCAAATAATTGTAATATATTTGGACTTCCTATTTCATAAAATTGGCTTCTATCTACTTTTAAACCAATCTTTTCGCATCTTGTTTGAAGCACATTGTCTTCCATACCCCATCCCCAGAAATTAGGGAATCCATTTGTTGCTTCAAAATCGGCGCCAGTCATAGACACAATTCCACCTAATGCATATTTAAAGCCATAAAAATGCTTGACTATTCCAGGAATAGTTGCATAATCAAAAATATTACTAAATGGCAACGTATCAATATCATTAAACACAAATGTAATATCTTTATAATTATTTGGATATTTTGCTTTAACCGCTAGAAATCCAATATTTTTCGTTCCTCCTCTATTAAATGACCTAGCATCACATTGATGAGAAAAATATATTTCATATGGTTCGGTTGTGTCGCTTAATATAGAGGTCATATAAGTTGAAAAATAAAATTTATGTTGTATTCTATTTCTATACGGAACAATAAATACAATCTTTGGATAATTCTTTGCTGATGACATAATATAATTAAAATGTTATATTATTTCTAAACATTGAACTAACAAATTATCAAATAACAAATAACAAAGTGAAAAAACAACCCAATTTGTGTTAATGTCAAATTATTAATTACTATTTATTTATTTTTTTAAATTGCTTCAAGAGTTGTTACAGGTTGTGTTGTAGAAATAATGCCATACTTTTTCAAAATAACAGCTGGTATTAAATCATCTAATTTCTTTTCCAGTTTCTTGAAACACTTATTAATAGTTACTTCTGATATTTCACTAATATTTTTCACCTCTTTTTTGCTCACATTTAGCTTACACATTTGTGATATAAAATATACGACTCCTGCTGCTATTGAATGCGGTGTATTTTCGGGCATTAAATTCAACTTTTCTATTTTAATTGCAATAAAGTGGCATAGTTTTGTTAGTTCTGAGTTGATATTTAAACGACTGCAATATCTCTCAATAAACGCTTCTGGCTTCGTCTTGCAAAATGCAGTCTTGTCTTTATTATCCATATCTTTCTCCAAATCATTAATTATTACTTGTGCGTTTTTACACCCTTGTGTTGCGCTAGTAACATCCAAATGAAATATTGTTGCTAATTCTTTTGCTGTTCTTGGATAATTATTTATCCTACATGATATGTAGATGGATGCCGCAATAAGTCCATCTTTATTGTCGCCTCTAAATGTTTGTTCATATTCAGATACTTTTTTATGATATCGGATGGCGTCGTCAATAATTAGTTTTGGTATGCCAGAATTCTGAGCCATAATAGTTATGCGTTGAAATTCATCATATTGCGATTTTTCCTTATAAGGCATTGATTGCCACTCGGTATATCGTCTAATTTTGCGCATTTCATAGGATGACGGACCAATGCATAAAACTTTGCAACCAAATGATGACTCTTCTAAATATGGATTAATTGGCATACCACATCGAGTTGGGTCAGAGTTTTGATTATCATCGGCGCCATAATAACGCCATTCAGCAGATTGGTCTAACATATCCTTGTAAATTATGCCACATTTATTGTTAGTGCAAGTCAAAAACCCTTCGTCGGAATAGGCTAAAGAACTCTGACATCGCTCACAACTTTCCCTATTACAAATAGTCCTATAAAGGCATTCTAATGGGTCACTTTGTTTTTCTGGATTTTTGACCTCAGATTCAAATACATTCCATAAACCAGCCTTATCGAGATTATTAGTCTTTATTTTTTTACTTTTATCGTTGCTCATATTATTATTGTTATCTACAAAGTTAAAATAATTTGAATTCAATTTTATTATTTTTTTAAAAGTTATTATATATAATATAATATGGGAAATCAGACATCTAGTTCCAGTATTAATGATTCACCTAATAAATTAAATACAAACAATGTTGGGGAGTTAGTTGACTATATTGCAACACATTACATTTTAACAATGGATTTTCGCAGTTTGACTAAATTATTTGATAAAAAATATTGTGATAACCTTGTAATTTTAACATCTGAAGTCATTGAAAGAAATTTTACAGAGATGGAGATTACTTATTTAGCAGAAAGAATCAAAGATGGTCAAATTGACAACAACGAGGCAAAAGGTGCAAATCAAATTCCGGATTTGGAAAGGGATAATATGATATTCTTTGAAAAGGACAAATTAGATAAATTAGATATTCAGAATCCAAGTAAGAAACGGCGTGCATGTCTTGGTATTGCTAAATTTTATATAAAAATAGCACATGTATTTGCTGCCATTGTTAAAACTATAAATCCAATTCATAGTTATAAGGATATTAATGATAAAGATAATAGTCAAGGTGTTAAAAGAGCCGCATATTATGAAAAGGATAAGATTCCAAAGGGAGCTCACACAGAAGTGTTAAATTATAATATTTGTAACAATTTAATTAATGCACTTGTGAATAATCAAGATTATTCAGATATTCGTGATTATAATGATATTAATGTTCAGCCAAATGTTTGTTCTATGAATGTTAATGAAAAAGGGGAGACTAAAAACTTAGCAGAGTTGCCTGGTATGCCAGAATTGGAAGAGTTATATAAAGATGATGATTATGATTTTGAGACGGGTAAATTTAATGGTATGACTAAGGAGACTAAAGAAATGTATGATGCGGATTTATTGCAATTTTATACTTTTTTTACCGGGAAAGAATCAATGCCAGATGATGTAACACGATTTAGAGATATTAAACTAATAGATTATCAAAATTCATTTGAATGTCGAGGACCAGGACAAGGACAAATCCCGCCTTTTCAAATGGGTGTAAGAGGTAAATTATCTGACGATTTATTTGCAAAATTTGCTGATAATTTAAAGAATATGATTGAAAAGGCTAATAAAAATCAGAATGAACTAACAAAAGTATTAGACCAATTGTTTATTTACACAACTGATTCAAAAAGTAATGAAAATTTTATTAGGGTTAATCCTGAGTTAACAGATACAATTTTACAAGCCATTATTATTGAAACTAGGGCTATTATTGTTACATTATATCTTACATGTGAAAGAGATTTTACAGAAGGTATTAAAATATATGAGGCAATCGTAAAGGAAAAATTGCTAGATATTACTCAAAGACAAATAGCTAGTATGGATAAAATGACGTCGGATTTAAATAATATTACTGATAATGAACCGGTTCCTGCTGAAAATAAAGTTTTGGAAGAGAAGAAAGCTGAAGAGGTTAAAACGGAAGTTAAAGAAGAAGTAATAGTTCAATAATTAGTTAATATAAGTTATAAAATAATTTATATTATATGATTTGCTAAACAAGTGTCAAATTAAGATGCTTAATGCATCTGTTGTTGTACTTGTTGTTGCACCTGTTGCTGAAGTTGCTGCTTCTGTTGTTGTTGTTGTTGCTGTTGTTGTTGTTGTTGCTGCTTCTGTTGTTGCTTAAGTTGCTGTTGCTGCTTCTGTTGTTGCTTCTGCTGTTGTTGTTGCTGTTGCTGTTGCTGCTGCTTAAGCTGTTGCTGAGATTGTTGTTGCATTTGTTGCTGTTGACGCTGGGTCTTGCGAACAACCCTGGAAACTACGCGCTTGATTGACTTTCGACTCTTTCGGCTCTTATTGGAGCGTTTGGATTTGCGGTGATGCGATCTGGTTCGACTCATTATATATATAAATTAAGAAAATATTTTTATAATAATTAAATTCAAGTATTTTAATTATTACTAAATATCTTCTTAAATATCTTCTTAAATATCTTCTTAAATATCTCTCTAAATAATTTATTAGTTTATTACCAAATAGTGTCAGTTGATTCCCAATACATTTTATCCCCTTTTTTAATATTATAAAGACTTCTAAATAATTCCAAACGAGCCAATGGACAATTTGTTCTATATTTTTCCAATGGATGGGGATTAACCTTTAATTGTGCCTTAACCGCATTATCAAATATTTTTTGACGCGCTTGTACTGCAATATATACAAAAAATGCTTCAAAAGATAGAGCCTTAATTGGAACGATATCGTCATTTTTCTGCTGAAAATCTCTTAAATATTCCATACAAATTGCTAAACCAGAAATATCTGCTAAATTTTCACCAGTACTTAAAGAACCATCCATTTTTATTCCATCATACGCGGCAAATGTTTCGTATTGCTTAATTACATTTTTGACCTTTAAATCAAATTTATGTCTGTCTGATTTTGTCCACCAATTATGCAAATTGCCTTTATAGTCATATTTACTACCAGTATTGTCTAAACAATGCGACATTTCATGCCCTAAAGTAAATCCAATATGTGCTAAATTATATTCTATACCTCGCTCTTCCAAGTCAATAAACGGCTTCTGTAAAATACCTAAAGGAATATAAATAATATTTTCAGTTGCTGTATAATACGCATTTACTATGTAAGCTTGTGAGCCAGTTAATTTGAATTCTTCCCAATCAATAGTAGGAATATCAATCTCTGATTTTTTACCATCTAATTCAATAAATTTTTTAGTTCTCCAATATGCAATTTTTTTAATATTTCCATATGCATCTCTTCTATCATAATCTAAAATTGGGTCCTCTCTCAAAATAATAGGATTTCCTACAATCAACTTAATATGGTCTAACTTAAGTAATGCGTATTTTTTTGTTTTTGGTGAAAGCCATGTATTTCGTCTAATAATGCGTTTAAAAACGGCCAATAAATCTGCTCCTAATTTTGTAACATAATCAATGTATTCTGGCTTTTTATTGTGACTAACATATTCATTTGTTAAAAATGTATTAAAACACATTGAGAGACCAAAAACAGGGTAAATTTCATTAGGCATGGGTTTTGGCATACCCTTAATAAATTTGCCATGAAATTCATACCAAATGAAACGCCATTTTTTATTAAATCGAATTATTTGATGAAGAATTATATAATAATAATAAGTGCGCCATTTTGTTGAACGCCAAGTATCATCTTTTTGTAATATTTCCATAATACATTTTAAATAACTTAAATTTCCACATATATATGTAGTCGGAATGTCTTGTTCCTTATAGCCAATTTCCCTTGCTAATTCTGCAAAATCGAACCCATATTTTGCTACAGATTCGCTCGTTTTTACAACATTATACCATTCTTTACTTTCATTTTTAACTGAACCACAACCCATTGCATTTAACATATCATATTCAACATTCCAAACATCTATTGCTTTTAATCCATGGTCTTTCCCTAAGCAAGCATCAAATATTTGTTCAATAAAGTCCAAATATTTTGTTTTATATAATCTTTTATATTTTTTAGTATCATGGCTGTCGTTATCAAATTCAAAATACAACATATAATCATATGCTGTTAGTTGTGGCGACGAAATATTGCTTTTGTATGCTTCTGAATTTTTCTGGTCTTTTCCAACACTCCATGAAATAGGTGAGCTCCAAGATATAGTCTCATTTTGATTAATTTGACCTAAAAGTTTATATAAATTATTTTCAGCAATATATGTGTCAATGTGTTCTATTGTATATTTAACTTCATCTGCTGCTGCTTTTTCATCTAAATGCAACATAGATTCATACACATTTTTAATGGCTTTTGCTTTTGCTCCATGATTTGTTCGAATGTAATTTTTTGTTAGTTCAATCAGTTCATAATATACTTTTTCTTGAGCCATTCTAAAACTATCTAATTGAACATAGAATTTAGTGTCTGTTTTTGTTTTTTTTGCTTGGGTTGCTATCCATTCATAGTTAATATATGTATAATAGTCGTTTTTTGGGGTATATTTAGATGGTGTAAATGGAATATTAAATAAATGTATAAGCTCTTTTTGAATAACATCATCGCCCCTTTTATCCAAACTTTTGTCAAATTTCTCTTCAAACTTCTCTAATTCACTAAGATTTCCCCTTCCCCAATTTTTTTTGTGTTTTCTTGTTGCATTTTTATAATGTCTTCTTTTTTGTGTTGTCATATAATAATTCAATAATTTATTTTTATTGAATTATTTATTATCAATTTGAGTTTTAAGCCATTTTGTTTCCAAGCTTGGCTAATAAATCTTCGCTATATACTAGCTTGCCCGATGGTTTATATGAATTAATTGGAGTATATTTTTTACTATTTTTAATCTGTTCTATTGTAGGATTAGAATTATAGGTTGTATTATTTGTTAGTTCATCCTCATCTAAATCGGTATCATCTTTTGTCTCTATTTTTTCTCCATATTCATTTATTACTATTCCTGTTTTCTTCTTAATCTCTGTTCTAACATAAGAAGGCACCCAATGATTCCAACTAATAAATAATGTATTTGGATGAAAGTATTTAATAATAAATCCATTATTTTGCAATGTATCCATTACATAAGCAATACATGCTCCCTGGTCGTATTTGGGAACACCAATAATAATTTCAGGAACTATAAACCAACAAGAGCGGTCGGTAACATTTTGTTTTGCCGTTGTTTTAATCCTAATATGAATACGATTTAATATTTTTTTAAATAACTCAAGCTTATTTACATCACTTTGCCTTTTTTTTTCATAAAGTTCATCAATGTTTATCTTTTCTGAAAAATCTGCAAAATTTTCTAGATTAAATATATTTGCCATTTAAATCAATCAAAGAAAATAAATTTGTTAGTTTATTGTTATTTGTTTGTTATTTGTGTTATTTGTTAGTTTGTTAAATTTAAATAATATATTTAAAGGTAATAATGACAATAAAACATTTAGTTATATCCGGTGGTGGACCCATTGGCATAATGTATTTAGGTGCAATAGAATATTTACACGATGAAGGATTTTTTAAAATGGAAGAAATTGAAAGCATTTATGCTACATCAATTGGAACAATGATTGCAGTATTTATTTTATTAAATTATGATTGGGAAACTCTCAATAAATATGTTATTGAACGACCTTGGAACGATGTATTCAAAATATCAGCAAAGCAAATAATGGATGCATACACTAACAAAGGTATATTTGATATTAAACCAATTGAAAAGACATTTAAACCATTATTAGAAGCAAAAGATTTATCATTATCAATAACACTAAAAGAGTTTCATGAACACGTCAAAAAAGATTTATATTTTTACGCATTTGACCTTAATTCTTATAGCACAATTGAAATTTCACATAAAAATTACCCTGATTTATTGTTAGTAAAGGCAATTTATATGTCTTGCACAATACCCGGTATATTTATTCCAACATTTTTAAATAATATGTGCATTATTGATGGTGCACCTTTAGCCAATTTTCCAATTAATTATTGTTTAAGAGACCATGATAAGGATGAAATATTAGGGTTTAATTGTATTTGCACTAATATTGATGGTGAAAAAAGTTCGCAAAATAATATTATTACAGAAGAATCTAATATTTTAGATTATATTTTAAGTATGTCAGTGAATTCAATTAATTATATAACTACTAGTGTTAAAGACGAAGAAATACCAAATCTTTTTGAAATAACTGCAAGTCAATCATCTACAATGTCTATTGATGGCATTAATAATTTTCTTAATAGTCAAGACCATCGTAAATCATTATTTGATATAGGATTTGAAAATGCAAAAAAATTTATTGAAACACATAAGGAAAATAATAATAGTCAAGAGAATAAATCTAAAGACGATAATAAATCTATAGATGAGTCTATAGATGAATCAGTTACAAAAGTAATTATAGAACAGTGTTCAAAAATTGAACCATAGTTGCCTTTGATGGTTTTGCATCATAATCAATCACTTGGTTATCCTTTACAAGGATGATTGAAGGAAATCCCTCAATCTTATATTTATCCATTAATGTCTGATTTTCAGCACTTTCTTTAGTGCAATTATATTCAATAAATGACACCTTGTATCCATTTATTATAGTTCCTTCATATTCAGTTTTCATCTCATTCCAAACAGGCTTGGCGGTTTTGCAATGAGGACACCAATCAACATAAAACAACATAATATTTGCAGTTTTCACTTCAGTATCAGCCTTTGGAACATTTTCTCTATTTGCATGAAATGTAGTTACTGGTTTTGTAGTGTAATAAAAATATACAGCTAATCCAATAACTCCAATTAATGTTACTACAATTGTTATTATTTGCATTTTACTGAATGATTTATAACCTAATAGTCCATTTGCACTTGAAGTAGAAGTGGGATTGATTAAAGAATTTGGAGCAGAAAATCTATTCATTATATATATTAAATAAGAAGAAATTAGAATATCTTTTAAACGAATATAAAGTTAAAATTGTCATTTTATATAGAAAATGATTATGCGAGATGTTGATGGTAATATACATATAATTAATAGAGCCGATTGCAAAAATGACATTGTTTATTATCAAAAAATTTATAAAATTAAACTAGGTTATACAAAAAAATATAAATCTATTGTTGTTAATATTCCTAAAAATGATAAATGATAAAAATATACAATTATAATTATGACCGAAATGCCTATGACCGAAATACTGAGACCATTAAAACTAATATAAATACTGAAAATACATAACTACATATTACATTTGTTTTTATAGGATTCCAATTTCCAGAAGTAAGAGATATATTAAAGTTATTAGAAAATGTATTTGTTTGTTTAAAATTGTAATATATCATATATCCTAAAAGTGATAAAATGATTGCCTTGCCAAATATCGATGATATCAAAAATGAATTAAGGGGAGACAATATAAATAATATAATTAATATTGATGCTATACCAAGACACATACATATATTTTTTGTTGACTTTGCATATTCAATAATTAATTGACTATGGGTTAAAGATGTAGTTGTTGATGATGAAGAATTCATATAATATATTATATTATTTTATATAATATATTTTTTCTATTCATACAATAAGAGCAAATATTATGTCTAAAACGCGTAAAAAAAGAACTAACAAGAATATGACTAGAAAACATAAAAGTAAAGGTGAAAGAGTATTCAAAAAGAAAGACTTTTATAGTGGTGATGGGTTTCTTACAAACACTTGGGGACCACCTTTATGGCATTTTCTTCATACAATGAGCTTTAATTATCCTGTTAACCCTTCTTTAGAAGATAAAAATAATTATAGAAATTTTATATTGTCCTTACAAAATATTTTACCTTGTGGCGCATGTCGTAAAAATTTAAAAACTAATTTTAAACAACTCCCTCTAAACATGTCTGATATGGCCAGTCGAGAAACATTTTCTCGTTACATTTACAACTTACATGAATTAGTCAATCGGATGCTTAAGAAATCCAGTGGTCTCAGTTATTGCGATGTTAGAGAAAGATATGAACATTTTAGAGCAAGATGCATTGAAGAAACACCCAAAATATTTAAGTTTACTAAATTAAGTAATATTAATAAAAATAATAGTACTAAAAAGGAAAAAGGATGTACTGAACCTTTATATGGTCAGAAATCTAAATGTATTCTGAAAATTGTGCCTCAAGGAGACAAAGGTGAAACAATGCAAATTGATAAAAAATGCATTAAAACTAGAGGCAATTACATACCAAATCCACTAAAGTCCGATATAACAGGAACAGGCATATAATTGGAATTAAATGAATTATAATTTGGCACCTTCTTGCAATCAAACGCAGGCTCAGGGCATCTAGCGCAAGGAGGACATGGTGGACATTTAGTATTATCTTGTCTATGCGCAGCAATTTGAGGAGGGCATGCTGGACATACCGGTGGTACAACTTGAGACTTCAATATATAAAGGTCTTCTTGTCCAGGAGGAATTTGATTGGCTGAAATTCCAGGAGGAAGAGAATTATAATAAGCTGATGAGTCGTAATTTGTTCCTACATATGTATTACCAGCAGGTCCAGTGACGGCACCAGCGCTGTTTCCTCCAGGTCCGGTATAGACATACGCATTATTTACGTCCGAACCAGAACTAGACATTGAATTTGTGTCAGCTTGATTAATAGTGTCATCTATACTTTGATTGTTATTATATGTAATAGTATACAAAGTAGATGTACCATCGGGCATAGTTATTTTAACAGCTGCCTGTCCATTATTAGATATAATAGTGGCTGTTCCGTCATTTTTTCCTTCCATAGTAGTTCCCTTCGCATTAGAATTTTGTCCCTTAATAAAATACATTCTTGTATATCCGCCAGCATTAACAACAACTAACTTGCCTTTGTCGCCAATATCGGATACTTTTGCAGTTCCACCATTGGGGCCATAATAAGTGGTTGAAGAGGCTCCACTAAAATGGTCGTAATCATCGTAATTATTTGTAGAATTTGTTGTTGCGTCAGTTTCTACGCTAGTATCATAATCAGTAGTAGTAGTATCAGTAGTTGTTCCATTATCATAATCAGTAGTATCAATTGTTGTTGTAGTGGTGCTATCAGGCGCTGTTACCACTAATTGTCCATTGTCCATTGTTGCGTTGTAGTCATTGGGTCCACTATATGAGCCATCTGAATTTTGCGTTAATATGACTGACTGACCATTTGGTCCTATAAATGTAATGGAACCATCAGAATTTTGTTTAGCAGATACATTATTTCCAACAAATTCTTCTGTCTCAAAACCTTCTTTACATCCCTTACCTCCTAAAAAGGAACATAAAATTAGTCCTAATAGTAGAATTACAAAGAGTATTAACATTTTGCCGTTCATTGTATAATTTATATTGTGAAAAAAGTTCAAACAATATAAATTATAAATTATTCAATTAATAAAATTGAATTTAATTTAATGCAATAAATATTTCATTACATATTATATCATGACTGACTGGATTAGCGCTGTAATTATCGAAGATGATGAAGAAGAATTAAATATAGAAGACACTAATGTAATTAGCGTAACACTAATTAAAAAGGAAAGAAAGAAAACGAAAAAGGAAAAAGTAGTGGAAGCACAAGACACAGAATGTTTATTAAAGAGATATTACCATTCTGATACTAACATAATAGAAATTGGTTCAGATGAAGCTGGAAGGGGTCCTATGTTTGGAAGAGTTTATAGTGGCGCTGTTGTTTTACCTAAAGATGATAGTTTTAATCATTATAAGATGAAAGATAGTAAAAAATTCACTTCGAAAAATTCGAAAAAAATTCAAGAAGTAGCAGATTATATTAAAGCAAATGCAATTGCTTGGGCTGTCGAATATGAAGATGAACGGGTTATTGATGATATAAATATTTTACAAGCAACTCAATCGGCAATGCATAAAGCTATACGCAATGTCATGAAGCAAATAAAAGACCTAGACACTAATAATTTGTTCTTGCTAATAGATGGCAATTATTTCAAACCATTGACTATATTTAATAAACAAACAAACCGCATTGAAAATGCAAAATTTGAGACCATTGAAGGTGGTGATAATAAATTTACAGCAATTGCAGCTGCTTCTATTTTAGCCAAAGTAGAACGCGATAAATATATTGAAGAGCTTTGTGTTCAAAATCCAGAATTAATTGAACGATACGGCATTGATTCTAACAAGGGATATGGTTCTAAAAGACATATGGATGGCATAAGAGAACATGGTATTACTAAATGGCATCGACGAACATTTGGGCTTTGTAAGGAATTTGCCAACATTTCTTAATTGTATTCAAATTATGCACTACACATCTCGCAAATTTCATCCTCTTTGTTCTCTTTGTTCTCTTTGTTCTCATCATCTTTGTTCTCTTTTGCATCTGGTTCAATCGTAAATTGCTGAGCTTGATGCTTTGCTTTTCGTCGCAAATAATAGATGCCCGTTTTAAGACCTTTTTCCCAAGCATAGAAATGCATTGATGTCAATTTATTATAGACTGGCTCCTCCATCCACAAATTCAAGCTCTGGCTTTGACAAATAAACGCACCTCTATCTGCCGACATATCAATAATATGTTTCATTGGTATTTCCCAAACAATTTTATATTTGTCTCTAATATGCTGCGGAATATTATCAAGCTGTTGAATCGAACCCTTATTTGCAATAATATTGTTTTTTATTTGTTCATTCCATAAACCTAATTTAATCAAATCTTTCATTAAATATTTATTTGGCAAGACAAATTCTCCTGCTAATGTTCTTCTACTATAAATATTACTAGTAATGGGTTCAAAACATTCATTATATCCTAAAATTTGTGATGTTGATGCAGTTGGCATTGGTGCAACTAACAATGAATTTCTTAGACCATTATCAATTA